CCTACTTATAACGATACTGAAGAAATTGCATTGCTTAAAGATGTTCAAGGTATTGTTATTCCTACTAAAGTATCTGAATTTGAAAATGATGCTAACTATCAGAGTGCTTCTCAAGTTGATGCTAGAATTCAAGAAGTAGTTGCTGCTGCTCCTGAAGCTCTTGATACTCTTAAAGAACTTGCAGATGTTCTTGGTAATGATCCTGATTTCGCTGGAACTGTAACTACCGAACTTGCTAAAAAAGCTAATTCTATAGATGTTTATACTAAGGAAGAAGCTGATGCTAAGTTTATTACAGAACATCAAAGTCTAGAAGGTTTGGCTACTGAAACATGGGTAGAGTCAAAGGGATATCTGACTGAACATCAAGATATTTCAGGATTAGCTACTAAAGAAGAAGTAACTGAAAGTTCTAATGAAGTATTAACTAATATTCTTGGTAGAATCTGGACTAACACAGATAAAGAAGAGAGTGGTAATTTTGATACCTCTTATAAACATGCTGATGGTTCATATGCTAGAATATGGAACGAAACAGATGGAGGAGGTTCTCAATATTATAATAGTAATAAAGACACTCTCTCTTTCGTTGGAGTAAATGATGGTAATGATGGAATTCATGTACAAATTTATTCTAAGAAGAAATCAACTAATGTGGGTGCAAGACTTAATGCTACTCCTGATGGTATATTCTATGGTGTAGGTAATTCTGCTAGTATAGCTCCTGAAAATGAACTCGTAGTAAAGAAAGATATTACTGAAGTTAACACGAATCTAGAAGCTGAAATAGAAGCTAGAAGTACTGCAGATACTCAACTTCAGAATGACCTCCAAGTTGAAGCTACTACTGCAAGAGAAGCAGAAAAAGCAAATGCAGATGCAATTGTAGCAGAAGTATCAAGAGCAACTGAAAAAGAAGCAGAAATTGAAGCAAATCAAATTGCATATGTATCTGATGTAGCTGGTCTTAGCAATACTCTTGAAGCTTTGAATGCAACAGTTCAAATTCTTCAAAGTAAAGTTGATGTTCTTACTAAAACAAATACTGAAGTTGTAAGTGTTGACGGTTCTGCTGGTGAATTGAAAGATTCTTCTAAGGATTATATCGTATCAGGATCTATTAATGAAAATGCTGAAATCGTTGGTAAGTCTATCTCATTAAAATCAATTAAAGTAAGTGATAATGCTAGACTTAAATTGAATGCTGGTGATGTAGAAGCCAAAGATCTAAATATTTCAGGTTCATTCCCGAAAGCTAATGGAAATACTGTAATAAGCGTAAATAATGCTGAATTTATCGTATTCAAAGATATGGTATTTGATGCATCTGAAGTTTATAACGGTATTGAGATTGGTCTAGCAAGCAATTCTGTACTTCCGAAAAATATCTTGTTCGATAATTGTAAATTCCAAGGTGAATTCAGTAATAATGCTATCTTAGTATTCGGTACTCAAGACAATGCTATTATTACATTGAATAACTGTTATTTCGAAAAGATCAGTAATGCTCTTAGATTAAGTAATAAGTCTAATGCTTCTGGTGTAGTTGTTAATATTAATAACTGTACTGTAGATCAATGGGAAACTAGAGCTCCATGGCAAGGTTTCTTGATTTGCGAAGATTATACTAATAAGACTGAAGAAGAGGTTAATGCTAATAACTTGTTTGGTGACGGTAAGATTACTGTTAACTTTAATAATTTAGTTCATGCTGGAGTAAAGATTAATCCAGCTGATCCTGCTTCAGTTTGTGGCACTAAAAATGAAAGTCAAGTAGTTATGGTATGTCAAGATGCTGTAGCTGGTCCAGAAGGTGATTACTGTTTATCTTATGACGCGGCTAAGTTCCCAGTTGTAAGCTTTAAATAAAAAAAAATAAATGGAGAGGGATTAAATTTCCCTCTCTTTTTTCTTCTCACTCAATAACCAAAAATCTTTAGTTATTTTCTTCATTATAACAGATACCATTCCAGCTAAGATAAATAATTTAGGTAATGATTGGTGAGTTATTATAAACCAACTACTTACTATTATATCTGCATCCCTAGCATAATTTTCTTGCTCTAGTGACATCTTTTCTCCAAGATTCTTAAATTCATTATATTTAGTGAGATACTTTTCTGCAAACTTTGCTCTTTTCTTTCTCTGCTTTCTTATTTTCTTTAAAAACTCTTTCTTTGTCAGCCACTTCTTTTCATAATATTCTTTTAATCGATTCTCTCTACACTGACATTCATGAAGTTGTTTTTTTTAAAGATAGTTAAGCTTTGTTTTGCTTGTCTTGTAATTTCTCCTGTTTCCATTTTTATTCTCTTTTAAGTTTATTAATAAAAAATCTCCCTAAGCTATTTCATTGTTAGCTTAAGGAGTTTCTTTCTCTACATTAATAAGGCTTTAAAGGACTCAAAAAGGAAGAAAAATAAAATCCATCTATCTTCACAGACCGATGGACTAAATAGGGTACAACAATATTACAAACTTAAAAGAACCCGTTAATTCTTTTCTTTATCGTTTAGTAACTTGTCTTCTTTTTCCTTTATTTTTGTTTCTAAGTTCTTATTAATATCTTTCATCCAGTTAATTGCTTGATCTTGTATAAAAGTGTTCATCTTATTTTTTACTTCTGAAACACCATCTATTACACTATTCGTCTTCTTAACTGCTTTATATATTAAATATATACCTCCAATAATTACAGAGGTACCTACAATTACTTTTACTGTTTTCATATTATTTCTCACATTTATTTTTATTACATATATAAGGCTTTTAATCCTCTTCTTTTACCTCCCTTACAAGAAGATTCATATTCCTTGCAAGAGATACCATATTCTTAGTTCCTTTATTCTCTGCAACCGAACTAAAGAAAGCTATACATGCATTAGCCACTTCTGCCATTTGTTTATTTCTCCTATACCCAGCACTTTTTCCATATCTATCCCAATCAGCTGGATAACGCAAAACTTCATAACCTTTTTCTTCAGCATATTTTTCTCCAAGTCTATCAGCACCTCTAGCACATCCACTAACAATCACAATCTTTTCCGTTGGGTCTGCTGCTTTTCTTGATAAAATAAGATCACACTTCTCCTTAAGAAGATCGTAATCATCAAATTCTCTAGAACCACAAATAATTACTCTAAACATCTAAATAACCCTCCAATGTTTTAATTATAGAATCAAGTCCTTTATCTTCTCGCTGGGTAGATGACAGCCCAGATAAATAACCATGTAAATAATAACAAAAATTCTTAGGTAACGAAATCATGTCATCCTTTGAAGAGATTTCCGGGCTGAGATAATCCTCCAGCGGTCCATTACAATTATACCCATTATAAACATACCACTTTCCTGATTCGAAGATATATAAATACTCTTCAACTCTCTTAGGTGGTTTATCTGAAAAAGCTGGTTTGTTATTCTCCCAACTCTCACCTCTTCGAACATAATAGTCACAACCCTCAGGAGACTCTGCGATGGAACTGATATCACCACCTAGAATTAACTCAAAAGCTTTCTCAAATGAATTATAATAACACTGCAAAATCTCTCCAACACCATCTAAGTAACCATCAAAATGACAGTAAATAACCATATACTCTCCTTCCAGACAAACTTGATGTCCGTGAATGTTCTCGTATACCTTTCCAATCATTTCGGTAGGTATCTTAACTGAAATAGTACTTCTTGTTGACATAATAATTTAATTTTTATATTTATTTTTCTTTCCTCTAACAATATCTGCAACTCTATCTCCTGCAGCATCTTCTATTTTATCTCTTTGTTTCTTGAGATTATTATCACGACCATAAACTGCACCAATAATAGCTCCAGCAATTGGGATAGCAGCTGTCGCAATTTTTAGCTTTCGTTTCTTCTTTCCAACTGTTTCTATCATATTTTTACGGCTATTATTAATTATATCATGTTTACCTCTTCTAACCTCATCTATTACAGATTTTTCAAAAGGATCAACAGAAGCATTAATTCTCCTTTGCATCTCTGTTTCTACTTTCTCAGTTCGATAGTCATGAACTTTATTTATTCTAGCATTAGTAGCATTTTTTAATTTCTTAATTGAATTAATCTTCTCAAGCTTCATTTTACCAGCAACTCCAGCTGTAGCACCAATACCAGCTCCTAAAGCAGCATCCCATCCTTTATCAGATTTCTTTCTCTCTACTTCTTTAGAGAATAATTTACGTTTTATTACCATTTAACAACTTATTTAAATATTTAAAAAATTTACTACTAAATTCTGGATCTTCTGACTGAAAACACCACCTAAGGATCTTTCTATCATAATTTTCCATACTTGAAACTTCCCCATTTAAGTACGTTTCATTTAATTTTATCACTCGTTTCCTAAAATATTCCAAATCTTCTTTTAGAACTTTATTTATATTTCCCAAACAATCTGAAGTTCCTTGATATAATATAAGAACCTTCCACGTTTTTCCAGCTCTTATATTATAATAATCCTCTGATAAAATATCCATTTCGAGTTCCTCAATTTCATCTAATATATTCATTGCCATAAATCCAGGAAATTGGGATATATAGACATAAAACTCAGTCTTATGCTTATCTTTTAATTCTTTTTCTGTTGGTGGATTAATATAAGAATCTATACAAGATATTGCTTTAGAAATTAATTTACCTAACTTCATAATTAACACACCTCCTTTCTAGATAATAATTCATAACCTCTTACTCTTTTTTTCTCTCCATCTACAACCTCAGTAGATTTATACTCCTTTACCTCAAAGTAATTTAAAATATCATTAGCTTTTGGCACTGCAGTATAAGAAATACTAGAATATAAATCTCCTAGTTTTGCTTTAAGATTAGATAGTGTATATTTCTCTCCTGGATTAAAGTTTTGATGAATTGTATTATTAAGTAATTCTGGACTAAATGTTACTATTCCAAGCTCTTTCTTTATTTTATGAGAATTGTATGATAACGCTTTAAGTTTAGTAGGACCTAATGACAGATAATAAGACTTAATATTATCTTGCTCCCCTATCTGATCTAACACTACTCCTATTACTTCATCTAAAAATCCATATTCACATAAATATTTCAATTTACTCCTAAAAGTACCTAATTCTTGATATTCCTTTAAAAAATCTGATATTTCCTGATTTATTATATCATCATTACAGTATTTACCTGTTTTTCTACATTCCAAAAGATACTTACACTTATCTATTATGCTCTTATCAAATTTCAACTCTAAGAACTCAAATACTGAATCTATATCTCTAAGTTTCTTATCTAAAATTTCTTTAAATACAGATTTTACATTGTCTCTACCCTTCCCTGGTAGATTAGAGGATATTCCAAGCAAAATTCCTAAAATTTCTTTAACACTATTCTTAAATTCAGTTAATTCTTTATTTATAATACATGGATTTATTGGAAGATTTTTAATATTCTTCACTACTTCTGGATTTTTAAAAAAGTTTACTATTTCATCATTATATTCAAACCATTCCCTACCATAATCTATATACAAATATTTTCTAAACTTATATTGAATATTCTTTTCATCTTCTTCAGTCAATTCAGGAAGTTCATATAAAATTTTACAGGTTAGATTATGAAGTTTATATGCATTAAATCTTCTATCTCTATTATTATCCTCTGTATAACCTATTTTGAGAAGATGAATTAAATTTTCATTCTCATCATAACCTGCACTCTTAATCAAATATATCATAATTAATTATCCTTTCTTTTTAATAATTCATAACTACGAATTCGCTTCTTTACTCCATCTACTAACATAGTATTTTGAACCTCTTTTACTTCGAAATACTCTAAAATATCATTGGCCTTAGGAACTGCAGTATAAGAAATAGAAGAGTATAGATCTCCAAGTTTAGCCTTTAAATTAGCTAATGTATACTTCTCACCTGGATTAAAATTTTGATGAATAGTATTATTTAATAATTCAGGACTAAAGGTTACAATACCTAATTCTCTTCTAATATTTGTAATATTATAATGTAATTTTTTCAACCTATCAGGACCTAAAAGCAAATAATAAGACTTAATCTCATCACTATCTGCTATTTGATCTAATACTATCTGAATAACTTCCTTAGAGACTGGATATTCACATAACATTTTGAATTTCTCTAACATAGTTGTTAATGTATCATAAATGCATAAAAATCTTGTTACATCTCTATTTATTATATCATCCTTTGTTAGATTAGATCTAATACTAGAAAATACACTAAACCTATCTCTATAATCTACTTGTTGAATCTGAAAAGCTCTAATCTCATTTACTAATACAAGTTTATTAGTAACAGGTTTTAGAATGACATTTCCTGTTTGAGAGTTAATAACTTTATTTACTGCTACATAATTATCCTTATAGTTTTGACTTTTTGCTAATATTTGATAATTCTTTGCCAAAGTATATTTATCCTCATCAAGACTTACTTCCCCATAAGCTCTAAGTAAACTTTCTGTATCTTTTGTTTTTCTATCTAGAATTGCTTGAAAGTCAGACTCTTTCATTTCCCTATAATCTGCTGTTATTCTATAATAGAAATTTGCTGTATTTTTCCATGGATTATCCTGTAATCTTTGTCTACCTAGTATCTGTGGAAGATCTTCTGCAATATCAACTGCTAAACAGTCTGAATTAGAATCTGAGAATATAAAACTACGTGCACATAAACTATAAAAATCGGCTCCTAAGTATACAGTTCTAGTACAGAAAGTGAACATCTTGGGTTTTTCTGTTTTCTTTGGTACTTTTCCTATAACAAACTTTTTACCTAGTTTCCTTTTAATTCTTTTAGCATTATCATCAGTTCTAGAACATAATATATTACACTGTTCTGGAGTAAGATTATTCTTTTTAATCATACTAATAATATGATTAACACTATTTACATAGAATACAGCCTCGTCTGATATTACTTTTACAGGTTGACCGTTTCTCATGACAGTAATCTCCTCAAAATCTCCTGATAGATAGGATTGAATTACTTCTTCTGCTTTTGTACCTACAGATTTCATTGTAAGTACCTTTAATGAAGGTCTAATAATTCTGGAAGAATCAGCAGCTTCCCAATCTAAATCAAAATAAGGAAGATCTTTAAACTCATCTAACATATTAAGATACTTTTCCATCATAGGAGTAGCTGATACAAAGTATGCTGTTGGGGATTGCTGTAAGTGTAGAAGAAATCCTAGCTCTGTATTTGACTTAAATCTAGAATCATGTAAAATACTTTGAAACTCATCTACTACTGTTATAAATCTATCAAAAATCCTTAATTTTTCAAGAATATCTTTAACGATTCTATATGAATCATATGTTACTAGAATCTTAGCTGGTTGATTATTTAGATATCTTTGATAGGTATAAGTATCAATTTCTCTATATAATCTTTCATAGATCTCAGAATTATCTTTCTTTTCATCTCCCTCTTCATCTATATTAACACTTTTAGGCTCTTTAGAAAGATCTTTATCAACTTCTGATTCTTTTTCCATTTCATTTACAACCAAATAAACATCATCAGGATGTTGATCTTTCTTGTTTTCTAATAACATTTTTCTAGGAGAACAAAGTATTACATTCTCAGGACCATTAATACAGTATTCAGTAAAACCACATCCAGGTAATTGTTTATTTATTATACATTTATTTGGAAATTTGTTAAATCTAAATTCATTCCATTCAGAGATATACCTAATACCTCTGGGAATTATAATCTTTTCTCTGTTCATATTTTATAAAGTTTTTAATTAATTTAATTTATTATAGATTCTTTTTAATACAGAATCCAGTTACATAAAATCGAAGACTAAGGATACCCTTTATAATCTTCATTCAATTGTAAGGATTTAAAGTCAGTAGAAGAGCAAAACTACACTTTAAAATTTAATAAAATGGTAATATACTATATATTCTTCTAAATAAAAAAAAAGTGCATCAATTGATATATTCGATCTCCCTTTGGGAGGAGATCGAATTCTTATAAATATCTATATCCTATATAGTTTATTCAATCTAGAGCCCGTAGGGCCCTGGAGTGAACCCTTTAGTGGTGAACGGAAGGTATGATAAAGGGTTCCTTAGTCCTCATAAAAATGTATCAAGAAAAAAGAAACCAAGGAAATAAAATCCTTGGTTCTTATAAGTTTTAAATTTCACAATCCTCTATTAAAGTCTTGAATTGTTCAAAGTTTAAAGTACCACCTCCAGCACTTTTATGTCCAAAAATAATGCCTCTATATCCAGCACAACTAAATTCTGGAATTCGATCAGGTTCTTTATACATTGATATACTATATACTCCTTTATCTCTTCGATTACATACTATATAAATATCATAATCATTTAAGACAGAATTAAAGACTGTACTTGAAAATGCAGTTCCTATTACACAAACTCCTCTATATTTTCCAGCAACAGTAACGGGAAATGAGAATGATTTAACTACTCCTTTATTAATTTTATCCTGATTTTGTTTAAGAATAGTTCCAAGTTCTATTACTTCTGTCAATCTATCTTCCCAGAAACATAGATTAGGAAATTCATAGAGCCACGTATCAGGATTTAAGCCATATTTAAATTTCAAACCACTCTGTAAAGGAAGTATTACATCTTGCCAATCATCCTCTCCAACTTCATCTTTTCTCCAAGTATCATATACTCCAAGAAGTCGAATAAATTCTGGAATATCTTGACCTGGACAGAAAAATCTCCAAGTTAATTCACAAGCAGCTGGTCCAATCTCACGAATACCTTTAATTCCGGTGTAGTTATTTTGTATAGAACTTTCGATGGATGATACATGATGATCTATGAATATAAAGTTATCTCCATAGTGTTCCCAAACCTGTAACATAATTTCAGGAGGGAAACTTATATCAACCATACAGATCAGGTCATAGGGTCTTCCATTCTTATCTACATACATTTCTGGAATTTCATCTCCATAATTATATCCGGTTTTATCTACTTGGTACCCTTCATTGTATAGTGATTTTACTGCTATACACATACTGGATGTTCCATCAAAATCTACCCTATGAAAGATAACTAACGCTTTTTTATTTCTGTTCATATCCTAATAATTTAATTAATAAATCAATTTCACATTCTAGTTTTGTTAATAATTCTATAGCTTCAATCATAATTTATAATACGTTCTATAAATTCAGACTTCATAATTGCTCTCGCTTTAAGATCTACTATATGATTTAAGAGATCAAGTTCCGCACAGTTATACCAAAACTATTTTCCTCCAGAAGAATATTTAGTATCTTCTCTTTCTCTTCGCTCTTCTATAATTTTTATAAACTTTCGATATACTTCCTCTTTTTCTTCTGGGAGGTATGCTATTTTATAATCAAACGTACTAGGATATAGTTTTAATTCCTCCATAAGTTCTCCGGCCGTATATCCAAAATCCTTAGCTACTTGTGAGAATGTAGAAATTTGATATCCGCGTTTCTTTAAGTAGTTCTCCATTATTTCTTGGGAGAGAGTTATACTAAATACTCGATTTCTACTATTATATTTCGTTATCATCTTCTTTCTATAAATTTAACTTCAGATTCGATTATACCACGGCCGGATTTTTCATGGAGGGTTTTTGTTTTAGGTATATATCCAGAGTCCATAGGTTCAGTCATATAAAATAAACTAGTTCCTCTAAATGTAGCTGTTATTACTTTTTGGCCAGGTTCTACTTTTACTTCCATAGTTCCTCCAAACAATACAGTTCTTTTATTCTCTGGGAAAATAAATACAAATACTATATATGCTACAGCTATGATTATAATTCCCCAAAATATTAATGTTCTCTTTTTCATTGTTGTTTTATTTTATAAATTAATATTAAATTTTTATTGGTAGGGGAATATAAGTATACATTAATATTTCCTAAAGTATCAGAAGTTATTAAAGAGTTGTTATTTGGTTTAAGATCTATAAACTTTTCGCCTTTAGGAAGATTAATTGTTACTGTTGTTGAAGAACTAACATCTTCGACCTTTTCAACGGGTTCACAACTTACTAACAATAATGTTGTTAACGCTAATAATGTTAATAATTTCTTTTTCATATTTTTTAATTTAAATTTCATATATAAGAATTTCAAGGAGAAAAATGAAGAGGAAAACCTTAGTCTTCCTCCATTACTAATAATACTATGTTATACAATTCAAGCTTTCTTTTTATTTCGTTCTCACCATTTCCTATATTCCATAAAAACAATGGTCTTAGTTTCTGTTGATATCTATATTCACCCCAATCCATCTCTTCAATTTTTATACCCAAAGTGTCTTCAATCATCTTCTTTAATTCTAGATGATTATAGGTTATTTGCATTTTCTTATTTTCATGCATTTCCAATAATCTAAGAATTCCAGAAGACGCCCTAACAGATACTATTTTCTTAAGATATTCACAATCAAGTTCGGTAAGGCTATATATCTCCAGTAATATATTTAATTCTTTTTTTAAGTTGTCGAATGTATAACTTCTATAAATCTCTAGGGTATTTGATACACTTCTATAACACCCCATTCCATAACTTAACCAACAAATAAACCTAGTTATTGTTGCCTTTAATTGTAATTTAATTTTTCTAATAATTTTTTCCATATTCTTATTTTTTTAAATAAAAAGTCTACCCGAGTTTTTCTTCGAGTAGACATTTCACTTATGATCTATTATCTTTTCACATATAAGGCTTTGAGGGATTCTGATCTGATAACATTAATAATTTTTTAGGAATATCATCTTCTGGATAAAGATAGGATAATACATCTTCTTTTTGATATTTTTCAATCATTTCTTTCCATGATGTATAATCAATTAACCTAAATCTTATAAACCTATCTTCTACTGGATACTCTCCTCCAATTATATATTTATCATTCTCTTTTACATACCAAGATGTTAATGGTCTTTGTAAGAAACTCTCAAGTTGATGATGTGGATCTTCTCCATAACATGTATCTAGTACAATCTTATAGTGCTTATCCACATGTTGAAGAGGTATAATATCAGGTCCTAAACTAGTTATCATACATATAGACATGTAAGTATTAGGAACTGTACAACCTGATTCCTTAAGAGCTTCTATAGTATGTATCTTAAGAAAATTAGTGAAAACATTTTTGTAATCTTCTATATTTATTTTATATCCTAAGTATAATCTTTCAGATGGTTGATCACTTAGGATAGATCTTGGATTTTGAATTTCTATAATATTATCATATGTCCAAGATTTTTTATTTTTCCAGTAAGTATCAAAAATTATATTAAATAAATCAACACTAACTTCAAACCATTTACTAATCATATATTGGTATTTTAAATAATTCTTTTTCTGTAACCCCATCCAGAAATAATAATTCTCCAAAAGATATTACAAATATTAGATCTGGATTATTAAAACCTTCCCGATAAAATGATAAGTCCCCTGGATAATTTTTGGTCATTATATGATCTGGAATAAAGAATTCTACTCCATCATCAAATAAGAATCCCATTTTTATTCCATACTGAAATAAGAACTTATCAACTTCAGATAACTCAATATCAGGATAAATGTTTCTTCCTAGTTTTATTTGCTTCATAATGGTAGAATGGACAATCTTCGCTACATTCATCAGATAAAATGCAACTATTATTACAAAATGTTTTTATATCATTATACATATCTTTTACTGTATATATTCCTTTTTTCTTCTTTTCTTCATTGATTCCACAAATTGTACAATCTTGAGAACTAATCTGAAAAACTTTATTCAAGTATTTACGACGTCCAGCAACTTCATAATACTCTGCATAAATTAAGTACGTTATATCGTTATCAGACATTGCTTCTTTCTTACTAGAAATATAAGATCCAAGTACTGTCCCAATAAATTCAGCACAATCAAACATCCAAGCATCATTTATAGGAATATATACTTTAACTTTAGTACCAATCCTATAGGTTATTTGTGGATAAAAATCAATCTCTCCAGTTGATATATTTTTCTTGATGATATTAATCTTTTCATTGATTTTAATATAATCCTTATCTTTCTGGCGATTTATTATCCATAATACATTTTTCAACCATTCATAGATCTTTTTCGCTCTTCCCATTTTTCTTTTGCTAATTTTTGTAAATCTTCAACAGTATCAGTTTCATCTACTATTTCTATTCCAAGTAAGTTTTCTATAACATCTTCAAAACTAGCTACTCCGACAAATGTTCCATACTCATCTACTACTATTGCTAGATGTTGTTTAGTTTTAAGAAATTTTTCAAACAATACATTAACACTAGATGAGTCCGGAATAAATATAATATCAGAATCGTAATCTGTATGTTTTATTGTTAACCCTGGCAGATAAACATCATAATCTTGATATATGTCTGACTTATATGCTATTCCAATTATATTATCTTCAGTATCTTCCCATATTGGTATTCTAGAAAATTCAAATTCATCTGGAAAGTCCTTAAGAAAAGTATTAGCATCGAAAGATTTTACAACAGTTCTAGGAGTCATTATATTTCCAACAGTTAATTTATCAAGAGCAAGTAGATTTTTAATTATTTTACTTTCTCTCCCTGTAAATATTTTCTCTCGTTCTCCAATTGTTGCCATACTAGATATTTCTTCTCGAGAAACAGTTGCTTCTTCTGTTTTTGGTGAGAATATAGCCATTACATATCTTGATATCCAGACTATAGGATATGTTATATAAATCATCCAAGTTAATATATTAGCTGTAATTGAGGTCATTCTTTTCCAATAATGTGCTCCAATTGATTTAGGTATTAATTCACTGAGTACTAGTATTAATAGAGTCATTATTCCAGAGATAATTGCAAAATATTTCATTCCAAAAATCTCAACAGCCTCTATACTAGCTAAACTTGTACCTACTGCATGAGCAGCTGTATTTAGTGTTAAAATAGCAGAGATAGCATCATCTACCCTTTCATTCTTCAGCTTCATAAATTTTATTGCTGCCTTAGAACCAGAATCGATTTTAGACTGAATAAATGAAGTCGGTGTGCTTAATAATGTTGCTTCAAGAACACTACAAATAAAGCTAATTGTTATAGCTATACTAAAATAAAAAATCATTCCAAATAAAGGATCCATAATTTTTTCTTGTTTTAAATTTATTTTATTTTATTATTATTTTTATATCATATATAAGAATCTCAAGGAAAATCTAAAAGCCTTATTAATGATGAAAACATATAAATTAAAATATTATGAAACCAAAAAAGAATAGAATTTATTGTCCATTAGCTAATAGAGCTAAGATGTTATTTGAAAGTAAAGATGAAGCTGATAGATTTATAGAATTCAACTCAGAGGATTTTACAGGAAATAAGAAACCTACTAGAGCTTATTATTGTACATGCTGTGGAGGTTGGCATATTACTTCTAAAGATAACATTCATATTAGTGAAGAAAAAGATATTGAAGAGCAAGAAAAAGTGATAAATAAAATGATTCAAAGCTATTCAAAAGATATTGAAAATCAAAAAGAAATAGAAGATATTAATAGAAGAAAATTAAATAAACAGATTACTTCTATAGAGCAAAAAATTGGGAAAAAAGATAAATATAAAACAAAATCTAAAGAACAATTATTATCTTATTTGGATGAAATAAAACAGGTTGAGGATTTTATGAATGCCAATAAAAAAGAAACATTGTCAAGAGCAAGAGCTTATCATAGATTAAATTTATTGAGAGATAAAATTTTTCAAGGACTTGTTTTTAATGTGTATCGTAAAATTGTAGATGAAATACAAGAGGTGAGAAAACTTATATTACTTTTTGAAAATAAAGAAAGGACAGATGAAATGTTAAATGAAATAGAAAAAGAAGTAACTGAATTAGAAGAAAAACTTGGGTATTCTAAATTAACAGAAGATCTTAGAAAGCGAATTATGGACACTAGGGAGGGAAAATAAAATTCCCTCTCTTTTTCTTTCCTTCAAAAACCTTTAAAAATCTTATAAATGTAATAATAACTTAAAAAATTTGTAAAAATGAAATTGAGTAGAAAAGAAAAACAGGCAAAGAAGAAATTAATTGGTGTTTACAAACAATGTATCGATGTAATGACAAGATATATGGAACCAGTTGCTGTTATATCCACTACAAAAAAGGGAGGTACTCAGATTACAAGTATGAGATTCCCTGACTATCATTACAAGAAAATTATTAAGGAGAAAATTCAAAAAGTAACAACAGAATTGAGTAATAACCAAGGTTAAAAACTCAGAAGACTTAGCACTTAGAAATAGGTGTTAGGTCTTCTTTTTGCTCTTCTAGAACCTTAAAGAACTTATAGATGTAATTATTAAACAATAAAACAATATGAAAATCGTAAAATCAAGTGTATCCATTCTCCCTCAAGAACCTGGGGTGGATGGATTAATGAAACATGTAGAAAAGCTTGGAAGAATAGCATATCTAAGTGAAGATAGAATGACTGAAGATTCTTGGGAAAAATTTGATAAGATGCTTTATAATCGCGGTCATTGGGCTGTTTTTAATTCTGGAACTGTATATCTAGATGTTCCTGTAAATTATGGAACAGAAGATCTTCTGCTAGAATTAGAAAGAACAACGAGTCCTTATACAAAAATTTGTTATTCAGATGATAATAATCATTGTTATCTAACTACTAATCTTAGAGTTATTTATCAGAAGAAACTGGAAGATTTTATGAATGAATACTGGTGTGAACCTACCGAATATCATTATCATAGAGTTACTTCTGTATGGGTTTGTTCTAGAGGTATACAGACAGAATTAGTTAGGCATAGAATAATGAGTTTTATTGCTGAATCAACTAGATATGTAGGATATAATAAAGGTCGCTATGGAGGGGAGCTTACTTATATTTTGCCTCAATGGATCTATCGAGTAAGGAATAACATAGGTAATACAGTAGATTCTTTAACAGGTCTCCCCAGAAATTATATTTTAGACCTAGATGGACAAGATTTGTGGGATCATCTTACTATTTATGACAGAACTGTAGCATCTCGAGATAGATTATGGAGGGAAATAGAGAATGAATATCTTTATGAAACTACGACAGATGAAGGAGAAAAACTTAAACCAGAAGAAGCTCGTGGAGGTCTTTGTAATGATTTAAAATCGGTTGTTGGGGTTACTGGTTATATTGAAGATTTTATAAAAGAGCCAGAAGAAGATACTCTAGAGAATGAAGGATTTTTTCATTTAAGATGTGCAAAAGATGCTCACCTCGATATGCAAATCTTAGCTAATGATTTAAAACAACAATTTATTGATACAGGATTATATAATTTAAAATAAATGGAATGTATTTGGTGTGGATTCAAAAGTAATGATCCAATAGAATTTGAAAAACATCTATCCGAAGAGCATTTTTTAAGTTATCAAGAGTATTGTGAAATTGAATTAACACATCAAAAAGATCTTGATAATTTTTGCTTTAGATGTAATAAATATAGAGGTCCATTATCTACATTAATTAAAGATTTTTATTATCTTCCTTGTAGAATATGTAGTAACTCTATTACAAAGAAAACAGAAAAACAAGAATTAATTAAGACTATTATAAAGAATATAAAATCTTTTTATGATTATATTCTTAGTGATAGATATTTACAACTATTCTTAATTGATAGCATTTACCATTTAGCTACTTATTCTCATGATTACTTGGAATTTAAAAAAGTCTTAAGTAAACTAGATCTTCCAAGTCGAAATGATATATGGTTTTTAGATTGGGTACCTGGATATCCAAAAATTATATCTATTCCGAATTTGACTGGTATAAAAATAGTAAATCTATCAGAGAAGTATAGAGTAGTATCAGGAAAGAATAATATAGAAATTAATAATTATAAGATTCTTTTTCCTGAAATTGTTCCTTATGATAAACAACATTTTAGTAGATATAATATTCTTAATCTAAATTCTAATAGAAAAACAAAAAGATTAAAATTAGATAATTCTCCTAATTGTGTTAAGTTTTTCAATACTCAAGGTTATGATACAAAATCAATATTTAAAGTTATTGATACTAAAACAGAAGAGCCAGTAAATCTAAAAGAAATAAGTTATCAAGATTATACTATAATAAAGTTAATTCTTTTAAGAAATAAGAACTATATGAGATTTGTATTTTCTATTTTCTTAGAATTACTTGGAGCTTGTAAAGTATTTAAAGATTCAGTATTTCTTAAGAACAGTATTAATTTAAATTCTGAAAAAGAACCAATAATTAATATTTCTTGGCTTCCTGAAAAAAATGAAACATTATCTAATAATATAATTAATATATCTATTTTATGACAACATCAACAAAATTTAAAGTACAAGGGGTAGGATTAGATACTTCGAATATGACAATTAAACCGTGGGTAGATCCTGAAGATGAATACTCTTTTGATTATTTTCATACATCTATCTCAGCTAATAATGATTTCTTAATTTCTGAGTTTATAAAGAGTTTTCCAGGAGGTAGTTTAATCACTTCTATCGATTTTTTAGATAATCCTGAAAGAACACTCTTAGGACATCTTCTTGAACTTGGAAGAAAGAAAGTAGACCTGTTATTGGTAGACTCTGAAGTAATTCTTAAAAACCTAGGAACTGTTAAGGAAACTATTAAACAGCTTAGAGAATATAAAATAATTGAGGAGTTTGGAGTAAAAAATCCTAAGACCGCCGAAGATCTCAAAGCCATAGAAGAAGCTATTGAAGAGAAAATTAAATTTGTTTCTCTCGATTTATGTCCTTTGAATTTTAATTATGATATTGTTAATTATTGTAAGGAAAATACAATAGATTTGCTTGGCTTTAATCCTTTCGGCGGATATATTAACTCAGCATCTGTAATATCTAGCTTTACCATTCCTTATCTTCTTGGTTTTTCTGGAAATTATTGTTCTGTTATATTTTTATCTGGACGTGATTTGATTTTATCTAAAGAATCAATGTTATATATAAAAGATAATATAATTGGATCTGAATGTTCAAGTAAATTTTCCTTAAAAAAGAATGTGTCTAGACTTCATAAACCACTTAAGAAAGTTGTAGATACTTCGTTGATATTTAATAAGAATCTAGTTTTAAGTGTAGATTCTCCTGAGTATTTATTTCCTTTGGAGGATATTAATATAAATTTAGGTTCTCCAGTAAATATTGTTGATGGAATTGATCCAAAATTAAGAACAGAATTAGAGATGTTTGTAGATGATCTCTTGGAGGTTACAGAATTTCCAAAAGATGCTACTCTTCAATCTAAATATGCTGTAGTGAGATATCAAGTTTTATCAGCTCTTCGAATAAAATTTCCTGAAACAGATAGATGGAATATTCATGTAGTAAATATAGGAAAACTCGTCTCTGGAATTTTAGTACATAGAGAGATCGAAGAAAAGAAGAAGGGATTTTTTAAAAAGAAAAAAAATTCTCAAAAAATTGAGTCTAAACATTTTCTCTGTGCACTTCCCAAAATCGATCTTCCAGTGTTTATAGAAGAACCCGATGATAAAAACACAGTCCTCGAGAACTCAAACCCTAATAATTGAGAAAATCCGGAGTTAGTTGTGTACCCCGGAAAATAAAAATAGAAAACATTAATAAATAAAAAATTATGAGAGTTTATAACGGAACAAAATCACAAATTAATTTACCTTTGTCAGGTACTCAACGAATTACTATCCCAGCACATTCTGTCTCTGGTGATATTATGCCTAGTAACGAATTTTTAAGTTTGCTAGTAAGTTCCTATGATTACAAGGAATTAGCATTAATTGTATCAGGACCATTTGAAATAAATATGTGTGCAGGAGTATCAGGATCAGTTGGTTTCGTAGTTCAATCCCTTGATGAAGCTATTGAACGTTTTGCACCAAAAGAATGTCCAAAGTGTAATCAAGATCCTTGTGTTTGTAATAAGGAAAAAGAACCGCAGCCAGTAGATAAAAAACCGGCTGCAACTCCAACAAAACCGGCTGAAAAAGAAAAAACAGTGCCTGAAATTAAAGAGGAAAAGAAGTAATTAAACCGTATTATAATGGGAATCTCAAGAGATGTATTTTATTCTTTAGAGATTCCTTTTTATTTTCAACAAAGAAAAATGGTAGACTATAAAGAAGTAAAATTAAAAGATGGACGTGTATTAGTATTCTGTAATTTCGAAGAACTTCTTAAAGATTTTTATGGAGTATCTAGTATGGAAGAAGTAGAACCTCATGCAAATTCAACAGGTCACTATATTATTCATTGTCCATTTTGTAGAGACTCTGGACATACAAAACATAAATTATATATAAAAACTGACTTAACTGTTGGTACTTGTTTTGTATGTAATCGAGCCTATGTACATGTGTCTGATGAAGTTGATACATCATTTAAAGTACCTGATTTTATGTCATTGTATTATGGATATTCAGGTCATCCAAATGTAGTTAAACTTACAGAAGATCCTATATGGACATTAGATAAGTACTGGAATGAATTTGATAGTTTTGATCAAAGGGGCTATGATTATCTAATGAGTAGACATCCTTTTATGAACGACATCTATAAACTCCTAGACTTTAAATTTGTTGACGGAAATGTAGTAATGCCATTTAAATATCATGGGGAAGTATTTTATTACCAGATTAGATTTTCTGGAAAAACGAAAATTAGATATCTTTTCCCACAAATATCAGCAAAACCTCCTTATGTAATAGATCATGGTCAAGGTCTAAGAAATATAATAGTAGTAGAAGGGGTATATGATGCTATAGCTGCTTTAATTATGGCACCTGATTATATACCTTTTGCAGTTTTGGGAAGTTCTATATCAGATTATCAATTAGATTTTCTTAGTGAGTACGTTCCAGAAAAAATCTTATGTTACTTAGATGATACTGAAAAATCTATGGGTGTAGCTAAAAAAATAAGAAAAAGAATAGATTATTGCCCTATTAATATCATAAAATCTAATGGAGAAGATCCAGAAGAGTGTATGAAACGAAAACTTAGGGCTGGAAATAATTTGCAATGGATTAAATAAAATGATAACAGCATCGATAGATAATACTATAAATAAAATAGTAATAAAAACCGATGACCCTAGTGTAAAATGTCTTTTAGAATTTAAAAGAAAAGTAACTAAGTATTCTCCTTGGTTAAAATCTTGGAATACAGCTGAAGAAATAGCAAAACTTTATGATAATCCTAGATCATGTGGACCTAGGAAAGGAATATATACTTTTATCTTAGGAATGGGATGGGCAGCTTATATTGCTAATGTATTTAAACCTATCTTAAGTGATACGGATTATAATGCAATTCTTAGAACAATATTTGCAGATTATTATCGAACCTATCCATTTCCAAATCTTAGGGATTATCAGAATGAGGATATGTTACATGTGTTAAAATATAAGAGAGCGATTATTCAAACCAATACCGGATATGGAAAAACTGAAACTATAGCAACTCTTATAAACTATGCACATAATGAACTTGGAAAGAAAGTGTTGGTTATAACTCCAGGAAAAAAAGCGAAAGATGAAATTGTTAAGAGATATGAGTCTAGATTTGGAGGTAAATTGCCAACTTCAATAGATGGAGATCTTGGATGTATAATTACTTCAGGATTTCTAAATCAAAAGAAAATAAAAGATCCAGACCTATGTATTTTAGAGGAAGAGAAACTTAAGAAATTCGATTGGGTTCTAGTAGATGAAGTAGAATATACTATTAATCCTTCTGGTGAATGGATATATAATAGACTAGTGAATGCTGAAATTATGTATGGATTTTCTGGAACTGCAGATCGAGATTCAGGAGTTATGATCACATTTGCACAGGGAATCACAGAAACAGTAGTAAGAAATAAGGACTTAATTAAATATTTCGGACCAGCATTAGTTTATAGAATGCCTACTAGTCTGAAAATAAATAGTATCCACATAAATACTATCGCTCTAAATAATATTAAATTTACAGAAGAGGATTTTAATGAGGATAATAATGTCTATAATACAATAATGTCAAAAATTTGGGTTGATCCTGGAGTATGTGAATTGATTGTAAAGATAGCAAAAAGATATCCTAAATTATATATCCCAATAAATAATTTAAATAATATTATTTCAACTTGGATAGATAACTTTTTTATTGGAGTATTTAGAGTGCTCTTAATTTGCGGCGAAGGATATATTTATTATGATTTGTCTGGAAATAAAACAAATCTAGATCTTCAACAATCATGCGAATATATTAAAAATGGAATGGTAGATATAATTCCTAGTACCGCCGCAGGATTTAGAGCACTAGACCTTCCTGGATTAGAAAATATATTACTAGTTTCTAATATCAACGCTGGATCAGTTCTTCAACAACTAGGGCGAACAGCAAGAGGAACTAATATGAACGTTCTTGCACTAAAACCAAAAATACCGAAAAGAATCCCGGTATATACAAAAGGATTTGAACAAAGAGATGAATTATTACACAACTACTATAAGTATTGTGATATTCAAGATATAGTTATTAATGAAGAAAATCTTTAAAAATATAATATGGATAATGGTAGTGTATTTGATTTGATTTTTAGCTGTTTTAATCAATATTTATTTCAGGATGCTAAAAATAATATATTAGATCTTCAATATTATTTTCAGACTAATCCACAAACAGCCGGAAATGGTATGGTCTCTCAACTCGTGGATGCTATAAAGACTTATCCTCTAGAAAATATAGATGAGCCTTTATTTAGGAGTATCTTGTTTAGATCTCAGAAAACTCCACAAGAGACCCAAGAGGTGATGAATGAAATTATAAAATGGAAAAGATATACAAAAAGTCAAATTGAACCAGCCAGAAAGATTTTAACCGATGTAATATATTCAGTTAATCTTCAAAAAGCAAACAGACTCTATTCTCAAAATCCAGAAGAATATGTTAAGTTTGTGAAGAATATGAATCTTCAATTTGGAAGTTCTGGAGATTTTAATGCTATTAGTCTTAATAATCTAGATATTAATAGTATTATTGCAGAAGATAGTAATAATATTATTCCTAGTAGGTATGATTGGATAAATGATACTTTCCCTAATGGTGGATTTGAAAAAGGTCAATTGCTCCTCTTCAGCGCTCCTCCAGGCTCAGGTAAGTCACTTTATGCTTTATCTGAATTATCTTTTATGGCTGCAAATGGATTTAGTTGTTTATACTTGGCCATGGGCGATTTATCCTATAAAGATCAAATTGTTCGACTTGGAGCAATGACAACAGGTTTAACCTTTGGAGAAGTATATAAAAATTTAGGTCCGATTTATAATTCAATGTCGCAATTATATGGAGATAGATTAGATTTATCAATTGTATCTGCAGATCAAATTACTGCACAAGAAATAAAAGATTTTGTAAAAAATTCAAAGAAAAAATATGATGCAATTGCTGTAGATTATGACAGTAATATAAAGAGTACTAATATGTCAGATAGTATGTATCTTGAATTTGGATCTATTTATTCAGTTTTAGTAGATATCGCAAAAGAATTGAATATGCTGGTATTAGTTTTAGGTCAGCCAAAGGTAGGTGTGTGGAATAACCCCACAATAGAATTATCTGACGTTGGTGAATCATCTAGAAAACAGCATATGGTTGACTTTTGTTTAACTAGATCAAGAATTCCAGATTGTCCAAATAATCTAGGAATTTTCAAAATTGTTAAATCTAGGCGCGGAGACGTAGGGAAGAAGGTGTATTCGATCAGGCTTAATAACAGTCGGTTCATTGAGTTGCCTAAAGGCGTCTTTGATCAACTTCGTTCAGAAACAGAGCGTAGAGATTATACTGAAGGGGATATACAAATGATGATTCAAGCATATAGTAGACAATATGCTAATATACAACATCAAGTAAATAATAGTATTAGTAATAATATTAATAAACAGCAAGTTGTTTCAGGACCAACCCCATTTAGTAAACCTTAAAGTGAGTTTTTTGCTCTTCAAGAAAGGTTAAAACCTTATAACTGAAAAGAACATTAGAAAAATTTATAAAAGAATTGATCTAATGTTCTTCTTTTATTTTTCATTATGATCTAGGGAAAGTAGTGAGTAATAAGGGTTGCAAACTTTATTACCCTCGAAATCCCTTCTTAAAATCATAATGAATTAAATTAAAAAAAATAATGAAAAATAAAAGTTTAATTAATGCAGAAAACAGAGCTATAGAATCCTCTGTATCACAGGACAAGGTGAAGGATAGTAACCTATACCTGGATGAAACAGATTCTAAAGGTGTTCCTCTTCTAAGAAGAATAGAAAAGTATCCAGACCTTCCAGAGAATGAATTTATACCTATTGAGTATCCTAATTTAGATTTAAGTCCATACCTTGTAAATAAAAAGGGAGAAATATATAATCCTGAAATAAATAAAATCTATGTAGGGTATTCAACGCTGAAAGGATATTTAGATTTTAGATTTTCTTTAGGAAATAATAAGACTTTTTCTACTAAAGTCCATAGAATAGTAGCATTTACTTTTTTAAAAAATTCAGATTATAATTTGTATGATGTTGTAAATCATATAGATCATAATAGATCTAATAATCAACTTTCTAATTTAGAATGGGTAACTAGAGCTAAAAATAATGAAAAAGATAAATTTTCTAAAAAACAACCCATAGAAAAGTATATAACATATACAGCTTTAAATGATAAGAAAGAAGAGTTATTTAATATAAGTTATTTGAATCCTAAAAAAGAATATATATTTACTGGAGTACAAAGAGCTATAAGACTTAATATAAAATATAAAGGATATTATTGGAAAAAATCTTTTGATAAAAAGAAAAAAGTAATTTCAGGATTTTCTGGTAATCTAGATGACTATGAATGGTTTGAACATTGGAAATATCCTGGAAAATTATATGTTTGTAAGGAAGGATTTATTAAAATTGATAATAAGATTATATATAAAATAACTAATGAAGGATATATTCATATTAAAATTCGAAGAAAAGATTTAAAAATAAATTCTTTTGCTCATAGAATTATTATGGAATATATTTTAAAAAGAAATTTGGGAGAGAAAGAGGTAGTTGATCATATTAATACAGTTCGAACAGATAATAGTTTTTCCAATCTTAAACTATCAAACAAGAAAGAAAATATGAATAACCCAATAACTAGAGAAAAGCTATCTAAAAAATCCATACTAACAGATTTATATGGAGATTTTATATCATATGATTATATAAAAAATTTAAGGAAAATTATATATTACAATAATTTTGATAGACTAATTAGAGATACTCTTAAATCCTTTCCAGTAAGATCATCGGGTATTAAAAATAAAGAGTTTTTATGTATAGAGCTTGGAGATAAGGAACTTCTTTATAAGAAAATGGAAAGTGTAGTATATAAATTCTCTAAAGATAAATCTGAAATTCTAGGTGCATACGATTCTTCTAGAACTGCTAGTAAAACTACTAGTATATCTTATAAATTAATAAGTAAATATCTTAATTCTGAAAAATCTGCACCTGACGGATATTATTATATGAGAGGTCCGGAAGCAGTTAAGTTAGTTCTCAGCCTAGGACATGGAACAGCTGGAGATTTTAAACCAGAATAAGAACAAAAATAAATTTCATTTCTTCTATTAACTCCAATTGGTTAATAGGCAATAAATTTAATAAATTCATAATAAAATTAATCCCAACCTCCTGTAGTGATTATAGTGGGTTGGGCTCTTTTTTCTTTTCCAAATCAATAAAAAGGGTAATCTCTAAGGGTGATTTTCTTATATATGAGTAAAAATTTAAAATAAAATTAATAAAAATGAAAGTAATTCAATCTAAAGTATTGGTCATAGTAGATAAGAAGGATACTATGACCCAAAAGATAGGAAATTTTGTTGTTCCTGCAAGTGAATGTGAAAGAGCTGAAGTTATTGGAGTAGGTGAAGAAGTTAGCGAAGGAGTATTAAAACCTGGTGATACTATCTTGATTTATCCAAACACAGGAAAATCATTTACTCAAGATGGAACAGAATATCGTGTTATAACTTTAAATGAAATTATTGTAGTACTTTAATTAAAACGAAACATGTCAGAAGGAAAAATTATTAATCACGGCTTTGAAACTCAGGCCGAAATTATTGAAGGTGTAAAAAAATCAGTAGAGGCAATTAAGAAAACACTCGGCCCGTCAGGTAAAGCCGTATGTATTTCAGGATTTACAGGTCCAGAGGTGTCAAGAGATGGAGCTACTGTTGCTAAGTCGATTTCATTTAAGAATCAACTTCAGAATACAGGAGCTATTTTTGTAAAAAATGCTGCCGCTCAAACAGAAAGATTAGCAGGTGATGGTACAAGTTCGACTTCACTATTAATCAAAGAAATGTGCGAAAAAGGACAGAAAGCATTACGGACTGGAGCTAATGTAAATGAGGTGAAATCTGGTATGCTTAAGGCCGGAAAATGGATGGCTGAGTATATCAAAAATAATTCAATTCCAGTAAATGATGATATGGAAAAGATCAGAAAAGTGGCAACTATTTCAGCCAATAATGATCCGGCCATTGGAAATCTGGTAGTTGAATGTATGGAGAAAGTTGGAATGCTTGGTATTATTACAGCTGATTTTTCTAGTGGTCTTGAAACTACTATTGATGTAACTACCGGAATGAAACTCGATCGTGGTTGGGCTTCTCCACAGTATGTTACAAATCCTACTGATGGAACTTGTGTAATGGAAGATCCTTATGTAATTGTAGTAGGAGAAAGATTATCTAGTGTACAGCAAATTCTTCCGTTAATGGAACAGCTTGTACCTACTGGACGCCCATTCTTATTTATAGTAGATGATATTGATGAAGTAGTAAATACAACTCTTGTTATGAATACTCTTCAAGGTGCAATTAGATGTTGTGTTGTAAAAGGTATTGATTTCGGAGATTCAAGGAAAAATATTATGGCAGATATTTCAATTTTAACTGGCGGTAAATATATTTCTCCTGAGAACGGATTATCAGTCACACAAGCAACAAAAGAGGATCTTGGAGTAGCTAAGAAAGTTGTAATTTCTAGAGATTCATGTATTATCTATGAAGGTGGTGGTGATTCTAAAGAGATTGCTGAAAGAGTAGAAATTCTTAGTACTAAGCTTACAGATCCAGGAATATCAGATTATGATAAAACTAAATTTGCGAAACGAGTAGCAAATCTTAGTGGGGGTATTGCAGTAGTGAGAGCTGGTGGTGCTTCTGAAACTGAAAAACAGAACCTTAAACAGACCATTGAAGATTCTATTCTAGCATCTAAAAGTGCTATCGCCGAGGGATGTTCTTTAGGAAGCGGTTATATCTATTATAAAGGATCATTAGAAGCAAAGAAAGATAAAACATTCTGGAAATCTTTAATCGGAGACGAAGTAGAGGGTGCAGAAATTGTATTCTCAAGTCTTCCAGTAATTCTTAAAACAATTGCGGATAATTCAGGAGTCTCAGGAGAAGTAGTTCTAGAAAAAGTTAAATCATCTAAACCAGGAATTGGATATAATGCTAAGACTCGAAAGTATGGTAGTTTACTTGAAGAAGGAATTCTAGATAGTTCTAAATCTCTTCGAGTAGCTCTTGAAAATTCTATTTCAGCAGCATCAATGATTCTCTTAATTGATTGTACAATTATCGATGATAATATTTCCGAAACTAAAATAGAAGGTTAATAAATAATAATAATATACTACACCTCATCCTGGTTTTGATATTTTATCCCAGGGTGGGGTTTCATTATTTTATGACAAAGATAATAATTAGTAATACCAATTCAGTTTCAATTGGATTTAGTGACGAATGGTTATATATGTCTTTAGCAGATGGTAGATATCAAAGTTATATATCTAGATTAGCATATCTTTATCGAGAAAAATATAGATCAGATACCTCAAAACTTCCAAATTTTGAGAAAATTTTAAAATTAATTAATTCTCAGGATTCTTTAAGAGGTTATAGGTTTGAAGCTAAAAGAGAGAAATTATTTTATACAATTACTCATGGAGATAATTATAAAAGAATTGGAGTGGAATTTGTTAATAAATTTTTAAAAAGTGATTTATACAACTTTAATGGAATTTCTTCTGAATCTGAGATATATTACTATAGAACAATTCAAGGAGCTTATGAATTAACCGATAAAATTTCTATAAGTTTTCCTGATTTTATAGAAAATATATTATCAAAAACAAAAGATGATATGATCGATCGTTTTGGAGTGAGTTATATTATAAATTATATGCTTAATACGCAGCCGAGAGAGCTTGATTTTCTAATTAATGAGGTTAAATAAAATAAAAAAATTATGAAAAAAGAAGATGATAATGACTTTCCTCTCTATGATGGGGAGGAAGGAAATATTAATTTTGACGAACAAGAAGATGATTTCGATTTTGAACCGGAAGATTTACCAGATTGTCCTCTTACTGATTTAGTTATTAGTAATATGATGATGTCTAAACCTTTCGGAATACACTGGGATTATGATAAAATGAAAGAATTTTTAGTAAAACTTGGATATAAGATAATTACTAGATATTCTGATCGTCGAGAAGTTGAATATGAAGTTGCAATAAAACCTAATTCATCTTTTATACCAGAAGATGACTTTAGTAATATTAAAGAAATGTTTGACTCAGAAGTCCAAGATATAATGATTGGATGGCTATTAAAAAATAAATAAACTTATGTGCGTTACAAATAATATTACAGAAAAATCATTAGAAAAATGGAAAGACCTTATTCTTGCATGTAAAAACTATTATATTGATTCAGTACCTACCGGAATGGATGATGCTGTATATGATATGTTAGAAGCTAGAGCAGCGCAAGAAGATGGATTTTTTGTCAGAGATTATGTTTATCAAACATACTTAAAAGGAACTAAGACAAAAAATTCTTATATAGAAAAAATTAAAAAGAAAAAAGTTGAAGAAAAAACTATGTTAAGTGCTCTTTCAGAGTTTATGAATGAAAACTCTGGAAAATACTGTGATCTAAAGTATGATGGATCTAGTATAGCAATTTATTTAGATTCTTCAACTGGTATTCCAAAAAGAATAGTTACAGTCGGAAATTTAAATTTGGATAACTATGGGGTAGATCAAACTTGGAAATTAATAAACTTCCTTCCAAAAAGATTTCCGAAAGGTATAGTAGCAATTCAGGCAGAGGCATTAGTTGACATTAATCGACTTTCTGATACTGATCCTGAAACTGCTAGACAAAGAGCCAATGGACTAATAAATTCTAAGTATTGTGAATCTGAGGTAAATAATTTATTAACTCTTAGAGCTTATAGATATTATACTGATGATTCAATAGAAGGACAAATACTAAGAAAAACAGACTATCGTGAAGTTTTAAAAATGTTTGAAACTGTATGTTCAAAAACTGATGGACATATCTTATTTTCCCCTGCCGATGTATGGACTATAGAAGAACTTATGAGCGCCGGAAATAAAGAATATACAGAAACAGATAAAACAGTTACTTCAACTGGTTACTTCTTAAATGATGGTTGGGTAGTATATGATGAATTTGGAATATGTCTCGGCGCCTTAAAATTTGCTGGTGCTGGATCAGGAACTGAAGCTTTAAAAACTACAGTAAGAGGTATACAATGGAATTCTCAAGTAGCTAAAGGAAAAGATTCTTGGTCAGCTAATATTCTAATCGATCCAATTCAAGTAAAAGGATGTACAGTAAGAAAACCAAGTGCTGGAAGTGTGGGAAAAATGGTAAAAAAGAAAATTACCCCTGGAGCAATAGTAAGTATTATTATGGCTAATTCAACTATTCCAATGGTAGGGGATTCTTTTACTGAAGGTAATGGAGATTTTATGTGGCCAACTTGTAGCTGTGGTTATAATATGTCAGAAAAAGATGTTTATGGAAGTCTTTTGAAATGTGGAAATCCTATGTGTACTGAAAGACTAGATCGAATGAATAATTATATAGGATCTCTTAGTAATATTAAACAACAACTAGATCTTAATAAATTACTTGTTATAGATCGATTTAAGTGGGAAAGTACTGGGATTAATATAGATCAATTGTTGGGAAGTGTTGAAAGAAATGATCCTAATAGTTACTATAATCAATTAAGATCTTACCTTAAAACAGATTTACAAGTGAGAAATTTAGATTTAGTTTGGAAAGCAAGTTATACAATCTTAAGAAGTTATTATGAAAAGTCTATTGGAATTTAAACAAGAAGCAATAATTGTAGAAAAACCAAAAGAAGAATGGAATAGACTTTATCTTGAACTCTTAGACTTAATAAAATCTTGGGGCTTGGAAGATAAAGTTAACTCTTTTAAGTATGAATGGAAAGGATCAGGAAACTCATTTAATAAATTATTCGAATTATCTTTTCTTCGAGAATTAATATTTTACGTACTCGATATAGATTGGAGAGATCCAATTTGGGGAGATATATTTGATATTGAAAGGATAAGTAGTACTCCTAAATCCTATCACGGTTCAGGAAATGATATTACTATTGAAACTTACCTATTTCAACTTGAAGATAAATCAAAGGTATTAAATAGTCTTAATGGAAATTGGGTATTTGATCATTATAAAGAAGTGAAAGATTTTATGGATCAATATAATGATAAATATTTAAAACTGTTTGAAATTAAGAGATTATTTCCATTAGAAGTAGAGATAGAAAATGTTTGATTTAGAGCAAAGAAAAAATTATATAAAAACAAGAAATGATACAGATTATACTGATACAGTGAAAGCAGTATATAAAATCTTAGTATCTAAATATTCCTACCGAGCAAGAATTTCAGATATTTTTCAACTCCTTAAGGATGCATTTGGAATTAATGAATTTATTATTCTTGATTATCAGCAAATGAATAATGCACCCTTCGAATCTTGGTTAGTTGATCAGTATATATCTTGGAAAAATGGTAAGGAGATAGATTTTATAGAAATATATAAAGCTATCTTAACTGTTGGAGATTTTACTACATCTGAAAAAGAATTGTTTGAGTCAGGTCTGATTGAAGAGCGTTTATGGGCTATTTTCTTATTAGTTGATAGCCCCGAATTAAATATTATATAAAATAACATTAAAATGATTGAAGTAAATTTGTATTCTATTCCGGCCCAAGAAATGAATTCTATGGTAGGCCGTTGTGTTGCTCGTAGCCGTTTTGATAAAGAAGGTATGGGCGTAAGTGTTATGGAATTTGTTAAGGGTTTTTTAAAGAATAATTTAGCAAATTTCGAAAATAGTATTGGTAACGCTGAATTAGTAAGCTTTATTAATTCAGAAACTACAATGAGTACTAAGGATTTTTCTTGCATTAATTATTGGTTAGCTCAAGTTGGTTATCTTGTTCAGATTCAAAATGTAGCTGATGATGAAGAAAATGCAGCCGGTATCCCGACAGGTGATGTAGTAGAGTGGAATGTAATCGATTACAACTTTATGCAATATGATTACCCAACTGCAACTAAAATTATTCCTGGTGAAGGTCTTGAAATTCCAGCTATCCTTAGGCAGATTGTAGAACAGTCTGGTTTGTTTAATCCTAATAAATTAAGTGGTGTTAAAAATCCATTTACATTATTGTTAAATAATATGGATAAAATTAAGAATACTACTGGATCTGTATCACCAGCTATTACTACTCAGATCTATAATCTTTTAGATCAGATGGGTATTAAAGTATTTTGTGCAACTTCTGAAGATTAATTACAATGACTACTCTACAAAATGATATTCTAGAAATATATAATTCCTTAGTAGAGTTTTCTGATAATACAGTAAAAACAAACTTTCCGATTCCAATTAAAGTAAGATATGAAAAAGAAACTAGATTACTTATATTTGAACAGAAAGGAAAAACGGTATATCTAGGTCTCCCAGTTTATTATTGTTTAGCACTGGAGGACTTAGAAAAACCGACTTATCTATTACCAGAAGATTATGATTATCTAATGTCAACTCTTCAATCTTTAATAGCATCTGGAGAATTGATAAAACCTAGAACTTGTCTTGGCCCTGAAAACTATGGATTTAATGTTTATTCAACTAATATTAATGAAATGTATAAAGGACCTGATGTAATTGGACAAGTAAAGTTTATTTCTGGAACATCTTGGTTATTTAAGTTTAGAACAAGAAAAAAGTATAAATTATGAATTTTAACGGAACGATTATTATCACAGATCCCTGCTATATTGCAGAAAATAAGGATTGGGGAAACGGATTTAATTATAATAATATGACTATCTCGGAAGAAGTAGGATTCTCTGATAATTATATTTGGGAAGATACTGGAGTTGGAGATGGAAGATGGAAAGTATCAAAACTAAAAAATATTCTTGGCTTACTTGAGCTTGAAAAATTCATAGATGATATTGAAGAAGCTTACTATAATCTTTACGATAATCCTTCAATTGAAAATCAGATTAATCTTGAAAAATTAGTTAATCAGAGGGAAACTATTGGAAGATATTGTGTAGATTCTGGGACTTTTGGAGTATTTTATCTTGACGAAGTTTTAAAATATAAGCCAGATTTTTTAGTAGAACATGGAGATTGGTGTTATACAATTATTAAAGACTTTATTGGGGATGTAAATGTATATACTGATTCTCGTGAACAAAAACATTTTTTAGGTATAGGTAATAAAACATTTTATAGTAATACAGTATCATGGTTGTAAAAATTATTAATAAATCAAAATTTCCACTTCCAAGTTATGCAAAGCCTGGAGATTCTGGAATGGACCTTAGAAATATCGGTGAAGAATTTACATTAAAACCGTTAGAAAGAAAATTAGTTCCTACAGGCATATATGTTCAACTTCCCCCTAGAACTGAAATCCAAGTTAGAGCTAGATCTGGAGAAGCCTTTAAAAAAGGATTAGGAGTTTTAAATGGACCAGCCACTATAGATTCAAACTATAGAGGAGAAATTGGAGTAATTTTAGTTAATCTTAGTCCTGTAGAGGTAACTGTAGAACATGGAGAAAGAATTGCTCAGATGGTTTGTGCAGAAGTAACTCATATGGAATTAGAGGAAGTTAGTAAACTTGATGAAACAGAACGAGGAGGATCAGGTTATGGCAGTTCCGGAATACAATAACGATATAAAACGACTTCTTGGATTAAAAGGAAATACTAGATTAGAAATTCAAAATCAATTAACCCAACGAATCTTAGAATATGATTATATAGATAAAACTCCAGGAATAGGATTGAGATTTTTAGAAACAAAGAAAAGAAATCGAGAGGCTGGTGAATGGATTTATTATAATATTCTATTCGAAGCTAGAAAATATCAAGATACTCCTGAATATTTAGCACATATTCTAGGATCACTATCAAAAGTAGTAAAGACCTGGGGAGATTATTCTAATATTGATGTAGTTGGAATTCAAGAAGTTGATTGTGAAGAAGCAGATTATTATTATATACTAATTTATATTTTAAGTGATGGAAAAGACAAAGAAAAACTCGAATCCGATGGAGAGTGAAAAAATGTCGAAAAAAGATTATGAATTTCTAGAGAAAAGAAGAGTATGGGGATGGGATAATGCAATGTCTGTAGCAAATGATTTATGGGCTAGTATTCATAGTTCATTACTCGCTGGAGATTTAGTATTTGCTTATAAAGATACTACGGGAGAGTCAGGATTAACTCAGATTGTCGTAGTAGCACTTAATCAACCAACAGAACACTTTTCGGTTGGTATGGTTACATCTGGATATACTGCACTTCTTCCACATGTACCATTTAATTTCTTAACCAGTACTGTTCTAGGGGATCTCAAGAAGTATAAAGTTGATAAGAATATAATAAAGGCTTACGAACAAATTTTAGAAAATTATAAAAGATGAGCAATTTGAGAATTTTAAGTGTTGATGTTGGTTTTTCTGCTATTAAGTGTTCTTTTAAGGATTCCAACGGTTTAATAAAATTTGAAAAGTTTATTAGTGCAACAGCAAAACTCCCTGAAAAACCACTTGAAAGTGATGATGATATGGTATTTCCATTAGGAGGAGATTATTATGTATTAGGACCTGCAGCATTAAAAGTACCTAGATCTTATTTACTTAAGCTTGAAACTTTTGAAGATCTAAAAGCAGTTTATGCCCCATGGTTGTCATATTTAATAAAAAAATATGGTGGAGATGAAGGAATAAATGCATTTGATAAATTAGCTATTGGTTTATCAATGGCTTTTAATACCAACGATAACGTAGATGAGTTATTAGATTATTTATATGAAACATTAAATATAAATAAAGAAGATTATATATATTGTTTTTGCCAAGGCTTATCGTGTAAATATACCTATAATGAATATGGGTTAAATGTTCGTGAAGCTTCTAGACGTAATGATGTCAAATTAAGAAATGCATTAATACTTGATGGAGGATTTGAAACTTTAGATTTCTGTAGTATTATCAATGGTACCTCTTCAGCGGGTGCTGCTGTAGGAGTAAAAGATTCTGGCGTAATTAGAATAGTTTACGATCTTGTTGATTATCTATATAAAAATTACTCAATATCAATTTCAATTAAAGAAGGACAGGTAATTTTAGATACTGGAGTTTTAAAACGCAGAGGAAAAACAATAGATCTATCTAGACAAGTTGAAGAGTTTTCAAAAAAATATATTATCGAAGTTTTTCAATATTTAGATAAAAATTATGGAGAGGTACTTGATGCTCTAGATGATGGTATTATTGTTTTGGGAGGATTAAGTTATTTTATGAAAAAATATCTTCATGATCCTGAAGTAGAAAAAGAAGTGGATAAAATATTTAGCGTATCTGAAATAGTATATCCAGAAGAAGACTCAGAATATTATAATTGCATATCATACTTGAGATTAGCTGAAAAAGTAGCTAGTGATAATATGAAATGATAAAAATGCACTTAGAGAAAGGTTAAAACCTAATATATGAAAGAACATTAGAAAAATTTATAAAAGAAATATTTATAGATCGATCTAGTGTTCTTTTATTGTTTCATAAAAGTTATAGGGGAGATAAGTTTAATAAAGGTTGCAAACTTTATCATTCTAAATCTCTCCTTTTTATTAATAACTTTTATGATATAAATATAATTAAATAATTTTAATTAAACAAACTTTTTATGAAACATCACACAACAGAAAATCAAGATGAAGTGAATAATAGTAGCTTATACCTTGATGAAACAGATTCAAACGGAATACCTCTTCTGAAACGAATAGAGAAATATCCAGACCTTCCAGAGAATGAATTTATCCCAATAGAGTATACTCATTCTAATGGACATACTGTAAAAAATATCTACTATATTAATAAATTAGGACAGATTAAAAACATAGGAACAGGAAAATTATTAAAATCTTCTAAAATTAGAAATTATTATTCAATACATCTCTTTATATGATAATAGTTTTTCTAATCTTAGAGTAACCGATGCAAAAGGAAATATGAATAATCCTTTAACTATAGAGAAAAGAATTAAAAGAGTAGTAGCAGCTGATTTATTTGGCAACTTTATATGTTATGAATCTGGAAAATATATTTCAAAAAATATACTATCTTTATCATCAACAATATACAGTTCAAGTGCTTTAGTAAAATTGAAAACTCCAGGAGAAAAATAATCGTTATAAAACCTGGAGATAGAGAAGGATTATTAAGTAAGATGAAAACAGTAACATATGTTTTTAATAATGAAATGAAAGCTATTGGTGCATTTATTAATATTACTATATAAACAGAAAGTAGAAACTAAAGTAAGTTGGGCTATTATTAATAAATATCTTAATTCAGAAAAGTTAGCACCTGATGGAAATTATTATTTCAGAGGAGATAAAGCAGTTGAATTAATATTATCTCAAGGTCATGGAAGAGCTTGGGAATTTGAACCTGAAAATAAATAAATAAAAAATTGATAAACAATGAGTAAATCAAAGATAATTAAAGGACAAGCATCTATTATTGAAAATGCTTTAGTTCAAGAACAAATTTTACTAACTCCAGGACAAGCAAGTACTACTAATGTTGTGGAGCTTATTAAAAATATATGGGATGACCTTAAGACAGAAGGTACATATAAAAGTAATAAAAAGAAAAACTACTTTTATTGGGAATATGAAATGACTGATACTGAAAATGAAGATTCAGTTATTAAAGTAAAAATGGAATGCCCCCAGCCAAAAGAAGGATTATTTGAAGAACCATATGATCCTGAAACAGTAGAAGGCGACTATGCTAAATATTGGGTAAAAAAACTTAAAGAATCTACTGAAAATTATGAATACAAGGCAGCAATTCAGAAAAAAGAAATAGTTTTCCCTGGCACTAGATACGTAAATCAAGAAGGTGAAGTTGTTGAAGTAGAGGAGTCTAGAATTAGTAATACTGATATCGGCGACATTACTAATTTACTTGGATTGTTTTAATAGAAAATAAATTATGGAAGAGGAAATAATAGAATCAATCGACGAAGAAAAATTACCAACTATCATTAGTAATGATGAAGATGTCATAGAAGAGGTGATCCCTGAAGAAATCCCTGGAACTAGTGGCATAATCGGAGGCAATCCCTTCGGAAACATAAGAATACAGATTAATGGTCAAGATATTTTTATGTAAAATAACATAGAGAGGTTAGATACATTTTCTACCTCTCTTATTTTTATATACTTGAATTTTATATTATTAAAACTTGAAACTTACAAAACACGTAAAATTTAAGTTTTTTCTCTTATATGTGTGATGAAAAAGATGTTTAATTTAGAAACTATTTTTGTTATGTGTAAAGAAAAACCATTTAATCGCCAAGATCAAAAATATCCAGATCTCCCTGACTATGAATTTATTCCATTAGTATATCCAGGTATTAAGGATATATATGAGATTAATAAAAAATCTGAAGTTAGAAATAAATACACTAAACAACTATTAAAACAACAACAAGATGAATTTGGATATACTACAATCTCTCCACAATATATAGAAAAGCATAAAAGAAAAGCAAAATCTATTCATATAATAATGGCTACCGTTTTCTATAATAATTCAGAACCAAAAATATATAATATAGTTAATCATATAGATCATAATCCAAGAAATAATAACCTATCTAACTTAGAATGGGTTACTAAAAGTGAAAATAATAGTCCAGATAGACGCTTACCAGTTCATAAAGATAAACGAATTAAATATACTGCAATGGATAAAGAGGGAAATGAATTATTTACAATAGATTCTTTAGATAGTAAAGGATATGATATACGTTACATTTCTTCGATTGCTAAAAAAAGTCAATATAGCTATAAAGGATATTATTGGAAACGACAAGAATCATTAAATAATCAAAAGTTTTTTGATCTTATAGGATTTTCTGGAAACTTAGATGACTATACTTGGTATGAACACTGGAAATATCCTCAATGGTCTGTGTGTAGTGAAGGATTTATTAAATCAAATAGATTTAATAAATTAATAGGAACACTTAATAATAAAGGATATATTATAGTTGATAGTAATAGTACTAAAGCGCATACAGTTATTATGGAATATCTCTTAAGAAGAAATTTAAAAAAGGGAGAAATAATTGATCACATTAATACAATAAAAACAGATAATAGTTTTTCTAATCTTAGAGTTACTGATCAAAAAGGAAATATGAATAATGTAAATACTCTGGAAAAATTATCAGAAAAAATAGTATTAGCAGATCTATATGGAGACTTTTTAAATTTTGGTTTTTCGAGAGATATCCAGAAACTAGTTGGAAAAGACAATATTAAAAGATCCAGAGTAGATAGGTTATTAAGTAGTAATGTAATTTCTACAAAATATATTTGTATTAAACTTGGAGACAAAGAGAAATTACATAAAAAGATGGAGAATATAATATATAAATTTTCTAAAGATAAATTAAGAGTTCTTGGAGCATATAATTCAATTACATCTGCAAAGAAGGAATCAGTTATTTCTACTAAAAGTATTAGTAAAAATTTAAATTCTGAAAAACCTGCGCCAGACGGATATTACTACATGAGAGGTCCTGAGGCAGTAAAGTTAGTACTATCGTTAGGACATGGTACTGCAGGAAATTTTAAACTTGAGGAAAAAGAGGAATCTCAGAAACCCTCAAATTCTTATATATGGTAGAGAAGATTGAAAGATATTATTTACAGAATCTGGAGATCTAATTTTTATAATAGACCCTGAAACTATTATAAATAAAATCTATCAAAAAAGACACAATATAACAACAAAAGAGGAGCCCTCATGGCGGAATAGGTAGACGCAGCAGACTTAAAATCTGCTTTTCTGAAAAGAAAGTTCCGATTCGACTTCGGATGAGGGTACAAGACATAATTATAACAGGGCCCATATCTCAGTTGGTTAGAGAAGCTGACTCATAATCAGAAGGTCGTCAGTTCAAGCCTGGCTGGGCCCACTAATTTAAAAGAATATTCATTAATTTGAATATTCTTTTTTTTATTTCCCCAAAATCCTTATTAATGTAATAAAAACTAAAAGAAAGAAAAATTATGGAAAAAGATTACGAGAAATTATTTGCAGTAAAATATGTTTTACAAAAAGAAGGCTTAGAAAAATTTAGAAGGAACCGTAAACATATTACTGAATTTGAAAATGTATTTTTTGAAGTTGTAAGTAAAGAACCCAGACCTATAAGAAAATATAAAATTTCAAGTAATATACAAAACTATATTCGATTTTATTCACTTAATAAAGAACGGCTATTTTCTAGCAAATTAAGAGATATAGTCAGTAAAAAGAACTTAGAAGACTTATTTAGAAATTCAGAAAAGAAAGCTAAATTTGGATTGATATATAATTCTAGTACGAAAGATAAACAGGAAACAGACTATAATGCCCACTCTATTTTTTGTATAACAAGTGAATATATTATACTATATGCATTTATTGGAAAGTGTATTATGGGCAATGATAAAAAAAACATTTAATTCATTAGGAAGTGTAGTAATAAAAAAGAGTGATTTATTAAATTTTTCTGAATTAAACTTAGAAGGTTGTTTATATAGCATGGATGAATTTGTTAACTCATACAAACTTTGTAAACAGTTTAATTGTTTGGATAAATTTTTTAAAAGTATTCCTTCAAAAATGATGAATGAGTTTACTTCATTAGGATGGTCAGATACATTAGAAGATTACTATAAAGAGGTAATAGATAGTCAAGAAGATTTATTATCAAATAATAAAACTATAGATGATCTTATTAAATATTTTAAAAATAATTATAATCAAACTTTATATTCGGTTGAAGCTAAGGAATCATTTAGCATAAAATACAGATTTATCTATGAATCATTTAAAAGTTTTATATTTTTGATGACTTCTGAAATAAAAACTGAAACATTTGAATCTGTGTTATCTGGAAAAGTAAAAAATCCACCTACACAATTTGAAGATCCTAGTACCGGCCGAAGAAATCAAGGAGTAATCGTAGTAGATAGATTATATGATACAGAAATAAATATAGATTGTCCATTTGGTGTAAGAGGTCATTGGAGAAATCAATACTACGGAAGAGATGCGGCCGGAAATCCAATACATAAAGTAATTTTTATTGAAGCATTTGAGAAAAAAGGTTATCATAGAAAGGCGACAAAAGAACTAGTAGAAAGCAAATAAAAAAAATAAGAGAGGAACATTTAGTCCTCTCTTTTAATTTTTGTTCTAGGAAATAAATCCTTCAAACTTGTAATAAACTATATATTCTTCTTGATTCTCTCCTTTTATATAACGAGAAATTCTGAATACAATACTTACTGAAGGTTGTTTATATACTATAGGAACATATTCAGTTAAGTGTCGTATCTTTTCTCCCTTTACTTTTTTCTCAAGTTCAGCTAAAATCTCAAACTTTCCCATATTTCCTATTGAATGTTGAGTTCGATTAAAAAATTCATAAAGATTATCTAACTCAACTCCAATAACAATCCCTTTCTTTGGTAATTTAATTTCTGATGATTCCATAATATTAATATTTTGTTTATTACTACATTTATAAGGATTTGATTTGTTCTATTTCCTTAAGTTAAATAAACCCTAGTAAAACAAATACCTCTATCGAAGTTTAGGTATAAAGAATACTAGGGTTATTTAATTTTTTAATCTAATTCTGAATTTTCTTTTCTCATATTTTCTGTATGAAAGAAGTAATCAATTGCATTAAATGTAGTTAGATTATATCTCAATCTATCTACAGGCGTATTACTAGGTCCATAGGAAATAACAAGATCTTCAAATGATACAAAACTTTCTTCTAGAATTAATTTAATCTTAGGATCCTCGAGATATTTCCTTGCTGTCCCTGGTTGAAGTTCAGCGAGGGATATATGAGGCGTATAGGAATACTCAGAAACAACTTCATATTTTGTCCTTAATCCTTTATTAATTAATCCAAGTGTTTTGTATAATTCACTGGTTTGTTTCATCTTCAATACTATATAATCACTATCATTCTCAAAGGATCCGATTTCAAAATTATCTAAGATTCTTTCAGTATTCTCAGATTTTATATATTCAATAAAATCATCAAATTCCGGTTCTCCTAAAATAGTTTCAATATCCCCTAAAATATTCATCCTGGGAATTTCTTTTCCTTGAGCATATAATAATGTTATATGTGATTCATTCTCAATTCCAGTATCTTTAAGATCTTCTCTACTAAATATAGCAGATAGAGATACTGGAAGATAAAGCGAGCAATTTAGCATTAAACAGCTATTATTTTCCATATCAATTACCTCCCATATTTAATAGGTTATTCTTACGACGGAATTTAATCTTTAAGTCGTTCAATTCTTCTTTCAGACTTGACCCACCTTGGTTAAATCCCTTATCATCTACTACGGTTAATCCTAGACCTAATAAGTTATTAAGGAACATTTGATTATCTTCCTTCGCAGTGTCTTTTCTAGCACCACTAATAAATTGATCTGCATTTCGAGATAGAAGTACAGCTAATTCCATCTCTCCAATCTTTTGTCCAGTTTGTCTATAGCGTCCTTTTCCAAGTATAGGTTCATCTCGTTTGGCATTAATATCTACGCCATATAAACTTGATGTAACTTTGTTGGAATAGCTTGGTATGTGATATAATTCTTCAAGGGTCATATATCCAGCCATCAAAGGCTTATCTACTTCTATAAACTTTCCGGTCATTCCAGATACTAATTTATTATATTCTTCTGGTTCTAGGTTATCTTTTAATTCATCGAGATCTGTTAATTCAGTCTCAGGCATAAGAATTTTACTCTGACTTTCTACACCTAATTCTTCAGCCCATTGATTAACAAGCTCTGGTGTAAATTTAGTAGAGAAACATCCTACATTGAAATAATACATATCTTCTATTTTACTAGTATTATGACGTTCAATAATTTCTTCAACATCTAAACTAGTAAAACGTCCTGGGTAGTATTTTTCAAGAAGTGGTTTAATTTTCTTTTGCCCTGTTTTTGTTTTCTTATAATCATCTACAAGATCGTGTAATTTGTGTGCAATAAGTCCGAGCAGTGTTTCCATAAGGACGCTCGGAATTTTACGGTTGATTGTTGAATACATTCTTGCTTAATAAATTTTTATTAAGATTAGACTATATTATTTAAGCTTGCCATAGTCGTTGAACAAGTAATTAAATACTATACTACTTGATGCTGATTAAATTTTAATATTTTTCCAGCATTTTAAAGCTTTTTCATAGATTTCAAAAAATCTAAGTCCCATTCATTAAATAGGATTCATCACAACTTCTACTCTTTTTTGTTTTCCATCCTTATCTACCATTATAGGCATTAAATCGTCAGATTGAACTTTTGATACAACACCCTTACCTCCATATCTGGAAGTAATTTTAGAACCAATCATCCCGATGGTTCTTTTAATAAGTCTTACACGAACAGTATATACGATCTTATATGCATCTGGATCCATATTAATAGGATCTAATGTATCTGCCGCAATATACTCTGGATATTTTTCGTAGATAATTTTTCTATCTTTTGTTTTTTCATATTCATCTATAACATCCTGTGAAGTATGTGTAAATGAATAATCTGGTGCTTTTACTGATTTAGGAATTTTAGGTTTTTTCATTTCTTGTATCATAACATCAGAAACTACCGCCTCGTCTATATTATTAGGCACTATTAAATGATCCTCGATAGTATATTCGGAGAGATCATGTCCTTCTCCGAAAAGTCCTCCGAGTTTTTCTTGTAGTGCCTGATTTATAGCATCAAGACGAACAGCTTTATATAATGTCACTACTGCATCTTTTGATTTAACCTTTGTTCCAATAGGGGCGATCCACTTAATAGCACTAGTACTCTTAACATTAATCATTAAGTCAATTATACTATAAGATGCTATACGATTTGCAAATGATTCTGATATCACCAAAGCATCCTCATTTACTAAACCATAATAGGCGTGGAAAAGTACCAGAGCATTAACGCCGGCCTTATATGTTTCAGGAGTATGTCCAACTGCACCAGTTATAATATCTCCCTGTTTTACTTTTTGGCCGATTTTTACTTTAGGCTCTGTAAATACCGCCACGTCATTTATACTCTGAATCGCTGTTCTTCGTAAAATATTTGTCTCAGTTCCATCAGGCAATTCAATTATAACTTCATCCTCTGTTATATCCTTTACCTTACCCTCTGGATAACTGAACTTTTCATTTAATATATTATCTTTCAACTCTTCATTCCTTCCAGTGTCAACAAGTGCACGCTCTGCATTAATCAGAGGTATACTTTGTTTAAGCATCGAAGTACCCATTGAGATTCTGACACTATCTGTATACACTTAAATTATTTTTATAAATTTGAGTAGACTATATCATCTAGGTTATATTTCAAACTTAGTTATACATTTAGTCGTTGAGAAAGGATTTATATTACTTAGATTGATCTAAGATAATCCTTTTTGCTGATTTATACTTGGTATAACCAAGATTTTTCCAGCATTTTAGTATAATTTTCCCAAAATCTAATAAACTTTAGGCAACTATTTTATAATTGGTAAATGGAATTCTTCGAGTTGTACTAGACAATCTATAATCAGGTGCCAAATCGATCAATTCTATTTCTTCGACTGGAACCATTTTTCTTTTCATCCTATACTTAACTTCTACCTGACCATCTTTATCAGGCTTTAAGGTATTAGTTTCATAATCTACATACTCACTGGCAGCTACTTTTTTATTAAGATAGTCTATATATGGTATCGTAACCTTAATAAAATTTGGATCATATACATCAAATAATACATCATCATCTGTAATATGACATGAAACTGTAAGTGAGTTCTGGAGGTTAGTATTATTATTACTTTTTAACTTAATAAATTTTATTAAGTAATAGACTATATTATCTTTAGAGATATAACTCTAAGCTCTTTCTATAGTCGTTGAACTCTATTTTAATTAAAATAGAGATGCTGATTCTTTTTAAAGTTCCAGCAATTTTAGAGTTTTCATTCTAAAATTATTTTAGAATGCTACTAATAAATTAATAGGTGTATCAGCTATATCGACTAACGAATAGATAAAGTTTATTCACTTTATCACTAGACTATATCTTAGGGAATTTCCCTCTCTGTACATAGTCGTTGAATATAATAAATATTGATACTTAATCAATATGAAAATGAAGTTATTTTATATAATATTTATATCCTTTTTCAGGTTTATTTTTAATCCAATTAGTTAATGTATTCCAAGTATGTTTAGTTGCTCTACTACACTCTTCAATGCTTCCATATATAGTTCCGTCAGGTCCTATAACTTGTTTACTATTATAAATCTTTTCCCCAGATCGTGTAATTTTTTGTTTTACAATCACTGGCAATTCACTTAATTTATAAAATTCATCTATTTTATCTTTATATTTCTGTTCAAATTCTGATAAGTACATGAACTTATAACCAGCATAATCAGATCTAATATTATTACATACTTCACTAATTATATCAGGATAAAATTTATCAATAGAAGCATCATTAATACATTCATATATTCTAATTACATTAAAATTCTCATCATGACAAACAACAGATATAATACTATTACCACTTCTTCTAAATTTCTTCATACTATCAGAAATTTTTTGTTTCTGAACTTCAGAAAGTTTAGATCCTATCTGTTGTTTACTCATAGTCTCTCTAAATTTAGCTGCTAATCGAGTTGAAATTTTACTAATAGAATTATTTCTAGAACTATTTGATGTACTAGAAATAAACATTATATTAACAGCATATATTATCTTTTTATTATCTGGAAATGCACAAGCTAATAACATATGAGCTACTATATGATATCTAGCTGGCATCTTTACTAGATTAGACCTATCATTTGTTCCACCCATACACTTTGGAAGTATATGGTGAACCTCTGTATACATATCATCAGGATAACCATCAGATTCCATTTGTATACATTTATCTATTAATTGATTATATGTTTTATAGTACCATAGTTGATTATGGTACTTAATTTCTTCATTTTCTTTGATCATAAAATTTATTTTTATATTTTCATATCAATCTTATAATCAAAATTTACTATACTGCTAATTAACTATCACTAGTTTTCTAGCAATTCTCAAAGTTTTTATTATAGAATATTTTCTATAATCAGACTTAATCTAAATCTGTAAAAGTCGAATTAAAAGCTACACTTGCGGGAATAACAATTTTTTGGGAGATTGCCTCTAAGTTAACGGAATTTACTCCAGGGGGACTTTATTGTTAACTATATAAATAAAGTTCTACTTATATAGAACAGAATATAAATTCAACTTATAAAAAAGTTGGTAAGTCTTTATTCGTTACACTAAGAATTTTTACTCTTAGTTCGGTATTAGATCTTATATCCTTCACCGAATTTACTTACTAATAATTTTATAGATTTTTCCATAAAACGGCACCTTTATATTTTGTACCTGTACTCCTGAATCTCCTTTGTTATCGCTACTTCCTTTAAAAAATCTAAAACACAAAGTACTAATTGCAGTAACTTGATCTTGAATTTTACCATACTTTGTAAAATATGATGTAATTCTTCGTCTAGCTGCAAAATAGTTACGTCCATTATTATTCCTAAAGATATATTGCATAAAACTGTTAGGAACTGATTCTAATGTTTTGTCAATGATTAAGTCTTTTAGTCTATCATCTCCAAAGGCCAAACATTCCTGTATTAGTTTTTGTGTAATATATTCAGGTTTATAATCCAAGTCAAGTTTGATCATTAATTTCTTGGTTTGTCTTTCAGTTAACTTCAAGATCTCCTTTTTATCAGTTTCCAAGTATTTATCAATGTCTTCAAACTTTATATCAATTGGTTTATCTGCAATTCCAAGTTCCGGATTAATTCTTTTTATCTTCAGAATCTGTTTTTGAATATCGTAAACTCTATCATAGTCGAAATTAACTTTATAATCTCCTGTACCAGACATTTTAATACGACAGTCATAATCAGATCCCATTCGATTAGTTGAAATACGATAAGCGCCTTCTATAATAAATGCACCATCAATTTCTTTAGGAACTTCGAACTCTGCATACTTCATTTCAGGATCTTCTTTCCCATCCGTTATAGTTGTATATTCAATTCTTACTTTATGTGTAGCAGTTAATCCATTTTCAATATAGTAAGAAGCTGGTTGAGGAGGTTCTTCTATAAATGAATATCCAATTTTTCCAACTTTTACTTTAGGATTATATGCATCAACTTTATTAAAAAATCGATCTACTATAATTTTTGCTCCAGTGTTTCTGAAATATTGATTAAAATTACTCATTATACTAATGGTTTTATATTTAATTGCTTATATTCGCAATCTACTGAATTAAAAAATGTTTCTAATTCTGATTTAATACTATCTTTTAAGCTACGAGCCTCTACATATTCTCCCATAGGTTTACCATCAAGAGATCTAAAAAAAGCTTCATAAGTAACAAGATAATTGAAGTTATCTTTAAGTTGATGTAATGTAAGCTTTACCGAAAATCTTTCATACTTCGGAAAAATATCATCTCTAAGTTTTTCATATAATATTTCTCTCGCCTGTATAATATTCGGATCTTGACTGTCTAAAATGTTATATGGAATTTCATATGATAGTATAATTTTATAATAATTATCGTTCATAACAAAAAATTCTCTTCTCTGGTTTTAATCATCATATATCCAAGTTCATCAAATTTCCTCCCCTTCGAGATGTAGTTGATGCTTTCTTGGGTTTTTCTTCTTTTTGTTTATCTCCATCCACAGAGATACATTTTTCTTGCTCGGGTTTACTTCCAAGGCTCGATAAAAGATTAGTATTATTAGATTTATCCACAGAGGGAGATGAGGTAGTAGTATAAACCACCTCACCGTCTCTATGAATAGTTACATTAATACTCAACTCTTTTTCAAATTCTGGAAGATCTATTTCAAATTTAATAGTTCCCATAATTTGTTTTTACTTTTGTTTTTCGTCAAGTTTATTATTTAAAAGTAATCCTAATATAGTTTCTGTCATTACGTCACCAGAAAGATTTAATTCCCCTTTGAGAGCTTTAGACACAACTCTAGAGCTATAACCGTAAGACAAAACAGTATAGAATGACTTCTTATTTAAAACACCACTTTGAGTACCTAGATATTGGATGTCTTCAATCTTCTGTGTTTCTGGATCTACACCTACATCAGTTAAACCTGTGAATAAAAGTTCAATAAGTTCTTCCTGTGTAGCATGAAGATCTGATAAACCAGTTGATACAAATCCTCCATCTGTTAAAGTATAGAACTGTTTTCTAAAGATTAAGTAAATATCATTAATATTAGAACCCAACTCTGCAATAACATGATTCATATTGCAAACTCCGCTGGAAATTCTTTGAAACTTCTTAATCTCTGTACCATCAGGAAAATAATACATACAATCTGGATTATAATCATACCGAGTATCACCAATCCAAACTTCAATATCACCTTCCTTAGTCTCTTTGTAATGAATAACCCCATCATTCAAAGCATAACAATCAGATACAATAACATTATCCTTCTCAAAATATCTTGTGCCATCACTCAATTTATCTATAATTTTCTTATTATAGTTTAGAATATAAATTCAACTTATAAAAAAGTTGGTAAGTCTTTATTCGTTATACCTTAAGATTCTAATTATTAATCCAAGGCTTGGTATTACTAGTTACTAGCTTCACCAAATTTACTTACTTATAATCTAGAGAATTACTTCCTTAGACGGCAATTTTATATTCACCTTTGGCACGCATTAATTTTATAAGAGCGTTCAACCTGTAGATAGGCGAGGTAGTATTATAAGCTCCTCCGATTAAGTCACCTTTTTCGAATTTTGTTTTACCTACTCCTACCCAATTATTAGGTCTTGGATATTTTAATTCTCCTCCTCTGACTTTTAGGTAAATCCATCTACCTTCTTCTCTAAACTCACATTGTTTTGGTGATTTTAATAAGCCTTCTGTATTAAGCACACGTTCCAATTACTCTTATAATATAATTTATAAGTTAGACTATATCATCCAGAAATTCATCTAGTTTCATTTATAGTCGTTGAAGGGATTTTATTTTCCCCTGCTGATTTATTTTTATTATAAATATTTCCAGCAATTATTGAAATTATATGCCACAAATATAATCTATGGCCACCATGTTTAAGACCTAAAGCAGATTGGGTCGTTCCTTCAGTTAATGATGTAGCAAATGACAATCCAATTGCTGCTCCATCAGTAAACTTAAATTTCTTTCCAATCAGGTCTGGTGTAATTGTGCTTAAATCTCCAGTTCTTTTTGTAACAATCGAACGTACTGGAACAAGGTCATCTTCAGAGCCATTTGCAAGAGGTTTATCTGGGTATACCTTTCCGTTCGGTGCTGTTCTTCCTAATGCTTTATATCGTGGAATGAGTAATCCTGTGTTTTCTGGATCTTCTCCTTCATGATATATAAAACTATTTAAAAGGAATGAAATTTGTCGTGTTAAATATCCTGAACTAGGCCATTCAAAGAGATTAGATATTATAATTTTTAAAAGACGTCTTCTAATCTCTTATCCTGCTTACGCTTATTCACGTAAGATTAGACTATATCATGATTAAAGAGTTTCCTTAATCTAACAATACATAGTCGTTGATCTTATCTTTGTTTTCTTCTACTATTATACCTTTTTGGTCTTGGTAGATATTTTACATTATTTTTCTTATTCTCTCGATAAGCTTTTGTTTCTTGAATTTTTCTATATTCTTCAATTCCAGAGAGTATAGTTCTTGCTATACTTCCAACAAGCCTTAGAGTTTCTAAGAATTTTTCAAATCTACACATTAAGTTTTAAAAAGTACTAATAATTCATCTTTTTCTCGTTGATAAGTTGCTGATTTTAAAAAACTTTGACTTCGTCTGTCTATTATTATTTCCAGCATTTCTTTGTTATTTATAGTGGGCTACCATAAAGTTCAGGTTTTATTTCTAACTCCACTAACTTTGATACTTTGCAGTGACCTATTCTCACTTTTATAATTAAATTTAACGAATTTAATAGTAGACTGTATCATTTTACCTCTAGTTACAGTCGTTGAACTTCGGAATTTAACCGAAGATGCTGATTCAATTTTTATTATTCCAGCATTTTTTAGAGTTTTAATGCGACCAAGATCAGGTCAAATCAAGAGATCGCATGAAGCTGATAATCTTTTTCTGTATATCCCGAGAGTAAAGTTCCTCGAGTTATAACAGGACGTTCATCTACCCCTGACGTAATAAATTGGGGCATACTCATAGCTACAATTGAGGCTAGTTTTACACGATTTGCGCGTGCTAGTTCATTCTTTAAGTCTGAACTAAAACTTTCAGAAACTTCTTTCTCATATTTTTTAAATTCCTCTGTCATTATAAGAAGTTTCTGTTTATCAGTAAGATCTTTTGAATCCGCAACATTACAAATTCTCTTATAAGTTTCAGTGTCACAATCTGCATATAACGTTTTATAATCAAAAGTTACGACACCTGCTAACGTAACGACTCTAAGCGCAAATTTTGTAAGAGCCTTTCTTTTCTCAACTCCGTCAGGGAATTGATTTAGGTACAGGCTTAATTTTGTTGCGCTCTTTGCTCCGATACGTTCAAACTCGTTAGAGAATATTCCAATCTTATCTATATCTGCATCAATAATCTTCGAAATTCTAAGGCGACCATAAGAAGTAACTTTTGATTGATACTCCACATTGCCTATTTTTCCAGTAAATACAATTGGTGTACCTACTTTTATTTTCTTATCTATTTCTGCATCTTTAAGTAATTGGACATAATCTGTATAAAAATATCTCGGACTCTTTAACTCTTCCTGATCATCAAATACATATTCCGTCGCTACCGCTACAATACTAATTATTATTCCTAACATATTTTTAGTATTAGACTATATCTTCTTTAGTTGTTCACATAGTCGTTGGAGAGAAATTTTAAATAATTCCTCTTGCTAATTAGGTATTAATAACCTTTCCAGCAATTCTAACAATTCTTAAGTTATATCTCAAACTTCGGACCTTGTTGATCCATTAAGCGTTTCGTGATTAAATTTATAGCACAATATAAAATTGTAGACTATATCATCTAAGTCATATTTCAAACCTAGTTCTATATTTAGTCGTTGAAAAGATAATTTTACTATCTTCTGCTGATTTATACTTTATATTTTCCAGCATTTTAATAGAATTTTCATGAAGTTGTATTTAAAACTTCATGCTACCTTTAATTTGATAGGTTCATTATTTTTTTTATAAACCGTAACATATCGCTTTTATCTAATATATGATTTATATTAGAAAGACTATATAATTCTCTTTTTTAGAGATTTCATTTATAGTCGTTGAAGGGATTTTTATTTTCCCCTGCTGATCTTTCTATTTTAAAAGTTCCAGCAATTATTGAAATTTTAGAGACCCCAGATTTCCAAAGGACTCATACGCTCGTAGGTTTCGGAGGCGGCTTCGGGTGGTACTAATTGACATCTTATAAAAATATCTTTATAAGATAGACTATATCATCTAAATTATATTTCAAACCTAGTTCTATATTTAGTCGTTGAAAAGATAATTTTACTATCTTCTGCTGATTTATACTTTATATTTTCCAGCATTTTAATAGAATTTTCATGAAGTATTTTAACTTTAAGCTACTCTTTTACGAATAGAAACAGTATCACCATCAAAGTCAGCATTTAAAGGTTCACATACCTGTATAGGAAAGTGTCACTTTTATGTAAAATATTTTCATTTACTAAGTAGACTATATCATTGGATTCGTTCCATATCATTTATAGTCGTTGAAGGGATTTTATTTCCCCTGCTAATTAGATTTTATATCTTTCTAGCAATTATTGATATTTTCCTAGTTTAGTTTTATTCACTAGGCCACACTTTTACATATGGTATAGTCATCATGGATTTTCAATTTCATTGCAAATATCGAATATTCATGGAGACTCGGTTGGCGATTAACTCTGTGATAATCAATACTTTAGCCAACTTATATTGATTACCCAAGATATAATTCTATCTTGCAAAGACTATATTTTCCATGGTTAAAACTAGGTTATCACAACACTAGCCTGGTTTTGTCCATAGTCGTTGAATTGTGATTAATTTATTTATACGAATTTAAAACCTTTTTCAGGATGTTTTTTGATCCAATAACTAATAGTACTATCTGGAATATTTAATTTTCTAGAACAATCAGAGATACTATTATAAATTACACCATTATAATCCTGAACAGCTTTTGACATTTTATTATTTTTAGAAATTTTCTCTCTTACTTCCTCAGAGAGAGGTTTTCCTTTTCTTCCACGAAGAGCGTTTCCAATAGCTTTTTTATGACTTTCAGAAAGACTTTTACCTAAATGGGACAACTTTAACTTATCTTTCGTTTCTTTTGATAAATGTTTTCCTTTTTTAGATTCAGAAACTTTTCTATTATGATCCTCAGAATGTACTTTTCCTTTTAATGCAAAAGAAATTTTCTGCTTATGTTCTTCTGATAAAGGTTTTCCTTTCTGATAATTTGCCATAGTTTCCCTTAATTGACTAATAGTTTTTGTAGAGAATTGATTTAAAGCTAGATTTCGTTCAGCTCTTGTATTTTTATTTCCGACAATCATTATATTAGCTGCATATATTATTTTTCCTATATTTGGATATATTTTTACAAGTAATAAATGAGCCATTATATGATATCTAACAGGCATTCTTACTAAATTATCTTCCTTATTTGTTCCACCCATACATTTAGGTAATATATGGTGAACCTCTGTATACATATCTTCTGGATAACCATCAGACTCCAATTGTATACATTTATCTATAAGTTGATTATATGTTTTATAATACCATAGTTGATTATGGTATTTAATTTCTTCTTGTGTCATAAATTTCAAAGGTTTATTTTATTTTGTATAATAAATTTCAAATTACTATTATTTTTTACTTTATCATCCAAAAAGTTATATACGTCTTTTCTAATTTTATCATCTAAAAATTCAGTATACCTTGTTTCGTCTTTAGACAGTTTAGTATATTTTTGAAATTTAATAAAAGTATCAAACTCGAGATCAGCTAGTTCATTGGTAGGTCCTGATATAATTGCTACAACTTTTCCACCAAGTATTTGAAATTGATTCATCAATTGGGTATTAATTCTACGTTCCCAATTCTTTGAAAATCCAATTTTTATTGATTTCGGATATCTTACAAAATATAAATAACCAGTTTCTCCTTGAAATTTATTTCCAAGTAATATTCTATTATTTACTCTCATTGCATACTCAGATCCATAACCTTTAGAATTTTTATCTAAAGCATTTTTAGCTCCAAGTAATGCCATTCTTTGTCTCTTCTCTTCACTAGAATTCCATATACCAATTTTAGAAGTACCTTGATATCTTCCTTGAGCATGTAGTTGCTTCATATGTTCAGATCTATTAAAAATTGGTTGTGTAGATACTAGAGAAGAGAAGTGTTTAATTCTAAGTACCTTCATAATATTCTAGTATTTTAATTATTATAAATTCGTATAAATAAATTATCTTCAACTGCTGATTAGATATTTAGATCCTCCCAGCAATACACAAAATTTAATACATAATTCACATTATATATTCTAGGATTCACACCTAACGTACCAATTAGGAAACCATTAGTACGATTTGTTTTTCCGCATACTCTTTAAACATTTTCAGAGTTTCCGGATTATTATATTCTTCTTTTGTTGCTTTGAGTGCTTCGTTTTTGGTAAAATTCAGCTCTTTCATTAAGTAATCTAAGAAACCTTCCCGACACATTTCATAAGCGATATGTATTGGAACAGAGATTTCATCGATAGATAATGTAGTACTAGGTATAATTGGGCATCTAGCAGAATTTTTAGTACGGACAGAATACAAGTCACGTGCTAGATTTTCTTTAGATGTATTAAGTAGTGCTGTAGCTTCTTTTTTTCCAGCATTTAGGAGAGCACGTAGAAGGGCTGTATATCTAACTCTTTCTCCAGGGGTATTAAATTTAGATGTAACTTCCTCATAGTTCAAGTCATTAGATTTTTTATCTTCTACGCAACAAAGTCTGATAATAATAGAGTACCAAATACTAAGTTTATGAGATCCCATTACTTTTTTCCCGTTTTTAATTCCGAGAGTAAAAGGTCTCATCATAGCAGGTTGTACTAGGTAATACCGATTAATTAATTTTTTAAATTCTGTAAGACGAGCGGGGAAATGTTCTTCAATAATTTTAATTAATCCTTCGTAAGAACATAGAGCTTCATCAGTAATAAATTCTGATATTTTTAGTTCTTTTATTGTTGGATTATATTCGAACTGGCAGGTATCAAAAACTTTAATACCTAATTTCTTTGCTCCTCTTGCACTATAACCATTTCTTCGAAGATCGTCTCCAAAGAAATCTAACACAATTTTACTATCTTTAAAAATATCTTCGAAAAGTTCTTTAAAGATATCAAAACGTAAATCATTCAAGTAATAGAAAGGAAGTTCAATTCTAGCAAATCTTCTCAATCCCTCTTCTCTTGTAAATACTCTTGCCCCGCAATGAGGACAAGGTTCAGCAGAGGGTTGTCGAATTTTTCCACAAATACATCTATCTTCCATGGGTGAGCCAAAAATATCGACATCATAGACTCCACCGGCGATAGGTTGTATTCCATTGTACTTCAGGTCCAAGTCTCTATGATTAAATAGGACTTGATCTTTTCCATCACTTTTAGTATAATCGATGATAGCTTCATCGGTTAGTAACTCAAGAGATACTGACATAAAATTTTAATATTTTTACTGTTTAACCATTCCTTCGACATCTTTCCAAATTATCTTAGTAGCTAGTTCAGAATCGTCAGGATTATTTTTTGACCAATCTTTATATACTTGTTTTACATCTGATATTGCATCTGATCTGGTCTTGTCTTTTAATCTTTCATAAACTCCTGCTTCTTTATCTATAACTACCTCAATCATATCTGAAATAATATCTTGAGTAATAGCTCTTGATGTATTAGTAAATCTGGATCTATATTCACGATAAACCAATACGTCGTCATAAGTAAGTTCGAGATCAGAGTATTCGGCTGATGATCTAATTTCGGCTGGTTCTTTATTAAACCATGATAACTGTAACTTTCTAACTCGATCTGCCACAGCCTGTCTACCCATTTCTTCGTACTTCTTTGCTAATTCTTCGACGATATCATACTTAGCTTTTAGGATTTTTCTCATTGCTTCTTTTATCTGAGTTGCATATTCTTCGGGCATAGTAGGACATTCAACAATTAAGTCATACATACCAGAAGAGAATAAGAAAATAATAAAAGCTGGAATTTGTCTTTGTTTTCTTCGCTTTGATATAATAGAGTCTTTGCTAATATCACGAGTAGCCAAAAATTCTATGAATCTTGCTATTTGGTTTCTCGCTTCTTCAGCATATCTCTTATTAAATCCAGAGTCATCCTCATCTTTAAAGTCTATATCAACATCTTCTCCGCGTAAAGGAGTATCAGGTGTATAGAGGCTATTAACCATACGAGAGTGACCTTGCTTATGAAACAAATCTTTAATAATATTTCCGACTGTATTAACTGAAGTATGTTTAGGATTAGCCCAAACTATAGTAGTAACAGCATCTTCAATTGCATTATCTTTATCCAATTTTCCTGCTGCTATTATGTCATCGTATGCTGTAGATAACCAAAGTTCGTCCTTAGTCATCTTACCTTCATACTGAGACTCATCTACTTTAATTTTCTTCTCATCCTCGTCATCTCCAATAATACTCTCATCAGAACCTTCAGAGTTATCGTCGTCAAAATCATCTCCTGTTTCGTCTGGACCTAGATATCCTTGATTTTCTAGGTCTTCTTCTTCTTCATCTAACAAATAATCGTCTTCCATTCTTTATTAGCATTATTATTTTTAATTAATTAGTATAAACCTTGAGAGGACCTGAAATTTCCTCTCAATTATTAGGGTAACACCTTCTGGGATACGTGTTTTAGAGGTTTAGAGGAAGAAAAATAAAGAGGGATTTGTTATTTCCCTCTTTTTTTATATTTATTTTCTTTTTAATAATTCATAACCCTTTGTTTGTTTCTTCTTTCCTGTAGTTTCATCTAAAATTGTAACATATATCAATTTAACTTCAAAATAATTTTCTAAATCTTTTGCCTTAGGAGTAGCTGTATAGGAAATTGATGGATAAAGATACTCTAGTCTAGATTTTATATTAGCTAATGTCAATTTATCTCCAACTTTAAATTCTGAATAAATAGTATTAACTAAAAGTTCTTGACTAAATGTAACTATTCCAAGCTCTTTCTCAATCTTATATTTATCATATCCTAAAGCTCTGAGTTTTTGAGGTCCGAGTGCTAAATAGTAAGACTTAATATTATCATGTTCTCCAATCTGATCTAATACTACTCCTATAATTTGATCATTAAAACTATATTCACAAAGAAGTTTAAGTTTGGCTTTAAAAGTACCTAATTCTTGATATTCCTTTAAAAAATCTGATATCTTTCTATTAACTATATCATCCGGAGATAAAGTATTATGAACTGTTGAGAATACAGTAAATCTATCTTTATAATCTATTTGCTGTATCTTAAAAGCTCTAATCTCGTTAACCAATACTAAATTATTAAGAGCAGGTACTAAAGTTCCACCCTGATGTTCGTTTACAGCTATATAATCATTCTTATAATTATTACTTTTTACATCACTTTGATACTTCTTAGCTAAATTATACTTAACATCATCTAAAGCTGTACTAAATGCAGATAATAAGTCACTAGTAGCTTTCTTTTTTCTTTCTATTTCCTTATTAAACTCCTCCTGACTAACCTTTCTATAATCACAGGTAGATCTATAATAAAAAGTAGCTTCGTTTTTCCATGGATTTTCAAACAATCTTTGCCTTCCCAGAATTTGAGGTAAATCTTCAGAAATATCAACAGCTAAAGAGTCTATATTACTATCACTAAAGATAAACGATCTAGCGCATAAACTATAAAAGTCTGCTCCAAGGTATACAGTTCTAGTACAGAATGTAAACATCTTAGGTTTAACCCCTTTCAATGGTACCTCTCCTATCACAAATTTCTTCCCTAATCTTTTTTGAATTTTTTTGAGATTATCTGGTGTATTACTACATAATATATTAACCTCCTCTGATTGAAGATCACATTTCTTTATAATACTGACTATATGATTAACAGAGTTTACATAAAATACAGCTTCATCGCTAATTATTTTAGTAGGATAACCGTTAATCATCCTTATAGCACTTTCAAAGTTACCAGATTTATAGGATTGAATAATTTCTGGTAATTTAGTTCCTACACTCATCATAGATAACACTTTTAAAGCAGGTTTAAGAATTCTAGATGGGTCCTCTTTCCCCCAATTCATATCTATATAAGGTAAACCATCAAATTCATCCAGCATGTTTAAATATTCCTCTAACATTGGAGTTGCACTAACAAATAGAGCTGAATGGGATTGATGTAAGTGATATAAGAAATCTAATTCAGTATCTGATTTAAATTTAGCATCATGTAAGATAGTTTGAAATTCATCTATTATAGTGTAAAAACTTTGAAATATACCTAAAGATGTTAATATATCTTTTACAATTCTATAAGAATCGTAAGTAACTAGAATTTTACATGGTTTATCTCCTAAGTATTTTCTCTCATTTAGGTAATCTTTAATTTCATTCATTAATCGGTTATAGACAGTATTTTTCCCATTAACCATCTCATCTAATTTCTCCATAAATTGATCTCCTCTATTAATAGATTTATCAATTTTAGAAAGATCTTTATCAATTGGTACTTCTTTTTCCAACTCGTTTATAACTAAATAAACGTCTCTACCATGTTGATCCTTTTTATTTTTAAGTAACATCTTTCTAGGAGAACAAAGTATTACATTTTCAGGTCCTCTTAAACAATATTCTGTAAATCCACATCCAGGTAATTGTTTATTAATTATACACTTTACAGGTAGTTTATAAAATCTAAATAAACTATCCATTTCTGAAATATATCTAATACCTCTAGGTACTATGATATCAGGTAATTTATTGATCATAAATATTTAATATTTTAATTGTTATTTTTTAATTCAATACAGAATCCAGTTACATAAAAATGAAGACATAGGAGTCTCCCTTTTTCATTAATTAGAGTTTAAAGTTATTAGAAGAGCAAAATAACAACTTAGATTGGAGTAAAAATACAAATAATGAAAGAATATGTTATCCTAAAAAAAAGTTGTAATATTTAGATTAGATTCGCCTCCTTGGAGAGGCGAAAATCAATAATATAAAATCTTTATAACATCTTCATTTTCTGGGTTTATTTTCTATATATCTATTCAAAGTTTCTTCCTTAGACACCCCTAGCGGTAGCGAAAAGGGGTGTAATATAAGGGAAGCTCCTTTGTCCTCATAAATAAGTTACATTTTGCTCTTTAGGATCCTTTAGATTCTAATATATGAAGATTAAGAAAAAATAAACCCCAAGATATTTTCTATCTCAGGGTTGTAGTGGGTTTAGAGTCAGTCGTCAAACATTCGTCTAAACCTCCGTCTTTCTCTGTCTACATTCATTTGTGCCAGAGAATCATTGAATATATCTATGAGGGTATCTTTTAATTCAGAATCCTCTAGAAATACTATCACTGCGATTATAATTATAGCAATGATAGCATATTGAATAATTTCATTTTTATTCATAATACTGGTCTAGTTTATTTTGGGTTATTTTTCTAATGCCAGTATTTTTCTATGAATTTTTCTTAATCTTAAAAATTAATGCTAGTTCCTTTTGTATATTTCGCACATATACTTTAGGAGCTAGCTCATTTATTTTTTTTACATATATAAGGCTTTTAAGGAATAAAAAAAAAGAAAGGGAAAATTAATCCCTTTCTTATATTAAACTTACTTCGACGTCATGCCATTTCCCCTTACTTTCTCCGACGGGTTTTAAGATATCTATACAAAATTTATATCTTTTATTCATGGTATCTCTAACTTCATATATTCCATCGATACTTGGATCTGATTTACATCTAATTCTTACTTTTGATCCATATTTAAATTGTTTTCTAAGATCTCTAGATATAGCAATCCATTTAAGTTTTCCTTGATTTAGTTTTTCAAGGTCAATTTTTGAATTATCTGCTGTTACTAGAGGATCAGAATCACATTGACTTTCGACTGGATTATAGACAGTTGCAGTTACCTTTATTGTCTTTTCGTCTTTCAGTTCTTCTTCCTCTTTCATTATTGAGTCGAGGAATTGTTCATATTCATACTCCTCTTCTGATTGCCAAATTATTTCCTTCGGCTTTGGTGCAGGTGATATTACTATTGAAATTACTAATATAATTCCTAAGATAACTATAACAGTACCTAAACACCGATCAAATTTTTCTATTAATTTTTCTAGTTTCATATTATAAAAATTTAAAACTCCCTAAGCTTTTTATTATTGCTTAAGGAGTATATTATTACTTATTTATTTTTCTCATATATAAGGCCTTCAAGTTATATCATCCGGCCAAAATTAAAAAGCCCTCTATTCATCACGAACCAGGGGCTTATAAGTCAAAATACAATTTAAATATAACATTTTATTTATTATGCCACATATAAGGTTTTCAGGGCTTCTTTATCTACTGGCCGGAAATAAAAAAAAGAAGGGAGTTTTATATTCACTCCCTTTTAAAAATATTTAATTATATCTTCTCTTCTAAGTTCCGGATCTTGAAATAATTTTACCATTTTGTCATAATATCCATTCTCTACATATTTTCCTTGATCTGATTTTCTAACTTGACTATTATTTATAAATGTAATAAATCTAACAATTCCAGTAGGTTCAACTCTTCCAAACACTACTCCATCTTTCATTCTACTTATTGTTCTGATATCTATTAACTTCTTTGGATCTTTCTTATCAAAAATGGGAAAATACTCTAAGTTGAAATATATTCGATTTCTTTTCAGAAAGGTTGAAACTAAGTCTTCAAATGTCACTTTCTCTGGTTGCACTGATTCTAAGTATCTCTCACGATATCTTTTTATAAGGTGCGGCTCCAGTAACATTACCAGTGTTTTTGATTCGTATCTCGCACATGACTCTATAAAGAACATTGCTACTTTATTTCCAGACCAAATATCATTAGTTATTATAAATGGATGATATTGTATTAATGATTTCTTTATTTCTTCTTTTGGAGAACTTATATCATTTACTGCGATATTATAATTTGTACCTCTAATTTTCAACTTTCGATCTATTATAGGTACAGGCTTTTTTGTTCTATCATAAATTTTCTTGATCTTATATTTGTTATTATTTAAGATCTCCATTAATTTTTCATCAATTATTTCTTCGTCTTTTTTGTGCTCTTTTATCATATCTGCACAGCTCATTCCAAGTACTATCATAATTTATTTTTTATTATTTAACATTAATAAGGTTCTCAAGAATAAAAAAAGAAGTAGGGATTTTATACCCTACTTTTAAGTTTACGAGATTTATAATAGAAAGTATCGATTTCTTGTTCTAGTTTTTTATTTAAGAAGAGACTACTATATGAACTCTTCACTAGTTTAGCACATAAAGAATCGTACTCTTTATTAACCTCATCTTTTTCTTTTTCTGTAAGCTTTCTCGAATCACCTTCATAATTTCTCATAGCGTTTTCGAGTCTTCTTTCTAGTTCATCTTTTTTAGTTCTTAATATCACATCATCTAACATTATTTTTGTTAGAAATAGTGTTCCTGCTGTAACTAAAGCAGTAATTAATGTTTCACTCTTCATTATTGTTTATATTTTTATTGTTTACATTAATAAGGCTTTTAGGTGAGTATTTTATTAATGCACATCCTTTTATACAGTTTTTTCTTAGGGTACATCTCTCTGCGCAATATTTTATAAATAATTCTTCGTCGATAGAAATGGGCCGAAGACTAGAAGTATTAATTGTTCTTCCTGAAAATTCTGAATCATAAGCAGAATGTACAATTGAATAAATCGGCCCTAAGATATCGACGACATAATACTCTTCAGGATCTCTCTTTCCAAAATCTCTAATAATCTCTAGAAATTCAGTCCAATCTATAAATCCATTATTTTGTGGATTAATTTTTACAATATCACCTTCTTTCATTTTCTAACCAATTTAATATATCTTTCCATTCAGTCCATTCAAATCCAGCTTTATCATCTAAAAGAATATCATAGTAGGGTTTAGTTTCAAAACAAGAAATTCTCCCTGATCTTACCTCTGGATTTTGATTGAGATATTTAAAATCTATTCCATCTGCCTTGAATTTTTCTTGGTACATTTTCAATTTTTCAGGATAACTAGATGACCATATTATCAATACAGTATCTTCTCTAGCCGATAGCCCCTGAAGTGCTTCTCTCGAGGATCCTAGGTATGTGAAGTTCTCAGTTTTATCCCATGATGGTTCGAGAATTGTACCATGAATATCTACTGCAATATAGATTTTTTCATATCCAAGTTCATGATTTTCTTTATATGTTTTCTTTAAATATTCTAGCATAATTATTTATTTTATTCATACACTTATAAGGAAATAAAGAAAGAAGGAATGAACTTTCTCACTCCTTCTTAATGGTTTTATTCATCAAAAAATAACCATCCTAAAATTGCTCCTCCAATTAAAACAGATAGACCTGCCTGAAATCCACCTTTGCGGTATTCATTAATAGCCAGTAATCCTATTCCTGTTTTAAATATGTTCTTAGGGGATACTTTAATAAAAACTTTTTCCATGATTATAATTCTTTTTTAATATGAATAAATCCAATAAACTGTCTTTCACTATTGAATACTCTTACGAACAGATTATTTGTCATTTCGTAAGTATTTTTTATAGTTATTACTCTACTCATCAACTTGTCTTTAATGAGTTTCTGTAATTTTATTTTTATTCTTTTTCCCAGATACATTTTATTTGTTATATCCTGAATTTTAACACTACTTTTGCCATTAAAAGCAAGAGTATATTTTCCTTCTCCTGGGAATTTAAATCTTACTGTTCCTAAGATATTTCCTTCTTCTGGAAATATTTGTTTTTCGTAATTCTTTTCCATTTTTTTCTTTCTTTTAAGTTTATTAATATTTTATTACACTAATAAGGCTTTCAAAGGATGGAGAAAAAAGAAAGGAGATTAAACTCCTTCCTTCACTGTTTCCTCATCTTTTATGGCATCATGTTCTCTTTTCGGTGTAAGGATAAATTCTTGATATTGTTTCATTAAGTCTCCTGTAGGTTCTAAGTTTTTAACCAACCTGTGAAGACTGCTAAGTTTGTTCAATAATTTTCCTCTTACTGAATTTGATACCTTTAATTTCTTTTTAAGTTTTTTGTTTTCTTCTACGAGACCCTCAATAGTTCTAGTTTGGATCTCATAGGTTTGTTTCAATTCTTCATTTTTTGCTGTAAGATCTTTGATAACCTCAGTTTGATCTCTATTAGCTTGCTTTAATCTAACAATCTCTCCTTTTTTGATTCCTAAAGAGTGGAAAAGTTTATTAGATGTTTCTTTATAATAGTACATCTTTTCTTTATAGGTTTTCTTATCACCTATAAGTTTTCCTATTACACCAGATGCTACTATTGCTCCGGTTGTAATTACTGCAAATTGTTTTGAATTCATAATATAATACTCTTGTTTATTGTTTTTCATTAATTTTATTATCTCATTAATAAGGCTTTGAAGGAATAAAAAGAGGAAGTTGTCTTCTCCCTCTTTAATTATTTTATTTGAATAGATATATTAAGAATATATTTCCTATAAATAAACCTATTAATTCTATCCAAGCGAATTTTTCATATACTTCTTCATCTTTTTTCCCCACCAAAAGAGCAAAAATAGAGTATAATATAGCTGCTCCAATTATAAACGCAGAACCATCTTCTACTATTTTTCCTATTCCAAACTTCTCTACTATGTAAAAGTTCCAGTAGAGTTGTCCAGTTATTGCAATCATAACAGTTGCAAATATACCCTTAAAGAAGCAATTAATTAGTTTTTTCATAACGTCTTAATATATTTTGTGCGGTTCCAGAAGTCCATCTACCTTTTCTAATAAATGCAATATCTTCTGTTGATATAGTTGTCATTGCTGAATCTCTTTGAATATCGTCTTGATAACCTCCGGCCGTTTTAAATAACATAGAAGCCAAGTATCTAGGTTTTTCAAGCATATGATAAACTGTAACTCTTGAATGATTCTTAAGATTATCTCTTAACCAATCTTGAGCTAATCTATCAACTCCGATACATTCAGCTACTACAAATTCTGAATCTTCGGCCGCTGCTTCTACAAGACGAGGAACATACCATTCTTTAAATTCTTTTTCAGTAATATCTCTATGTCCTGAAATAAAATAAATTTTCTTTTTCATTATTAATTTTTATTAAAATTTTATTACATAAATAAAGCTTTAAGTCCCTTATAAATGTAAAATAAAATAAAAACTTATGAAAAATTTGAATATTCCGTATGAAATAGCATTAGTTTATTTTGACCATGGAGCAGATTTGTTTCCAGAAGTTGTAAATAAAAAGGACTTAACAAAACCATCACGTAAGAAAGTATATAATAGTGTTAAATCAGCTAATTTCCATTTGAACAATAACAAAATAGTGGAAGAGAAAGATATTTCTGAAGTTATTATACTTAACTCTGGATTTCATATATCTTTAGCAGAGAATTCACTCTTTTCTTCATATTGGAGACATAATGTTAAATATGGAGAAGGTGGACCTAGAGTAGCTGTAAGGATTCAAAATGATGAATTAGATTCAAAACTTCCAGGGCGAAACGTTTATATTTATGTAGCTATTGAAGGATTTTTTAAGATTCTTCAAGATACTAGATATGTTTCTGATGGAAACCTACATGGAACTTTCTCTTTAGGTATTGGGTGTTTTCCTAGTTTAGAATTAGTAAAAGAAGATTCAACAAATAAATCATTTACATGTTCTACGGAGATTGGAAAATTGATTGCAACAAAACCTAAAACGACAAAATGGAAACCTGGATATGTATATGCATTATCTCCGATGGAATTAGTTCTTTATCTAGGAAGTTATATTGAACCTTTTTCGCTCAAACTTTTTAGTTATCGTGGAAGACGTGAAAAAGTATCAAGTATATTTTTAAATTTCTTTGATTCATATTGGTTAGATATTGAAACAGATCGAGAAATACATTTATGTATTCCGATAAATAAAAGAAATAATATTTTAGAAAAATTATCAGGAAAAAATAACAATATAAAGGACTTTATTCAAGGATATTTCTCCGAAAATCTTGAAAATGTAGAGAATATAAGAGATGGTATAACTAGAGGAGTTTTAGATATTAAGAAAACTGCTATGAAAGGAACAGAGATCGAGCAACTTTTGGTAGGTGTAGATGATACTTATAATCCGAAAGATGTAATTGTGGATGTTATCGAGTCTCTTTCTCATGTAGATTCTATAGATTTCTCTGCATTATCTAGTAAACCTTTAGTGGATTTAAATGTAACAGATGGGTATTATCTTAGTATTCTTGGGATTGATCTTAAATTTTTCTTAGAGAATTATCCAAAATTAAAAGAATTCTACATAGAGAAATTACTTGAAAAGGATAATGTTGAATATAAACGAATTTTACAATATAAGAGTATTTACAGTGATGTCTCTCTAGATAGTATTCTTAATTCTACTCAGCATAATTATAAAGGAGTATTTATTCTTAAGAATCTCAGTAATTATTTTGGTTTAACTGAAGATGATATAAAACAGTTAGTAATAGATAAAGTAATGAAAAATTAATTCTATGGAAACAATTAAAGAAGCTGTTACAGAGATAGGTGATATTAGAAAATCGATAAGTGACTATAAGAATATCAAAAACAGCATTAAGAAAGTGATTACTGAAGGTTTGGATGAGATAATTAGATTTCTTACGGTTGGTCCAGGAGTAGTAAGTCCGGAAGCAACAAGAACTAGATGTAATAAAATTGTAGATTTGATTAAGATTTGGTATAAAAATCCTGAAGATAGAGATTGTGTTGAAAGAATTTTAGATGTTAAGCGGAAGTTTATAACTCCCTCACTTACGGCTGGAGAGTCTGAAGGAAAGTCTATGTCACAAAGGAAAGAAGAAATAGTAACTAGATCGAAGGAGTTAGAAGAAAAAATTCCAGCCGATCTTAGGGAGAAATATCTTCCGATGTATATAGAAAGACTTAGACCTGATACTATTGAGAGAGGTGATGTAGCATTTCTCCCTATAGGACCTATACTTCACTATTGTATTGTTTTTAAAGTAGTTGGAGAGATATCATTTGTCTTATCAATTACTACATCAGGAGAGGCTAAAGGGTTCGTAGGATATCAACTTAAAAGATCTAGATTCTTTAAAGGAACAGCTCTATATACTCTTCACCAGGTTCCGACTGCTTTAGTGAATAGGAAATTTGTTATGCCTTATGATAATAAAGCAGAATTAGGAAGAATTTTTACAGGTTGTGAAGAATATCTTAAAACAAATGTATTAAAAAGAACATATAATAAAAGAAAAAAGAAATGAGCACTAAGATTGGAGTAATTGTTGGTAGATTTCAAGTAGATAATCTAACAAGAGGACATAACTATTTATTAGATAAAGTTAGAAGAGATTTTGGAAATAATAATGTAGTTATTTTTATAGGAGAAACAAAAAACTCAGAAAGAACTGCACATGATCCTCTCCCTTTTGAAGCAAGGAAAGAAATGATACTTGAGTCCTTTCCAAAGATGAAAATATTTAAAATTAGTGATCTTGGTGATTATCCTAAATGGGTTGAAACGCTAGATCATAGAATTAATTATTTAAAAAGTCTTGAGGAAATACCACAAGATTCTGAAATTTATATATGTGGTTCTAGAGATTCTGTGGCTGAAAGATATAAAGAAAATGGAGGATTCTATAATATAAAAATTTATCCTGACCAAAAAGATGATGTGCATGTAACTTATTCTGGAACAGAGATAAGAAGAAATATTGTTAACTGTTTTACACCTAATTGGAAAGATGAGAAGTTAAGAAAATTTTTAATCTGGTGGTATGGAAGATCATGTGAAGAGACTAAGGAAGATATGTAAAGAAACATATAAAGAATATCAGAACTTATGTAGAGATATAGATACGTATTTTCATAGAAAAATTTTTCAGGAGGATGAATCTTTTGTAAATCTCATGAAACCTTTCAAAGTTTGCTTAGATCTCAGTGACAGCTCTAATTATTTAGTAGAATATTATACTGGTAATGGAAATTTTTTGAAGATAGATGAGTTATCATTCTATTTCTTAGAAAAACTTTTTCGAGATTACTTAGAACCTTTGGATAAAATAATGAAATTTACTAGTAGAACGCAATGTAGATTTATGAGGTTTTTAGAAGATCTTATTAAAATTAATCCAGAAAGTAACTACATAAATTCAATTCTAGATAAATGTGAAATAAATTTTCAGTATATTCGAGATAGAGTGATAAATAATATTGGATATTTTGGGTATTCTGAACAGATTTTAGTATCAACATCAACATATAATGATGAAAACTTTATAACTGAAACTGTAAATTTAATAGGAGAATTTATAAAAATAGGAAGATTATATGAAGAAGAATAGAGGAAAAGAGTTAGCATATATTCTAAGACATAATCCGGCCGAAGTAGAAGGAGCGCTTGATTCAGAAGGTTGGTTAGAAACAAAGAAGTTAATTGATCATGGCTGGACTATATCTGAACTAAAAGAAATAGTAGATACTGATAATAAAAAGCGCTATGAATTATCGGCCGATTTAAGAAAGATTCGTGCTCTTCAAGGTCATAGTGTTAAAGGTATTAATGCTAATTTTAAGAAGTATACAGGATGTAATATTGTCTATCATGGAACGCAAAGGAAGTTTTTAGAAAGTATATTTAGAGATGGGTTAGTCCCGGGGAGTAGAGAATACGTACACTTAAGTTCAGATCCTTTGACAGCAAGAAATGTAGCTCTTCGAAGAGGTCCTGAGATAGCAATACTTAAAGTAGATTTAGAAGGATTAGAAGATGAAGTATTTATATCTGGAAATGGGGTTATTCTAGTGAAAAAAGTTAGTCCAGAGCATATTATTGAAGTAGATTATGGTTCCTGAGAGAAATAATAACTATACGTTTATCATAGAAGTAGATTGTGATGAAGGTGAGGAGAATATATCAATTACTGAGATATCTTTAGATGAATTAAATCAAGTAAATCCTCTTCTTTTAGACATAAGAGAAAATCAAGGATATTATCCAACCGGAGATTTCTTGGTGTATCCTGATCCAAGTCCTGAAGAATTTTATGGAACTAGATTTAGGGAAAGTTTTGATATTCTAGAATCAAGACTTCCATGTCCGAAGAGTGGATTTAAAAGAATACTAGAAATTAAGGTATTTTCAGAATCCCCAATTTCCTTATATATGTAAAATAAAATTAAACAAAAATGAAAAACTTAAAAGACATGGAAAAGAATGAAAACTACTTTGTTAGAGAAGACATTGTAAGTGAACAACACGTACACCATAAAGATGAATATCGTGAAAAGAAGAGAGATAAAGTCATCTTTACGAGTACGATTTTGGAAGAAACTACACCACAGCCTAAAAGAAAAGAGGATTATGAAAAATCTGAATACTTTCTTGGGTAGTTTAATATAAAGAAAATGGTTTTGTTGGGAGAACTTAGGAGAAGATCTTAAGTTCTCTTTTTTGTTCCCCACAAACTCTTATTAATGTATTATCATTAACATTAAACAATAAAACCATGAATTCTTTAAAATTTTACATTGACAAACTAAAAGATTGTGATGCACACGAAGTTATTAATTCTTTGAGAGTAAATCCAGTATTAAGTGTGGAAGAGAAAAATTTAATTTATTTATATCTTTTCCCTAGACCACTCTTAGACCGACAACTTCCAGAAAGAATTATAGCTTACAGAAAAAATAAGAACCCACAAGGATCTCTTCAACCAGATCTCGGAGAAATTGGATTACTTGTGGAGGCTTATCGTACGGAACAGTATAAAAGATTTATGAAACATTTATTCCACTCTTTTACAGATCCTGAACAACTCTTCCCTATTGCTGGTTTAGGACAATGTGAGTGTGCAATTTGTGGAAAGAATATGTATGAAGAAGGAGCATGGTTTGATCTATGTTCTAGATTTGAATATAATCAGCTAGAAAAAGAGAAAAAAGAATATCTTGCTTTTGGAAGTAAGAATTCTGGTATAAATTTATGTCTAGATTGTATTATTCAATTAAAAGAAACTTCAATACTTTTAGAAGAGATTGAGCCTGGTTATCTTCTAGATTGGAGAAGTAGATGTAAACCAGCGTTATTTGTGTAAAGAAATAAAAATCCCAAGCCTTATTTTACATAGGGCCTGGGTTTATTTTTTATAATTTTTGGAGATCTAAAATTTTAAGATCTCCTATTTTTTCTTTTCCATAAGAGAATTCATAATATTCTGCTTTAGAATCAATCAAGAATGTATACGTTTTATCTTTATCTTCATTAGTTAAAGTAATCGCATAATTATCTTGTTTATTGTGTTTTAATTTTAGTTTATCAATTCTAAAGTATAGAATTTCTGGAGTCTCTTCGTCAGTTTTAATCACTGCTGCAATATTATAATTACGTCCAAGAAGTTCAGATTGTTCTTTAGAGTTTGATAGATTTTCAAGAGCTTCGATAGATAGTGTTTTAGCATTATCAAATTTCGCTAAGAGTCTATCATAAAAAGCTTTCTCTTCTTGAACCTTAAAGTGCATTGATAACGGAAGAAATCTCAATGATTTTCCCGTTTCCTCTGGACTTTCAAAACTAAAGCCTTCCGGAATAATTCTAGCTTCTTTGACTTCCTCTTCCCCAATTATTTTATACTTAATAATTGAAGTTGTAGTCATAGGATCATAATCAGTTATATCCTCAACTTTTACTTCTTTAAGAGAATAGTCCCATCTTCCAGTTTCATCTCTAGAATAATCAATTAGTGCTAAAGAAGATCCAATATGTTTTGTTAGATCTCCTCCTCTAGGAACGTAATTTAGATTTCCTTCATAGAAACCATATAACTTTTTGTACTTGTCTAATGTTGTTAATTCTTTTTCTGGTTTAAATTCTAACATGATTTTATTGTTTTAGTTAATAAAAAAAATATTTTCTTTCACATATAAGATTCTCATCCTATTAAAGGAGCAAAATAAATAACTACACCAATCCATAATAGACTAGTGTAGTTAATATTATTAACTGTTACAAATTTTTATTTCTATGTCATCTAAACGTTCAAAGTAGCCAATCCATGGAGTACTATAAGTAAAGAAAGTTCCATCATTTTTCTTTAACTTCAGAGAATATCTACTGTATTGTCCTTCTACATACCACCAATTCTTAGCAGCTTCTTTTTTAAGTTTTTCTCTTGATTCAGAAGTACATATATATTCTAAATCCATTGCAAATTTATAATGCTGTCGAATTGCTTCTTCATTTTCTTTTGCGATAGATATATTATTCCAAGGATAATCAATAATATCTACATCATTATGCGTTTCAAAAGAACTTCCTGTTTGGTAATAAATGATCAAATGTATGATGTCTTTTTCTTGAATATCATTGATTATTTCTTTAAGTAGATTCTTGGCAGCTTCTTCATCTTTTACTCCAAGCGCTTTTAATTTTTCCAAGTATTTTTCCATATAATCTTTGTATAAATTCTATAGTCCAAATTCCAATTACAAATAGGATTGCTAACCCACAGAGTAATATTCTAATCATAAAATGGTACTATTTTCCAACTTGCTTGTCCTATCTTCCAATTCACTTCTATATAAAAAACATTACCTTCATTTGTAATATATTTCACATAAGATCTCCAATCGCGAGTTATAGTTAACCATGGTTTTTTATTATAATTTACAGCATCGATTGAATCTAATTGTCTGTATATATCATGTTCATTTAAATATGTACAAATTTTTTTGGCAGTATCATAATCAAAAAATTTAGCATCAAATCCTACATCAAACTTTATGAAACCAAGATCTTCATTAGTATTTGAATCTATTGTTTTAATTTTATAGTATGTAGGAAATATTGCTTTAATTGGTTCTGGTTCTCTTTTTTCTAGAATAACTTTTGTTAATCCGTCTATAAACATTTCAGCCTCTATTCTGGACATTCCTTTAGAAATTAGCGTTCTTATGTACTTCTCCATAACGTTTTTGTTTTACTTCAATTAATTCTATTTTTACTACACTAGGAATAGTATCACAAACTATAATAGTTGAATCCTCAGCAAATCGTATAGATAACTCAGAGGCTTTAACGTACTCTATGACTTTTTCGGTATTATCTTTGAGAGTAGTGTATAATACTGAAATACTCTATTATTTACCCATTCAGTATAAATAGTAGATACAATACACGCTGTGATAAGAATTAGTCCAATTCCTAGCCATTTTCTTATTCTTCTAGTCTCAATTAAGAGAAAATAAACTCCTATTAGACATATTATTATTGAGAATATAATTACTATAATCGTCATTTATCTTTAGAATTAAATTTTTCTAATAACTCCGCTGAATGTTTCTTTAAAGCTTCTTCTGGGGTTAATGAATAATATTTATCAATTTCAAAATCCCAAGTTGTATCTCTGTTTCCTGATGAATTATTAACTCTGAGTTGATATGTTATAAGCGGTTCATCTCGATTTAATGATAAGTTTATATTTACGCATTCAACATCATAATACTTAAGCTCTCCATAAGTAACTCGATATAATCTTGTTCCTGGTTTATATTTATAATTTATTTCTATAGTTTCCATAATCAATCCTCATCACTATTTACTATAAAATCCCAAACTAATTTAACAACTCCTCCTGTTATGAAGAATGTAGTTAGCATCTCTGTAAATTCTGATTTTTCTGGAATTATTGAAAGAATAACTCCAATAATTATCAGAACTAAATCTTGTATAAAATTTCTCCATTTCATGATGTAAGTAAAAATTTAATTGCATTATAAATCACGAAAGCCATAAAAATTATTCCAATGATATATGCTGTAAGAATAAATACTCCTACTGATAGCGCGAATACAATCTTAGTTATAAATCCTAGGAATAAACATCCTAAGAACATTATTACCAAGAACATAAAACATCCTAGACAACTTTTTCCCAACATTCTATTATCCTTTCTTTTAAGTAATTAAAGTATTCATTAATAGATTTTCTTTTCATTTCCGACCATTTTTCATCTACTGTTACAGAATATTGATTTCTTATCATGTAAATTAAGAGATCTTGTACTGTTGTTCCAGAAGGCATTGGAAGTTTGTAATCGCCTAGAATTTCTTCAGAATCTATCATCTCAAGGATATATAATTCTAGTGCTCTAACAATACTACAACACATAGCTTTTCCTCTAGTAGGATATTCTCCATTATCTCCATATAATCCAGTTCCATCCATAAGATCTGGATCATCAAAAGTTTCTGGATTATAAAATGAAATTTGCCAATTCCAATTTATACCTTGACTATAAAATTCTGGTTGGATATGTATTATTACGTTATGTTCGTCTAACCATCCTAAAAGACCAATTAAATTTTTTGGCTCATAATCTTCTCCAAGTTTCTTAGCAATATATCTATATAGATCATTTGCATAAACTAATAATAAATCTAATCTTTCTTTTTCCATCTTTTTCTTGTTCTAAATAATATGTATGGAGTTAGAATAAATATTATGAATGGAGTTTGTGATGCTACTACCCAATCCATATCTTTGGTAGTTAGGTATATAATAGGATCAAATATAAATTTCCAAAAAAGACATATTAAAATGAGTTCACAACCTCCACCTTTCTCATCTAACCATTCCTCAAATTTAAACTTTTTCATATTACTACTCCTTTCCACATTCTTTTTTCTAAAGTATTTGTTACTTCTTCCGGAAAATCAGCGACGTTCCAGTGTGCATCAAATAATTTATGTTTACAGATTTTACATAACCACCATGGAAATTTTTCATATAACCATGCAAAGCTATTAAAAGCCCAATCACGACTTGATGCCCATTCCGTCGCTAAAAATCCGGAAGTATAGATTGGAATACACCCTTCTTCTTTAAATAACTTCCTTCGTGAGACTCTAGGGTCAATCCATGATAATACTTTAAGAAAATTATATAATATTTTTACACTCCATTTATATCTCAATTTTTCTTGAATCGGATAAGTAACTTCATGAAACCACCAATCTCTAAAATATTCAAGACAAGGCATATCATGATCACTTTTATGTTCCCAAAAAGTTTTATAATATTCTTGAATAGGATTTTTATGAATTTCTTCTAACCCTTGAATTACATGATATATTTCTACAGGTTTATCGTTTAATGTAATTCTGTATTCTATATCTGAACTACTAGGTCTAAATTTATCATACGTCCATTTGTGAATTAGAAAGACTGATATATAGTCCTCAGAATTATCACAATCGTAAGTTTCAGACCATCTCCCACATCCCCAAATTCCGAGATACCAATATTTAAGTCCTCCATTAGAAAAACTGAAAGACATTGTCATACTATTTCCCCACTCTTCATTAGGGGAAGTATCATCTTCGGATAGAATAGGATTTATTCCTATTTCTTTCAATTCATTCAAAATTAATTCCGTAATCTTTTTAAATTTTTTAATTTTTTCTTCATTAATATTTTTCATAATTCTTATTGTTTATCAATCTTAAGGCTTTAAATCCTTATAAATGGAAAAGAGAAAATCCTTATTTTGCATATTTAGTAAGCCCCAGCCTGTGATAGGTCGGGGTTTATTTTCCTTATATGTGTTATGAAGAAAATAAAAATAGAAAGTATTGAATTTTATAGATTACGATATAACAAAAATATTATAGTTGGTTATATCAGATTTAATCAGTTATTTAATAGAGAAGAATTTATAAAATTTATTTATGATAAAAATATATCTATTCTTCGAAATAAACTTTTGAATTATCATATTCTAAAGAACTATGAAGAATTAAATGCAGCTAGATCTCCAATAGGGAACTGGATTAGTCCTTCTGAAGTTAGAGATTTAGTAATGGTATTACCTGTTTATTTACATTCTGAGGATAATTATAAAAAATTAACAAAACGAAGTTTATTTAGAAAGCTTAAGAATAATCTTATAATCTCAGAAACAGTTCATAATAATCTTTACAAAGATATTATAATGAATATTTGTCCTTCTGATATAGAATTACGAGGTTTTATTGAGTATTCTCTTAGACTTCCAGATAAACCCGATAAAAGTTATCGTAATTTTATAATGAATATCTTGGATTTTTTAGAAGCTCTTGAAACTCTTACTAATGAATAATAAATAACAATAAACATAAGAATTATGGAAAAAGAAATTAAAATTAATGGTTCAAGATTAAAATTAGTAAAGTACTGTGATTATGAGTATGGGAAAAGTACTGAGATTATCCTGAGAAATAAGAAAAATCTAAAGTATCAATATGTACTTTTAGCAGATAAACTTAGTTCTTCTGGTAATCCTTGGTTAATAATGGATTCTTATGGAAAAAATAAAATAAGAGTTAGTCCTAGTGTTCATAATTACGCATCTGCATGGGGAATAGTAAGAGAAAAAAGAGTTGAAAGATACTCTGGGGAAACTTATTCAACCCAGGATCTTAGAATTATATTATCTTTTTTAGGAAGTACAATTAAACTTGAATACCTAGATACTGCTGAACTTTTAGCGCAAGCAACAAAAGATGAAATAGTTATCAAAGGTTTTTACAAGATGTACGGTCGTGTAGGGATGACTAATTATATTGAAGATCTTAATGATATTATTAAACGTTCCGAATATACACCCAAACCTATTGAAAGAAAAACTAAGTATCCAAAAATTTATTCAGATTATAATAAATATTCAATTAGTAGGTTAATAACTGATTTAATTGAGGATAATGCAAGTATTCTTATTAATCCAGAGTTGATCGGAGAATATAAAAGACTTTCTCCTAAAAAAGTGGATAGTAATACTGCTGTTACTTACCAAAAAGATAAATGGGCGAAGGTGACAGGAACGATTGGAAATAAAAGACGAGCTAACTTAGGAATCTGCTTTGATACTAATGTGGTAGTTAATATCCCAGAAAATACAGTCGGAATAGAACCCGGCGAAAAAACATATAAAACAAGACAATCTATATGTTTAGTAAAGGATGGTCTTCTTAATCAGTCTTTAATAGGAGTTATGATTTCCAATAAACTCGCCGGGAAATTTAAACGACTGGGGATAATAAAATCAGAATTAGTGTTTTCTGGAGAGTATCTAATAGATATCTCATCTCTTCCAGTAGTAACTAAGTGTGCAATTAGAGATATTAGTAGTTATTACCTTTCTCGATTAGAAGTTAAGTATAAACTTGCAGCAATAGCTAATGAATATATTCAAGAGTACTATCCTGAGAAGGTAACTTTAGATCCAAAAATAGAGTTTCTTAAATCTCTTGGAATAGTTGGAGATTATTACTTCCCTAAGAAGGAAACTGATAAAGAAGCCACAAGAAAATCAGAAATGATAATGGAATTGGTTAGTTTTATTTCTGGTATCCCTGGAGAAAAACAAAAAAGACAACTTATGTATAAAGAATATCAAAGAGGAGCATTACCAAAAAGTAGTGTAATCAAAGTATTCTTAGACTCTATTGGTTTTGGAAAAAGGCCAATCGAAGAGATTCGAAAAGAATGGAAAACTAATCTCACTAAATATAATGAAGAGCTTAGAAGAAGAAAGTTTCAGATCATTATATCAAAAACAACGAGATTTAATGATAAACATTTTCCATTGATTGAGAGTACTAGTAAGACGGTTGATATCTTTTCTTCAGATCATACAGCAACAGTTTCTTGGAAATTTTTACTAAATACTATAAAATCATGAGAGTAATAAATAATTTAGAGACAGTAAAAAGTCTTCTAAAATTTAAGATATCTTCTAAAGGTAAACCGGAGATATATTATTTTGTGCAAGTTATACAAAGAAGAAAAGAGAATCCTGATTTACCTCTTCAAGAAATACAGAGATATGCTTGGTGGGTGACAGATTTAGGAGTTCTTGAAAAATCCTGGAATCGATTAACGGAGATGTGTGAACATTATAAAGCAAGAGCTTACATATCTATTACACCAAGATCTTTGGAAAAATTTGGAAAGCAATGTATGTTTGAATATTCTAAGAGAGTAGCAAACAATGATTATACAAATATACATAATCTTCCAAAGAAAGTAGCCTTAAGTAATGAAACGGTTCAATCAAAAGGAGTTGTAGATAAACCTAGGTGGATTTTAGATATTGATTCTGAAGATAAATCCTATCAACATGATATAGAAAAATTTATCTCAGGATATACTAATATTCTAGGAAAAATTAATACTCCAAATGGTTGTCATCTTGTGATAGAGTCATTTAATTATGGACTTATTAAAGATTATCTAGTTTCTAAAAAACGAGAGGACTATAAAATAATAAGTGATAATGAGGTTGAAAGACTATTTACTCTTAGAAGAGAAGGGAACACAATTCTTTATGCAGTAACTAACTAAACTAGAACATTTAAGAAGAAGGAATGAAATACTTCCTTCTTTTTTTTATTTTCTTCTCCCCTGAAATTCTTATATATGAAGCGGAAATTAATACAGAATCCGCTTCGAAAATAAATGCGTAAAGAATTAAATAACATTAATGAATTAAATTATGAAAAAGTTAAAAACAGTAAAAGTTCCCACATCTAACGGAGAAAAAGTGGTAGTCTTTAGACCCATTGAGAAAATTCCAACATCACATTTAATTTGTGATAAAGAATGTCCTTATGGAAAATGTTGTTCTTTTATCCCTGATCCTAGAGATCCCGGAAATGAAGAACTATCATTTATCGATTTTTGTAATGATCTTGGAGCTAATGAAGGAGAAGATTCAGATTTAACCTCAATGGTTCCAAAAGAAGGCACTCTTGAGGAAATTTTCAAAGATCAGCCTGATATATTACAAAAAATCGCCGGAAATAAAAAATTGGTTTATCTCGACGAAGTAATCGATAAATGTTGCCCTGATATCTGTGAATATTATAATAAGGAACATTCAGAGTGTACCTTAGAAAATAAGATGTGTATTCTTCGCGGATTGTTTGTAGGTCCAGTTAAAGAAGACAAACCTTCTAAAGAAGAAACGCAGGGACAGGAAGCTGTTGAAGAAAAGAAATAAATTTTAGGGGAGTATGAGAAAATACTCCCTTTATTTTATAAGATAATTTTATGGAAATAACAGGAAAATATAATAAAGCAATTGTATTTACTGATAATATAGAAGAAGCAGCAATTTCTCAGATATACGATCTCTTAAATACTAAGATGACTGAGAATGAAACAGTTAGGATTATGGAGGATGTTCATTGTGGGAAAGGTTGCGTAGTAGGATATACTCAAACTTATTCTGGCGGTCCTCTTGATCCTGATGTAGTTGGCTGTGATATATCGTGTCTAGATTGTGATACAGAAGTGTTAACACCAACTGGGTGGATTAAAATATCTAACTATGCTGATGAAGAGATTATGCAATTTGATCCGGAAACGGATGAGGGAAAATTTTTAAAACCTATAAAGTATATAAAATCTCCTTGTACTGAATTTCATCAATATTATAATAAGAAAAGTGGATTAGATCAATTGATTAGTTCAGAACATAATTTATTAGTATACTCTGGATATTGGAAGGGACATAAATTGAATCATAGAAAAATTACTCCAATAGAATTAGATAAACTCAATTTATCTAAAGGTTTTTATGGATTTAAAACTTGTTTTAATATATCTAATAACCCAGGTGTTAGTTTGTCCAATGAAATGATTAGAATAGATATTATGGTACAAGCGGATGGAAAGATAATACCTGCTAAAGATCATAATAGAATAGAATTACATTTTAGAAAAGAAAGAAAAATAGAAAGAGCAAAAAAATTATTAGAGGATGCTAATATTGAGTATAAAATTTCAATATTAAAAGATAAATCTACTTCTATACGATTTAATGTAGATTTTTCAATAAACAAAGATCTTAAAAAGTATTATCTAGCTACTAAAGAGCAACTTGAAATAGTAAAAGAAGAGTGTTTACTTTGGGATGGACATAATGGATATAGAAGTTCTTATTCAAATACTAATAAAGATAATATAGATGTAATTCAATTTGCATTTTCGGCTACAAATACTAGAGCAGGAATTTCAGAAATTTTAGGAAAAGAGAGATGGAATATAGTTTATTATGTGAGTCCTGCTAGGAATAAAATAGTTACTTATAATAAAAAATCTAGTATTGTTCCTTCTATTGATGGATTTAAATATTGTTTTACCACGGATACTGGATATTTTGTATGTAGAAGAAATGGAAGAATTTTTATTACTGGTAATTGTGGAATGTTAAGTGTAAAATATAAAATGCCTTCGGGAGATCCAGAATTAGCTCTTTGGGATGCTAGAATTCGTAGAGATATTCCAATGGGTATGGAGATTAATGAGAAAACTGTTATCCAAGAAAAAGAATTCAAGAAATTTTTTAAAACAAAACTTGAAAGAGCAAGAAGTTTATGGCCTGAATTTGTATGTTATGAGGGTCTTGGAGAGATAGAGAAATTTATATCAAAAACCCTTAAAAGAATTGGTATGTCTGAGGGAATTTTCTATAAATCTCTTGGAACTCTTGGTGGAGGTGAGAAAAATTGATTGCCTCCAGAATGATTAATAGTCATTCGTTGTAAAAGTCGTCCATATCGGGAGAAGCTGAGATGCTAATCACCGAGGGAAGGTTATAGTGTTAAAACTTATACCCCCGTAGAGAGCAGAGGGACTTGGCCTGGCATAAAAGTCAGAAGGTGTGCTCCGAACTAGTAGGAAAAAGAACTACTAGAGATAGGCAGAAATGATCTATCCGATACTTGAAAGTAGTATTAGTAACAAAATTGAATCATTTTATAGAACTTGGACAGGTAGAAGAAGATAAAGAGTCTGTTTGGGTTACTATTCATACAGGATCAAGAAATTTAGGAATAAAAATACTTGCTTATTGGAAAAAACAAATTGGGAAAACTAGGATAATTGAGGCGGATATGAAAGTGGCCGAGAGAGGAATTAAGGAAAAGTATAAAGGTCAAGGGAAGAAAATCAAAGAAGAAATAGAAAAACTTCATGCTTCCGGCCGATATACAATTCCGCCTAGTAGATTCTTAGTAACACATGAAGATATATCTGGTTATCTTGGGGATATGTTTTTTGCTCAAGCTTATGCAGAATATAATCGAATGGTAATATCAGAGAGAATTAAAAAAGCTCTTGGACTTGGAAAAGAGCTTGAGAGGATTGAGTCTATTCATAATTATATAGATCCAAGAGATAGAATAATTAGAAAAGGATCTATTCAAGCTTACGCCGGACAGAAAGTAATTATCCCTATGAACATGGCTTTTGGAACTTTAATTTGTGAAGGTCTTGGTAATCCTGATAGAAACTATAGTGCTCCTCATGGTGCTGGGCGCTTAATGTCTAGGCGAGAAGCAAGAGAACGATTAAGTCTCCAAGAATTTAAAGAAAGTATGGGCAATGTATACTCTAGTTCTGTATGTCTCGCCTGTATTGATGAAGCACCTGAGGTATATAAAGATCCTTCTGAAATAATAACTGGAATACAAGATACGGTGAAAATTTTGGAAATTATTAAACCTATCTTATCTATTAAAGCAGGAACTGGAGATGGTGAAGATTAAGTTTTACAGAAGACTTCAAAAAGAATTATCAACTGATATTGGAATTATTAGTGGAAATATTCTTGGAGAGAACTTTATTTTAGAATATGGTTTAGATGGGTTAGCATTTAAAAGAGTATCTCCTAAACAAATTTATGTAAAAACTTGTCTTGGAAGATTTTGTATATTTCGGTTTTGGGATGACACTTCTTTATCAGAACATCTTCGATATAGGAATATAATTGATTACTTGATTATTCAAGAAGTTAATATTGACCCAGAAAAACTTAAAAAATCGTTTATCCAAGGATCTAAAAATCGTCCTTATGCGAATGATTTGAAACATTTAGTAAAAAACTTAGATAATATAAAATTTACATGACAGGGATAATAGTTGATACAAACGATATGATTGAATTAAGAGAAGTAATAATTCGAACTATGAAAAATTTAGATATTTACATATGTATTGATGATCAACACTATAATTATCTTAAAAGACCTAGACGAAAAGATATATATGAATCTATTGGTTTTGGTAGGTTTTATTTTGAGTTACCGGAAAAAATGTCAAATAGATCAATTGTTAAAGTTTTAGGGACAGTAGAAGGAATAGATTATAAAAAGATAATTCAGGGTATGAAGAAAGCTTTTAATGATAAATTTTGGGGTGGTGATGACACTCAATTGACTATATTAAAAGATATGATAAATAATTCAAAAGAATATTTCCTATGATAGTAGATACGTTATTATCGGAAGTGTAGAATTAGATGCTCAAAAAGTTATAGAATGTTTTAGGGAAGCTCGTAAAACAGAATTATGGAGACTTTATATAGAGAAGTCTCAATTAGCCAAACTTGACAAACTTTTATTAAATCCGGAAATCCTTATATGTGATAAACATAAACTATAAAAAACTTATGGAAGAAGATAATAAATTTAAAGAATATCTAAAGCCTGACTACTCTTCAGAAGAACCTCCATATGATTCAGGAGATGATGACGATGATGATATCAATGAAATCGATGAAGCAGAGGAGGATGAGAGAATAGAAAAAGTAGTTAAAGGTCAAAAAGAATTGAATGAAAAAATTATGCAACAGACACCATTTGGACAAAGTGTAGGTGGAAGTAATTGGGGTCAACCATCAACTCCATCTTGGAATAATAACGGAGGATCTTCGTGGGGAGGAAGTAATAATCAACAGTATCCATGGCAAACAAAACCAGCTGGAGGAAATTCTTGGGGAAACTCAGGAGGATCTTGGAGTGGATCTCCTGGCTGGGGTAGTGGTGGTAATACTGGAGGATCCTGGGGAAGTAGTAATACAAATAATGGAAGAAAAGAGATTGATCGACAAAAACAAGTAATATTTTGTGATGTCTTAGATTGTTTAGTAGAAACTTTCCAAAGTAACGGAAAACCAGGTCTTCTTCCACGTGGAATTTATGATATTAGACTCCGTTTTGAAGTTTGGGATAAGATTTTATGTTTTAACCCAAATAAAGTTTATGCTATGGTTCCAAGAAATCTAATCTTAAGTAGTAATGGTTCAGATTCTTGGAAAATAATGTTAGAATATATTGTTTGTGCTTTATCAGAATATCTAAGAGTTCCGTATGATCATTGTCAAATCTTAGTACAGAATGATTTTGGACAATCTAAAGATAGAATGATGGATGCTGTAATTTCTAAGACTCGTGGATTTGATAAGAATTCAGCCATACAAATTGGACTTGAATCTGGTTTATATGGTCAAAGTAATAGAGATATATTAGCAGCAGAAAAAGTAGGAATTGATTATATAGATCTTGGACAACTTCTTAACATATATTTCTAATGATTAACCTAGAACAGAAAGGAGAATGGGGCGTATATTTCTTTGATATCGACCATGTTCTTATATATTCTGCTACAATAGAATTAACTCCGAAGAAATATACTAGGAATCCAAGTATAATTCCTGGAAAGAAAAATAAATTGGTTATAGAATTAGGAGTTGAGCCTGAATATTATTTTAAGAAAACAGGGTTAAAATGTCTTATGAAGCGTATGGAAAGTTTAGGAATTATTAACCTCGAAGATAAACATCGAGGGAATACTTCTTATGATCCTATTATTTGTGATAAAAATTGGAAAAAGATTAATTCATTAGAAATATCTTTAAAAACGATAGTCGATATAATTAAAAAGAAAGATACATATTTAATTGTAGGAGATTCAAAAACTGTAATAAATATTCTAAATTCTTCTGAAAGCTTGAAATTCTTATAAATGTATAAAATATAACAAATAGAAAAATGAAAAATTTAGTAGCACAAAAATGGATTGATGAATGTGGAACTTTATTTCCGATTGATGGAAATACAGTACTTTATCCAACTCCAGGTTCAGGAATTTTTGAATTATATCAAGGAAAAGGTCAAGATAAGAGAATCGGTTTAAAAAAACTCTCAGAAAAGTTTGAATTTAATCACAAAATATATGATGTAGGTTGTGATAATTTATTTGATATAATTCAAAAAACTTGGGAATCAGATAAATTTGTTGAAGGGAATAAGAATCTTGGTGTTATTTTCACAGGATATAAAGGAACAGGAAAAAGTGTTGGTGCTAAACTATTATGTAATAGATTAGACATTCCTGTCATAATCATTCCTGACAATGAAATAGAGGGAATGGTAAGTTTTATTCAACAACTCGACTTTGAATGTATTGTTTTGATTGATGAAGCAGAGAAAACATTTAAGCAAGGAGAGAGTGATGAAGTATTACTAAAATTAATTGATGGGGTATATAATAGATCAAGAAAATTATATATTCTAACAACAAATACACTTAACGTAAATGAGAATTTACTTGGACGTCCTGGAAGAATTAGATATATCAAACAATTCGGAAATTTGTCAGAAAAAGCAATAAACGAATATTTGGACGATAATTTAAAAATTCCAGAAGAGAGAGAGAATATTCTTCAAAAAATCGATCTTCTTGAGATATCTACTATTGATATTCTTGGTTCGATTGTTGATGAAGTAAATATTCATGGAAAACTTTCTGAAGATACTTGCCTTAATATTCCTTTGGCTAAATATGTTTTCGATATCATGAAATTCCCTGTTGAAACAGAGGAAGATGTAACAAGGATTAAGGAAATTCTTCGTCCAGGAAGAGCTAATTTCCCAGAATGGCTTGGAAAAGATTGTGAGATGGAAGATAAAGATTCAGATACTAAGACAAATGAGGATTATTGTAGTAATATCCTAGATGGTTGGAAAACTAGAATGACATCTCAATTCTCAAGTCTCTGGAAAAATCAAGAACTTAGTATTGGAACCATTCTTGAAGATCCTGATGAAGACGGATTTATTCTAGTTAAGGATATATATGGGGATGGCGAAACATTAGTTAAGATAATTAGACAGAAAGGTAATCCAAGTTTATATCGAGGTGGATTAATGTTCTGATAATAAAGATATAGAGTATTTGAAGACAGAGGGTGGCAAGTCGTGAGATTATGGCTGCCCTCATTTTCTTATTTATGTAAATTATGGGAAAAAAGAAAAGAATAATAACTAGTTTTTCAGATGTTATTACAAATTCAAGCACTGAAGTATTTTTAATTCAAGGACCAGATGCATTAAGACAGATGATTGGTACTGGAATATATAAAAAATATCAAAAAGATTTCCTTGTTCTAAAAACTGAGGAAGATGTTGAATATTTCTTTAGATTTCAAGGAAAGAAAGGATTTAATCATAATTATTCAATATGGGATTTAAAACCTCTACTAGGAAATCTATTTAACTTATACCTTAATCAAGAATTTTTCTGTAATTCTCCACTACGTGATATAGCAAGTGAAATAGCTGATATCAAATGTAGAATTGATATGTTAAAAAATGAATTTTATATGCTACAAAATCAAATTCCTTAGCATTCTGAAGAAAAAAAATAAAAAGAGGATCAACTTGACTAATTAAAGTCAAGACCTCTTTTTTTTTCTTTGTAAATTTCCTTTTGTTTAGTTATAGTCTCTTGATATATAAAATCAAAAGGAAATCTTTAGTTTCCATTTCTGTTTCGATCTTGAGTTTAACCTCGTGATCTCATCAGGTTAGGAATTCACCTAACTACAAAAATGAAAATGGAGGGAAATTTTGTTATCCCTCCGGTTAGTCATCAATGAATTCTTCTTCATTGCTGTTAAATAGTTCCGGAATCATATATCTAAACCAATAATAAATTCCGGTAGTTCCCATAATTATTGCTGATATTGAATAAATTATATCAAATCCTAATATCCAAGCAATTCCTGCTAATATCATTGTCATAAAAATAATGACTTCTGTTATCTTTTTCATAATATATTAATTTTGTTAATTATTGTCTCTAAACCCAAGTTAATCCATAACTCGGGCTGGTTGTTTTAGCTTATTCAGCTTTTACTTCTTCAGCAGGTTTTTCTTTTTCTGCATCCGGTTTTAGGTTGACGGTTTCTTCTACCAATTTTTCCAAATCCTCATCTCTAAGACCTTTCGGTTTGAGTTTTTTATAGGCTTTTTGACATCCTAAGGTAGTTGCTACTCCTAATGCCATTCCTGCTCCAGCTGCTACTGCTACAACTTTTGTTGCACCAAATTTCGTTACTGCTGAGTTAATTAGTTTCATAATTTTTCCTCCTATTATTTAAGTTATTAATTTTGTTAATTATTGTCTCTAAACCCAAGTTAATCCATAACTCAGGTTGTTTGTTTTAGCTTATTCAGCTTTTTTTCGGTTATTTAAACATTTTTTAGTTTTCTTATAACCATAATCAAATACTACTTTTGCTGCTATTCCTGCTACAAAAATTCCAACGTTTTTTACAACTGCTTTCATAATTTTATAATTTTTTGTTGTTAATATTCTTTTGTCTCTATTTTCTAAGTAAATTACTTAGAAATGGTTGTTTTTACTTTAAGCTTCTCTCTTAAAGATTTCTAACTTAGAATTATATATAATCTTTATAATTTCCTCATCGGTATTTATCATAGGTTATATATAATAATTTAACTGTATATTAAATCCCTCTAAGTTCACATCCTATTACTAATAACTCTAGACTATACAGGTCCTTTATTATATTCATAGTTCACCACATATATTTGGCTACATGTCTTTGATATATTCCTCTTGATAATCCTTTATCAGGTTTATCTCAATATATCGTGGCCTTATAATATTATCTACTATAAGGAATTTATTTAATTTTTATTTATTTTGTTAAACTCGGCTAAATGCACGTTATAAAATTTGTTAGTGCTTGCCAAGTTATGTGTCCAACCTTTTTTACGCGCTGGCCTATGAATCATACTGAGGCTATAACAACTTTCCTCTTTTCCTGTTTCTAAATTCTAAATACAGTAAGTATGTTCCCAGAACTATTTTTACATCGCCAAGCCGATGTCAAGTTAGCAAATCTTGAATTTCAATATATTCCTTCCCTTCTGGCACCTTTAGTATAGGTAATATATCTAAGTTATATCTATGTATAACGCTAAAGTATAAAAGACATAATATATCCTTTAAATTAGATATACTATGTCTTTAGGTAATATCAGATATTTCTATCTTTTATTACATATATAAGGCTAACAGGGTTTCTTAGACGGTATTATTTTTAACCTCTTAGGAACTCTATTTTCCTTTCATATATAAGGTTTTTAGTCTTTTCTAAACGGTGGAAAATAAAGGGTGGAATTACCCACCCTTTTCTTACTTAACTGCAAGCAAAAACGTTTTATAATCAACAACAGACTTTCGATATATACTATCTATGTCAGCGCCAATCAAATAGAGGGACTGTTTATAATCTCTCAATGTTTCTGGCTCATTGATATAATATTCGACTAATCTGTTTACTATTGTTTTTATTAATCGCAGTTTTCTTATTACGTAATCTCTATTAATCGAAGGAACATCAAAATCCTTTCCTTCAATCGCATACTTGTTTAAGATAGCTGTATAATTGTCATAACTATCTTTTAGTTTATCTACTATTCCATTAGATAAACTATTTTCAACTGAGACATCTATGTAATTTTTTACTCCGTCTCTTAATAATCCTAATGCACTTAATATTGTCATTAGTGTGTTAAGTTTTTCTATCATATTCCTTTTCTTTTAAGTTTGTTTTTTATTCTCACTTATAAGGCTTTCAAGGAATATCAGACTAGCAAAATACTTCAGCGTCGTAATAGCCTTTTTCTAGTGCATTTAAGAAAAATTCAACCTCTTCTGCAGACATAGGAGCAAAACCATGAACATCAACACCTACATCTAATCCAAATCTCTTAATCATTTGTCTTCCATGAATATGTCCAAAAAGATTATACTTTTTTGTAGAATTCATAGGTTCGTGGACAAGTGCTATCTCTTTTCCTAGGAGTTTTGTTTCTGCTTCAGTTAGGAATACTTTTGAAAAACCAGAATCTATAAGCTCTCCTATAAAATCAGGTATATCTAGATTTCTTTCAGATTTTTCTTTAATCTCATAATTTCCACAAACTAATCGAATATCTCCATTTAAATATTTCAAGTAACTTCTATCACCAAAATCTCCAAGATGCCATACGATAGCTTTAGGAGGAACTTTAGTATTCCATCTCTCTACCATAGTCCAATCCATATCTTCAACATTCATGAAAGGACGTTTAGATAATTCCAAAGTTCTTTCTGCGCCGAAATGTGTATCGGAAGTAAAAAACTCTCTTGAACTGGACTCTCTATTAGATATTTCTTTCTTTAACTCAGATATACATTCGTCTAAAGAGCTATATACATTTTTTATTCCATATGCTTTAGCTTTTTCGATCAAGTACCTTCTTCCGTGTATTTTCGGCGCAATTCCTAAGATTATATTTTTCTTTCTAACTAAATTTTCGGTAAGTTCGATTTTAGTAGTTTGTGCATAATCTCTTCCTGGTATATCTTCAACAGCTTCAGGGATCCAAAATAATATAAAATCTGATACTCTAAGTCCAATTGTTTCCCAATCTACCTGTTTTTTATATTCAGCATCAGATAAACCTCCAGAAATTTTCTCTTTTCTTCTAGGGTTTATCCAAGTTACTCCCTGAATATCTGGAACTGTTTTCTTGCCACTCTGGAGCTCCTTGAATAGGTCCTCCCAAAAATACCCAAGTATCTTCTTTCTTGGGTAATTGTTCTATTGCATAAATCATTTTCATTTGAAATTTATTTTTGATTCTGTATCTGCTAATTTTATAAGGTATGGTATTCTAAAATTTCCATACATACTTTTAATAACTTCAGAATAATCTTTATCTTGATTAATTGAATCTACATATAAAGGATTTTTACTATTTCCTCGAAAACATGAAAAAGTATGCATATTATTATCACAGTAATAACTTTTTGCAATTCCAATAATATTAAGATTCTTTCTTCCAAGTTTTTCATATAGATGTGCTCCTAGTCCTGGTTTAGGTTTTTCAAAAGATTCTTCATCATTCCACAACCAAACATGAGAATCTAATATGATTGTATCGAATTTATCAAGATCTATATTTTCTAATAATTTTACAATCCCAGGAAGTTCTCTTTTATAAAATTCTCCAGGAATATAAGAATCAAAATTGTTAATAATAATTGAAATTCTGTCTATAGGTTCATTATCTTCCCAGTTTTTAAAAATAATTCCTGAGATTTTTCCTAAACACTCTTTTTCTTTATAATATCCATCAATTATTATCTTATTCATTTTTTAATAATTTTCTTATTTAGATACTTCTTTTCTTCTCATAATCAAATTCTAATCGATCTAATTGATTTTGAATAGTAGAGTTCCAACCTTCAATGGCTTCTTCTTCTGATTCATATAGTTTATAATTATCTAAGTTATATCTATTAGGAGTTAATTGAAAGTAGCCAACTATCATATTAGTGGTTTTGTTTCTTAAAGGATACCAGGTGGTGTTTCTTCTATATCCAGATCCTTCTTCTTTTCCTAAAACTACTTCTTGCGGAGAGTTTATATTTTCAAGTTTATAACTATACGGACCGATATAGAATCCAAAAGTCCAGAACGTTTGTCCTATAAGTTTATCAAGTTCTTCATATGTTTCCGGCTGTTTCATAATTTTTCTATTTTAGCATTTAAGTATCTTAATTTTTCTTCATAATCGTGTTGAAGTTTATCTTTTTGATTTTGAATAACCGCATTATAAGCCTCTACACATTCCTCTCTTGTTTCGAAAAGATATGGTAGAAAATATTTTACGTGATAATTTTTGAAAACTAAATTTTTATTTTTATTTTTTAGTGTAAGAGAATAATCATTGTTTTTATCCCAATTAGTTACTAAGACTTCGATTGGTTTTACTAATCTTGTGCATCTATGAGATTTACTAGAAAATTCTAACATAAAATACCAAAGTGACTTAGAATTGTCTCTATATTCTGATAATAATTCTTCTGTTATCATATTAATTTAGATTTTATATATTTGAGCTTTTCTTCATAAAAATGTTGAAGTCGATCTACAGTATTATGAATTTGAGCGTTATAATATTCTTTACATTCTTTTTCAGTATCGAATAATTTCACAAAAAATTTACATTCTGAATCTTTTCTTTCTTTATAACCCTGAAAAGATCTAATTACAGAATTATCAGAAACTTTTCGAAGATATAATAAATTATCTATATCAATTTTTAAAATAATTTCTGCTGGTTTTATGATACTAGAGCATCTAAAAGTTTTCTCCCTAAAACTAATACAACTATACCAAAATGTTTTATCCTTAGGGAGATTCATTATTTCTTTCGCTGTTAATTGTGTTATCATTTTATTATCCGTTTTTTAAGATTTCTTTCGGTGGATTTCCATTGAGTTTCGAAGAGTTTCAATTTATCTTCGATATATTTATTCCTGTGTTCAATACATTCACTTGGAGTATTAAAGAATTGATAATAAAGTTGATAGTTTTTTATTATTTTCCCGCTATTCAGTATCTTTACTATCCTAGGAATACCACCAAATTCATCAACAATTTCAGCTTCAGATGGAGGAATATCTCTAAAAACTCTTCCAGTATCTGATATCTGTAGTGAATAAATCCAAACTGTTTTCATAATTCCTTACATTTAGATAGTGTCCATTCTTTATAATTCATACCTCCCGTTTTAGTATCGAAATGTTTGATAATCTCTTCAAATGGTATTAAGAAGGTTCTAAGAGACTTTGCTAATTCGGAATTAAAACCTACATCAACTTTAAGATCATAAATACTATTAACATATTCAGTAAGATGACCATGAACGTGACCAAACAAATGAATAGATCCATGAGGTTTATGATTCCAAGATACAAAAGGATAATGACACATAGTTACCATATAATCTTTTCCAGAGTGCTCTATATGAACATCAAGAATATCAGAGATTATTTTGAAATACCCTTTAAGTGGTGCCTGATCAAAGTAAAGTCCGTAGTTATCATGATTCCCAACAATTTTATAAATATTTTTACAAGGAATTTGATCTAGAACATCTTTTATATCATCAACTGGCATTTTCCAAAACATATCACCTAAATCGAATATAATATCATCTTCTTTAGTTTTTTTAAGTTCCTCCAATATATAATCATTCATTTCGATTACATCTTTAAAAGGTCGAGAATCATGTTTTATTACATTTTCATGACCATAATGAAGATCTGACATAAAATAAATTTTTCCAGATCCAGCAGTTGTAAAGGGTTTTTTAATCTTCATAATCTTTTGCTATTTTTATTAATTTATTCTCTTTATAATATCCAATAATGTTATTAAATACAATAATTTCCAAGTCTGTAGTATCTAGTTCTTCTATATCCAAGTCATCGTTAGAATACTCTCCGTAATCCATATCAACTTTAATATATCCAAAAGTTTTATTCACATAATATAATTTTTGAATCCTTCCTGATATAGATTTGGACTCTAAATTTTCACAATCAAATATAACATATTCAAGCGTATTCAGTCCAGTAAATTCAAGAACTCTAAGTAATTTAATTGTCGCTAAATTTATTAACTGTTTCCTATAAAGTTTATTTAATTCTATTAACTCTTTTCTACTATTCATAATCTTCGAGTTTCCATTTACGTGAATAATCTTTTTTACTTTTATGAGTGATACTAGGTCTTAAGGATACTAACTTTCCTGTTTCTTTAATTTCATTATCTCTCCTAACTTTTTCGGCTAGGGAGATTAATTTCTTTTTCTTCTTTTTCATATGATTATTTTATTACATTTATAAGGAAATCCAAGTTCCTTATATGTGAAAATAAATAAAAGAATTATGATTAGATGTTATGAAGCTAAGTTATCAAAAAATTTAAACCCTAGAGTTAGAAGTTTTATCATGAAAGAATGGATGGAGAAGAGAAATACTTATGGAATTGAATTGAAGAAATATATTATAGATTCTTCATCAGTAGATCAACATCCAGTATTAGGACTTTATATAAAAGATCAAAAAGTGTTTGGAGATAATATACTAGTAGATAATAATTTTTCAGAAAGATTATTAGGAAGACATGTTATTTACTTTCTTAACTCAATAAAAGAAAAACAATTAGGGTTTTATAAGAGAAGGATTCTTAATTTTTATCCTGTGAATTATGAAGAATCCATTTTCTCTGAAAATAAAATGCGTTCTAAACTTGTTAAAGTGATTGGAATGTTTGGTGAAAATAACTATAATGTACTAGGAATTATTTATGGAGATGTATATCAAGTTAGAGAAAATTATAGAGAATTATTTTATAATATATGGAATTCTAAAGTAAATGGAAATTATGAAAAACCTATTAATCTAGGGAAAATAGAAATATAAAAAAAGAGGACTGTAAAAAGTCCTCTAATTATTTTTCTTTATTTTGTAATCTCTAATAATGTCTTGGAGATTAGATTTATAGCACCTTCCACATCTCGATAATCACATACTTCAACTTGAGTATGCATATTTCGTTGAGGAATAGATACTAACATAGTTTCACAATCAAAAGCACCTTCTTGAATTGCTGAAGTATTTGTTCCTCCTGCATATGAAGCTGCAAGTTGATATGGAATTTCATTAATCTCAGCAACTCCGATCATTTTACAGCGAAGATTCCAAGATTTATCAGGTCCATTCATGATAACAGGTCCTTTCCCAAGTTCTATATCTCCATAGGACTCAGGTTTTATTCCTCTACCTTCATCCGTGGCGAAAGTAACATCTATATCAATCGAAATATCAGGATTTACTCTTTTACTTGTTACCATTGCACCTCTTAGACCTACTTCCTCCTGAGTATTCGCCACGCCATAAAAAGTATATTCATCAAAAAGTTCCTTAAAGGCTTCATAATTCACCACGTTCCTTAAGACTTCAGCAACAATAAATACTCCAATCTTATCATCTAGTCCTTTAGATGCAAATCGATTCTTCCCAAGATGTTCTATAAAATTTGCTTCAAAAACAACTCTACTACCTATCTCTACTAACTTCATAGCTTCTTCTTTAGATTCAGCGCCGATATCAACAAGAAGATCTTCAATAGGAATTAATTCATTTTTGCTATTATCATCATACTCTACATGAATTGGCTTTTTCCCAATAATACCTGTTACATATTCTCCTGGGTGACCAATTTTAGAAATTTTAACTATACTTCCTGGGAGAACTTTTTTATCTATTCCCCCAAGATTAATAATATTTAGCATTCCTTGGTCTGTAACATTTTGTATCATCATTCCAAGTTCATCAATATGTGCAGAAATCATTACTTTCTTACTCCCTGAACCTACCTTAAATGCTACATTTCCCATTTTATCAGTAAACTCTTCTATCGCAAACTTAGAACAATAATCTTTAAATACCCTAGTTGCTTCCTGTTCAAAACCGCTAGGACTATACGATCCCAACAGTTCTTTTAAAAATTCTACAGCTTTTAATTCTAACATCTTTCTTTAATTAAAAATAAATATCGTTTCATGTAAATTTCTTTCAGTTCTCACATTCCAATTATACTTAAGAGAGTTTGGAATTTCATCATCTAAGATCATTAATCTAGTATGAATAAATAAATCATAATAAATATCTAAGTAAAAACCAGAGCTAATTCTTGATAATTCTACTCTATCTATATGTTCTACATCTTCATAAGTAACTATAATTTTATTATCTATCTGAAATGCTGAGAAATATTTTAAGATTTCTATAGTTAAATTATAATAGTATACTTGATCTGCCGCTGATTTACATCCAATTATTCCACCAGAACCACTTCGAATTATACCTAACTCCTTAACCATTATAATCTAGGTGTAATAACTTGATAAAATCTAACTTCATCAATCCCACAATCAATTCTTCCTGCACAGTTCCAAGTTACATGAGGATTTGCTGTTTCCCAACATGATTTATGAATAATTGTGTAGCTTCCATGATTAGAGGTACATATTCCACAATCTGAAAAATCCTTCCAATCTTTAATATCACGTGCTCCATCAATTATTTTACTATCATAATAACCAACATCTTCTAGAAGTTCAATTATATCCTTACTAACTTTTCCGATATAAGCTGAATTAAGAAATTGAATACCTTCTCTAGGAAATTTATCTTGAAGTTCATTTATGGTTGCTTTATGATAACCTTTCTTTTGATTATCTTTTATCCAATCTTCTCCATTAGTAAACCATTGTCCGAAATCTGTATCTCCTCTAAGAGCAGCTATCCCAAGAGCTAGTTCTTTAGTTACTCCACATTGAATTCTTTTTACAAGAGATACTTTTCCAGATGAAGAAAATTTAATAGCTTCTCGAGTTATAGCTGCATATTCTCCAGTCTCTGCACAAGTAATAATACAATTTCCTTTATCTGGATTAAAGGCTAAACCAGTTCCAACCATCTCAGAATATCCTAGATCTTCAAACTCTTTCCTAAGTTCTGGTGTATTTTGATCTAGGATAACACTATATAAATAATCTTTCTTCTTCATATTAGTTTCTGGGTTGTTTAATTATATAATCTAAGTTATTATCTTTATAGTAGCCGTTTAATTCCTTTGAGCTACATAAGGGAGTAAATCCATTCTCTCCGAATGTATATTCACCTCGAAAAGAATCAAATACAATAAAATCATCATCTCCTCCATTAGCTGGATTAGGAATAAATTTAGCCCACGTTTTAATTAAGCGTTCTCTTTCCTTTGGCCATATAAAAAATCTCTGCTCTGAAACTTCTTCCTCTATGGCTAATTCAATCTCAATTAAAGCATCTTCAACTACATCAGCGAGATAAACTTCATCTTTTGTTCCATCCGCTTTCCCAAGATCTATTTCTAATTTTTGCATGAATAGTTCTTCAAGAAGTTGATCCTTTTTATCTTTTTCCATATTCTTATAGGGTTTATAATTTGGTGTATATAATCTAGAAACCCACCCAGAAATAGATTCTTTATTTCTAGTGAGAGCTCCTATAATAGCTATTATTTTAAAAATTATTGCAATTACTAATAATAATGCTATTAAAATCAGTAAAAAATTCATCTGTTTTCCTCTATCTTTTTAATTGAAAATAATATTTTATCTCCTATTTTATACGTTGGATTATTACTACTAGGAATTCTTTCACTTAATCTAATATCTCCATTAGAACCAATTTCGTCCCCAGCAATATAATAAACAGTACTAACGCCGTAAGAATTTAATCCTCTATCAATAGATTTTATAACTAATTTCTTACTATATTCTACTTTATATTGTGGTAAATCTTTCCCTTTACTATCACAACTCACTAATCCTATAACAAGACTGATAATGATTAATAATTTTTTCATAATTATTTTCTTAATAATTCATTACATACGCTCTTTATTCCTTCTAATCTAGCTTGTTCATAAGAAGGATAATTTAGATTATTACTACTCAATGAACCATTCTCCATGGGAATAGCAAATATAAATCTTATCTCTCCTTCTTTATTAGTAAATGGATATACGAGAATGATAATACCTTTATGTAATCTTATCCATTCTACTATCTCTACCTCAATTCTCTTTTCCTTTATTGGTTGTTTATATCCAAGTTTTACTAATTTTTCCAGAACTTCATCATCTACCATTATACTTCAGTTTTTATATAGATTTTCCTCTCTTCAAGTTGTTTTTCTATATTAACAATACTCCATCCATACTCATCAATTAACATCTTCTTTAAAGTATTAATGTAACTATCTGGAATTAGGTTAGGATTTATATAAATCCAAAATTGAAGGAAAGGATCTTTATAAGCTTCTGGACTAGATTTATAAGTTTCATAAGCTTTGTCCATTTCTTCAGCTGCTAAATCAAAAAACTCTTCTGGTGTAATTCGAAGGTAACTAGCATAAATAAATTTTCTCATTTTTCTTTTAATTTAAAAAAATCATAATCATAATCAGTTTCAGTTCCGTCTTCTAAAACATAATGCTTCCTATATGTTATTATCTGAACAACATTATTTCCAGGAATATCATTTACTATAGCATCTTCTATAATTTCAGTATCTGATCCTAACCAGTTTTCTTTTAGACGATCTTCTGTAGTATAATAAATACCTTCCTGTATTCCTTGAGTTATTGTTTTTACTTTAGTTGGATAGATTTCATTAGAACTAAATTTATGTTTAACAAAAATTTCATCACCTTCTTTCAATCTAATCCTTCCTGTTGAGTCTGAATAAATTTTAATAACTCTTTTACATGGAACTACCTTTTTATCTATTAAATCCCATAAAGCTTCTACAATATCAGTTTCTACTATAAAATCACCAATATTCTTATCTTCTGGAACAATAAAACCACTTTCTGGATCATCCTTATCAAGATACTCACTATCTAATTTCCAATCTATTTTCCATAAAGGTATTAATTCACCTTTCTTATTTTTAACACAATCACAATTAATAAATCTGTTCATAATTCTATATTTATTTTATTATTCATCAATAAGGAAATCAAGGAAAAATAAAACCCAAGGAAATCACTTCCCTGGGTTCTTTAACTAGGATTTTTTGCTGATTATTAACCTTGTTTGACATAAGAAGAGTTTATTCCTAGTTTTTTACTCTTCACAATATTTAGGCTTTCGACCTGTTTCTAAGTATCCTAAAATTTCTTTGAGTACTTGATCATGATTAAATGCCCAATCATAACTATCTATATCTTCAGCTGGGACAAACTTAATATCATCTACTTCATTAGGTTCTCCACCTCTTGATACAGTATCACAATTAATTTCATTATCAGCTAATTTTTTCCGAGTAGCTGCATAATCTACGTGAATAAGATACCTAGAGACTATATTTTCTCTAGCATCTCGAGACGGATCATCTATAGTACAAAAATGATCAATTGCTTCATTGGGATAGATTTCAAGATTAAGTCCGAGTTCTTCATAAAGTTCTCGTTTCACTGCTTCTTTTCTTGTTTCGCCCCAATCAAGATAACCACAAGTAACTGACCATTTTCCAACATGATCTGGACATCCTGAACCTCGTTTAGATACTAAAAACATTACTCGACCATTGTTATCTCTAGTATATACAATTCCTACTACTGCATTAGCTCTAGAGATCCAATACTCTTTTCCATTCTCTTTTGATGTTACTTTAAAATTTTTCATAAATAAAAATTATTAACAGTTGTCAATGTTTGTTTATCAATTATAAGGTTATTACCGATTGTCTTTTTTACCTTCTTTAGAATTTGTACAATACTCTTTTTACATAAGATACTATCATTTTTAATTGATGACCAATCTTTTATAGTGGAAAAGTTAAATTCATATCTTTTTACAGTAGGAAGAAGAGTATATTCTTTCTCATTTAATTCCATTTTAGCTCCAAAAGTTAATTCTATAAAGGGTAGTAGAAAACATTTTTTATCGTAAATACTACTTTATAACTACTATTATATCCATTTTCAGGAGGTGTATCATTAATTTCTAAGACTTCCATCTTTTATAGGATTAAGAATATCATTTATTACTATTTTACCAGTATTATCACTTATTTTTCCTGAAATACTATAACTTTTCTTATAAAATGGCCATAAATTTATATTCCTAGTCTTTGGAGAAGTATACGAGAAATCTAACATATTGTAATGAAAAGAATATGATACAGCTACTAATCCACCGACCATTTCTTGATTAACTATGTCAAAATTAAAAATATCCATATCTTAATTAAACATGATGATATAATTCAATATAGGTGTTTAAATCCTCTACTGCTGGTAATCCATATTTCGCTGTAAATTTTCTAGTAGGTTTCTTTATATACCTCACATAGAAATCATCTACTAGCGGTTTTATAGTCTCTATAGAGTTTTCTCCACTAAGTTTTTCGATTCCATGAACATCTTCGATTACAAAGAATATAAGAAAAGCCACAAATGGAGTAAAAGACATTTCTCTTTCAATTATCTTTTTCACTATGTGTTCATTTTCTTTAAGAACTCTAGTAACCTCCTTGTAACTCTTATTACCTTCTGTTTGTCCGGCGGTTTCTACTATTAATGTAAATAATTTAATATATTCTCTAAATAATTCTTCAGTTGTTAACATAGCCTTTAAGTGTTTCTATTATTTTTATTTTTTCGGTTTCTTTAAGAAGACTCCATTCACCTCTTTCTAATTTTTCTATAATTTTCGAAATATTTTTAACAGGTATTTCTGAAATCTCTAAAGTTCCTGGTACCAAAGTATAATCTAATTGTTCAAGAATAGACTTAATTTTCTCGAGTTCTTTAACAGTTGCTACTCTTCGACCATAATAATTATCAACTCTTGAATGATTAATAACAATCCTTGAATCTATTACATGCCATTTCCAAAGATTATCTGGAAAATTAAATACTCCTTTTTCACATCCACTGAATAAACCAAACCAACTGTCAGGTCCATCTTTACAGTCTACATAAATCTTTCCTATTTCCATAATTCATCCAAAATATAAAAATGGATTATCTTCTGAATCTTCTTCAATTATCTCAAAATCAGATCCAGAACAATCTTTTAAATTTATCATATACCTTAAAAGTAAGTCTACACCGTAACTATAAAAATAAGGTTTATCCTTATCATACGATGCAATAGGCTCTCCTTTACCATTTACTACTTTTACATAATTCTTATTTTTAGAATCCAATGATGCTTTTATTCCCTCATCAGTAAAATTCTTTTTTGCATGTTCTTCTGCAAACCTAACAAGTGGAATTACTGTTTCTCCGGATATACGAATTTCTTTGTTTATGAGATTTTTGGAATAAAGAACTATTTTATCTATTACTGAAAAAGTATACCAATTATCAGAACCTATCAACTTGAACCAAGGATTTCCGGTATCATCAAAATCTCCTGTAACTCTGGTATAATTTCCATCACTCGTCTTTATGATAGGTTTATATCTCAATCTTCTACAAATTTCTTTTAATAAATTAGATCTTTTCTCCAAACACATCTGCAAAAGGTTTTAAATTTCCATTCGGGTTATGATCTCTCCCTGAATTTCCATCATCAAGAATAGCAAAACATATCTCCTCAAATGCTCCAGTAAATTCTGATTCTTCCAAAACTTCTTTAAATAGTTTTGCTACATGAGAAGGTGGATTTTTAAAAGCTCCACATCCAAGTGCTCCTAGAACAAGTTTGGTGTGATTATTATCTAAGGCTATTCTAAGTATTGTTCTTATTTTTCCTTTTACAACAGGAACATATTTTTTCATCATTTCTCCAGTACTCTTGTCAATGTCTGGTCTTACTACTCCTGCCACAGAAATTACATTGCATTTAAAATAATTATCTACAGTTTCATAAGTTCCTGGTTTTCTATAAACACATACTCCTGGACTATATATTCCTCCATAAACTGGGATAGGATAAGAAAAATCATTAAGAACTTTTCCTGAATAATAGTCTCCAAAATATTCATCCCATTTTTCAGGAGAATATAAATATAGAGATAATAGCAAGTTACTTCTTCTACATAATTCTTCTTCCTGAGCTCTAGAGCCTGTTTCAACTCCTCCACCAGGTCTTTTAGATGAAGCCATATTAAGGACTGCACATCCTGAACCTAATTCCTTTGCTTTTTCAAAGGTATCTATGTTCTGTACATATATTTTAGGAGGAGTTTGAAATTTAGATTTATTACTTCCTTTTTGAATAAACTTATACATTTTTGATTCATATATTAATCTATCTGTTTCTGGAAATTCTATATAATTATCCTTACATTCATACTCTCTAGAAATAATATCTTCTATTACTTCTTTAAAAACTTTAATTAATTGTTCTTTTGTTTTCATATCATTAATAATTTTAAACTATCTAATAAATTATATGTCATAACTCCACATTCACTACAATTATCCTTAGAGAGAACACATTGATCACAATAATTTAAATTCCCTGAATCTATTGTATATACTCTTCTTTGAAATAATCTAAGGTCTTTCGAAAAATGACTTACTTCCTTTGATGAATATTCCATAAAAACTCCATATTCAAGACTTTCAAGAGTTACAAGTTCTTTTACTTTCTTTTTTATGAAATCCAGAGTAATAATGCTTTTTTCATATAATTCCTCTACAAAGTCTATAAGAATACTTTCATTTATTCTCACACGTTTAACTATTCCTTTACGATTATTTACTGGATAAGAAGTAAGTAGAGTGCTATTTATTTTATCTCCAGAGAAAAAGAATTCATTAGGTCTGGTAGAAGGTTTAAAATTACATAAATCACATTCTCCAGAAAATTTACATACCTTCTTACATATTATATCAGAAATTCCCGGGAAAGATCGAAAAATCAATCTGCTATTTATTATATCAGTATTAGATACTAATATATTTGTTCTGTCTCCATAATATCTATGATCTAGGGAACATCCTAATTCTAAATCTACAGTTTCATATCTAAAACTTCCAAATGATCCTACTACACCAGTTACTAATTTAATAAGAATAATTTCATCAATACTATCATAAGACCAAGTAATTATATCTCCTGGAAGATATTTTTGATAGTATAACTTTCTTTTAGTATTCTTTGTCATAACGTGCTAAATTATTATATGCATCCGTACTATAAAAACTAGTTAGATCGAAAAAAGTCGAGAACTCTCCTTTAGGATTTAAAGGTGACTCTGGATGATATCTATCTAGGATAATATTAAATCTAAATTCATTACTCCAATCTTGCCTTATTTCTACAATTATTAAAGGGTGTTCTGGTCCAAATGCTGCATATTCACCACTACCCCATAAATATCCAGGAGACTGAAAATAAACAATATCACCTACTTTATAATAATCTGGATCTAACCTTCTTGCTACTACTTGAGGAATTCTGGCTAAGCTTTCCTCCTTAAGATGTTCCATTATTTGAGGGATAATTGATGTATAATCATGCTCTATGATTTCACATTTTTTATCAAAATCATCTGTACTCATTCTTTCTGGAAATATAGATGATCCCCAACATACTTTATAATAAGATCCCTTCGAATCAAAACCATTACTATAAACAACTCCTATATCTCCAGTATCTTTATTTTTGACTCTTGATTGCGTCCAACTATCTACTCTCATCTGTTATCTTATTAATTATTTCATTTTTTGCCTTAGTCCAACCATCTTTAAATGATTTTCTTTCATTTCCGACTGTATAAATAAAAAATCCAACAGTCATAATAATTATTCCTAAAGGCTTATACCACTCAATTATTTTAATTCTGAATGGTGAAAATGATATCTCTGTATGTCCTAAATACAGGAAAAATACAATTAATAATACTAAATAAACTATAACCTTCATCATATTTCTATTTTATAAGTTTTATCTTTCATTACTACTAATTTTCCAGGAACTGACATTAAACGATCTTTAACACTGACTAAAAATGTATCTAATATTATAACATCGCCAAAACTTGAAATACTAATATAACATGCATTGAGATCATCAGTCCATCCAAAAAATACTTCTTCAGGATCAGCACTATCCCATGGAGAAAGCACTAAACGAGGCAATCCATCTTTTAATCTTATTGCGGTAACAACTTGTAAATCTTCTTCTAGATCATACAAAAATACGTATCCAGCTACTTTTACATATTCTTCCGTTTCCATATAAGTTCTTTTAAAATTGGCAAAGATTTCTCCATATATTCAACTAAAATATCTTCAAAGAGAAAATATTCTCGATTCATTACTCCAAAAGAATCTCTAGCCATATGATGTAATTCATGAGACCAAGTACTTAAAAGTTCAGATTTGGTCACTTTTCTGCTTTTTGGAATCATCATTATAAATTTTTTCTTACCAGCTCTTGAATAAACCATACCATTTACTGGAGGAGGTCCTATTCTAATGATATCCTTATCTGTCTTATCATAATAGATTCCAGAAGTGGACATTACATAACTTACATCACCCTTAGATAGTTTTCCAGAGATTTCTTTTTTCTTCTCTACCTCTAAAAGAAGATCATCTATGTATATAAAATCTAAAAGCTGTTGAGAAACTAAATATCCAAAAATATAAGCTTCTGTTTCACTATCAACTATCCCTCGTGAGGATGTAATTATATTAACAAATTTACTAGTTTTTCTAAATATCCACTTTACTTTTTCTTTTGTAGTTAGATTTGACAAGATAGTGATCAAATAACTTCTACGATTATTAACAGCTAATTCGTATCCTTCTGACCTTGGTATAATTCCATATAAACCTTTAAAAGCTTCAAGAGAACATTGAATAGTAGTTAGTCTTGTATTAAATATAGAAATATCATAATATGCATATTTAGAACCAACCTCCCTTCTTAAGTTTTCTTGGTAACACTTTTTATTAAAAAATTCTGCTCTTTCTAATAAATCTAATACATCTTTTAACATTTTCTTTTTTATTTTATTACATTATTAAGGATTTAAACTCTTATAATTGTTATGAAGAAAAAGAAAATGATAAAGATTGAATACTATTATCGTAGTGTTGAGACTAATAAGTACACTTATGTAATAATAGATAATAGAATTATTCTCTTATTAAAAAATCAATTAAAGAGAGTTTCATCTAATTATTTATTACACCACATAGAGTATAAAGATATTTGTTTTAATTTTTATAGAGACGCTACAAAAATAAAGGAAGAAATTATATCTGGAATTAATTCAGAAGATATTAGAAAAGCTTTAATTAAAGTAATAAACACTACTACTGGACTTTTTAATCTTAAAAAATCCATAACTCAATTTAATGAAATATATTATAATTATAAAAAATATTATGATAACTTTTCCACCAAACTTTAGAATATACGTAATAGAAACTCCTCTTAAACTAGTAGATATACACAATGCTCAAAATTATCTAACTTCTAAGGAATATAAAATAATATCAAATAGTTTTAGTGTATTTTCATTTCTAGGAAATAGAAATAATCTTCAAGAAGTTTCAAAGATTGTAAGTTTTTTGAAAGGTAATGATCACCTAGGAAAAAGTAAATACTATATTTCAATTACCTTAAATAATTTTGAAAAACCGTTCCGAAAAATCTGGACAGCAAAAAATATGACAAAATATGTATACAGACTGGATTTAATAACAAAAGAAAGTTTTAGGTATTTTAAAAAACATAATTCGGATATTATTACTATTGAAAAACCGAGTATTCCTGAAGAAGAATTTATTAAAATTATCTTGTATAATTCTTTAGCAATAATAGAGAACTGCGAAAAGGGATTAATAAACATAGATAATGCTGCTTATTATATGAGCAATTACAATTATTCTATTCTTAAACTATCTAAAGAAGAAGGTTTAATTTAGAAGAGAAAAAACTAACCAAGGATTTTATTTCCAAGGTTAGTTCTTTTTTTATTCGCTTTTTGCAGCGTCATGTTTACATATTTTGATCAAGTAAATATATTTATTAACAGTTTCGAAAAAATCATCTGTTCTGTTAATAATACCTGACCACATTAAATCATCTCCAGCTTCTCTTTTTATTCCAGTTAGTAATCCTCTAATATCTACTAAGAGATTTTCAAATTCTAATGCTTCTGGAAGAATAGGGCTTAATGTTCCTGGTTGAATAAATCCCCAGAGAGCTTGAGCATTTTCCATAAGAGCATCATCAAAATCTTGAAATTCACCATCAAAATCATCAATTAATTTATGGATGCTCATAGTGGGTGCTGAGAAATGCAGTTCTTTCAATCTCGTGTGTATTCCATGAAATTGATTCTCCAAATTTAAAATAAACTTATTATTCATAACTTTTTTAATTTATAAATGTTTTATTTTCATAAACTCTGATAATGTTGTTTGACTAACTCCTAATCTTCTAGCTACTTCTGCTTTACTCAATCCTTTCTCAAGTAATCTTGTAATTTCACTATCTTTTCCATCTAATTTACGCTTCCTAGGAATTCCAACAGGTCTACCTAATCTCACTCCATTAGATTTCTCATAGCTAATGCACATTTTGTTCTTCGACTTATTAGCTCTCTTTCTTTCTGAGCACTAATTATATCAAAGAAGGTTTCATATACGGACATAGAATCTTCTTTTATTATCTCCCCTTTCCAGATAGGTAAGATAGCAGCTCCAGTTAACATACAATGATTTATAATTGACATCACCATATATACATTTCTTCCAAGTCTAGAAATTTCAGTAACTAATATTAAATCCCCTTTCTTTATTCGATCTAATATTAATTTTCCAAGAAGTCTAGCACTAGGTTTTATAGCCCCTGAGATGCTCTCTTCTATCCATGCATCTACTTCAATTCCATTTTCCCTACAATACCTGTTTATTTCGTACCTCTGTACTTCTACTGTTTGTTTTTCTGTAGATACTCGTATATAACCATAAATCATTAGATAGTTTATTTTTTAGTTATTAATCAACTCTTCAAACAGAGTTTCTTATCAATAATTAGGCTTTCACTTAAAAAATAAAGCAAAAAGAGCATAAACCTTGAAATTCTTATATATGGACGAAAAATAAGCGCTAAAGTTTCTGTCTATAAAACAAATAGAAAAATTAACAATTTAGTGATTAAAAAAAAACAAGTAAAATTGATGCTAAAAATTTAGTATGAATTCGGGTGAGTGTAAACGAGAAGCCACGAGTAAAGCTACTGAGAGGTAGTATAACATTTTAATAAAAAAAATTAGTAGCTTTATGAATTACGGTAAAATCTTAAGCGTTGGCTTCAAAGTATTAGTTGCAGCAGTTGCAGGCGTAGCTGTATTTATTGGTGTAGATAAAATCAATACTAATAATGGCAATCAAAATGGTGGTTTTAGACAAAAAAGTATTCCTGACGATCCAAGTTTCTCTTCAGGATCAGAGTTTCAATCAAATAACAATACTCAGATCCAACAAGTAAAGAGAGATAGGAATGATAGTAATATTGTCGAGAAAATGAAAAATGTTCAGGATACTTGTGGAAGATTATTTACTTTCGTTCAATCATTGACAATGGTAGTAGATAATTTTAGCAGAATATTTAGAAATGATGGAAATAGTTATCTAAGTCAACCTTACTATGGTGACCCTTGGGGATATCGACAGCCTATTGATATGGGAAATGGCGTTTATTGGAATAGAATATCTCCATACATCATTGAAGCTTCGTCAACACCAGATCCAAGATATTATGGTCGATTATAAAATCTTAAGGAAAGGAAGGACTAAAGATTAATTAATTGCTACACCACCCAATAAAGAAGAAATATATATGTACGTTGTATAAAAATGCCTTCCGAAAATAATAAATTTATTATACAACGTACTTATGAAAGAACTTGTTATGCCATAGGAAATTATCCTATGGTTTTTATTTTTCGCTTCAAAACCTTATTAGTGTACAAAATAAAAGAGAAGTATGGAAAAAGAATTTGTTGTATATGGGAAAAAGAAATTTAACCCAGAGAAATTCAGAAAAATTAAAAACAGAAAAGGATGGTGTAAACCTAAAGCTGGATTATGGGCTTCTCCGATAGACTCTAAATGGGGATGGAGAGATTTTATAATATCTGTAATGGAATCCTGGAAGAAAGATCTACAAACATATTTTAAATTCAAACTTTCTTCTACAGCTAAAATTTATATCATTGATACATTAGAAGATTTATATCAAGTACCGTTTAAAAGAATATTAAAACTTCAACCTGCTCTTTCAGATTATTTAATTGATTTTGAAAAGATGGTATCCGAAGGTTATGATGGAATATTACTTACAGAGAATGGTCAAAATGAAACTAGAATGCCTGAGTTTAGTGGATTATACTATAACGGAAAAAGTTTTAATCTTTATGGTTGGGATGTAGAATGCTTATTAGTACTTAATCCTAGGTGTATAGTTCCAGTAAATTCACTAAAAAGAATCAACTTAAAGAATGGAAGGAATGCATGGAAGAAGAATGTAGTGATAGCAAGAACACAAAAATCTATATCTCAAGATGATCCTGAAATTTTAGAATGGAAAGGAGAAACAGAAGATACAATGATACTAGAAAGAGGATCAACATACGGTTCTAAAAAAGCATTTATCAGATCTCTCAGAAAGTTACAATATAAGATCGGAGATGATCCAACTTCAAAATTTATCTTGAAGTAAAAAAAAGAATAGAGAAGAAACTTTAATTGTTCTTCTCTTTTTCTTTCTTCTATCTATTATATAGTCTGATTATCATATTCTTCTTTAGTTAATAAACTTCCTGAAAGATAATCATAAGCACTGATTAATTTAACAGATTGTTTAAAAGAATGAATCTCTTGTATTCGAAGTTCTCGTCTTTCTATGTCAAATACCTCTAGGAATTTAACTTCAAACCATGCAAGTTCTATCACATCAAGATCTTTCCAGTATATAATATCTCCTGGTTGTAAAGAATCTATAAACTTCTGTACTTTCTTTTCTTCGGCTAGAATTTTTAATAAACTTTCTACTTCTACTATATTTTTTTGACTTGATCCTATTCCTATAATTGGATTAAATCTTCTTTTAATTCCAATAGATAATAATCCTATATCACCTCTTTTCATTATAATCTTTAATTAAATCGTTATACTTTTCTGGTATTTTCCCAAAATCTATATCTTTATATACTTGACCTATTCCATCTTCCATATATCTCAAAGAAAACATTAATTTCATAATCTCAGTGTAACTATCTTTTGTATATCTAGGATCAGAACTGAGAATATATTCAAATTTTAAATTATCCTTAAAATAATTCTCGATTAAATATTTTTCAAATTCTTCAGGAGATAAACTACATAAATCCTTGGACTTATCACCGAATAATTTACTCGGCGCATTACATTCAAGAGTTCCAGTTATAGGATTAGTTGTAAATATAAAATCTATATCAAAATCAGATCTAGTATTTACATGCCTATAATCAAATCTAGGCGCCGAGGAATGTCTTTCGGTGATATCCCAAAATGAATCATAACACTCATAAAAATCATACTTCATAAGAATTGGTTTAAAATTTTTCATAAAGTATTCTAAGTTTCTATAATGTGCTCTAATAGTTCCTAATTCATGTTCGGTTGGGTTCTCTGATATCCATAATACTTTCTCAAAATTATCTTCGAACTCTTTACCTTCTACTATTATTCCAGTTCCTTCATCACAAAAAGAATTAGTCTTTTCTGGATAAGTAATCAAAGTCTTAAACCATGCTCCTGTGACTTCTACTCTCGAAAAATCAATCTCAAATTCAGTCCCTTCAGGAAGAGATTCTAGTTCTTTGGTATATTCTTCTGTATATCTTGTAAATAATGTAACATGCCCTAAAGTATCTTTCTTTTCTAAATCGGTATACTCTAAGTAACCACATATAAATTGATTTCCTGCAGAACTATATCCTCGCTGTACTAAGAAATCTATATAATCTTTAGCAGTCTTCATCTTTAAAAAAGTCAGTTAAATAAATAAATGTAAATGTAAGTGTAGTCCAATTATCTATACCACTAATAGTACTATATCCAGATATAATAACAGGATACTTGATTGGTAAGAAATAAGGATTTGTATATCCCTTAATACAATCATTTTCTGGACCATAGTATTCAAGATGAAAATTGTATAGTTCATTTAGTTTTTTATAAAACTCAAGCCATTCTTTAAGAGACTCTATTAGTTTTTTCATGCTCAAATCCATTATTTAATATTCCCAACCATTCTTCTGTTTTTTGTACATCTCTCTTCATCTCGGAAACATTCATCCAAGAAAAATAGAGAACAATACAATCTGGATAATCCTCCCTAGTTCTAAATACTGAAAATTCTATCTTATCACCTATCGACATCTCTCCATAAAATAAAATTTTTCCAGAATCAGAAAACTTAGAATATGTAAATGAACAATCTGAATTATTAATCATGAAATTTCCATGTTCTGTCGGAAATAGCTCACATAGACCATATTTTATTTCATTATATACTTCACGCTTTTTTGTCATACATTAATAAGTTTTATAATTCTTTCACGTATAGATATAGGAATTCTATCAATCTCAACAATACAAGGATCAGATAATAATTTTTCTGCCTCTACATAACCTTGACAAACAGATATTATTCCGGCCGCGTCTTCTATAATTGTTAAAAAAGCATAATACCTCGAATATGTATAAGTTATATTTTGAACTTTTATATATGTGTTTCTTTCAATAATATCTCCGGCCGTATTTTGATCCTCCATAGTTCGATAATAAACAGATCCTATTGTAACGCCTCCTAAACTCGACTTCATTAATTCAGAATAAGTTTTAGTATAACCTAGTGAAGGGAGAATAGAATCTAGGGGCGTTTTCCATGTTTCTTCTAATTCTTCTTGTGTTGTATAGACTTTTGCATCCTTAAGATTAATTTTTATTGGATCTAATATTATTAACATAAGTCATTGATATAAAAAGAGCCCAAGGAAATTATCCCCAGGCTCATTATTTTTACTCTATTCCTAACGTATCTTTGCATAACTGAATTTCGGCCGGATCACCAGTATGTTTTCCTAAGTCGTCTGAAAGTTTTATGCAAGGAATCCAAGGTTTATTTTCATTCATCCTACATCTTACTAATTTCATTACTATATTAGCAGGTTTAATTCCTGGAATATCACAAGTAAGATTAGTTCCTATTCCTGCGACAGCTTTTTTGATTCTTCCTGCACAATATTCAGAAATGTCTTTGAATTTTTCCATATCAAGTGCATTAGAGAATACCACTGTTTTGTCTTTAGGATCAACTCCTAGCTCTTTCAAACGATTAATCATAAGATTCACAAACATATATTCATCTCCAGAATCTTGTCTAAAACTTGGAAATAAGAATGCATGTTTTCTAGAAAGCTGATCGAAAAATGCTTTAGAAGTTATCGTATCTGTAAGTACGCAACCAAGCTGAGAATCATATACATCTTCCCAATTTTCCATCATTACGTACGATCCTTGACGATATCCATACATACTATTCATAAAACTACAAAGCTGATGATTCATAGTTCCTTGAGGAATCATATTATACTTCATAGCAAAATAAACATTACTAGTTCCAGTACAATAAGTTGATTTCTCTTTCAACATTCTAATTACCTCTTCATGAACATTGAATGAATATCTTCGACGTAAGCCAAATTCACAGAACCAAAGCTTTTCTCTATTTGAAAGTTCTATTTTCTTTTCAAGTTTTCCTAAGACTTCAGACATATCAACCTTGTCTTCTTTATGCATCATCTCTGACAATGTTGCAAGAATTGGTATTTCATAAAGTGCCATTCTATACATTTTGTCGATAACACTGATTTTAAGATGATGTTTTTCGTCTAAAGAAATGTTAACTTTCTCTGGATCGAATCTCCACTGTCTTAACCATTCCCAATAAAATTCTGGAATGTATTTAATTCTATTCTTTACCCATTCAAACTCCTCTGGAAGAAGTTTAAGATTTTTAATTGTGTAAAGATTTCTTTTAAATTCTTCTACAAATTCCTCAGTGTACTCTGTGTTGTTTCGGTCAAAAAATACTAACTCTCCAATACTATCTGGAAATTTTCTAGAGAAGAAATGTGATACACTAAAACAATAAAGATCTTGTTCTAAAATACTTTTAATCATAACTGTTATTAATTTTGTTTATATAAGTTTTCATATCATATATAAGAATTTGCGGGCCTGAGGAATTCAAACCCTAATACATGACATAGAACAATTATAAAAGAAATTTTGTAGTTGTTCTTTTTGTTTTGATCTAGTAACATAATAAAAGGGTGAGTATTATAAATTAGCTACTTATAAGAAAACCCTTCTTTAATTGTTATTGTGTTACTCGATATATAATTTATATAACCTTAAAATTTATTAAAATTATGTTACAGAATCATTTAAAAACAGAACTTCCATCAGAATGGAGAAACCTATTTAAACATCACGAATCTTACCCCGAAGACTACTATGATGTCGCAGAAGTAGAATTAAACTCTGGAGAAAAGAAAATTTTAGTTTTAAATCGTGAAACGGATGATCTTATGGAGTACTATTATGATGATATTCCAGATAATCAATGGATAGATCTTGAAAAATTTTTTAAATTTGAATTAATTGATCGAAATGAAAATTTTAAGAAATTATTAGATTATGATTTATCTAATATATACTTTATTAATAAGTATGGCGCAATTCAATGTAATTATAAAGGAAAAGTAAGAAAATCTAATCTTAAAAATAAAATTTCAAATAGAAGAATATATCCCGAAAGAAGCTTTTCTTTATTTGATATTAGTATTCATGTTTATAATCACTCTTTAATCGCTTATCTATTTATTCCTAATTTATATCCAGAAGTAAATAATATAATAAACCATAAAGATTTAAATCCCTTAAATTTTTGCAAAGAAAATCTGGAGTGGATTACTTATAGCGAAAACAATAAGGCAGAGAATAGATTAAATAATTTTTGTCATAAATACAAGTATCTTCAAATCGATCCAAAAGATAAAAAAGTTATTAAAGAATGGTATAATGCTAGTGAACTAAAGAAATATTTTCCAGGCTATAGAAAAGTGTTATGTGGAATTAGAATTACTTACAAAGGTTATGAATGGAAAAGAATAGACTTAACACTCGAAGATTATAAATCTCGTCATCCAGTTATAGAAAATGGATGGTATCTTAACCCATTTATTACCTCTCATAAAGTTGAAGCCAATCTTTGTGGAATTCTAAAGATTAATGGAGTAGAAAATATAGGTACTTTAGAAGAAAAAGAACAAAGGTATAGAATAAAAATCGGAGGAAAATCAATTTTAGTTCATAGATTAGTTTATGAAACTATTTCTGGGAAAAAGATAGAAGAAAATAATGTAATAGATCATATTCAACCTGTTCGATCTGTAGAGACAATTAATAATGAATACTCTAATCTAAGAGAAGTAACTCAAAAAGAAAATATGAATAATCCGGAAACTCTTTCTTATAGAAAGAATAAATAAATTATTAAGGATAGATATAGTAAGACTATATCTATCTTTTTTTTCAACGTACAAAATAAAAAGAGGGAAATTAATCCCTCTTCTAAACAACTACTTTCTTAATTCCATTAATAAATGATTTACTAAACTTTACTAGTTCTCGATCTCTAGCTACTAAGGCTAATCCTAAAATAAATGGAACTTGTAAATTTTTTATTATCTCTTTATACCAAGGATCGATAATATCACTCTTAATGCAATATTTTCTCATTGACCCATAAAGTTCCTTAATCGCCTTGCTTTGATATTTTAGGTACTTAGTTTTTTCTAATAATTTTTTAAACCTCGCTTTTAATGCAAAGACCACTCTTGATTTCTCAATAAATTCGTCTTCAGTAATTGTTCCTTTTTCAAATTCAAGTTTTACCTGTTTGAAATTAATCTTTTCAAACTTAACTTTTAACTCTTGAAATTCTCTTCTGATTTTTTCTCTATTTGTCTTTTTCATACTATAAAAAATTTAAAACTCCCTAAGCTTTTTATTATTGCTTAAGGAGTATGTTTTTTCTCATATATAAGGCTAATAGAATTTCTTAGAAGGTATTATTTTTTCTTTCTGCACAGTGATATAGAATTCGATTAAAAACTAGTTCCGCCTAAAAATGTTTCAAAGCCTTATATATGAAGAGAAAATAAATGAGCTAGCTCCTAAAGTATATATTGCAGATATACAAAAGAAGCTAGCATTAATTTTTTAAAGTTAAAGAAAAATTCATAGAATAAATTTAATCCGTAGAAAAAGGCGTAATTAAAATGATTATTTCTATGAATAATAAAGAAATTATTCAACATATCATCATTGCAATTATCATGACACTAATGATGATATTTCTAGAGGATGATAACATTCTCATAGATATATTCAATCACGCTATTGCTTTGGCAAGAACAAAAATAGAGTGTGATAAATTAAAAAATAAAAGAGTAGATTAATTCTTTTACCCTAGGACTTAAACGGTTCTAGGGATTTTATTTTTTCTTTAACTTCATTATTAAGGAACTCAACCATCTGTAAGAGCAAAATCAACCTCTCTTAGGATAGTGGGTTATTTTGGCTCATTTTATAGGTTAAGATGGCTAAAACATCAAAAATAACCCACATTTCGCTACCTTTTTCTAATGTATGCCTTATATTTGTACAGAGTTGTTTAATTTTTAATTTTATTGTGTTATGAAATATAGAATTAGTGAGTATTGTAAAGTTCAAAAAATTTCAAGAGGTACAGTGTATAGTTGGAAAGAAAAAGGTATAATCTCAATGGAAACAGATAGACAGGGTAGAGTCTGGGTCATTGAAGAAGATCCTAAGAAACTTAATCCAACAATAGCTATATATACGCGCTCTGAAGAAAAAGAAGAATTAGAAAAGCAAAAAGAGAGATTATTACTATATTGTTCAGCTAAAGGATATATAGTAAATCAAGTAGTCGAAGAGAATATTGGACTAGATTCAGAAGATACGCCTGAATTAGAAAAGTTACTATTATCTTCGGCCATTGATATTATAGTAACTGAAGGAAAGGACCGAATAAGCCTGAGTTCTTTCGGTCTAATATCTAAGTTACTTGAATCTGCCGGCCGAAAAATAGAAGTAACTAATCTCTCTTCAGGACTTACAGCAAAAGAAAAAACTGAATTAATTAAAAAATTTAAACTATGAAAAACTTACCTTCAATTTTTGTACAACGTGAAAAATATCCTTTCTTACCCGATGATGTATTTATGCCTATTGAAGCTCCTATAGTTCCTAAAGAAATTTCTGGAAGATATGGAGTAAATAAGAGAGGGGAAATGAAAAATTTAGAAACTGGAAGATTATTAAGTAAGGTAGTTAGTGAGAATAAATATATAAGATTTACCTCTACTTATAGAGAAAATGGAAAGCCTAAATCAATTAATTCAAGTGTTCATAGAATGGTTGCTTCTGTATTCTTAAATAACCCTAATCCAAACATATATAATGTAGTTAATCATATAAATAATAATAGAGGTGATAACACTTTAAATAATTTAGAGTGGGTTACTCCAGAAGAAAACTGGAGAACTGATAAAGTATCACTAAGAAATACAAAATTTTTAGGAATGTATGTTGGATATACCCTAGATGGAAAAGAAGTTGAGAGATTTTATGCAAGGGATACTCCAAGTAAATATGTAAGATCTTCTATAGAGTCTGCTGCGATTAAAGGAGGAACTTATAAAGGGATGATTTGGAAATACGAAAAACCAAATCGAATTATTCCAGGATTTTCAGGAAATCTAGATGATTATGAATGGTATGAACATTGGAAGTATCCAGGATTGTATGTATGTAAAAAAGGATTTATTAAAATAGATGAGAAATTATCATACTATAGTGACGAAAGAAATACTACTGGATATGTTCATGTATCAATTAAACATAAAACATACCCTGCTCATAGAATTATAATGGAATATATTCTAGGAAGAAATTTAGAAAAGGGAGAAATTGTAGATCATATTGATAGAGATCGAAAAAATAATCATTTTGATAATCTTAAACTATGTAATAATAAAGAGAATATGAATAATATTAATACAATAAAGTACATAAGTAATACTATTATCGTTTGTAATTTATATGGAGATATTATCTTAAAGACACACACTAGAGAAGCATATGAATTTATATATGGAACAGATTATAATAAAGGATTGAATCTTTCAGGAACTTTATTATCTGCAATGTTATGTAAAAAATCTTATATATGTATTAAAGAAGGTGATAATGATGCACTTTTTAATAAATTAAAATACGTATATTTTATAATTTCAAAAGATAAAACAAAAATAATAAAAACTTATACTAATTTAAAAGATTTATACAAAGATGAGCACCTTAATAGTTCTCAAAGAAAAATTTACAGAAGTTTGAAATCAAATACTTTAATAAATAATTATTACGTTTTAAATGGTCAAGATGCATGGAACATTTTAAAATCTATAGGACATCTTACTGCATTAGATCCTGAAAACAACCAACCATTAGACATGTAAACCTTATAGATGGGAAGATATTATTGTGTTGTCTTCCCACTATTTATAAATGAAAACATATTTAATTAATATTAAATTTTTTAATAAACTAAATTTTATTTATGGAAGAAAATAAGAAAAAAGGACCTGGAGATATTAGATTATTACAATGGCCGGAAAATGTATTAACTAATCCGGATTACATGTTAGGATCTCTTGCTCCAGATCCATCAGGAAAACCTTGTGAAGGTGCATGTAATGCTTTTCGAGAAATTATAGATAATGCAATAGATGTACTTTACGATAATCCTGATGCAACAACAATCATAGTAGATACAGAAAATTATAATGGATTTAATCTAGTAGCAGATAATAGCTGGGGTATTCCACTAAGAATGAGTGAGATACCTGGAAAAACTATGGCACATTTATCTATAAGTACATTAAACTCTGGAAGTAAATTTAATGGGAAGGGGGACGATACAGGCGCTCACATTGGCCGTCAGATGGCGGCTTAGGAAATGTTTCCTAAGAAAATTCTGCAAAAATTGGTGAAAGATATAATAATCTAATACCAAGCAATAAAAAATTATTTTATTGTTTAACGACTAAGTACAGAACTGAACTTTTAGATGAGATAGTCTAAACTTATGATGAAAATCATAGAAAACTTGCACGGTGTAGGAAGTGCTTGTACCTGTGCCCTTTCTGAACAATATATTTTATTATCAAAGATTACACAAGATAATTATGATAAATCTATTCCAGAAGTAAAACAACTTTGGGAATCACAAGGACCTAGAAGTAAAAAAGATCTATTCTATATAGTTGTATATGAGAATTACGGTAATCTTACTTTTGAAGGTGCTATGAAACTTTCTGATGTAAATAAAAAACTTGGCGTGAATTTACCAACAGGAATGAGTACTATAGTTTTATTCAAACTAGGTACTACATATGTTCCTGACCCTAGAGTTGTTATTCCATATGATAACTTAAACTATTTTCTTCTTATAATGAAGGAATTTTATAAAAGAAAAGTAACTGTTATTGCAAATGGAAAAAATATGACAGCTGCAGATCTTGATATTTATAAATACAAAATTATTAAAACTATTATTCCTGAAGATACAAGTAAAAATTCAGAAGTAAAAGTTTTAATATATTTTGATGTAGATCCTGAGATGTCTAATAAAAGTAGTTATGGTAGTGTGAACGGTCTTGTAGTAAATACGGGACAACATTTAAATTATATAGAAGCATGTTTTGACCAAGCAATTAGAGCTGAGTATAAAATTACTCATAAATACACTATGAATGGTTTTAAATCATGTGTTGTGCTCCTGGCAGAGGTAATATCGTTCGATAGTCAAACTAAAGTACGATTAAAATCTATTGGGAAAGTAAAACAATCGGATTTCACAGGAGCATTAGTAAAAGAATTCATAAAAATATTTAGATCTAACCCTGACTATTGGCAAGAACATGTAGATAGATTGAATACTATTTATAATTCAATGAGATCATTCTCGGCAGCTGAAAAAGCGCAAAAAATGATTGATGATGCTCAGGGAAGAAATATGTTTAAGTCAAGGGTTGAATTAATAGAGGGTTTTAGTGACGCAACTGGAAAAAACAGATGGGATTGTGAATTATTCCTCTGTGAAGGTCAAATTAGGCCGTTTAAATCAGAAATGTCTTAAATTATAAGTGAGTAAATTCGGTGAAAGACCTTAGAGAAAAAATATCCTAAGTAAATCTAATACCGAGTCAAAGATAAATTCTTTGATGTAACGCATACTGTATTCACTATCTATAATAAAATAGATAAAAATATATGCTGAACTATCAAGAATCAATTGATAGAATTATTAACATATTGCTAAGTCCAGCAGGATCACTAAAAAGTGGAAGACATAACACTCAGTTCCACGCAGTACTCCCGTTAAGAGGTAAGATACTTTCGGTGCTAGATAAGACTGTAGATCAGGCACTAGATAATAAAGAAATTCATACTATATTCAAAGTAATTGGACTTGGTATGGATGTAAATAACGTAACAAAGGATGCAAAATCTTTTGAAGAAGCTTATGAATTGATAAAAAAATACAGCCGTTATGGTAAAATTGTTATCGCAGTTGATGCGGACCCTGATGGCGAACAGATAAAAAAATTAATTCTATATTTATTTGGAAAATTCGGAAGATTTTTGATAGATTTTGGAATGGTTTATCAAATAATGTCACCAATATTTGAACAAGGTGATAAAAAGTTCTATCCTGGAGATCCATTACAAGATAATGGAATATTTCCGATAGGATTAGATCCGAGTAAACCATTTTTTCGCAGAAAAGGTCTAGGAGCTTTTAATTCTGAAGATATTTATGATATCTTTTATAATCCGGCAACTAGAAAATTAATTCAAGTAACTCCGGATGGTTTCGACTATAGTATGAAACTGACAGAAGATATTGAAGAAAGAAAAAAACTATTATTTGATGCCGGAATTATAACTAATCCATATGGATTCACAGACTTATAAATATCCAAATATTCCAGAAGTTAAAATAGTAATATTACTTGGTGAACCACAAAATATATGTTGTGATAGAGCTAAGAAAATATTAACTAATAAAAACTCTGGAATTTATAGATTAATGAATAAGAAGAAAAAAGAATTCATAAATTTGTATCTGAATGAAGGAGATTTAGTAATGATTTCATATTCATTATTATTTCAAGGATATATTACAGTTACCAATTTAGAAAATAAAAAGAGTATGAAATTTAGCATTCCGGAATTAAATATCTTATATTATTATTTCGGAGAATTTAAAATAATTGATAATGGATTTACAGATTTATATAATTAATGGTATTGAAACTAGTAGGGATGTATTACCAACAATGAAATATTTAATTAAAGTAATTTCTAAGATGGGTAAAAATACCTACTACGTAAATAATAAGAAAAGAGAAATATTTTTAGATGGAATTAACCTAGGAGATATGATTCTTCTAGAAATTCCTCCTATTCTTGAAAGTAGTGCACGATCAGGAATGAGATCTGTAAGAACTAAGATAACAAATCTTAGAAGTAATAAATCAATAATAGTTCCTGGAAGTGCAATTGATGAATTTTGGGATGCTATGAAAGAAATACAAGTAATAGATCATGGAAACATTTAAAATGGGAAGTTTCAATACACAAGAATTACCTACAGTAAAATATACAGTTCAGGTAATTTCAATGGACAAATGTATTGAAATGAGCTACAGTACGAGTAAAACTTTTGAAAAATTTATAAGAGATATTAAACAAGGAGACCTAATTCTTCTAGAATATCCACCAATAGTTATATCTAAAAGTGGAATTGGAGGAGGAATTATGTCTTTCTCAATAAAAATAACAAATCTTAATTCAGAGAAATCGATTTCAGTAAAAGCAGGAGTATCTGAAGATTTTTGGTATAATTTAGATGAATTTAGAATAATTGAATAATATGGCTAGAAAAAAGAAAGAAATAGAATTACCACAAATTACACAAGAAGAATTAATTCAACAAAAAGCTATTGGAGAAATAGCAAGAGATGCTTTTTTAGATTTTGGTAATTATATTAATAATCAAAGACATACAGCATTTATACAAGATGGTTGTAAACCTAGTTATAGAAGATTAATATATTCAGCTCTTCAATTTCCAAAAGGGAAGATGATACCTAGTACTACAGTAATTTCAAGTGTAGCAAACTATCATCCTCATAGTCTTTCCGGTATTGAAGAACTTAATGCTAATCTCGTACATACTGGAGTTTTTGAAGGTCACGGTTCATGGGGATATACGGAAATAAATGGTGTATACAATCAGTATGCCGCTCCTCGATATACAAAACAAATGGTTTCAGATGTATACAATAGAGTACTTGGAGAATTGTGGAAAGAGGTTCCTATGGTAGAATCGCCAGTAGGACCAATGGAAATATCTTATCTTCCACTTCCTATACCATTATGTCTTAGAGAAGATACTAAAATTTATCTAACTGATGGGAGAAATTTAACAATTAAAGAAGTTGTTGAGGAATTTGAACAGGGTAAGGAAAACTATGTTCTCTCTTGTAATTTAGATGGTGATTTTAGTATTGCAAAAATAATAAATGGATGTAAAACCAAAACATCAAAAAAATATATTAGATTTACTTTGGATAACGGAGAAGTAATAAATTCTACGGAAGATCATAGATTTTTAATGAGGGATGGAGAGTACAAGAAAGCAGAAGAATTAGAGGTAGGAGATTCTATGATGCCTGGATATTTTACAACAGGAGATTTTGGAAGACTAGCTATTAAGAATAATTTTTCACTAAATTCTCCATGTATATATAAACTTGCAAGTTTATATAATATTCAGCATGGAATTTATCAATATGATCCCGAAAAAAATATATCACATCATATTGATAAGAATATTAATAATAATAATCCAAATAATATTATTAATCTATCTAGTAAAGAACATAGTAAAGTACACTTAGAGGATAGAATTAATGCAATAACTCCAGAAGTTAGAGATAAAATTAAAGAAAGTCTTAAAACTTATTGGAAAGATGAATCTAATAGGGAAAAAGCAAGAAAAAAATTAAAAGCGACACTTGAAAAAAGAAATAAAGATCCAGAATTTATAGAACACTTAAAGGATTTTTGGAATAGTGAAAAAGGATTAGAGAGAAAGAAAAAGTCATCTATAGCTCTTTCAGAAAGAAATAAGAATCCTGAACATATAAGAAAATCTAACAGAGGTCATATAGTAAGTAGATTTAAAAAATTAATAAATAAAGAAGGATATACCTATGAAGAGGCTCTAGAAGAAATAACTTCTCGAAAAAATTTTAATAAATGGTTTGATAGCATTGATGATTTTAAAGAATATGAAAAAACGTGGAATCATACGATAGTTAATATAGAAGTTATAGAAGATACAGAAGAGCAAGATTTCTATGATATAACAGTAGATTCAAAAAATCATAATTTTCTATTGTCTTGTGGAATAATAGCTCATAACTGTCTTTACATGAAAACATCGGTAACTGGTCTGTGCATAGGTGTTAAGAATGATTATCCGAATTTTAGTCCGAAATCATTATACCAAGCCTATATAAATAATAACCCGTTACTCCTAGAACCGAATGCAAACTTAATAATTGACAAAGAAAATTCAGAACTTGATAGATTATGGAAAACAGGTAAAGGTAGAGTAATATATTCATACAAATTAACAAGAGTAACTGATGATTTTGGTAATCCAGGAATATTATTTGAAGGAGATACTTTCTTATTTACACCTAATTTTAAAAAGTTTAAAAAACTTGCAGAAGAAGGAAAAGTATATATGGAAGATCTTACTGATATTAATGGTCCTAAAATGGTAATATCTAAAGTTCCAGGAGCAAGAGGAATATCTATTGAAGAAATTGAAGATCTAGCAAGAAAGTGTTGCTATAGTGCTACAAACTACACAACAAACGTAACTACTGGATCCACAATGTTTCGAATTGGTTTATATGATTGGTTAGATTATACTTATAAAAATTACATAGATCTAATTGTAAAAGTAAATCAGAAGAAGATAGAAAAAACTACTTTTGATATTGCGGTTTTAGAGGCTATTCCATTAATTTCGGATTATATATTAAACAAAAATCCAAAAGCAACTGACGAAGAGATTATGAAAGTATTTGGAATGCCTCAGGAAATAGTTAGTTCTGTTATGTCAAAGCCTATCAGTTACCTTAGAAAAAATAAAGATACTTCGGATCGTATAAAAGAGCTCAAGACAAGATTGAAAGAGCTTAAGAAATTCGATCCGGTAGCATATACTGAACAAATTATTAATCAACTTTAAAAAATATAAGATATGAAACAAGAAAAATACCTAGTATCAGAGATGTTTGATGATGAAGCTATGGCAATTGATTGGAAATATGTACCTGAATCATTTCTCCCTAAAATATCAAAAAACCTATATAATGTATCAGCAGTAAGAGAAGATGGGACAATAGTAGAAAGGACTGTTATATTCATTAAGCCAGTTGATGTATTTGTTAGGGATGTAGATCTTACTGAATTTGCTGGGATATTACTAGGGAAGGAGATAAAAAAATGAATTCCGTATATTATGGGAATGGATTAGATGCTTTTATCGAGGCTATTTACTTACAAGAAGAGATAGATCCTTCGGTAGGTAGTCTAATTCACGTTAACCCAAAGAATCCAACATATATAACCGGAAAGATAGTGATAATTAATGCGGCCGACTACTCAATGGACAAAATAATGACTCTGGTAAGAAATAAATGTAAAGTTATTTCTAGAACATCAGAACCAGGAGAGTGTCAGGGAGTCGAAGTTTGTCCATATATTCTTCGGCCGTGTTTTGATGTGATATGGAATGGGAGAACAAAAAAAATAAATACTCACCCTGAACTAGATAAATTTTTAGAAGGAAATGAAGATGAATGGAGTATGATTTTCCCGGACTACAAATTATATTTCCCTAAACTAACAATATGGGATAAAAAGATTGTAGTAGATGAATATGGAAACTTGACCGGACTTGGATGGATTTTACAACAAACAGGAGTAAATCTTATCGAAGGTACTCCATTTAATGACTTAGATCTAGTAAAAACGAAAAAGCTAGATTTTATGTCCTAAGAAGAAAAATAAAAGAAGGAGAACTGTAAAAAGTCTCCTTCAATTTTTTTATTTTCTGGTTCTTAGGTTTTCTATTCTATCTACAGAAATGAATTTATTATCTCCTATAATTTTTCCAGATAATACAGTTCTGAGTTTTTCTCTCAATACATCTATATTATCATTCTCAAGAGATCGAAATGTTTTAGAGAATTCAATTAATACATTCTCATCAAAGTACATTAAATGCAAAATTCCATATTCAATAGTATAGACAGATTCAATAAAACCACCAAACCTTTCTTCATAACATCTTTTAATTATATGAATAGTTTTCGGAAATCTTAGTAATTTAATCCCCCCTCCTTTTCTGTCTATTTAAAAATCTTTCACTAACATTTACATCATTACCAGGAGTTATCTCATTAGATAATGATGAATTATGTACTTTTCCTCCACTTCTTTCACCTATAAATCTTTGGTATAGATCTACTAGGTCTCTTCTTACGAATCCTCTATAAGATTCATCGATTAATTCTTGTTCAATTTTCATTTCTTTTAAGTTTGTTTTTCATGTAATAAACTACACATATAAGGCTCTTAAGGTCTAAACCTTATAAATAGAAATAAAATTAATATAACTTATGAATACAGACCTAATTAAGATATTTGCTATGGGATGCAAATATTATGCAGAAGAGATTGAACAAGGATATATCATTCCAACGTATCTTTTAAAAGAAGATAACACTCACATCTCTATTATTAAAAATAGAAGAGATGCTCTTATCGCTAATGAAAGTAGTTTTTCAAAAAAGTTTGAAGAAGATATAGAAAAAATAAAAAATGAATTAACGCAAGAAAAAGATTTTACAAAGTATATAAAAGAATTTCCCGTTCCAATAATGGATAGAGAGCTCTGGAAAGAAATATTAACTAAAGAGAAAGTTCCAAAAACTCGAACAGAACTTTGGGAGAAACATTATATACTTTCTGATTATTTCTTTTATAAAGCGAAATTCATTGTAGAAATTGATTCTAGTTTTCATGATGAAAAAGCTATTGATGATAGAGTTAGAGATACTTATATGTACTTCAAATATGGTCTTCCTACATATCGTTTTTATGAATATGGAAAAAGTACTATAGTAAGAGGTAAATTCTATAAATCTATCAAGAAAAATATTAAAAATAGTTATAGTAGTTTATCTGGATTAAATGTATATAATAACTATATGTTTGATTTTTCTGATATAATTGTTAATAACTTTATCATTAGTAATAAAGGAGCCTTAGAATTCATAGATAAACTTTATAGATATATCGGAGGTTATAATAATTTTAAGTTTAGAAAAGGAATAATACTAACTTTGAGAGATATTTATAATATAGATTCGAGAAATTTTGGAGTATTTACTAATAAAGATCAATTAAATATGTTCCTAGATAATATAATAGGAATAATGAGATCTGTTTTTAAAGTATCATTACATATTCACCAATCTATGTTATATACAATAGAAGAAGTATTATGGGCACTTTCTGAAAAAACAAACACATCTAGATGGGATAATATAAGAGGAACTAAAATCCCCTATTGGATAACTCGAATATTTGGTAATCCAGAACAAAATGATAGAGTTAATTGGAACAACATGGAAAAAGAAAAGATAGATGATAATATACAAGAATTAATAAATAATCTACAAAAATTTGGGTATTTCTAAACCCCTGAAATTCTTATATATGGTAGAAGATAGAAATTTTATATACCTCTAAGGTCACTGTAAAATTCTATAAAGGTATTTGTAATTATTATCTTTGGGAAATACTCATGATAGTTAAGAAATTAACTATTAGAACTTCAAAAAGATATACCCTTGTAGCGATAAAGGTTAGCTAAGATAAATTGAACTTAAAGTAAGTACGACTTTTTGGAATATTTATCAGGTCAGGTAGTGGATTGCGAAATAAGTTTGGTCCATTACCATTTTTTTTTTCAGAAGAAATTTCTAAACCCCTGAAATTCTTATATATGAAAGAATTAGGTGTTCGGTCCGGGCGGAAGTCACGGGTAGCCTAACCTAAATTAACTATATGCTTATGATAGTTAACATTTTCTTATAAGCTACCTTGTTGTATATGGTTAACAGTGTAGGAGGATTAAGTAGTTAATTTCATGCTAAAGTCCTACAAGTAGATGGAAGAATAATAGATAAGTAATTTTACAAGAGTACATAATCAAGTAAAATGAAAAGGTCTTGAAATTCTTCTATTGTTTTTTTTCAAAAAGAAAAATAAAGGCAAGAGAATTAAACTCTTGTCTTTTTTAATTTAAAAAGTTTTCCAGCAAATATCCAAGCTATCTCGGATATAAATTCCTCTTTTGATGAATATTCAGAGAGATTTTCAGAAACTCTTGATATCTCAGGGCTCATCTTCCTCCACTTTGAATATTTTTTCGGAAATGTTGATATAAGATGACCTATAATATTATCAACTTTTTGAAGTGAGTTCTTAGAAAATTTATGAGACTCATCAAAAAATATATAGGAGTTTATTAATTGTAGCCCTATCCCAATTAACATTCCTCGTTCGACTGGTTTTGTATCTTCTCCCCAAGAAAAGTATCGATTTAAACGTCCTGCTGAATTTACTTCTGGATCATCTAATATCTTAAGAAATTCTAAAAACGGTATAAGACTTCTTTTCATTTATTTTCTTAATTGTAAAAATCTTCCCAATAAAAAATTTAACTACTTCCTTTAAGATAACTTCATCACTTCCATAAAGTAGATTAAATGAGTCTAAGTCTATATATCCCCACTTACTATATTTTTCTGGATATAATTTTATTAATTCATCTATAATCCTATTAATGCTAGGAATACTTAATCTAATAAAACTTCCTCCAGCTCCTTGAATTTTTAAACTAAGAATATAAAGATGAATATCTGCCAAACGATATATTAAATTTTGAATCAACATAATTTCTGTTTTATCTCTATATTGAAGTGAACCCCTAGAATCAGAGTATTTATTTTTATACTCTTCTAGATTTTCTAAGAATTCAGGATACGAAATCATTATTCTTTCCATATCTCTTAAGTGTTATTATTTTTCCCACTAAATTATTTTTAAGCCATATTGCTAAATCTTCCTTAGTTTTTATACTACTCACACTATTAAGATCGACTTCATTAGACCATCCATCAATCATTTCTATGTGATATATTATAAGGTCGTAGTAAACTGTATCTAAACTAGCTGCATACTTACACAAAGAATGAATTAAAATAAACTTATGGTAATATTCATCAGCATATTTAATTGTATGAAATCTTACTTCTAAGTACTTTACAATTTTTTCTCCGTTTTCTAAAATGTCTATTATTGATATCATAACATATATAAGGTTTTGTGTTTCTATTATTTTCCAAACCTTAAAAACCTTATATATGTAAAAAAAAATAACGACAGGAAAAATCGACTGTTATTTTTTTTTAAATTTTCATGTATTAAACCTGGCTTGTGAAAGTCGGGTTTATTTTTCTTCTCCTTAAAAAGAAAAAGAGAAGATTAACTCTCCTCTTCTTTTGATAATAAATCGATAACTCTAACTTTATTTTTTCCATATCTCTTAACTGTTATCAATTTTCCGACTAAATTACATCTTAACCATTCTTTCAAATCCCCTATTGTTTTAATCTTCGCATAACTTCTAGTATTAACTTTCCCTCTCCATAAATCTACACCCTCTAGAGCAGTAGCAAATGTTAATTTCTTTAAAGTTATTATTGCTCCATTAGATACTGTCTCGGCAAGAAGAATTAGAGAAATTATAGCTTTTAATTCTGGATCTTTCGTACGATTAAATTTACTTACTAAATTAAACTCAGCTCGATTTTCTAATATTTCCTCGAAGTCTGCAAAACTTATCATTATTTTCATATCATAAGTAAGGATTTTGCTCTTCTCTGCCCAGGTGAATCTTATATATGATAATAAAATAAAAGAATATGACTACAGAAGAAATTATACAAACAACAAGAAACTTAATATCCGAACATTTTTCCGATATAACATTTATAGAAGAAGGACATAAGTATTTTATAGGAACTGAAGAATACACACCAGTTTCTAATATAATCGAAAACTTTGTTAGACCCTTCGATAAACATACAATCTCAGAACGATATGCAAAAAAGAATGGAAGAACTCAAGAAGATGTCCTCAGAGAATGGAAATATAAAAATGTAAAATCAGTAACACAAGGAACGAAGTATCATGAATTTGGAGAAGCAATGACATGGATAAAATGTGGTTACCCTGAATTAATTCCGACCAATATCCGAAGGCAATATATTCCAGAGGAGGGTTGGTTAATTCCCTTCGCACCTAAAGAAGAAAGTATCCTCAAATTTTATTCTGAGTTACCGCCTTCGATAATTCCGGTCGGTGCAGAATTCAGGATGTCATCAAAGTATATCCCGAAAATTAATACTAAATTTTGTGGAACTACCGACCTTCTATTCTACTATGATTCCCCTGATAACCCTGGATTTATTATAGGAGACTGGAAAACAAATGAAGAGCTTACGAAAGATTATCAGAGGTCGAAGGGAATCACAATGTATCCTCCCTTTGATGATTTAATAGATGAACCCCTAGGACATTATACCCTACAATTTAGCATGTATCAATTAATGTTAGAATCAATTGGCTTAAAGATCCTGGGGAGAAGATTAATTTGGCTTAAAGGAGATGGAACATACGAAACTATAAAGATCGATAATGTCTCAGATAAACTTCTTAAAATACTATAATTCTAATCAAACTACACTGGTCCGAGATGGATAGGTGTAGTTTCTTTTTGTTGTACCTGAAAGAAAAAAGAGAGAAACCTTAAAAGTCTCTCCCTATATTTCCTAAAGTGATACAAATCCATCAAACCTATAATAAGCTATATAAACCGTCTCGCCGTTGTGTTCATGACGTTCTTTAAACTTAGACAACCTAAAAACCACATTCCTTTTTAACTCTGGATTATATTCCGTCATGAGAAATTTGGCGAGGTGTCTAATCTTTTCATACTTCACTTTTTTCTCGATCTCTGCTAGGACCTCAAACTTTCCATGAACCTGTACTAAATGCTCCGTACAATTCAAGTAATCCTCTAAGTTCTCAAGTTCAAAGCCAACTACTATTCCTTTCTCTGGTAAATCGATCTTTTCTTCCATAGTCTTATATTTTTTAATTATTACTACACTTATAAGGAAATCAAAGGAAGAATAGTATTAAAACTACCCTTCCTTTTAAAAACTCAATTAAAATGCAAACACCTGAGTTTTATTCATCAGTCATACTCATTACAGTGTTCATGACTTTTGAGAGAATCTTAGTGATATCTTCTCATAGCTTTAAATTATTAAAGACTTTGAAAGCAATTTCAATTTGGTTATGTAAATAATCAAATATGCCCTGGACAATTAAGTCTGGGGTTCTTTTTTCCCACATATAAGAAAATCAGAAGTTTAAAGTAGCAAAACTTCATTTTTCTCTCTTTACTGTGAAAATCTTATTCTTCCCTGTAAAATTGAGTACTTCCCAATCTATAATCTGTTGTTTAGTTACAGATGTATTATTTAAGAATTGTAGGTCAACTTTCTTTACCCAACTATATTTAATCGGATCTATTTCTAGGAGAATAGAAAACCAATTATTAAAACAATAAGACGCCATTCGATGAAAATTAGAAGGAGTTAGAAGAAAAGCTAGATTACTTATCATATAATCAATAATCATATCTTCATTATTCTCATGTTTATGATATTTGTGTATCTCTGAAAAATAATCTATATTAGAGATAAACTGGTAAAATTTTATTGGTAACTTCATAGCACTTATAAGATTTTTAATCTATTGTAACTTATTTTTGAAGACTAAGGAACCCATTATTATACCTTCCGTTCACCATTACGCACAGCTTCAGGTTCACTCCAGGGCCCTACGGGCTCTAGACTGAATAAACTATATAGAGATTAAATGGATTATAAGAATTCGATCTCCCTTTGGGAGGAGATCGAATATATTGATGCACTTTTTTTTTAATTAGAAGACTATATAGAGTACGTAGGTTAAATGTTTAATTTAAAGTGTAGTTTTGCTCTTCTACTAACCTTAAATCCTTACAATTGAATGAAGATAATAGAGGGTATCCCTAGTCTTCAATTTTATGTAACTGGATTCTGTATTGGAATCTATAATAGATTAATTAAAACTTTATAAAATTATGATTAAAGATAAGATTATTGTACCTAGAGGAATTAGGTATATAGGAGAATGGAAAGATTTCTGTTTTTCTAATTTTCCAAGTAAATGTATTATTAATAAACAACTTCCAGGTTGTGGATTTACAGAATACTGTCTTAGAGGTCCTGAAAATGTTATCCTATGTTCTCCAAGAAAGATGTTATTAGAAAATAAAAAAGGACAGCATGAAAATGATGTATATTTAGTAGTTAATGAAATGGATAAGGATCCAGATTCTGATAAGGATATTAGTAAAGATACTAAACCAAAAGAATTTGTATTAGTAGAAGAGAAAAAAGATAATTCTGAAATCTATGAAAGACTATATAGAGAGATCGATACTTATACCTATCAAAGATATTTATCAGGTTTACCAGCCAAAATCCTCGTAACCTATGACTCATATAGGATTGTTAAAGATATTCTTGAAAAATTAAGGATTTTTGAAAGATTTGTGACAGTAGTAGATGAATTTCAAAGTATCTTACATGATGCTCGCTTTAAAAGTAATACTGAAATGAGATTTATGGAATATCTTAAACAATCTCCAACAGCATACTTTGTTAGTGCAACTCCTATGATGGATGAGTACCTAGAAATGTTAGATGAATTTAAAGATCTTCCTTATTTTGATTTAGATTGGTATAGTTCAGACTCTAGTAGAGTAATCAAACCAAAATTAGATATTTATCTAATGAGATCAGTTGGTGAAAAAGCTTCAGAAATTATTCAAAAGTATCTTTTAAAAGACTTTGATGAAGTAGTAGTAATGAGAGATGGTCAACCTGTAAAAGTAGTATCAGATGAAGCAGTATTTTATGTAAACAGCGTGAATCATATTATATCTATTATCAAGAAAAATGAATTAACTCCAGAACAGGTAAATATTCTTTGTTCTAGAACTGATGATAATGCTAAAAGAATAAAAAGAAAATTAGGAAAATCTTTTACAATAGGGAAGGTACCTAAGAAAACAGAGAAGCCAAAGATGTTTACCTTCTGTACACGTACCGTTTATTTAGGTGCAGATTTTTATAGCTTATGCGCTAAATCATTTATCTTTAGTGATTCTAATTCAGATTGTTTAGCAGTTGATATTAGTGAAGATTTACCACAAATTTTGGGGAGACAAAGACTATTCAATAATCCTTGGAAAAATAGTGCTACTTTCTATTATCGTACTACTGCAGATTATAGAGAAATGAAAAAAGAAGATTTTCAAGCAATTCTAGATAGAAAAAATAAAGCAACAAATGATTTACTATTATCTTATAAATCTACACCTGATACTGCAAAATTTTCATTAGTTAAGAAATTCGAAGAAGCAGTACAAATTAAAAATTATCTTAACGATTATATAGCAGTCAATCACATAATTAACTCTAATGGAGATATTATCTTAAAACCTGTTATTAATAAACTTGTACTAGTAAATGAAATTAGAGCTTTTCAGATTCAACAAGTAGATTATAGAGATAGATTTAGTGTATTTAGTTCAATTCATTCTAGTTTAACAAAAGATGATATATTAAATAGAGATGTAACAAGATTTTTATGCATTTATGATACATTAACAACTATTTATGATAAACTTAAAATGTTATGTGAATACCCTGTTTCTAGAGAAGTAATAGATTTAGTTTTACAACAAATAATAGATTCTGATGAAGTTAAATCTTACTATTTAGCTCTAAGTCCACAAAAGTTAAAAGCTTTGTCCTATAATTCATCCAGAATAAAGAAAGAACTTGGGATAGTAACATTTAGTCCAGAATTACTTAATAACACAATTCATCAAAATTTTAATCCAGGAGAAAAGTATAGTTTATCAGATCTTAAGACAAAACTTGGAGATCTATACTCTTCTATTTCTTATACAGCAACTCCAAAGGCTAATGATATTCTTAATTATTTCGAAGTAAAAGAGGTTCAAAATACTATGTTAGTAGATGGAGTAAAGAAACGAATTCGTAGTTATGAATTATTAAAAAGAAAATAACATTAAAAGCCTTATATATGATATTATAAATTAATAAAATATGAAAAAGAAGAGAAGAATATTTGAAGATCATGAACTTACAGATTATTATAAGGATCGAAAAGTATTAATAGAGATTACAAAAAAAAGTTTTTCAGAATCTCATATCACTTACTACATCAATATAGAGTTATTGAGAAATAAGTATCTAAATTATACTGATTATGTAGCTGAACGTAGTATGTGCTTAATAGATCATTCAATTATATCTTGTTCAGAAGATTTAAATGGGTTAATGAGAGTTCTTTTGCAACATAAGTGTAAGAGAGCTAAGAGGTGGTTATTGAAAGTATTATCAAGTTATCCATTTAGAGGAACGGGTCATATTGTAGGAGAGTACATAGATCAGGAGACAGGATTTTTAGATATAGAGAAAGCTGAGAGAGATCAAGAAGAAATTTGGAGAAAAGAGAGTAATTAATTTTACTCTCTTCAATTTATTATTTTTATATAACTAATATGATAATTAAACGAAATTTAATTCAAAAGGAATTTGCAGAAACTAGAACAGATTCATTATACTGCGTGTCCAAATATAATGATGAAATAGGATATGAGTTAATCAAAATGGCAGAATTCTATGATGAAAGGAATAGTAATTTAGAACACTGGATGGAGCAAATAGATGGATTTATTGATAGGATTAAAACTCAAGGAAAACTAGCTGTTCCATCTAATTCACCTCAATACGGATTTATTAAAATTGAAGATAAAGGTGTAATAGAAAGTAAATTAGGATCTGATTTTGTGGAAAAATATGTTGAAGATTCTGCAATAGATTATATAAATAGTCTAAAGAATGATATACTTAAGATGAAAAATTCTGGAGAATTAAAATATGTAGGTGCTATAAAAGCAAGAGGAGGATTTACTTATGACTCAGAAACCTACAGATCATTTTTCAAGTATATCGCTCTTTGTTTAACAGGACAAATGGACTATTCTTATAATAATTTTTGGGAGGATTTACATCTTATATCTAGAACTACAATAAATTTTTCGAAGAGGATAATGAATATGAACGCTGATTATCTATTTAAAATAATCTCAAATTGTTTATATCAACTTAAAGGTTATCCAGATCCAGCAGGTAAATTAGTTAAATATTTGGTTTAGGTTAATAAATCCTTGAAATTCTTATAAATGTAATTAAAAATAAAACAATTATGGAAGAAAGAGAAATTTCTTTGGTTAAGGGAAGACAAATTTCATTAACAAAAGGACTTAAACAGCTTAAAGTAGAAGTTGTTTGGGAAGAAAACAAGAGATCTGTTAGTAGTGATGAAGATTTTGATATTGACCTAATCATAGTAGAATTAGATGAGCGAGGTCGTGCATTATCTCCAGATCATCTAGTTTTCTATGGTAGTCTTGAACAAACAGAGGATTATAAATTTACAGATCCTGAAAGAAGTGTGGTGCATTCAGGTGATGATAGAGACGGCTCTGGAGATGGAGAGGAGTGTATTATTTATCCTGGAAAGCTCAATTCAAGAGTAAAAGATATTGTATTCTTAATTAATATCTATGATTCAACTTCTAGAAAACAAACCTTTAAGATGATTAAGGGTGCGGAAGTTAGAGCTTATGAGGATGGAAAAGATATTGCTAAACTTGTATATCGACTTGATGAAGATTATAAGGATGATACAATCTTAGTCTTTGGAAAAATGACAAGAATTGAAGGTAATAAATTCACTTTTACAGCACTCGGAGAAGGGTCTAATCAAACTTTATTTAAGAGTTTGGTAAAATATGGCCTTAAGTTCAAAGAGTCAGATATTTAATGAAGGCGATTCATTATACATGTTTTTTAGGGAGTACTAGAGGTATATATCAATATTTGATTTTTCCAGAGTTTGAGATTGAGTGGAGTATGGACTATAATACCGATAACTCAGGAATTAAGTATCATCGAGATTTGTTTGAAGCTAGATATAATGATCTTTTAGAGAATATCGATCTAGATAAGATTTCTTTACGATTTCCGGTAGAATCTTTAAAACGTCCTGGAATATATAGTGATAGTATTGTGAATGTTTATAAAAATGCAGGTCCGTTACGATGGTATAATGATTATTCTAAAAGGATTATGTTTGTGATTCATTCACACAAAGCTTTAGGAAATAATTTAGGTCGTTTACTTAGAAATTCTTATGCGGAATGGATAAGTTCTGATTATATCAATGATGATAGTTTCTTTAAAAGTATTATTTCAAAAGATGAAGTAGATTTTTTAAAAGAAACTCCGGAAACACTTCTAGAAATCTTAATAAACCCAGAAACAACTCCTAATTTCGGGATATACTTAGAAATGAAATTATTAAAACAGTTTAATTTAATATAAACAATTATGGAAGAAAGAGTAATTAGCTTAAGAAAAAATGGTACAAGAACAATTAGCCTAAGAAAAAATCAAGAAACAGAAGGTGAAAACTTTGATTATGTTTATGTAGGGCTTAGATGGTCTCCGGCAGTAATCAAAGGTGGAGTAACTGGAAGAAAGACTCATGTTGAAAGAAAGACAGTTAAGACAGGTAACTTCTTTCAAAAACTATTCGGTACAGGTCCATCAGAGATAATCGAAACTGAAGTAGTAGATAATCCTGGAACACTCCGACCTGATAAACAACTTGATATTGATCTTGATGCTAGCGTTGTAATGTTTGATAAGTCTAAGAAACAGTATGATATTGTTTATTACGGACATCAAATTTCTAAAGATGGTTCAGTTGCTAGTTTACTTGGTGATGACTTAACTGGAAAGAATAACTCAAAAGGTGATAATGAGTTAATTCGAATGGAGCTTGGAAAAGTTGCGCCGGAAGTAAAATATATGACTGTGATTTTGAATATTTATCAGCACATGGGAAGAGATCCTAAAGCGCTTGTATTCGATCATATTCCTTCGGCGACTATGAAGATCTATAGTTCGGATATGAAAGTAACAGATAGTAATAAGATTAATCAACTTAAGACTTTCGCCGACTTCCAGATCGACAATAATCCAGACTTTATTGGTAAGAAAGCATTAGTTCTTGGTACTTTTGTTAGAACTGGAGAAGGAAACTCTTGGAAATTCTCGTTATCAGGAGCAATGACAACTGAAGAAGGAATTCAAGAGATGATTAAAGGTTCAATAAAAGCTGCTCTTAAGGAACTGTAATATAGAATAAAATTAAGAAGAAGATAAATCAAAATATCTTCTTCTTTTTTGTTTGTTCGGGGAGGAGAAAAAAGAAGACAGGATTTTTGAATGTCCTATCTTCTATATTTTATTAGAGTCCTCTTACTTCAAAACTTGTTTTAACGAACTCTGCTCCACATAATAATCTGGCAAGTGATACTACTTTTGTTGTTAGATTCACTTTTGTAGTTTTTCCAGATTCTACGTTAATTACATCACCTCCTTCAATTGTTGCATCTCCAAGAGGTTTTACATCTTTTATATAACCTAAAGAAAAACAGTCTCCGTTTGTATTCTCTAGGTTTGAAAGATTTAATGTTCCGACTCCTGTATCCATTGTAAGAGGAGCCAGTTTATATTTTCCTGATTGTCTGTAATAGTAATCTAGCGGTTTTCCTTCATTGATCAACTTCGTCTTTCCTTTCGAAGTCTTTAACCTATACACAATTCCTCCGATCACCAATACTGCAATTCCGCCAAAGATCAGTAATTTAACTGTTTTCTTACTTAATCCTTTCTTCTTTTTTTCGTCTTGTTCTTCTTTCATAATCTTTTAATTTTTATTTAATTATTTATACATTAATAAGGCTTTGAGGGGAGAATAAAAAGGAGGGAAATTTTAACCCTCCTCTTCTACTTTAATAATATAACCTCCAAATAAATCTTTATAAGTTTCTTCAAAATCCTTCATTGCTTCTTCGAATTTTCCTTCTCTAAATTTATCTCTCAGTTTTGATTTCTTTGCGATTAACCATCTAGATTGTGTTATGCCATATCTTGCTAACATAACCCATTCTCCATAATTAAATTTGAGTAAACTTTTTCCAGCCGTACATTTAAAAGTAACAGCTATAAATCCAGTATTAAGTGCTACAGCTTCTAAGTGAGTATAAAATAACATTCTTCCGAGTTTTGATCCTTCTATAGTATTTAAATTTACCATAGGGATTACTTTCTTTATTGTTAATTTACCTTCAGATTCATTTATTAGTTTTATTGCCCAACATACTCTTACTAGGATATCTGTTATTAATGCAGCTGGATATGTTGAAAGGTGATATCTAAAATCATATCCTTCCAGGTACATTTTCTCAACTATTCCAAAAATCAATTGTCCATAGTCGCCGAAATTTTCCAGGTATCCAATCACGAAAGTAAACGGCGCTGGTAATCCTCTGGTTCCATTTACATCTGAAAGTTGATGTTTTATTACTAGATTAAATGCATCTACTAATTTTTCAGCAACTCTCTTATTTCCGTCTTTAAAAAATCCTTCCATATCTATTGTTCGAATTTCTCCAGAGTCCATAAAAGTCGCCGTATTTTTCATCGTGTCTTTTATTCCTGTTACTATACCGGCGGGACTAGGATCATGACCTACTCCAGTAATATGATGAAGACTAGGTGATAGTCCTTTAATCTTATGTCCAGCCCTCTCTACAAATTTCTGAGAGTTAACTGATTGATCAAATGTTACTTTAGCCTGTTTTTCAAGTTCTTTCACTGTCTCTTCTGAAAGTTTATTATCGAAGAGACTCTGAATCATTCCCGAAATTCCTGAAACTTTTTCCGGACCACCTCTAAATACCATATCTACCGCAAAACCTACCATTGCTGAACCTATACAAATTAAATGTTCAGTTTGGTCTAAGTCTACTGTATCCTTGAACCTCTGATCTAATGTTTTATAAGATTCTGCCCAGGGATATATACCACTAAAATTCGGTTCTGGGTTTATTTCTTGTTGTGCTGCTAATACTAAGTGCTCAAACTTAGGGAGAATTAGTAATTTTTCCTCTCGAACCATCATCTTATTGTTTAATTCTTCGAGAGCAAATTTTTCTCTTATCTCCATAACGTCTTCATGATAACCTTTAGAAATCAAAACATTTTCTAGAAATGCTACTCTTTGTTCTGCAGATTTCCTTAGATTTATTAGTTGTTGATTATTAAAGGACTGATCTCTTGTAAGTTTATTTATAACCTTACCAGAATTTTCTAAAAATTCTTTCATACCACTTTCCTCCTTTCTTTTCTTGTTCATTAATTTTTTCAATTATTTTCTCGGTTAACGCGTCTCCTTGTTTAACCAATTCTGAAATCTCCCAAATATCTTGTCGATTATCTGATATTGCCATTGATAATCTTATGATATTATCTTCGATTTTTTCACACTGTCTTTTTAGTTCGGCAGTTTCTTCTTTCTTTTTATTTCTTCCAAATAAATCCATAATATTTTAATTTTTTAAGTTATTGTTTCTAGGGTTGTAAAAAGAAAATCTATAAAATTCTACTATATATCAAGTTCTATAGATTATTCCATACATTAATAAGGCTTTGAAGGGACAAAAAATAAAAACCTACTCATCTTCACAGACTTTCGGTTTTCATCAATTATTAGTGGGATTATAATGTTTCTAATTTACATCCTAATTCCTCTTTCAGCATAAATTCATTAAGCAGATTTATTCTTGTCTTGATTCTCTTAACTAAATCTTGATCAAATATATAACTGCTTAAGTTTTCTGCTCCGATGGATATTGTCGCTAATTGGATCCACTTCGTTAATTCAGTGAGCGATCCATTATAATATACTCTATAAAATCCATCTCTTTCGGTTATCATAGACAATGTTTCAGTTTCTGGAAAGATATTTTTTATTTCTTCCAGAGTTAGTGATAGTCTACAATCTACCCATTTTATGTTATTCTTGGGATTGAATTTTTCTTTGATTTCATCCCAAGTTTTCCATCCTCCTTCATTTAATCCTACTGCTGCTCCATATCTTACTACAGAAAATTCAGCTCTTTTTCTTAGGATTCCTTGAAGTTCAGTTTTTGATACATCATATCCTAATTTTCTCAAATTAGTACACAATGAATCAATATCTACCGCTTTATAGCTATGTTCAACAATTATTCCTGCAGCGTAATAATATAAATCTTCATAGGAATCTTCTTTAATCATTTTCTTATCAATGACTGATTCCTTCATTACTATTGCAGAACTAGTCTTACTTACTAATACTTTCGGTTTTTCTTTACCACTTAAGAGTTTTAAATATTCTCTTTTTGGTTCTTTTCCTGTAATCTTTCTGTATAATTCACAACAGATAGATAAGTCTTTTTCCGCTTCTCTGAATACCAACTTATCATTTCTTCCGTCATAATATACATTTAGCGTTACTGAATGTTTTGATAAACCATTTACCCAAGTTTTTATTTGGATTTGATTTATTCTTTTCACACCTAATACCTTGGCAACATTATTTCCAGTTACTCCGTCACCTCTGTTATATGTAATAGAATAACTTAGCGCTTCCATGATATTGTCTAAGATGTTTATTCTAATTCTTTCTTCTTTATTCCTTTTCTTCGAGGGAGTAGTTATTTCTTCTGGTTCTTCTTTTATTTCCGGCTCTTTTCTTACTCTTCCCGATTCTTTTACTAATACCTTTTCAAGTATTTTTTCAGTGAAGATTTCAAACTCCTCGTCATTCATAGCTTCTTCATTTTTCAGCTTAATAACAAGTGGAGTTTTTTTTCCTTTCATTTCTTTCTTCACTATATTTAATTCACTGTTCATCCATGTGAATAACAACTCATCAGCTTTTCTCTTGATTAAAGCTTTATCCAAGCTTCTTCCAATTTCACTATGAACTTCGCTAATTAAGTTTTTTACATGTACGTCTGAGATAGTTTTATTTTCTCTAAGTGAATTTAACAGACCTCTTACCAATTTTTCCTGGTAAGCATTTTTTTCTAGTCTTTCCATTTTTTTTATTTTTATTGTTTTACTTTAATTAACGGCATATTTCACAAACATATACTTCTATGATCGTATAGTCAGGAAATTCCGTTTGATCTTCTTTAACAGTTGTGTTACCAATAATAGTGTAAAGTACATCCTTACGACTAGGAGATAACACTACATCATCTGTTATTGTTTTGTACTTAACTCCAACTTTATCTAATGCGTTCTTATAAGGGACTCCATTCCCTAAAAATCTCATGTTAATTGGAGTATTTTCACTAATTTCTTTTAGTTCTTCAAGAGAGATAGTATAAAATATTACTTTCCCTCCTACTTTAAATACTTCTTCGAACATAGAACTGTGAAAAGTTCTATTAACCGCCCAATACTGACGTTGTTCTTTTTTAACACTTTCTTCCATATTCTTATTTTTAAGTTCTTTTTTGTGTCAATTTCCCATTCTGATAGGCTAAATTTTGAATTTGTCTCAGAAGGGATTTATTTGTTGTTTGGAGATTTTGATTTTCTCCACGGACAATGTCTAACTTTTTTTGGGTTCTATGTGAATTAATTATACTGACAACCGCACATGTTAGACCTATTCCTATAAATGCTAATTTCCAATAATTTTTCTCTTTCTTTTTGTTTTCTTTTTCCATATTCTTTTAAATTCTTTTTACATATATAAGGCTTTCAAGGAATGAAACAAAAACCCCGATCTTCACAGACCAGGGAATTTTTTGATTTAAACAAAACTATCATTAATAAGGCTTTGAGGAGAATAAAAAAGGAAGCTTATAAAAGCTCCCTAAGTTTTTCCATTTTCATTTCACTATCAATTTGATCAAGGCTGATTTCTTCTGCTACTTTTCTAAGTAATTCACAGGTTTTTAAGAAATTTTCAACATCCTTTATAACATTTTCATCAGGACATTTAAATCTTGCAGTGTGTAACAGATCTTTAATTTTCCAAATAAGCATCTCGTGATTTCTTTGAAAATTTATGCAATCTTCACTGTACTTTTTTCTTACTTCCTCTATCCTATCAAAATACTCCTTTTTGAAGTCATTCCTCGTTTTCTCTAATGAATTGAAAGTTCCATTTTTGTACTCTTTGTATTTCTCGAAGAAATATTCTCTTTAATTTTCCCCGATTTTTCTTCATAATCTCCTTGCTTAGCTAAAAACAAGTTGTGATTTATTGTCTCTACCCTCATTAATTCCATGAGACGTAAACAAATTTCTTCTTTTTCCATATCTGTTTTCTTTTAAGTTTATAATACACTTATAAGGCTTTTAAGTTATATAAGACATAGTGAAGAGAATACTTAAATAAAACAGAATCATAATATTTATTCATATATTTGTAATCTTCCAAGAAAGTCTTTCGATCCATCTTATATGGTGAAATTTGTTTAGGATTAGGAATTAGGTACTTGATATACTTACCTTTCTTAATCTTTTTCTCATGAAGTCTAAGTTCCTCAAGTTTTAATATATATGGTCGAAAAGATATCCAGTACCTAAATTGTTTAATTCCAAATCTCTTATATTGTCCTCCTCGATTACTAACTTTTAAGACCATATCGAAGAGTATTCCCTTTTTAATTCTGTTATCTAGAATATTAAGTACTTTTTCTGGATCCTCCCAATGAGATCCTATAGTATCCATCATATGTTTTTTAGATCTGAATGGAAATTTTATGGGAATTATTATTTCTTGTTCGTTCCAAATCGAATATGGCGAGTTTATATAAATTTCTTTCATAACATATATAAGGAAAATAAAGGGAAGAACTTATAATCGTTCTTCCCCATTATATTATCTTTCGAAAAATCCTGGAGCGCTAACTTGTTGATTAAAGTTTCCAGATTCACCCAATCTCTGAGTTTTCTTTTCAAGCATCTGTAATCTTTCTTCGTAGTCAGTTCCATTATTTTCAAGAGTTGTAATCTTACCATTAATCTGTGTGATACTAGTATTAATCTTACCTATTTCAGTAGTTAGGTTAGTATTTACCTCTTCTATTTTTGTAGTTAGATTAGTTCCTAGTTCAATTATTTTATCAGTAAGTGTTTTCTCTAATGTCTCTATCGTCTCCTTGAGTTTTTCATTTTCTGCTTCAAGTGCTGAAATATTATTCTCTAAGTCTTGAATGATAGTAGTTAGAGTTTTATTACTAGAATCAATTACTGCATTAGTTGTTGTCTGCAGAAATATATCTTCTCCGTTTTTTATTAATTTTGAAATCATACTTTTCTAAGTTTTGCAATTTCAGCCTCAAGTTCTTTCACCTTAGACTCAAGTTCATTAAGTTTTTCTTCTTCTGGATCAGGGGTTGCTACTTTAAATACTGCTGCTTTTCCATTAGCTTGGAAGAAACCATTAGGAGCATTAACTTTACTAAATATAACAGCATCAGTAGTATCAATCTTAAGATGTCCACGATTAGTTTCATGAGGATTATCTCTTCTAGCAATGTGAGCGTTCATAGCTGCCTCTACTTCATCAATTCTCTTATTTAATTCAGCATCAGCGGCTTCACGTTCTTCTCTTTCATTTTCAAGCTCTTCCTGCCAATCGTATGTTCCATCACTTGGGCCTACTCTAAGTGATGGGTTACTACTGCTGGAAATTCTTACACGAGGAGTTAATAGTTGTGCCGAAGATGTTTTTTCGCTAACGGCACTAATAACTTCTTCCTCGTGAGTTTCTTCATCAGCAGAAATATCACTCATCATTATTCCTTCCAAGGCCATTTTTCCTGCAGATCCAACAGACATAAAGAATCCATTAGCTGTAACTTTAGAGAATGTAACTTCATCACTTTCTCCAACACCAAGCTGTTCACGAGTTACATTATGAGGATTATTTTTGTCTTGGATATGAGCATTAAGTTTATCCCAAAGATCGTCAATTCTCTTATTTATTGCTTCATCTGCTTCTTTTCTTTTATTTCTTTCTTCGGATATATCTTCACCCCAAGCAACTATTTTATCGATTTCAAGAAGAATTTGATAAGCTACTTTTGCAGATATTCCCCAGTTATCCCATTCAGTAGGTACTTCTAAGATTGTAGCTGGTCTCATTAATTCTTCTATAGTTCGAATCAAATCACGTCCAATACTTTTCTCTACAATAATACCATCATTCTTAACAATAAATGCAGTTCTTCTAAATTCATCTACATAAATAATATCATTCCAAATTGGATCTGATGCTGTCCAAGAAAAATCATTAGGATCACTAGAAGTTACAACAGCTACTTTGTTTCGATAAGCATTGTATACTGTATTATTTTCTTTATATTTATAATATTCAGATATATAATACTTTTGATCCTTTTCAGTTACCTGTGGATGATCCCATTTTAAAGCTTCAGATTGAAATGAATTTGGAGTGTCAGCAGTTACTGGTTTACCTTCACTATCGATTTTACTAGGTTTTCCATTTAAATATACAAAGTATGCTGCTGGGTCTAAAGGATCTTCACAGAAGTCATCAGGAAACATGGCTACAAGAGATTCTACATATTTTCCAGGATATTCTAGAAGATCATTTGGTATTTTTCCAGTATCATCTACAGTAACTAAACCATGGATTGGAATACTATTATCATTTCCATCTACTACGCCATCTTCATTAGTATCTACTTTAACTGTAGTAGATGAGTTCTTATTTAAAAATGCTAATGCTAATTCTTGATAGATACCTCTAGCTCTACCTACTAGAATTTTTTCAATAGCATTTTTATCATCTGCATTATTCGGATCTAAGTATGTGTAATCTCCATTTTCTTCAGTATCATGAACTTCTGCAATAAAAGCCATATCATTTTCGAGATCACTTAACTTTGTAGGAAGATATCCAGGAGCCCATTTTCTAAACTTATAGGGATAAACTTCTCTTTCAATTGGATCAGTAATAGAACTAGGTATCGAAGCCCCATCTTTTATACTACTATCATAATAAAATTCAACTGCAGATCCTGAAGAACTACTTGATTCTACAACTCTTACTATACAGCCATCTTCAAGTCTTCCTTTTGGAATAGCTTTGAGATCTTCTATTGTTCTAACACTTTTCCAACCACCTTTTCCATAAATTGCTTCATGGGTAGGGTATGTATCTTGATCAGTATAAGGAACTATAGGAGCTGAAACATTTATACCTTTTTTATTTTTTTCCATATTATTTAAATTCTATATTTAAAACTCCTGTTTGAGGATAATCAAATACTATTACAGAATAATCTTCTTTACCAAATTCACAAGAGAAAGCATTATTTTCCATATTTCCAGTAAGAAGTCTTATAGGATTTTCATTTTCATTAACCTCTCCATATATTTCAGTAGGAATCATATAATATACATATAATCCTGAAGTATAGTCATTACCCTCATCATCTACACTACAGTCTACATCATCTAAAACAATTGAACGTTCTTTAGATAAACTTCTATTTCCATAAGTTTTTCCATTAATTACTATTTTACTAATATCATTTGTCTTAGATTTACCCCAAATTCTAGAATTAATAAATTCATAAGTAATATCTTTAGAGATACTAACAGATCCAATAGAATCTGATGAACTATCATTACCATACAGGACAGATAAAGTAATTACAGTATCTCTTGAAATATTTTGATTATAAATCCATACCCAAGTGTATTCATCTTCACTAGGATTATTCATTCCTCCGGAAAAAAGACTTCCATTTATATATATGCTTACGCTAACGTCTTCTCTTTTTAATTTCATCCCATTATACCAAACTTCCCAAGCAAAAGAAGGTTGTATTCTAGTTCCATTTTCATAAAGACCACCACTTATTGTTGGGTTACCTGAAATTGTATAATCTGGAAGTAATCGTATCTCTAGAACTGTTCCAAGGCTATGTATAATATCTTGAATTCTTTCATTTAATCCGTTTAATGCATTTGTTACAGCATTTTGAGACATAACATCATCCTCAGATGAACCTGTGGTTTGAAGTACATTAATACCACCTCGAATTCTGAAAAAGCCCGTAATTGAATCTTTTTCTACATCTTTGTAATAGGTATACCATTTTCCATCTACAAATACTTCAAATCCATCAGGAATAGGGTATTTATCATAATCCCATGTTCCTAATTCTCCTATTCCACTAACTATACCTTGTCTTTTATCTAGGAATACTTTAGCGGGTAATAAAAAATTTGAACCTATTTTATTTGCCATAATTTATTTTATTTATTAATATTTTCCACCGCTTATATTCTTAGCAGCTATAGACATATTAGAATCAGTTACAATACTAGAATTATCAACATTGACTCTAATTTCTGTACTACCATCTTCAAGCTGTACTAAATTAATTCCAGGACCACCAACAAAGCCTTCACGTATTGACAATCCTTTAATAATTTGTTCAAGTTTTCCAAGAGTATTGTAATTTATACTAGCTCCGCCTAAAATCTCTTGTCTTAAATTTTCTAGGTCAGTTACGGTTACACTAGAATCTTCTGTAGATGTTCCTTCGAAGAGTGTTGGTAATGAGAATGAGAAAACTTGTTGAAAATTATTATAATTCAATGCAACATCTTTTATATAAACATTATAATCAATATCATTTACTTTACAAGATTCTATCGAATAATCAGTTATATGATTCATCCCAGAAGTTGTATCGTAAATACTCATAAGATTTCCATATAGTTTTGGATATGCAAATGCTATTTTTTGTGAATTAAGATCTCCTTGGAAAGTAACAATTGATTTCTCATTTCCAACTACAGTATTTTCAAGAGAATTTAAAGCAGCTTCTGTTATATTCCATCCACTTTCAGGAATTTGTCCATAGTAGAAATTATAACCAAACTTAACTGTGTAGTATGAAGTTGCAGTTCTTATGATTCCTGTATCTGGATCTGTATACTTAACAGACAATCTATATTCTGTTGTATCTGTAAGACCTAAAACTGTATACCTATTACTTTCAGGGAGAGTTATTTGTGTGCCATTTAGCTCTAAGATACAATCATTAGTAACTTCGTATGTATTTGTTTCTCCAGTTTTTGTATCTATATCAGGAATAGTTACTCTGATTAAGAAGTTAACAGCGGTTCTAATTCCTGTTTGATAAAGAGGAGTAGTACCATCATCTTGTCTGTTAGAGTCGTAAAAACTAACTCTTAATGGAAATGTAGCTGAATGGTTTTTATAAGTTAACTTCTTAATTTCTTCTAGACTTTTAAGAGCATCTTGAATATTAACATCCCAACCAGAGATCATTTCATTAATTTCTGACTTAGTATAGAAATCGTCTTCCCGTTTTAATACTCCATCACGATAAAACCATCTGTATTTATCTTCTATATTACTAAAAATGAAAGGACCACCAGTTATAGGTTCTATTTGTCTAACCCCACCAGTTTCGTATACATAATTCCAAACCCCATCTTCATCCTTGTAAAGATATAATTCTCCATGTACAAGAAGAGATATGTCTGGGAGCTCAGTTACTACATCTCGAACTAAATCTAATCCGCCAAGTGTAACAACCTGATAACAGTCTTCTCCTATTCCATTTTTAATACCTAGAGCGAATATAGTATCTGTTTCTGTTTGTTCGGAATTAGAATAATATCTAACCATAACAGGCTCTCCGACTAAGAATTCATGTTGATTTAATCTTAATCTTGCTATACTTCTATCTCGTTCTATGTATTTGCTTCTGGAAATTTGTATTTGAAAAGAATTTAAACTACTCATAATTATTTATTTATAATTGAATAAAATAATAAAAGAATAGACTTAGTTTTATAATTTTTCTAAGTCTATTCTCATAATTTAGGTTTTGAAGCTTTCAGAAGAGAATTTCTGTTATTTAATTTTGATAATTCGGAAAGATTCAACTAATTCTGCAGTAGACCAAATAATAGAAACTTTATGATCTTTATCCATATAAAATTCAATAGGATTATTAAGAATACCTAGATCATAGAATTTACCATCAATACTTACTAAAGCATCTGGATATTGTGATTTAAGTTCTTCACTAGGAGTAATAGTAACTTTAACCACTTCTTTATCACCAGTCAAACCATATTTATTGACTTCGTAATTAGGATATACAGGTTCTAAAACTGCAGCACTCTTATTTTCACTATCGAATTCATACCAAGTACTTTCATCATCTCCTAACCAAGGACCTTCAATTTTATAGACCTGATAAAATCTACTAGGAATAATATCTTTTCCATACTTACCCCAAGTAGCATCTTCATAAATTTTAACTTCTTCGTTCATAAATTTTTGTTTTTATTGTTATTTATTTTATTCATAATTATAACCACTTGTTTCTATCGGGCGACTTTGATAGAATTAAGGCATTTATTCGTGGTATATAATTATAAGTAGCAGTTTTCTTAATTTCTTCTACATTCAACTCTATATTAGATTCATTTATCCACTCCAGGATGATTAATCCAATAGGTTGATTTATTCCAGGAATACTAATAAATATTTGTCTTTTAGAACCATCTCTACTATTTACTAATTCGTATATCCCATGGTATTTTTCCATAAATACGCTATCCCTTGGACCATCACAGTATACAATTTCTCCAAACTTAATATCTTCATAGATACTAGTAATCAATCCAGTATTTATACTTTTATACTGTTCTGGATCTATGGAAGGTACAGCAAAACCATTATCTTGTTGGAGAAGTTCTACGTATTTGAAGGGAATAGATACTAGATTTTCTTTAGAATTATGATATTCGAAGTATAGTATTCTATCAGCTCTAGAATTACTTCTGAACTCTGTAAGGAGAGGTTTTAATTCTGCTAATAACTGATCTCTAAGTTCCATTTTCTCAGAATGTATCTTATCAGAAATCTCAGAATATATTTCTATAGTATCCTTTATTATAGTTTTATAATTAAATATAGCTAAGACCAAACAGAAAATAAAAATATATTTCACGAACTTTGAAAATCCTATAGTTTTATCTATCTCTGTTATAGCCTCAACAAATTCTTTTAAAGATAGTTTCATGATTTATTATATTGCAAATTGAGTTAACCTAATCTCTCCTGATTCTATAATACTTGTCTTTTTTGTTATTGGATCTAGATTAGTAATTTTTAAGACTATTACTGAACTTAACTCTTTTCCAGTAGTATTAGCAGAATATATTAATCTTTTATTTAGTTGATCTACTCTAAATTCTAGTCCATTACTTTCTTTTACCAAAATTTCAATTACAGGCAGAGATGTTATATCTATTTTAACTTTTTCTTTTATTTTTGAAATATTATAATCATTTATCAATCTATACATATCACATTCTAATGTTCCTAATAGATTTATATACCCTCCAGATTTCTTAAGACTACTAGTATCTTCTAATGCTGAAAACGATAGAATAGATGTAATTTGCCTAATCACAGAATTATTGTATATCTTCTCACCGGATATATTATTATATAAGAATGAGCTGCTATGTCCACTCGTTTTCTTATTTCTTACATATTTATAGTAAGATTTTTTTGTTACTATTTTTTCTTCAGGAGAGGTAAAAATATTAACTCCATAATCAATACCTATACCTTCCAAGAATACAGTATCACTATCAGCTATTGTTTCAATGTTTGCTTCTGTATATTCTGGAAAAGATAATTCAAAAAGATTAGACGATATATTTAAATCTAATTTATTGAACTTAATTATTTTTCTTTCAGCAGCCTCTAGTTCTGTTATTATAAATGCTATTCTTTCTGTTCGATCTGGATATATACCATAGCAATAAATAAAACAATATTCTGAACTAGGTTCAACTAAAGCTGCTTTTTCTTCTTCTGGGATATCAATGTTAATTTTTAAGAGTTTTTTATTGCTATCCCAGATTGAATTTAGAGGATATTCTGAGGTTTTTCTAACATCATTATACAGATAGGATCCTGAAAATAATTTCTCCATGAATTCTTCTCCAACTGTATATGAATTATAAATTGTTCCTATTACATATTTGGTTATCTTTAATGTGTTATCTATCCTTCTTATACTCTCTAAGAATTCCTTTTCAAAAATAACTCTCATAATTTTATATATAATTTAAGTATCCATCTTCATCAATGTAATATAGTAGTCCAGAGATAGATGCTATAATTTTTGGTACTTCTGTTTTGAGAGATGCTTTAAAATAGCTTCTTCTAAATCCTGTAAGAATAGTTCCAAATATACCTGTTGGGTTATTTCGATGAATTACTAATATTTTTCCCTCATTATAATATCCCTTATATTTTTCAAACTCTTCATCCTTACTAACTAATATTCCAAGTTCCTCTGAGTACTCTAATTCTGAATTTCTTGATATTGCTCTAGCTCTTTCTGTATAATAACTAATTCCTGGTTCATAGTAGATAGTATAATAATCTAACCCCAGATCTTCATCTACTGTATGAATCATTAAAAGACTATTATTAATTAGTATCGGACTTTCATCTGTATTTACTGTATATACTAATCTATCAATACAACTATAGATATGAAAATCTTTTTGTGAGGATTGTTTATTTTTAAAAACATACCAATCTCCAACTTTCTTGATAATATTGATATTTGTGTATTTAGTATAATCAGTTAAATTTAAAAAAGTGCTATTAATGCTAGGAATGTAGTTAGTAATACTTTTATTAGAAATATTTCCAGGAATAGATATAATTCTACTTCTAGGATCAAGAGTATCTAAAAAGAAATTTTGATAATCTGTTGAGATCCATTGACTTTTCTCTGTATCATATAATTCAAGAATACTAGGATAATTAGTTCCAATAGTAATTATAAATCTCCCAGAAAAATAGAATATTTCTTGATTACTTTTCATATCCTCGAAAATAGAATAGTCTGCTCCTGATGAAGTCGTATATACTTCAGGATTACCAAATCTTGTCTTTTTTACCAAAGATTTAATAGAATATTTATTACCTGTCCAAGAATATAATACAATATCTTTTCCATAAAATCCAATTTGATGATTTTTATAATTATGTGAGTAAGGATCTATATTAACATCATGATTCAGATTGATTTTATGAAAACCAGTACTATTTCCAATACCATAATCCAAGAGAAGATTCATTTGTTCATTATCTTGAATATGGTATACATGAGAAGTATATCTAGGGTAATTATCAGTTCCTAGGTCCTGCTTTATAGTTTTCGCTCCAGGGTAGTTATATAAATTTATATCATCTAAGAAGTTTTTCCCAGTTGTTGAATTATTCTTTAGTTGATCCAAAGAATTACTAAGATTTATCTGGATTTGACTAGATATACTAGAATCTAAAGATACATAAATATTTATATTACTACCCTTTCCTTGAGGATTTAAAAATTCTGTATAACCAATAGGAGTATTATCTATTACACTCATATAAATTATTACAGTAAATCCAGAAGGAAGATTATTTTTGTATTTAAACGGTTCTTTAGAAGTAGTTCGACTTAATCTAATATAATTACCACCAGAGGAAGTAAGCAGGCTAGAGTAAACTTGTTTAATATTATAGAGAGATATTTTTGGTAACTTAGGATCCCAATCATCATTTTTATTATATAGTATTACTTCTAAGTTATTGGATATATTACTAGAATTTCCAATAACATAAGTACTATATCCTGTGTTATAATTTTCCATAAGTTATTGTACAATTACTAATAATACATTCATCTATGTCAGTTGATTTAGATACAACTCTAATAATATTATTAATACATTCAATTACAATATCAGATCCAATTTCTTCTATATAGTCTTTAGAAACTAATTCTCCTTGTTTATTATATCTAGGTCCTGAAAATGTTGTTTCTTTGGAATATAACTTTTCGTTACCTACTAAAATTAATTTTTCTTTATCTTCAGGATCCTCAACATACTTAGTTTCATACTTAGAATATTGAATTCCAAGATCAATTTTGGTAGAAACTTCAGGACTAACGGAATAATTCATTAGTTCTGTTAAATCTACTGTATTGGTATAAATATCAGAATTGAATGGTATAACATCGATAGTAATAGAATTGTTTAGAATATCAACCACATTTTTTGAAGTACTATACAAATAAATTTCGTTATTATTCATACTATTATATAAGTTATATATTTCTTTTAAGTAATTATTTTTATTATTCTTGAGGTAATCTAGATATGAATTAAATTGAGTTTTTTCTTCTTCTTCAGTTAATTCATATTTATCAATTTCAATACTTCTTGTATCTTCATCAACCTCATTTATTATTCCAGAACCTTTAGAATAATCATCAATACATACTCGTAGATTCCCTTCTGAGCCATCTTTACCTGGGATAACAAACCTCCGATTAGTTACATTCCAATCTCTGAGTTTTAATTTATTACTTAACTCAGATATTCTGGTCATTCTATAATTTGAATCATTACATACTAATGCTCGATTATTTCCGGTTAAGTAAAATTCCTTCTCATTTTCTTGTCCTGTTACTTGTGATATAGAAATATTATCGGAAGTAGTGGTTATTAATTCTATCTTTTTCATTTCTTGTACTTATCTCTATAAAATATATTTACTATGTTTCCACTAGTCACATAAAGTCTGACAATTTCTCCTTTATTTCCTTCTGTTTTTCCAGGAACTATAACAAGAGCGCTACTATCTGTTAAGTAATAACTAGAAATTGCATCATGACTCATATAGGCGTCAAGAAGATCTACAGAAATTGTTGTATTTGTATTATTTTCCTGTGTAATTACTGTAAGAATAAATGACTCCTTATCAAATCCAGATACAGGAAGGTAGTTATCTTTTGTATTATCAGTACATTGAAATTCTATTACATTAGCTGTTTCTGGAATTGAATATTCTTTAAAACGGAAATTATTTACTAATGATTTTTCTAAGTTATTTAATTCTTCGATTTTATCTAGGTAAAGTTTTTCAAGTTTTTTTATATTTTCCATCCAATCTTTATCAATACTACTAGGTAACCAAGAAGTAACGCTATCAAAAGTATTCTGATCTCCATTATTATAACCTTTTCCGTATCTATATCTAACAACTGAACCCATAGGATCTATTAATTCTTGAAGTCTATAAATAGAATCTGAGTTAGGTTCATTAGTATAAGTGTATTGTCGTAGAATTACATAATTAGCGTCTTCTGGATAAATATCAGAAGCATCATTAAATATAACCTCACTTATTTCTGGAAGATTTCTTGATATCTTAAATACAGCATTATTAATTTCTGGAGAGATTAAGATCATTGATAAGATATTTTTAGAGTCAATTCCAGTTCCGTTCAGAAAATCAGATAACTCGGAAGAAATAGATAATGAATCATCTCCAGAATTAAGATAAACATATTCAGAAATTATACCTTTTTCATCAAATCCTATCATGTATGTGGATAAAATTTGAGATAGAAGGTGTGCAGTAATTAATTTATCTTCTTTGCCTTGTTCTTCTTCTGAATGATTTATATAATTAAAATACTCTTCTATGTTATTTAATTTATCTCCTAAGTATGGTGAATAATTATCAGAACTCTCTTCAGGAATAACACCAGAAACAGTATTATTTGTTTTATTAGTTGGATTTTTAGCTGTACAGATATAGATAGTATTTCCATAAACAACAAAATCCCCTTTCTCATATTCAGTTTCTTCTGAATACAAAAACAGTCCTTGAACGTGTGTATTATTTAGTATCATATTATCTCTTTATAAGTTTTATGGTTGTATTATAATATATATTCATTAACTTCAAGGTATATTCTCCTTCTTCTGGAGTATTTATATTTGCAGACTTGAGTGATACCTGAGATGGACCAAAACTTTGAATACTTCCATTTGCTGTAAATTTATTAATAGTTAATGAATTTTCTTGAGAGTCTTCTATAATAACTTTTTCCAAGTTACTATTTGGATAATCTTCAGAAATAAACTTAAATACAGCATTACCTCCAGAATTTATCTTTAATGAATTATTAGATACTTCAAACCCAGAGAACTCTATAATACTAATAGTTACTCGTTTACTACTAAGTTCTAATGTAAGAGTAGCAGCCGAGAAATTAACTTCAGGAATCACAATACTATTAACGGTATTGATTTGTTCCGGATAATATATTTCTGGTGCATCTGGATCTCCATTTTCATATTTTGCTAAGACTCTTGAAATAATATACCCTGAAAGTTCTGGTATTCTAATTTCTGCTCTCTGATTAATTAGGACATCTACTTTACCATCTTCTTGTATATAAGGATCGTATTTAGTTTCATCACCTATAATTAATTCAGATACTATAAAGTTATTTTCTCCAAATTTTCTTTTCCATTCACCATAATCATATACATCACTTTCTCCAGATATCATAGCTTTCAAGATTATATAAGATCCTGTATATTTTAGGTTGAAGATTAGATGATTCGTTTTTAGAACCTCTTCCCAATTAGTTACTGTTATTAGGTTATTTGGAATATTATAATTAAAGTTATTACTTGGCGGAAATGGAATTAAATCTTTCACATCAAGTAGACATGGTATATCTTCATTCAAAACATATCCAGGATTAGGATATATTTTAAAATCAATAGGAGTTTTGACAGAAGGGATAGATATTATTCCAATAGGGTTGCAAGTTCCTCCGATTTCTGGGGTTACTGATACAACTATTCTAATTGGTTTATTTATATTTAGAAACTCTGAAAGAATCCACTTAGATGAAAGCGCCGGATTATTATTAAAGTTATTATCTGATACTGATTCCCAAACTTTTCCACCTAGAATTACTTTATCTCCAATTTTATATGTAGTAAAAGGAAAGTACTTAGGATAATCTCCAGCTCCTTTATACATCTCAATTAATCCTCGTTTATTTCCTAGAATTAATAATCTATTGTCTTCTATCTTCTCATTTCCTAAGAGAGTACTAGAATTTGCATCAATTAGAACCTCTGGAACATCTTCAACAGTCTCTATTATCCCAACTGAATCTATTGTAGACCAGTATTCATCATTTCTAAGAAGATACTTATTCATATTTCTGTTAGGATTTGTACTATCTACCCATGATTTATAAGATAGATTTACACTCTCCACCTCAGAGTTATTAGAAATTAGCATCCAAATCATCTTCTCTCCAGTAACTTCATCAAGGAGTTCCTTTTCGCTTACTAAATCCTCGCCGCTTGTAGTCTCGTCTGGTTGTCCTAAAATTAATATAAAGTTAGGAGTAGAAGTAGGTTTAATTCCAGCGGCGGCCATTGAATCAGTATCTATAAAGTCACTACCTCTAGAGTTGTTATTATTTTTATCGATTATTCCCTCATATAACTCCAGACGTTTAATTCCAGCGGCGGCCTTAAAAAGAGCGAATACCTGATTGGATATTATAGTAGTTCCGAAATATCTATCATTTTCTTCTGTTAAATTTTCTCTAGAGGATGTTGGGAATATTATTGATTCTATTTTTTCTAGGGAATTTGATGTTTCTCCGATTTCTTTCAGGGTTTTTTCTCCTAGATAATTTACTAAAAATTTATCATTAAACTTATCTTTAGTGATATCATACGAAAAGTCATACTCACTAAAGTCTCTATTGTAAAGTAAAGAACTGTTAGATCTGTACTGAACTTTACTGTATTCACGGTTATCTAGGTCATCTTGACTGTAAAACACTACTGTTCCGATATCCGTAAAATTGTTATTATTGATAATCAATTTCATAGGGCATTACTGTCATTTTGTTATAGCTTCTTAAGTTTGCTCCAATATAATTCTGGAACTTACTTTGAATAGTTAGATCTATACTTCCAGAACCTATATTAGTATTAAGTCTGGTATAATATATAAGTGCATCTAAAAATTTCTTAAGAAGTTCGTAAAATAAGCTTTCATTTTCTACACTTAAGTTCTCAAAGTTTACTGTTATTTCTCCTGAGTCATATATAATCTCTCCATCAAAATCTAAAGGAAGATACTGTATCATATAATTAAATACTTGAATAGTTCCTTTTACACTATAAAATAATTTACTAAGATAGTTTATAATCTCTTCGTAATCTTGATTATCTGGGAGACTTGATTTTGGAATACATAATCTCAAGAAATTTTTCACCGGATCACTTCCAGAATAAATATAATAATCATCAAATGAACCTTGTTGAGTTGAAACTACTGAAGAATATTGTTCCTCGTAATCTTCAATCATTCTATAAAGCTGATCTATGATTTCTATATTTCTTAAGTGTTTAGGTATATATATTTTCATGATTCTATAACTGAATTAATAATGTAGTTAATTGAGAAATATACAACATTCCCTTCTCCATATACAATCTCAGGAGAAACTACAGAACCATCTTCATTAGTATAAGTTATTTCCATGTCAATTATTCTCTTTACGTTAGATATTTTACTTATAAGAGATTTTATTTCTTCTGTTAACTCTGGAAATTTAATATTGAACTTATTACTATAATTATCCAAGATATCACCAACTTCTGAATCTATACTACTATTTTGATATATCTCTACATCTAAGTTAAAGATAGCTGTATATTGAGATCCTCTTTCTATAGTAATTTTATCAGTTATATAGTAAGCTCCTTTAGTCTCAATGAAATTAGTTTTTTCATCTTCTGTTAGAATTGTAGAATTAGAGTATGGAACATAGTAGATAGTGATAGAATTACTTTGTGCTGAACTACTAAATCTATAAGTTGTTCCACCTGAAATAATTTTATTTGGATAAGTTTCTTCAAGTACAGTACCGATATCAGAATTACTACGTAGGATTGAATTTACATATCTATCACGATTAGCTTTGTAATGAATAGTAATTAAGTTATCTCTATCAACTTCAGACATACTAGCAAGACCAGTTCCTAAGATTTCATAATTTCGTCCACTCAACCAAAAAGGATCAAATTCTACCATCTCAGCTCCACGAATATTAAGCTTTTTTAATTCTGAAGTATTATACCCCGAGAGTGTTGAAAATTTATAATAAAGAGCTTCTATTATTGTATTTGCTGGAGTCTGTGTTTCTTCTCTTTCCATTACTGTTCTAAAAATATCTGCTACATAAAGTCTAGAACCAAATCCAGGAAGAGTAAGATCAAAGATACTACCATCTAATATATGTCCTGAAAATAATCTAGTTGTTGAGAAGAAATTATCATTAACTTTAACCCAAAAATCATCAGAGAGATCATTTTCTAGACAATTAACATAATAAGTATTGTTTTGATTTAAGACCCACTTTCTAGAAACAGTTTCTTTTGCAATTAGACATATAATAGTATAAGTATCAGTATCATTCACGGCCGGAGACATTGTAATTGGAGAATATACAAAACCTTCGTCTCCAGCTATATCTTTATCATTTCCATAACCTCCCGGCCGTGTATAATTTTTATCATAATACCCTAAGTAATAAGCCTTAAAACTATTAGAACTTATAATTTCATCATAGATATTAAAACTTAAATACTTAGTGGGTTTTATATTAAGAATTACGCGAGGACAACTACCACGAAACACCGAATACATATCATCTACACAATGTTGAATCTTTGAATTGATAAGTGTAGATTTCTCAAGAGATGCTTCTTGTGCATAGGCTATGTTTTCTACTTCACTAATAAAAGATGCATTAGCTAACATCTGAGATAAAATCTCTACAGAATCTCCGGTAATATTAAGTTTATTAGCTATTCCTCTATAAATATCTATATAATCTTGTAATGATTTCATAATAATTATCCTGTTGTTTCATTTATATCAACTAGTATATCATCAGACTCTACCTGATTAACACTTATTACTAGTTTTACTTTTGTTTCATCTATTAAGTCGAGTGAAACAATTTTTATATCGAGTGTTTTTGTAAATTTCTCTTTTATTTTTGTTATTAACTGTTCTACTCTACCAGTAATTTCAGATGCTAAATCCTTTTTCTTGGTATTAGTAAAAATAAAGTTAAATCCAATCTTAGATGCTCCTGGAATATCCTTTGGCCAGATATTTAAGTAGAGTTTGAAAAGATCTATAATATAGTATTCTACTTGATTTGTTATTTGACCTGTTGAAAGTAGGTAATTCATAGTTTATCGTTTATTAAAATATTTACAATTATCACAACTAACTTTCGTATCTTGATCTGTCATTGGAGTGAATCTAGAACAGTTAGAAGCTGAAATATCTCCTTCCAGTTCAGGACTGCTTGGTGGTACTATATAAGAGAAATTAGTACAATCTTTTGGATTATAGGAGATAGAGATAGGTGGTTTTATATCAGGAATACTACCTGCTGCTCCAGCTACACTAGATCCTACCATAGTAATTAAAGGAACTGCAACTCCAAATATAGTATCAGCAACAGAAAGAACTGATCCAGCTATAGGAACCATAGATGCTAATGCTCTAAGACCAAGTTTATTTATTTTAGAATTACAATCATCATAAACCTTGCTTAGATTATCACCTTCTGCTTTAAGTTGTTGAAGAAGAGGTGGAACTAGTTGAGCAGAAACACCAGGACCCATAGGAGTTGCTGAAATTATCGCTGGTGGAACCATAGCAATTCTAGCAGCAAACATAGCAGTTCCTATAGAAAGATGTCCTAAAGAAGTTCCAAGATCATTAAAGTCTGATTTTAATTGTCGAATATATGCACCAGCTGCTTCATTAGCATCATTTAACATATCTTCCCCTCTCTTCTTCATATCTTCTTTAGCCTTATCAAATGCCTCTTTATATTCTTTCTTTGCTTCAGGATCTTTTATTTTATCAGATTCATCTTCAAATTCAGGGAGTGAATCTTCATACTGTTTCTTTACTATTGCTTCTGTTGCCTTATCTGTTAATGAACTCAATAAATTTTCCATAATATATCAACTTTCTAATAATAATGTATCTGATGTAGGTATAGGAGATCCTGGAGTTAAGAAAGTAGGAGATAATACAAAAGGTCCAAGAGCTGTATGTCCACCTGCTACTACTTTTCCTTTTACTGTTAATTTACCAGGACCTTTAAGTGTTATATTAGATCCTTTAACAGTAGCTTTTCCTGTTAATTCTATATTTGTTGTTCCCTCTATTAATGTATCAGAATTTCCATTAATCGTTACCTTCCTATCTTTTCTTAAATAAATTTCTAGATTTCCATCTTTATCAAGCTTTATCCAGTCAGTAGGTTCAGGTCTAGGATTATTATCTGGATCATTATACTCAGTTCCTGGATCAAAAATAGCAACCTTTATATAATCAGGTGTAATATCTACCATTTTTCCATTACTTCTAAAACCTATATAATCATTTTCTTTTATTTTTTGATATAAGTAATAACTCTGAAATACTGGATCAAGACACTTAAGAAATACAAAATCACCTACTCTTGGCTCATCTACTTCTCCTCTAAATGGAAATGCCTTAACTCCCGATTTTATTCCTGGGATATCCACCTTTATTTCATACAATACTTTATCTAAAACTTCTACAATTGTTCCAGTATAGTATAAATCTGCTTCTTTCATATTTTTCTATTTAATTTGTTGGATCTACAATTGGTAATATTTCTTCTTTCTCTTCTACACCTGATAACAATGAAGTCCAAGAAAAACTCTCTCCATCAGGGCCTACAGAACTAGAATCTTCAATAGCCATAAATAATTCATTAGATCGAACTAGGAATAACTTAAATGGTAATTCTGTTTTTTGCTCACCACGTTTATACTTCAAGATATCACCAAGTTTATATTTAGGCATATCAAAATCTTTTATTCTAAATGCAGTAAAGAAATCAGAATTCATATATCCTAAGTTTCTCCAGTAATTATGCATAAGTTGTTCAAAATCTTTTCCAACTATTGTATAATCTTCATAAAACTGAAGAGTTCTAGAATTTTTAGGTTGAAGATCTGTATAATCATCTGTACTGTTATTTGCTTGCTCTCCATTATTCTCATCTCCTTTAACTGGTTCCCATGGATTAGTTGGAGTATAATAAATTAAAGGATTATAGTTTAGATTATAAGAATCTAATTGTAAGAATTCAGAAGAACCCTCTATGCTATAATATGGTTCTTGATTTCCTCCATGATCAATACCTATAATCTCTTTCATTAAATACCCTTCCCATCCATAAGCAAATATAGATTTTTTCTTAAATCCATATGATAACTTAGAGCATAATGATTGATTTGTTTCCGAGTTTTGGAAAATTGTAAGTTTATTATTAATATCACATTTACATCTTATATCCTTTTTCCCTGGATATAAAGATTCAATAGCTGAAGTAATATCATCCCACTCAGCTTGTATAAGTTCTGTATAAAATTTCTTATCTTTTATACAGATAAAGTTTAGAGTTAAAAAGTTTTTAAAATATTTTTTATTAATTATGAAAACATCAATAGTATAAATATTTCCACCTTCCTTCTCCAAAGTTATCTGTCCAGTATATTGATCTGTAATTAATTTAAGAGCTTCCCCAGAACCATCATGTGACATACTAATTTCCCCACTAGCTATCTTTCCACCAAGTTCTTCGTACATATGGATATTATCAAATTTATATCCGGAGTCAAACCATGGAGTGAAATTAATAGAAACCTTATAAGAATTAATATATTTCATAAACTTCCTAATATGTTATCTAATACTCTTTTTGGAATTAATTTTAAAATTGCGCCTCTTTTATAAGTTTCAAGCCCTCTAGCAGCCTGTAACATTAGGAGGCCAGCATATGAAGTAGAACCATAATAATCCTCTGCAATAAGATCTGGTCTATATTCATATGCTGTTATTTCATAAGATTCTCTTTCTATAATTGGATTATTTAAGTATACTAATATACTAGAGTTATATACATCTATTCCATCTATATAGTTTGAAAGATTTTCCTTATTGCTAATTATCTCATCTTTTTTAGTATACATTTTATCCTCCTAATAATTTTTTATTTTCTTCTATTTTTTTATTTATATTATCTTGTAATATTAACTCCATCGCTTGTCTTTCTTTTTGTGTAGCATCTCCTCCTATTAATCTCTTAAGTCTAACATCAGTAAATTTAGATGCTGGTTTGAAAGTCATTGTAATATCACAAGATAAAGGACATAGATCATTTTCTTTAGATCCAGTATCCCATCTCTTCATCATTTGTTTAGACATTTGGAAAGTAGCACTCTCACAAACAAGATTATCAATAGCATAAAGTGAGCCAAATTTAAGCTTAAGAGTTCCAAACTGTACTTTATCTATATTATCCAACTCAGCTTTAAATCCACCAGGAGGAATCTGCCAACCGAAATATCTATCAACCAATTCTTTTATCAATGCTACTTCAGTATCATCTTTACTTGCTGGCTCTCCACTATCATTTAAAAACTTAACTAATTTTCCAAAACAATATGGATATAATTCCATAACCTGATCATATACAGATTTGAATTTCCCATCTACATAATCAGAAAATATAGTAAATTTTATTGTTAGATTACCAAATCCAACTCCAGTTCCAGAATAGTAAGAGAATCTTCCAGTCTTAGTTACTAAAGCTCTATTTAAATAATCAGTTCCTGCTTTTGATAACTTCTCTAGAACATCAGTTGTTTTATCAAATATTTGTCCGATAGTACTAAATATAGCCATTCTATCCTCTTCTGATCCAGTCTTCATTTCCTCCTCTGCACTATTCATTTTTTCAAGTTCTTTGGAGAAAAATGATAGATACGGTGCATAAGGTTTAAATTGATTAAATATATCATTAATCTTCTCATCTCCAAATTCAGACCAAGAATTAGAAATAGCAGCTTGATAATCCTCTGTCATAATAGCTCTACATAATGGTTCATAAGAATACCCATCATCGTCTTTAGCACCGTGATATTCACCCCAAGATCCATCATCATAAAGAACAGAGTTATAATGAAGAGAAACTGACATTAAATCATTACCACGATTAGTATCATAGTAAAATCCACTAACCTTAGTTCCACTACTCATTCCTTCTCCATAATGTTTTTGTTGTGGAACTTCAATTCTTGGGGCAGAAGGAGATGATTTAACCATACTTCCTAATGATGGAGGATTAGGAGTTTTTATTTTTCCCGGTTTTTCTGCTGTATTTAATGGCATATTATTATTTTAATAAATTATCTATTTTATCTTTTTCTCTTTTCAGACCATCTCTCATATTATTTTTCGCAGCAGTAATAAAATCTTTTGTCGACTGTCCACTAATGAATTTCTGAAGTGATATATCAGAGTATTTAGTAGATGGTTGGAAATTAAGAATAACATCACAATATAATGGACTTAAAGTATTCATTTTCTTTGATGTATCCCAATATTTTACTACTTGCTTTGAAAAACTAAATTGAGCATTAGTACATACAAGAGAATTTAGTGCATAAAAAGCCCCAAATTTTAGCTTGAGTGTACCAGTTAAGATAGTATCCATATTTAAAAGATCCGGCTCATATCCAGCAGGAGGCATTTGCCAACTAAAAAATGTATTAAGCAATTTTCCATCTTCTCCAGTAATTCCAGTATTAACGCCTTCTTTATTAGATTCAATTTTTGATCCTAGTACTGTTCCATTTTCATCAACAACTCCTTGAGTATATTTACCCATTATATATGGATATAACTCTTGAAGCTGTTCTGAAACCGTTTTAAATACTCCACCAGAATAATCAGGAAGTACTGTAAATTTCATAGCTAAATTTCCAAAACTAGTACTAGTTCCAGAATAGTAAGAAAATCTACACCCCTGAGTTACAAGAGATCTATTAAGAAGTTTAGATGCTGTACCAGTTGCAGTAGCTATACCAGATAATACTTTTTTTGCTAGTTTTTCAACAGTACTGTCTCCAGTTGTATCTCTCAACATTGATTCAGCTGTTTTCGTAAGTTCTTTCGCATATGGAGCATAAGGTTTTAGATTATTCCACATACCACCTATAGGATCATCTCCAAAATCAGTCCAGGAATTACCAGCTTGAACAATAAAATCTTCATTTAGAATTCCTTTATAAAGAGGTACTGTATTATAACCTTCTTCATCTAAAGAATAGGATGAACCCATTTTTTGCCATTCCCCTTTTCCATCTAAATAAGAATTAGCATGAAGAGTTATATGAGTAAGAACTTTATCTATTTGTCTATCATAATAAAATGCATGATGTCTAGAAACAACTGCCCCACTATTATCATCCTTAGGGTTAAATCCACATCTTGCTAGTTCCCTATCTAGTTCTTCATCAGTAATACCAGCCATAATTATGATTGTTTAAATAATTTATCCTCTATAAGGGGGAGTAGTAATACTCTGTACTTTAGTTCTTCCATCTCCACCACCCATATTTATATTTCCTCCAAACTTAAGAGATGCTATGGCTGTAGAAACATTATTAATTGCTTCTGCTTGTGCTATAGATGTTTTTGAAAGAAGTTTTATATTTTCATTAATATCAGAAACTTTTATATAAAGATCTTCCGTCTTATCTTTTTCTGCATCAGCTATTAATTCTCGTCCAGCAGATTCTGAAGTATTACCTGGAATAGATTTTTCTGAAGCTGGTGTATTCGGAGTAACTTTTTCTGGAGCTAAAATACTACTCTGAGCCATTATCAATCCAGAATCACTTCCAAAAGAATTAACACCTGCAGTACTCCAATCATAAGTAGATATACTAGATCCTTTATCTGTTCTCTGTTCTACATAATTATCTGGAGTTGTAGATGAAGCATCAGCCATATAAATAGACTCTTCAGAATTTGTGGAATTAGTATTGGTATTTTCTAGAGTATCACCTTTAAAAGAGTTGTAAGTTAATAAAGCATCTCCTGCAAAATTTTCTCCTTTTTTCAAGGATCCCCAACCATCTTGCCCTTTATCTTCCATATGTTGAGCTGATTTTTCTGGACCTGCTGAAAATTCATAATATCCAAAAACATTTCGAGCTGCTTCAAGATGATCTTTTGAAGCTTTTATTTTCTTCAAACCTTCTCTATAAGCCGGAATATTTTCCATTTCCCACTTAACAAATTGAAGTTGTTCTTCAAAGGATGCATCTCCCAAAGATTTACCTGAACCTGGTCCATCATAATGTTTCCATCCAGCTTTTTTTTCTTTCTCACTAAGTTTACCATGTTCAAAAGCTCTTCTTCTAACTCCTAACCACTGAGCTATTCCAGTTGCTGGAGAGTCTGGATTCTTAGCAGTAGTAACTAATTGAGACTCTCTTAAAAAATTACCAACTAACCCGGCAGCTTGTTCTTTAGTCATCCCAAGTTCCTTCATAGCAAAATCCATGGCTTTTAGTATTCTAGCCTTTCTCACCTCATCAGTTATCTTTTCAGGTGGTCTATTTCCTGTAATATACCCTTTCACACCATCTACTGCATCACCTATATATTCGCCACTTTTTTTCATAGGAGAATTATTCCATACTTCTTGTTCATAAGCACGATTTTTGGCTTTAAGATCCAGTACATTTTGGATGCCTTTGTAATTATTCAAATCATAATCTACATTTTCAGCCACTTTTCCATGAAGAGCTGTTTGTATGCCTCTAACATGCTTATCCATATTAGTTCTTATTTCAGAATCAGTTATATCAAATGATTTATAAGATACATTTCCATCTTTATCTTTCGTTTTAAAACCACCAATTCTGTCTTTAATCCTATTTATTACCCCTTTTTTAATTCTATAACCATTAACTATAGTAGCATCTTTCTGATTTTTAGGTACAGTAATTGTTGACATATCTCCCATACGACCTAAATCTACTCCTGGTCTAGGGTCATTTACATCAACTAATCTCATAGTATATCTAGGAAGTACTCTTGCTTTTTTTGTATTTAAAGCAGCTAATCCACCTCTAACCCATGGTGATTGAGATGCCTGCGCAGTTAACTCACCAGCAGTTAATCCACCAGCTATCAAAGGAATTGCTAATGCTTGTCCTCCTGGAACAAAACAAAGTGCAATACCTCCAGCTAACCCTGCCAATCTAAAACCCCATTTCTTTAAATCCCCTATACCAGTAACATTTTCTAAATGAGTTTGTAATCCAGCTTTTAATGCAGCCTCTTCTGGTCCTGGGGGTTGATTTTTATACTCAAAAGCTAATTCCTCTAAAGTTTTTGGTTCTAAAACATATTTAAAACTACCTTCAGTGATATCTCCACGTTTTTTCAATTCATCAATATCATCTAAAGTTAGTCCTGTTCTTGTTAAAAATTCTGAAGATTCGATAGCTATACCCTTCTTATCTCCTGATTCTTCATTTTTATCTACTGCCTTTTCAATATCTCCAAGTAAACTAGTAACTCCAACAGTATTGACAGTTTTTTTATCACCTAACATACTTGATACAGCATTAGAAGCTCTAAATGTAGAACCTACAGTACCAGTCAATTCTCCTGATTCAGTAACATCTGAATATCTTACATAATTATTAGCATCTTTATCCCTTGTATGAATTATATCTCCTCTAGCAATATCAGTTAACCTACCTTTAGAATCTATTAAGTCTTCATAACCTTTTAAATTTCCATAAGATTCTCTAAAATGTTGTGTATAAAAATTTGATAATTTTTCATTAACATCCGCACGATCATCTATCCACGATAAATCTTTCTTACCATCACTAGTTAATCCATATTTAGAATTTTTAGAAACCTCTTTTATCTGATTATCAATTCCTTTTTTTAATCCATCTGCTCCAGTAAATAGCGTAGATATAACGTTTCCAAAATATCCAACTATATTTTTTAAAGAACCTAAAAGATCATCTGTATCTATTTTTGGCAACTCTAAATTTTTTATCGCCTCTGCACCTTCTGAAAAATAATTCTTTATCTTTAAAAATAAGTAGTCGAATGCTCCAGGACGCTTTTCATCACCTGTATAAAGCAAGTCTTTTAATGAACCTAGTATAGTAGATTTATTGCTATTAGGATCTCCTCCAAATAAACTAATTAACATTTTAGAAAATCCAGATCTGCCTCTTGGAGCTTTGGGATCATTTGGATCAGGTTTTCCAAAAAAGAAAGTCTCTACATTAGCAGCAAATTTAATAATTCTTTTCCAATTTTTTGCTAAGAACATAGTACCAAAGAGGAAGAGAATAGTTTTAAATTGTCCACCTACCGAAGATGCTAATTTCCTAGGGTCTAATCTCTCTGAAACACTCTTTCCTAAGTCAGATAAGTGTTTCATTAATTTATTAGTACTTCTTGTCAAGGACCACTCACGACGTTGATATTCTTTTTCTCTGGCCGCTGCTTGTTGATTCTGTTTAGCAAAGGCATTAGATATCCAAGTTTTAAATCGAGCCTGTCCTTCATCTGGATTTTGTTTTACTGCTAATGTTCTCCCTTGGACAGGACCACCAATATTAGCAGCGGGAACAGCAACGTTATTAGTCGTTGTGTTCGTAGTGTTATTATTTATTGTTATCTTCTGTGGAGTTACTTGTACACTCCTTGAAGATGTTCGCTGTACTTTAGGTTGTCCAAGTCCATATTTTCCTAAGACAGCCTGAGTTTGTGGATTCATTGCCTGTACTTGTTGTTGTACTGCTGCTCCACCTAATCCTCCAAGTGCAGCCATCTCTACAGCTTGACTCATAGTTTCATTATTAGCCGCATCAGCATTATTTTCGAGTCTAGCTGTTTGTAAGTTCCTCTGACGTTCTGCATTTATCTGAACAATCTGGTTTTGTGCTTCTTGGAGTTGTTGTAAGTCTTTCCCATCCTCTGGTTTCTGGGAAGACATTTTTCTTACTTTATTTTCTATATCTTCTGCAGCCATTGTTTATTTTTTTTATATAGCTTCAAAGCCTTATATATGAAATAAAATATATAAAGATTATGAAGAAAAATATAATAAAAGCTTATAAATTTATTAACTACAGCGATCATGATAATTGCGCTTGTGATTTAGCATTATCACCTGTAGAATGTTATCTTTTTTTAGAGAAAGAGAAGTATGAACGATTTTATAGAGGTAATATTCAAAAACTTAATGAAGAATTAAAGGATATTACTTATGGATTATTACAAATTAATATATTACAAGATTACAAATTAGATGACTTTGAACTAATTGATAAAAATTACATACCGAATAATAAAGATTATGTATTAATATCTTTACCCACAGTATGTGAATTTAATATAATAAATAGTCAGCTAAATCTATCAGATGAAGCGATAAAATATATTAATTTTATTCAAAAAGAGGATTAATTTCCTCTTTTATTTTTCTTCCACATTCTCTTTCTTGTTTTACTATCAGGAAAAACACTATTTTTATTATATGCTCTAGATGGAATTTGAATAGCTTTATAAATAGATTCTTTCATTTTCGCATCTCCCGTAGATTTATACGTTTCAACTGCTAAATCTTCTGCTACTTTAGCTACAGATCTTTTTTCAGGAATTATACCTAATTTATCCGCTATTTTTGATCCTTCTTTCCAAGCATTCTGTTCATTCTTAACTATCAGCTTCTTTCCTACATAATCTTTACTAAAAGAGATTGGTCCTCCTTTTACCTTATTTTTGAAAAGAGGTCTCTTAAATCTCTTCTTAAAAAATTTACTAGTAAATGCCACAATTCCAGATATCGGCTTTTTCCTTGCTTCATCATGTCCAACTTCGTGTAAAGCAATATGTGAATTTTCTCCTCTTCTAGTATTAAGATTTATCATCTTATCGTTTGTTTGTACCTGCTGAATAGTCTCTTGTAGAGTATTCTTTGGATCCTTAACAGGCTTGAATTTTCTTAACATCCGTTTTGCAGGTTTTAAATTATGTTCTATGAAATTACCACCTTTATGACCAGTTAATTTGGCAAAAGTATCTTCATGAGAAACTCCAATCCTTCTTTTATTAGCTTCTTGAATTACTTTATTATGAAATTCCTGATCAGTTACGATCGGCATTCTACTTAGAGATCTATTTGCTTTAATATTCCTAGCAACATCATTTCTCATGGATCTTGCCACCTTATCAGCTATAGATTTTCTTTTCTCACCTACAAGTTTTTTATAAGTTCTTTTAACTCCGTGACGTTTTATTAATTCCCTAATATTTGAAAATTTTCCGAATTCACGCTGTTCTATAGTCCAACCATCAGAATACAGTCTTTCCACTAAATCTCTACCAGTAAAAGATTTAGTTTTTAGTTTTCTTGCTATGATCATAATTACTTCGTTTTTATTTTCTCTATGAACTGGTCTATTTCTTTATTTCCGAGACCTAAAATAACTCCAAGACGTTTACTATACCAAAACTTTCCTGGGACTTTAAGAATACTATATAACTCATCTTGACACTCCAAGAAAGTTATCAGGCGACTTCCAGAAATTGACTTTTTCGTTACTATTTCGATATCCCCTGGAATAGTATACTTATCTAATTTATCTTTCCGTATCATAACAACCGGAGTACATTTCTTGAGATTAGGAGTAGACATATATTCTTCGGTATCAATTAAAACTCCTCTTACTAACCTTGGAGATCTTACCGACTTTTCTTCTTTCTTAGGTTCCTCGGATTCTTCTTTATCTCCTAGTAAACGTGTAATGAGATCTATAACACTCAAGATCGCCAACACAGCCAAGAAAAATATTAATCCAGGGAGAAGTAAGACAAGAACAATAATCCCAGGCACAATAAACAGTAGAGACCAGGAAAACCAATTATCTATATCAACTAACCACTCTACCAATTCAGTTTTCTTTATCTTCATTTTCTTTCCTCCAATTATTTCTTATATATTCTTTCGTATCTTCTATAAATCTCAATAATTCAGCCGAGATCAAATCATATTCATCCAAGATCTCGAAAACACAATAATTATCTAGAATACTGAAATTTTCCTTATAAAATACTCCTTCAGAATAATAATTATCGGAAACTAATCTCCTAAAATCATAACTCTGTATAAATAGTGTGTCTCCGGGAATATTATTAAACTTTCCGATCTTGAGTAATATGAATACGTCTATAGTCTCAGATTTAACTCCTATAATCGAAACTATATCATCTTCGGTGGTTTTATCTCTAGAGGAAAATAGTCTAGAATAACCGCTAAACTTAAGAATATTACCTATATTGTTATTATCTTCTATCCATCGTACCATACGCATTTTTATTAATTAGTTCCTATAGATCTATATCCCAAGACTCTATAGGATTATACTTTTATTCTTTCTCTTTTTTCTTATCGTAAAATTTCTTAGCCCCATATAATGCTCCTGCCGCTAAAGCAGTTCCAGCCATTATTTTTCCAGTTCTTCCCAGTTTAAATGGAGACTTAGTAACCCTAGACGTACCCTTATCTAACGGAGAATTAGTCTTAGGTGCAGTTGGGCCAAAGTTAAGTGGATTTTTAGGAATAGAATTAGTAGGTATTGTAGTATTTGTTATTGGACTAGGATTTTCTACAACTCTATTCTTTCTTTCTAATACACTTTGACGAAACTTCTTTTGATTTTCAGGAGATAGAGCTTGAATTCTTTCCTGTTTAGTTTTAATTTTTTCCTGTACCTTCGTTCCTCTTATTTTTTTAACACCTCTATCTTGAGTATTTTGTCCATATCCTCTTGCCTGTTGTAATAAAGTTTGCTGAGCATTTCCTAATCTTTTGTCAACTTTACTAATACTAGGATTATCATACTCAGAAGAAGGCAATACTTTATTAATTTCTATGGCTTTTTTATACCTTTCTGAATTCTTTAGTATCTGCTCTTGAGGGATTCCACCCATAGACTGATGTTGAATAACCGGATTTACAGCTTGAGTCATTTGCCACTGCCTTGTTTTAATCTTATTTGCTTTATTACCAAACTCTTTCTGTCTCAGTATTATCATATATTTCTTAAACTGTCAAGGGAAGAATATTGTTAAATCCTATACCCCCCCCCTTGACATATAAAATTTTAAGGGAGGGTATAGTTTTATAAGTCCATTAAGTCGACATTCTTAGTTCCCATTATTTCTTTTCTCTCAGCTTCCTCTTCATAATAAGCTTGACGTTGTGCCGCTGATATTCCTTTAAGTCTCTGTCCCTTCTTTCCACCAAAATTAAGTAACGGAAAATCAGGGTCAGTTCCTTCGGTAGTATCAAGGAAGTTTTCATAGCATTCACGAAGAGACTTAAGAGAAGAAAGTGTATAGTACTCTACTCCATCGACCTTAAGAAATTTATTTAAATAAAATTTTAGATCCATCAATTGGGGAATTGTTACAGATGTCTCGAAAGAAGTCGACAGTAAGAGATTCTACACTTACTGCCACACTCCTCCTTTCTTTCGCTTTCTTTCCTTTATTACATTCAGGACAATATAGTTGAATAGGTTCAAGTCTATCGTAATATAAGTCACGAAGAGCAAGCAAGAGAGTAACATCACCATGAGTAGCCCCTAAGACATCTTTCTCGATCTGTGTTCCCTGATAATCAAAATCTTTAATCAAGGCTATAGTTTTAATCATCTTCAAGTCAGTTACAGTTCGATATCTAAGGTAAGTCTGAAATACCTTCATAAACTCTCTAACTGTCGGAACTATAGTCTCGTATCTATGCCCTCCAAGTTCAATAAAAGCACCATTCATAATCTTTTGATCGATCTGTTTAAAGTGAATATCTTTTTCGAAGGATATAGTTTTCTTCATCTTCTTACCACATTCAGGACATGTTACTTCTATTTCATAAGATAATTCCCCAGAAACCGTACAAAGCTTCTTATAAAATATCAAGAAATCTACATCCATTAAATAACAATCTAGGATAGTTTCATCTTCTTGAACTAAAAGATTGATATCATATAAGTATTTTTCTAGTGGATCATCAGAAGGAAGATTCTCAAGATATCTTGTTATTTCTAAGAATGTCATAGGACTAACCTTAACACTTGGGAATTTATATCCATATCCCCCTGATGGTAATTGTGATGTTAAAATATTCATAATCGTTAAACTCTCATTTTTTTATTAATTAATCTTCTTTTTCTCTACGCTCTAATTCTTTACGAGCCTTTCTTGCTTCTGATTTATGATGAAGATGTCCAGCTGCAGCAATTCCGGCACCTGTAGCAGCACCGATTCCAGCTCCTATTAAACCTCTTTTTAAAGATAATTTCTTAGCTAATCCAATTGAAGCTCCGGAGACACTAGTAGCAGCTATAAGTCTTTTATTATTTTTCTTAATATTTTCTTTTTCCTTATCAGTCAAACCTTCATCATATCTAGCTCTTTCTTTAAGCCATTTATCTGACTTTCGAGAGAATTTAGAATCATCAAACTCTTCTGACATTCCAAGATATGTTTCTTCATCTAAATCATCATCAGCCTTAGAAAATTTATTCTCTCTAAGTTTTTCTGCACGTTTCTTCATTAAATGGTTTGAAGCTAATCCCGCCGCTGTTCCTAATAAAGCTGTTCCTGCCAAGATCTTCTTATTTCTCTTTGAAGCTTTCTTTGAAACTTTATCTTCTAATTTCTTTGTTGCTTTTTTTAGTATATCTTCTTCGCCTTTTAATTTTTTATCAGCCATGTTTAGATAATGTTTTTCAACTTTCTGAACTTTTAGAAGATTATCAAGTTCGTTAAATGAATCTATTACTGGTTCTCCTGTTCTCGTCTTTTCATTAGCTCGCTTAAATACCTCTTTACCAGTTTTTCTAATTTTATCAAGTTCATTCCGATATTTTTCATATAATTTACCAGAATGTTTGAGATACTGATCATTTATTTTGGCTTCATCAACTGACTTAGCAACGTCAGAACCAATTAAACCTACCCCAGCTACAGTACCACCAGCTAAAATTCCATGTGCAGTAGCTACTCCTTTACGATTTTTATCAATCTGATCTGCAGCTCTCTGTTTTTTCTCTTCAGCTGTTAATTTCTTAGAGAATAATTTTCTTTTGATTATCATACTATTTATATAGGGGATTATTAAACTTCATACCCCCCCCCTTTAGAGAGTATGATTTTTCTTATTATAAATAAAGAACGAAATATAAACTAAAAGCCTTATATATGTAATAAAATATTTTAAATTATGAAAATAGGAATAAGTACAACTAACATAATTAATGAATTTGTTAGATTTATAGGTCCTGTAGTTGACCTAAGAATAAAAGAATGTAAAGTGTATGTAATAATAGATCACAATAAATTTACTAATCTAGAAGAAATACTAAATCAATTAAATCAACAATCTATTTTTTCACTTAGTCCAGCAGAAATTGTATCATCTTTTGAAGTAGAATCTATACTACTTGATACAGATAATTCAAGAACAGATACAGTTATAAAACTTCCTGGGACTTGGAGAATAAATGCAGAAACTAATGAAATAATTGAACAAGAAAATCTAGATAAAATTTTAAAGCTATTTACTACACAAGAAGGATGAGAGAAAAAACTCATCCTTTTATTTTCTTTTCTTAGAATTTCCAAAGATCTGACCTATAATACTCTTATCCTTTCTTCTATTTTGCCTTATTTCTCTCTTATCTAGTTTATTTTTAAGGTCTAAATCATTTTTATCCAAATTTTCCGGATAAGTATTTTTAATTCTATGTAACTTACCTGGACTAACTTCTTTCTTTAAAGCACTATTTGGATCTAAATATTTAGCCGCTGCATTTAAAGTTCTTGCATTTCTGGCAGCTTTATAAGTTTTTAGAGATAATTTTTTATCCTTTTCTGCAAGTTTTATCTCTTCTTTAGATGCCCCATGCTCTTTCATTAAATTTATTCCATTCTTCCAAGCATTTTTCTCCTCTTTAAGTTCAGCACTATTTCTTTTGAACTCTTCTTTCACTCGTTCTATAGTTCCAATTTCAGATTTTTTCTTACTCTTATTCATTAAATTTAATCTACTAATAGCTTTATTCCTCTCACCAGCAGCTCCAGTACTATTCATTGCATGACCTACTTCATGGGCTAGAGCTGGAATATTTTCATCATATTTTCCTTTAATATTTATAAGACCTGATCTTGGAGATAATCCAGAAACTTCATTAGGAGATAACGTTAATGCAATTTTCTTACTTAATCGTTTTCCATCAACATTTCCTTCGTATTTTGAATTATTCAGAAACCGTTTACTAACTTCTTTTGCTTCTTCTGGCTTAAATGGAGCATAATAATTTATAGATTCTTTTTCACCTATTGAAGTTTGAATTTTATTATTATCAAATACTCTAGAATTTCCCTTCTTAATAGCATCCTTTACTAAATCTTTTCCAAGTTTCTTATTAGAAATAGATTCTTTTTCTAAATCTTTTGCTAATTTAAGTACTTCACTATTATTAGATACTTGTTTAACTGATAAATCTTCTAACTTCTTTCCGATTTTTCTTTGAAGTCTACCTGCATATTTCTTCATAACTCTAGAACCACCTGAATGGTAAAATTCTTGAGCTATATTAAATTGTTTTTGTCGTAGGATTATTATACTATTAATTTTTATTCAAAACAAAATTCCCACTCACCTTTACTGGCGAATGAGAATTATTATGTCCCAGGCAAGATCGAACACTTACCTCATAAAATATTGTTTATTGTTTTCAGGTTATTATATATTTCTTGATACTCTGGCTTAACTCCTATAATGTCAGTAGCTTTCACTCTCTTCTTAGAACCATCAGAAAGTATTTCATTTACTTTAGCCTCCTTAGTTTCAAAAAAGTTTTCTAAGTCAGTTGCTTTAGGAGTAGCTGTATAATTAATTGAAGAATATAGTCCTCCAAGAATTTCTTTTATTTTTGCTTGGCTTATTCTATCTCCAACAGAAAACTTAGAGAGAATAGTATTTACCAAAAGTTCTTTACTAAATGTTACAATACCTAACTCTTTTTCAATTTTATACCTATCATACCCCAAAGCTTTTAGTTTTTGTGGTTTAAGAATAGTATAATAAGATTTAATATTATCATGTTCCCCAATCTGATCTAATACTATTTGTATAGCTTGATTAGATAATCCATATTCACATAATAATTTAAGCTTTTGTTTGAACAAAGTTAGATTTTCATACTCATTCATAAAATTAGATACTTCTCTATTAATTAGATCATTTGTATCTAATGTATTATGTACTGAACTAAATACAGTAAATCTATCTTTATAATCATATTGTTGTATTCTAAAAGCTCTAATCTCATTTACTAATACTAAATTATTAAGTACAGGTATCAAAGTTCCACTCTGATGTTCGTTTACCGCCACATAATTATCTTTATAACTAAAAGATTTTGCCATTTTTTGATATGTTTCTGCTAGATCATATTTTGCTTTATCAGGTGCAGAGCTATAGGAATCTAATAAGTTTTGAGTAATTTCTTTTTTTCTTTCTACTTCTTTATTAAACTCCTCTTGAGACACTTTCCTATAATCACATATTGTTCGATAATAAAATACTGCACTATTACTCCATGGATTCTCTTGCAGCCTTTGTCTACCTAAGATCTGAGGCAAGTCTTCAGAGATATCAACAGCTAAAGTATCTATATTACTATCAGAGAAAATAAATGATCTAGCACAAGTAGAGTAAAAATCAGCACCTAGGTAAACAGTTCTAGTACAAAAGGTAAACATTTTAGGTTTAACTCCTTTTAGCGGTACTTCACCTATTACGAATTTCTTCCCTAATTTACGTTGTATTCGTTTTTGATTATCAGGAGTATCACTACACAAAATATTTACTTCTTCAGGTTGGAGATTACACTTTTTTATAATACTAGTAATATGATTAACAGAATTTACATAAAATACAGCTTCATCCGATATTATTTCAACAGGATAGCCATTTACCATTCTAATAGCTCTCTCAAAATTACCATCCTTGTAGGACTGAATAATTTCTGGGAGTTTTTCGCCAACAGATTTCATTGTAAGTACTTTTAAGGCAGGTTTTAATACCCTAGTCGAATCCTCCTTACTCCAATCCATATTAATATATGGAAGACCATCAAACTCACCTAACATATTAAGATATTCCTCCAACATAGGAGTTGCGCTAACAAATAAAGCTGAGTGAGATTGGTGTAGATGATATAAAAAATCTAATTCTGTATTAGACTTAAACTTAGAATCATGTAAGATAGTTTGAAACTCATCTATAATGGTGTAAAAAGATTGAAATATACCCAAAGATGTTAATATATCTTTTACAATTCTATAAGAATCATATGTTACAAGAATTTTACAAGGTTTATCTCCTAAGTATTTTCTTTCATTTAGATAGTCTTTTATTTCATTCATTAATCTATTATAAACTGTATCCTTTCCATGAACTACTTCTTTAAGAGTATCCATAAATACTTGAGATCTAGTCTTATCTATCTTGCTTAAATCTTTATCAACTGTCAATTCTTTTTCAAGCTCATTCACTACTAAGTAAACACTATCCTTATGTTGGTCTTTCTTATTTTTAAGTAACATCTTTCTTGGAGAACATAGGATAACATTTTCAGGACCTCTAAGACAGTATTCTGTAAATCCACAACCTGGAAGTTGTTTATTAATAATACATTTTACTGGGAATTTATAAAATCTAAAGTCTGTTCCTAATTCTGATATAAATCTTATTCCTCTAGGAACTACATAATCATTTAATTTTAGTATTGGCATACGTATAATTTTATCAAATTTATTATAATCTAATAGAGAATCCAGTTAAAAGAACTACTATGTCTCTTTAAATTGAAGACATAGGAGGATTCCCTTTTCAATCATAAGGAATTGAAAGGATATTATACGCATTTTGTCACTTTAAATGGAGTATTTTTAGTACAGTACTATATATATTTTATCTGACAAAAAAGTGACACTTGCTCATATAGATAAAGAACATAAGATCATGTCGGAGACATGGAATATTTATGTTTAGGATTTCTATGAGCTTTTAATCTAGAAATACCACCCCTGGCCCTTTAGAGGCCAAAGGGGTGTCAACTTAATTAAAATAATATTATACTAAAATTTCCTATATATCTTATTCAATGTTTCTTTTCTAAGACACCTCTAGCGGTAGCGGTTAGAGGTGTAGGATAAGGGAAGCTCCTTTGTCCTCATAAATAAGGGACAAACCTATATAAAACTTCCCTTTTATCAATTTGAAAGCCTAGTATATGTAATATAAACTTTAAATACGTAGAATTATGAAAAGAATAGTCAAAGAAGCGGTAATTGAAAGAAAACTTACTGATGAAGAGAAAGATATAGTAAGACCTCATTTAGAATGTAATTATAAAATAGTAGATTTATATCCTGTTGATGAGGATACTATAATACCTGAGGAAGCACTAGATCCTGAGAAGTGGGATGTTCCAGAGGGTTATTATGCTATTGAGATTGAATGATAGTTTTATATACCTTCAATTCTTCCATATGAAATAAGAATAAAATATATAAAATTATGAAAAGAGATAAATTAATAAAAGAGATTATTGAGAAGGATTCATTTATTTTTGAAGATCCTTGTCCTTTATCCCATCAAGAATTAGAAGAGATAGACTCTACTATAGAGAGTACATCTTCTATGTTAGATAATATGAAAATTGACTCAACAGAGGATGATCCTATGCTAAGATTTGAAAAAATAGTAGAAAATCTTAATAAATCTAATAAAAGTATGAGAGTAAAAAGAAATGAGTTAATCTTTTTAAAGGATTATCATAATACATCAAAAACTCCTTGTTCAGATTGGCTTGATCATAAAAGAGTAGACCTGTATCCTATTAATGAAAATACAGAAATACCTACAGATGCATTAGATCCAGGGGTATGGAATATTCCTGAAGGTTATTATGCTATTGATAGAGATTTGGATTAATTTCCAAATCTCTTTATTTATTTTTATATTTTCCGAGTAATCTTACAGTATCATCAGTCATCATTTTATTAGCTGCATTGGATTCATAAGTTCTAAAGGAATAATCTAGACTTTTATTTCCTGCTTTTTGCATTTCTCTGGAAAGATTATATTTTTTCGCTAATGCAGCGGCATGATATGATGCATTAGCTTCATTCATTAATGTAGATAAATTTCCTACATTGTTCATAATAGAATTATGTAAATTATGTGAAGTATTTACTTTTTTATCCAAACTTCTATAATTACCATAATATTTACCTCCTCTTAATTGTTCTCTATTATCACTTACACGATGTCCAACCTCATGAAGAATTGTATATGGATTTTTTCTATGTATATTATTTATATTAATAGTATCATTTTTATAATTATATTCTGTAGTTAAATTAGAACCTACTGCAGTTTTTATATTATTTTTTTTTTAAGATCTTCTAGGTATTCTTTTCTACCCTTGAGATCATATATTCTTCCTCTATTTCGTTCATATAATGGATCGTAATAAACTTCAGTATTAGTTCTTCCATATAATCCTAAAGTAATTTCTAGATTTTTTATCTCTGGCTCTAGATTTTTTAATTCTTCTTTTTCTTGCTTTCTTTTAGGGAATAATATATCTAATAAATTCATAATAATTTGTTTTAGTGTTTAGTAGAAAAGTAGCCGATCAAAGCCACTCTTCTTTAGTTTTTATGTTGGTTGTATTATTTTTGGCTGAGTTATTATATCAGGGGATTCACCTTCTATGAGAATTCTTTTTAAAACTTCAGATATTTTCTCATAGGTATTGTAAGTATATGGAATTTCTATAAGAATTATATTATTTTCCTTACAATATTTTCTAACGTTCTCATCCCTTTTTAACTGTTTTTTATATTTCTTTAACCCTTCGCGTTTAGATTTTTCGCTAATATTAGTTCTTATCCCTCTGCCATCTGTAAGAAATATCATAGATTTTAAATTGTAATGTTGTTCTCCATTATATTCTATCCAGTAAGTTATGTTAGTATCTTTTTTAGAATAAATTATATAATCTATTCTTATATTAATTTTATTTATATTAGTTGAAACTTCTCTTTTATAGTAGAATAATTCAGAATTACTATTCATCCAAGTATAGATTAATTCTTCTCCTCCACTTCTTCCCTTAGTTTCATAGTTTAATCCTCTTAGGAAATTATAAGGAGTTATTAAGAAATCTACATTATTGAATTTATCCAATATTCTAACAGGAGTTGTCCTATTTACGTATCTCACTTTTGAATAATCATATCTTTCTTTTCCATGAATTTGCTCAGCTTTCTGGATAAATAAATCTATTCCATTACTCTGTTCTTTAGCTATTCTTTCAGTAGTACACTTAGGACATACTTTATTTGTTAATTTCAGATGCGCTTCTGGAGTTTGCCAAAAATATCTATTACAATGATTACATAATATTTTTACAGGAGTAAATCTATCAATATAATCGACTTCAGAATAATTGAAACTATCTTGAAATAATTGAATAGCTTTATTAATCCAATTATTAAATGATTTCAATCTTTTTTGTTCATCTAAATTCTTTTTAACACAAGAAGGACATCCTATAGTATTATGATTGTTCTTTTTGGATAATGTGCCTAAATGATTTGAAGGTATAACTTCAAAATAATTTCCACATCTTTTACATTTTAATATTATAGGTGTTTCTAAGTCTATAAATTCTGTTTTATCATATTCAAATAGATCTTTGTATATTTCTTTAGATCTATTTATAAAATCTTCTGTAGTCTTTAATTCGTTTCTTTTCATTATTATAATTATCCTTTTATAAATTTAATTCAATTTAGTTATTTATGAAAGGAGAGTAGATTGATCAGATCTACTCTCCAGGATAATCATAAATAAGAAATCTAATATTGAATTAAAAATCTATTTTTTTAAATATTATCAAAAGTTCTTTCGTAGTGTTCAAATTGAAAACTTACTTGAATCGTAATATATTGATATTTTATTATCAAACTAGACTATATCTTAAGGAAAATCCCTCTTTGTACATAGTCGTTGAGAGTATCATTATTGATACTTTGCTGATTATTTATACAAATTTATAAATTTCCCAGCAATTCACAAAATTCTATTAGGATTTTATTCCTAAACTGACAATTAAATTTTATCAGCTCTATCTGTACCATCTTCTGTCTGTGGTTATGTTAACTATAATAAATCATATTATTATAGCCCAGAATACAAATTCAACTTAGGGTTTTCTAAGTTGGTAAGTCTTTATTCGTTACACTAAGAATTGAAATATAATTCTTAGCTCGGTATCGGGAATTATCCTTTCACCGAATTTACTTACTAATAATTTAGGGAATTACTTCTCTAAACGGCCAGTAATTATTTACAAACCATTTTCCGGTTGATGTGTTATTTTTATATATCACTTCAGACTATATCATAAAGAGAACTATGGCTTTCTCTTTCTTTATCCTTAGTCGTTGAGAAATAGATTTTATTATCTATTTTTGCTGATTTATGTTTTACATTTTCCAGCAATTCATAAAGATTCAGATTTTATTATAAAAATCTGGACGAGTGTTCATCAATTGGAGCATCCTGAAGAATACAGTTATAGAAATTAAGAGTACGAACTTTGATACGGCTTGAGTTAGTTAAGATTAATCTAAGGTCGCATACTAAGTCATCCTTTCTGAAAGAATATTTAGTATCACGATCTGCAATTTTCTGGCGATAGTCCTTATGGTTTTTGTTTTAAATCATACTAGACTATATCATAAAGAGGAACTATGGCTTAACCCTCTTTCTTTGTACTTAGTCGTTGAAAAATAGAATCATATCTATTTCTGCTGATTATTTTTTCGTTATATTAGGTTCATCGCTCTTAATCCTAAATCTTAAGCGATGGAGATAACTATAACGAGATATTTCCAGCAGTTCACAAAGATTCATTAAGGAACTTTTAATCTCTTAATGGACAACTTTTAAATTATCAAACCAGTAAGTAATTGCCTGATCTTCCTTATCTACAAAAGCCAACGACAGGGTTCCAGCTGTGTTTTGACCTGTCTTCTGAATGATAGTATAATTACCACGCATTCTCTTTTCAAAACCTGATACACTATAATCAATACCTACCTGAACGGCATTTAATCTAGCATTGAAAATATCAGTACCAGGGAAATAAACTCAAACATTTGTTCTATGTTTAGACTATATCATAAAAGAAATCTATGGCTATTTCTTTTCTTTGCTAATAGTCGTTGAGAAATAGATTTTTTATCTATTTTTGCTGATTTATCTTTACTTGATCTTCCAGCAGTTTACAAAGTTTTACTAAGACAATTATTTATCTTAGGTACATTAATGAATTGAAGTTCCCACATGTCACCACGAAGGAATTCTTTATTATTATCTTTATATGTACTTTGATAGTCAATAAATTTCATGTATCCGTCACTTCCGCGGACTAAACTTGCTACGCTTGCCATAGTTTTTATTATTTTTTATCGTAATTTAAAGTTATATCGATCGTCATATCATTATCTACTAAGTCGCTCATTCTAGATTCCACTTCAAGTCCTAGTCTGTTATTTGGTAAGTCTAGGTAAAATCCAGTAATAACTAATGAATCTATATATGAGTACCCAGCTGATATTCTATTTAAGATCTGTTCTATTCTAGCTCTTATATCTCCGGCTGATTTAGTACTAAGAATTTTCCATTTATTCTTTTCCAATTCTCTAGCCACTTTTCCTATACAGAATCTCATCCACCCTGAAGTATTGAAGTCTTGTCCATTTTGATATTTTTTATAATAATATATCTGGTTATTAAATACTAGATAATTACTTTTGTATTCTTCAAGTTTTTCTTCTGGTGATTCAAAGGTGTAAGGATCTGTTGTAGGTGTTTGATATAAGATCTGATCGCTAGTTATTGAGTAAATATCTTGTAAGAGCCCTCTAATATGTAAATAATATCCAGGTCTATCTTGTCCGAAAATTGTTTGCCCTCGATAAAAATATAAGAGTCGATTATCAGTGTCAGAGGTATAATTAAAGACGTAGTTATTTCCGGCCGTATTAGTTTCCTCAGGATCAGTTGTTTCTATTAAGTTTCCGTTTTCCACTTTATAGAATTTTACTCCTCCAGTGGGTTGTGATACTATATAAATTGTTCCTGAGGTTATATTTTCGGCCGATGGGAGTTCTTGAGTTTCTACGTAGGTCCATCCATTATCAGAATTTTGGAATAATACTTGAAAACCTAAACTCCTTGCATACCCTAAAAATCTCTCGTATTCTGGATAATAACTAGTCTCTGAGCCTGTCTTCATTCCGGCCGAGTATTTATAGATATCAGGGACTAAGAAATAATCAATAATTCCAGCGTTGTCAGATCCAAAAATAGCCTCTGCCGCTTTCCAATATTCCCCATTTATATCTTCGGCCGTTTCTTTCCAGGCTCGTTTAAGATACCATGTTCCAGAAGGTAATTCAGATTCTTTAGTACCTTTTTTATATTCTACCTCTTCACCTGTTTCTCGATTTATGTAAGATGTTGAGAGAATACATCTAACTAACTTAGACTCTGAAGTAATTATAGTATCAAGTCTTTCCTGTCCAATAGTAAATAAACCACCTTCATAAATTTCTTGATATTTATACCTCTCGATTGTTACTCTATACTTATCATCTCCTTTCAGTTTCTCAATATTTACACTAATATCACTATCTAAGTATTCGGGATCTCCACCTTCAGTACCAGTTGTTTTAGATATAAATCTCACTCTAGTACTTCCGCTCGAGATTTTTGATAGTATATTGTGTGTAGTGTTAAAATCTGGTTCGAATAATAGATCAGTAATATTAGTAAAATAAGTAACCTGAACAGAATATGATGTGTATATTTTGTAACCCTCCGAGATATTTCCTTCGACTGTATAACCTAATTGACTTGGAATTATAACTTCTACTAACCTCTTGAAAATTTCCTTATTACTTTCTTTGGCTTTGATTTCGACCTCGACTGCTTCATCATAATACTGACTTGGAATATTAGGGATACTATTAATTTCCTCTTTAAACCAAATCATTATATTTTCATAAGAGTCATTTTTAAGTTTTTTCAGGATTATATATTTAGAAGTTAATCCCTCGTCTATCGGGTGAAAATCTATCTCAGGGTTATATACTAAAGAATAAGCTAAAGTTTCATACCCTTTTGATACTCTTAGCAAGTCAGGAAGATGAGATAATAATATTTCTTCATTAATTTTTTCAGTATAATCAACATCTCCTTCCTCTATATATTTCGGATAACAATATTCAGGTCCAATAAAACCTGGATAATTTATGTTTAATACATCCCTATTTTCTAGAGAACTCGTATTATTAGTGTCAAGATTTTGTGGTAATTCTAGGATTTTCATATATTCTCCTAGATAATATATATAAAGAGTATACCACAAATTTCCCTCTTTATATTCGCCTTCTCCTGTTACTACCTTATACAAAACTTTATCTTCTCCGATTTCTGGAAGTTCTGTTAAGTTATAGTATAATTTTTGATCTATAGAATACTCTTTTAGGTCAACATAGTCAGGAGCATTAGTATTTTGTTCAACCTTAATTGGTCTATATAAGAATAAAGTAACTCCAGATTCTAAAAGTTCATCATAATAATCTTTCCCTGGAAAATCTGATCCAAACCAAATATCAAGTTCATCAGGAGTTCTCACAAGTATTGGTTTCTCATATGACATCTTAGAATCTACAACTTCAGAAAATACTGTAAAATCATCTTGTTCAGTGGAGTACTTTATATTAGTTGTTCCTAATCTTAAATACATAGCTTTATATTATTTAATTAGTTTCATTACTGAATTTACTCCACTTTCTACTATAGAACCGTAATCTGTTTTTGAAGAATTATCGGGAGCTTTATGTTGTATTACCTTAACTTCTGGAATTTTTCCTTCATTTGGATTCTCTCCTACGATACTAAATGATACCGTAAGATCTCCTGCACCGTCTCCAATATCCCCTGTATACTCTTCAGAGAAATCTTTCATTACTAAAAGCAAATCAAATTTTTGAATTGTACTATATTGTGGTGTCATAACATATATTCTACATCTGAAGCATATATTTTTATACATAGCAATACACACATTATTAGTATCTATTGCTGTAAGTGAATATTCATCCGGGGGCAGTATATAATAATCAGATGTATGTCCTTCGCTATTATAAATTGCAGCTTTAGCACATTCTTCAAAGTATCGTCTCCAAGATTTATATTGATCGTCGGCGATAGTTATTCGAAGTTCATTAGTAAATTCCATTGAAACAGGATAACTAATTTCACCATCATACAAGCTCAGTGTTTTTGATGTCATTTTAGATTTTTGAAGATCAAAACTAGTAAATGGAATCCATTTATTATAAGCTGTATTTACTCCATGCATTACGATATTTCTTATATTTATTTCGTGGATTCCAGGAAGATAATTAAGATCTCCATTTTCAGGCCCTGCATAAGGTTCAAGAGCAATTTCCCAGAAAGCATTAGTATCTAATGTTTGAATATTATAATTTGAATACCCTGTTGAGGTAAATTTATCTGGAGTTGTAATAAATGGGCTAGATTTTAATACATTATATAAACCTTCTACAGTATTAGTATCGTCAGTATCGCTAGATATCCCACATAATTCCTCTAGAGTAATTAATATACCTTTACCTGAAATATAATTATTTTTAAAACTGTATGTTCTTTCTCCTCCAGAAGATCCTAAAGCCATATCTTTTAAAGCACTACCTGCTTTTTTCCAAAAGGATGATGATGAATTTTTCTTTGCTCCTTCATTAGTTATTTTACTTAAGAGTTCGATTTCATCATAAGAAAATACAGATTGACTTTTTATAGGATTAGAAGCATTACTACTAGTTGATCGTGTATTCGCTTCTTCAAATCCATTATATTTAAATTTATTTTCATCTGGTCTATTCAAAGGATTAGATATATCTACTGATTTGCTTCCAACGATACTATTAACAGCATCTCCGAGCTTGTCTCCTAGGTTGTCAAGTGCACCAGAAACTCCTCCAGATACTAAATCACCCAATAAACCGCCATCATTTCCAGGGAGTCTATATCGATTTGATTTAGTTACTTTTTCAAGCTCGTCTCTAGCTACTACCAAACCAGCTAGTGTTTCATTAACAAGAAGTTGTCTTGCCTCTCCATGTACTCCAGTCCAGCCCACGGCTTTTTCAGCAGTCCATCTAAGATAATTACTTAAATTAAGAGATTCTAATCCAAATTTAGGTAATTTCATAGGAGGACCTTCTACTTGTTCAGAAGATAGTTCAGGATTTTCTGAATATTTATAAATTTCTTGTCCATCAGGAGCTTGTGCATCTGGAATTTCTTTTTGTTGGTTATAGAAATAAGTAGGATTTTCTATGATTTTTTCTACTTCTTCTGGAGAAAGATAATTATATGATCCTTCTGTTTCTACTCTAGGAGCTGAATTTCCTTTAGCTACTTCAGGTAACTTATCTTTATAATTATATTGTTGTTCTGGATTTTCTATGATTTTTTCTACTTCTTCTGGAGAAAGATAATTTTCATTATCTGTTTCTGGAACTTCTAGAATAGAATCGTAAAAATTTCCAAGATCTCCACCAAGACTATCTAACTCTTCTGGGCCAAGAGGAGTATAATCTCCAGATTGTCTAGGAGCATCAGCTATTTCTGGAACTTCAAGGAGAGAATCATAGAAATTATTGATATTTCCACCAAGACTATCTAATTCTTCCGGACCTAATGGAGTATAACCTTCATATCCATCTCCAGAAGTTTCAGGGAGTTCGAGTTTTTCATCTTCTAACTCAAAATCTCTAGTATCTTCAAGTTTATCTATAAAATCTTCAAGACTTTCAGGTTCAGCTTCCTCTGTACCTTTTAAATCTATCCTTTCATCTTCTAAAGAACTTGATTCATATTCTTTAGTACCCTCTAAGTTTATTCTCTCGTCTTCTAAAGATTTAGGTTCGAATTCTTTAGTTCCGGTTAAATCTATTCTAGTGTCCTCTAACTCAGAAGCCTCATAATCCTTCGTATTTTCTAGATCATCAAGATAATCCTCAAGTTCAGACATCTCAGCTTCTTTAGTTCCAGTTAAGTCTATTCTAGTATCTTCAAGAGAATTATTATCTTCTACACTTAAGTTTTCTCTATAATCCTCTAAAGTAGATATCTCAGACTCTTCAGTATTTTCTAGATCAATTCTTTCATTCTCTAGAGCTTTAGGTTCAGACTCCTTTGTATCTTCTAGGTCTATCCTTTTATCTTCGAGACTTTTAGGTTTGGATTCTTCTGTTCCGGTTAAGTTGATTCTGGCATCTTCTAACTCAGAAGCTTCGTATTCTACAGTACCTTTCAGATCTACCCTAGTATCTTCAAGAGAATTATTATCTTCTACACTTAAGTTTTCTCTATAATCCTCTAAAGTAGATATCTCAGACTCTTCAGTACCTTCCAAATCTATTTTAGTGTTTCCAAGTTCTTCTAATACCTTTACAGTACCTCCAAGAGTTATTTTATCTTCAGGTAAACTCTTTAATTCTTCCCCACTTCTAAGAGACTCTTTATGATTCTCTAACTTATCTAACTCCTCCGGCGTTTTCCTAAGATTTTCCCTATAAGTTTCTAACTCTTTATCTTCTACGGTTCTCTCTAAAGATACTTTGGTTTTAGAAAGTTCAGCATCATCTACTGGATTTCTGAGTTTAACTTTAGTATCTTCAAGTTCTTTTAGATTATCTTTTCCACTATTTAATTTTTCTCTGTGATCTTCTAACTTATCTAATTCCTCCGGCGTTTCTTTAAGATCTTCTCTATAACTAGATAATTCAGAAGTTTCAATTGTTTTTTCTAAAGATATTCGAGTAGTATCTAATTCATTTTTAGAATCTACTTCGAGCTGTTCTTTGTATGATAAATCTTTAAATCCTTCAAGGTCTATTCTTGTTAGATCTAATTCTAGGTTGTGATTATCAATAAGAGATTCTCTTTCTTTTCCTAACTCTAGATCTTTTTCTGGAACCTTAAGATTTTCTTTTGTATTTATATAAAGATTTCTTACATCTCTAACTCCTTCTAGATTTAACTTTTCTGTACCTAGAGATTTTAATTCTTTTGGTTCCTCAGTTAATTCTTCTCGGCGGTCTTCTAGGGTTGGTTCAAGGATATTTTTTTTATTTACTATATCCTCACGATGTTTCTCTAGTTCTGTTTTCCTAGGATCATACAGATTTTCACGTGTCTTTTCTGTATACAACCCATGATTTTCCGCCGAGTCAGAGTTTCTATTATCAGAAAGTGGTTCTCGTGATGATTCTTTATATAGACTTTTAATACCACGAACCCCATCTAATCCCTCTATATGATCTTCGAGAGAATTAATTTCTGGAATCCTCCCTGTTGTTCTTCCAGGGAGTTCTAGATTATCTTTCTCTAGGGAAGTATGATTTTCTTGAGTTGTTCTAATACTTTTAAGATATTTACTAAGAGCTTTTACTTCCTCAGGTCTAGTAAGTTGATCACATCCAGGAATTTTATTTTGCTTCAGAATCTCATTTTCTATATTTCTTTCTCTCATAATTACATATCTAAAGTTTCAATAATACTATTCAATGTATAAACATAGAATACTTCAGCTACTTCAGAGTAACCCATTTTAAGAGATATTTTAAATCTGAATGTATATTTTCCACGAGTATATTGTAATTCATCCCCTACTTCAAGAGATCCATCATCTGTATATACTTCTAGATTATCTCTGTTTCGATTCCATACATCTCTTAGTTCATTCTGATTTAATATCAATATTGTAGTAAATTGATCATAATCGTTCTCTAATGTACTACTTGATGAATATGTACCTCCAAAAACATTTTTCCATTTTGAATTACTCTTTGGTCTGAGTACTACAAATTCAGTCCCAAGAAGTTTTAATTGTAATTTTATATTTTTCATTCCAATAGAATAAAGCCTATTTGCCTTATCTAAGTTTTTTGAAATCATATCCGCCATAATAGTATATATTTAGTTTAAAGATTAATCACAGTCAATAATAGTACAAAATTCTTCTGTATCAATTATTTCACGTATTAATTTATATATCTGTTCAAAAGTAAGAGATCCTGATAGTTTCATTACATATATATCTCTCTCTAGGATCGTAGTTGTTCTAATATGAGCTGCCATAGATCTAATGAAATCATCAATTTCGTACTGACTATATTCAAGATCTTTTGGAATATATATTTTAATTGAAGATGGATCAGGATATATACTAATTACATCTTTGGGAATTTTACTAGAAACTTCATAATCCCCGATACGATCTTTATCCAATTTCTCTGTTAATTTCGTTATCATCTTTCTAGCTTGTAAATCTGAAAAATATCGAATTCTAGGTACTATCATTTTTCAAATATATTAGGTTTTACATCAGTTGACATGAATTTTTTTAAGATAAAATCAAATTCATTTCTTGTTTTAATTGTGTAGTTATATACAACTACTTTTCCAGTATCTACCCTATTTACTATCGTTTTTAAGTGATTCCAGAAAATAGAATCAATCTTCTTAAGTTCGTCGGTATCCTCTTTATTTACTGTTATTACGAATATTCCAGAGATCATTGACATATTAATACCTATATCTCCACCAAATTCCCCAACAGTATAATCTAAACCTTCAACATAACGAAGTCTTTTAAGGCTATTTTCTAAGTACTTATTTCCAAAATCTCCTCGATATGTAGGAATTATATCAGGATCATTAGAAAAAGTTACTGCAGCACTATAAATTAAACCGATAAGATCTTCAGATTTACCGGAAAATAGAAATTTTCCCGTTTTTCCAATAAATTTCTTTAAATCATATTTATTTAAAGACTTAACCGAAAAATCCTTCTGTTCAACTTCCTTAATTCTATTTTCAACTAAAGCTTTGTTATCAAGAAGATTTATTTTTACTCCAAGAGTATTACTGAGCTCCATTATAAAGTTGGCTATAACTTGATAATTTGTAAATACAATAGCCACTGAATAAGAATTATTTCTAGAATTGATTGCATAACTACTATATTCCATCCCTGTATACTTCTTACAATAATAGTCTAAACTATCTGAAGTCTTTTCCAATTCCTTAGAGGTCATTCCAAAAGTATACATGGTAATGGAATTATCTTGTATTGAAAAATTTAATTTATAAGCTGTTACATTTCGATCATTAAAACTAAACTTCTCATCTATTTTTGCTCTTTTATCTAATGAATCTCCTATAGTTACTCCAGAAGCTCTATAAATACCAAATTCACGACGAATTAATTTATCTACTTCTTGAAATTTAACAGATGACATTGGATTGTGTAAATAGTTTAAGAAGAATTTTAATACTACACCTGCTATAGTTCCATATTTACCTCCAGTTATAGCACCACTGGTAATACTAGCATCTTTTAGGAGACTACCTGTAACTCCTCCAATACCAGCACCAGCTAAGGCAGATTTTCCGATTACTTCTATAGCTCCTGGAACCTTATCCATATCCTTAGGACCTGTATAGTGACCCTCCGGAATTGTATATTGTTTTTGTCTAAATTTTGTCATACCATAAAATTTTTAAAATAATTAGTCGAGCTATTTACTATATCTTCTACAACTCTACCTCCTTTACTATCTACATACTTAGATGCAGCCTTAGACATTTTATCACCAACTCCAATCTTTTTCCACATAGTTTTCTCTGGTTTTCCTACTACACTAACTAAAGCAGATGTTCCAGGAATAGGTACTGTCTTCATAGCTACAGAAGTTATAGGTGCTTCTATAGATGGTTGAATTACTTTAGTATTTATAACTCTTCCTGGATTAATGGCTGCTTGATTTGCCGCCATTTTTACTCCTTCTATCTTATTTAAACCTCTTGCTGTAGCTTCTAAGACTTTATTTTGTGTTTTTATGGCGGATCTTTTTGCAGCCATTGGAGTCTTTCTAAGAACTTTTTTATTAAATCCAGCCAATACTCTAGTTCCTGTAAGAGAATACAACTTTCTTTTTATTATCATAATTTTATATATTAAACAAGTAAATCTCCATACCATCCAGATTGGAGTATATAATTATCACACCTAGATCTAAGCTCTTGATATGCAGGGTCGATATTAGATAAAACGTCAATAGAAACACCAGGGAGCAATAAAGAAGCTTTGAGATTTCTGATGTAATTCAATAAATGACATAATGTAAGGTCCATGAAAAATGTACCCCTTGATCCTTCTTCTATATTCAGCCAATAAATAGCTGCTTTAGATGATCCTGGATTAAACGTTTTATCAGGAAGAAAGTCAGGAATTATTGGTCGACTACATATTCCCCTAACATAAAATTGATCATAGCTAGGCATATCCATCATAAAAACATATGGACGTCTATAATCCGTAAAATAAGTATAGTTTCCTGGAGCTGGATAAGATATAGAACCTATTCTGTACATAGGAATAGAATTTGGAACTAATATAATCTGATCTTCCGATATTTTACAATCAAGAAATAATGTAAAATTACTCTTAATCTCACAATATCCTTCAAGTCCCATGTTCTCACAACTACACATCTGAGAACGGTTCATTTTCATCTCCAGAACTAATGGTAGAGTATTTTCAAATTCTCTTAATGACTCCTTAATTATTTCCAGTAGTATTTCATCTGCACTAAGGTAGTCATTTAAATCTAAAATTTCGTCAAGAGAAGTTAAATTGACTAATGCTGCTCGTATAAATAACTTCTTCTTAAGATCTATTAATAATGTTTTATCCATGATATAATACTGGTAATAATTTAGGTTCTACTTTTGTTGTTATATCTTTTCCTTCTTCGAAAAATATCTTTATGATTTCAGGGATTTTATTATTATCTTTATAGGGAATTCGAAGAAGACATATATTATTTTCTTTGCAATATTGTTCTAAACATCTATCTCGATTGACTTGATTTACGAAGTCTTGATACGTAGATTGAAAGAAAGAAGTAAATTCATAATGTTGCTTTCCATCATATTCTATTATTGATATTAAATTATTATTTTTATCTACAATAGCTATATCTAGAAATAATGATTTTTTCTTTTCTGTGTACGGGTCGATCAAAGAAATTGAAAATTGCTGTATTACTAAATAGTTAGTTCCTTTGATTAATTCAATTACTTGTTTAAAGCAATATTTTTCATGATCAGATATTCCACTTCTAATTTCTTGATCACAACTTGGGCATAAAGGACCTCTTATAGAGCTATTACATGCTAAAGTATTAAAACAAACAGTATCCCAAATAAGATTATGTTTATTACATTTTAAAATTAATTTTGTTTTTGTATTTACATACTTTCCTCCAACAAAACCAAGAAACTCTATATTATTTCCAAAAATTTTATTTCTTTTTTCTAAAAAATCATGAATTATTTTAATTGCTTCTTCATCTGTATGTTTTTTAGACTCTATATGTTTTTCGATTCTACATTTAGGACATATTCCTCCAAGTGATTTATGACTATCGTTTCTTGGTTTTCTAATTAAAGCTGTATATTTAATATTAAATTCACCATGAATAGGACATATTACTGTAATAATACTATTTATATTTTTAAATTGAGTTAATATATTAGAATAGTCATAATCTCTTCCATCGTTTTTATGAAGCTCTAAAACTTTCAATAAAGCATCTTCTGGAGAGTATACTATAGACTTACACCTATTACATTCAGGAGAGTGTTCTATATCTTTAAATCTAATTAGAAAATATCTTACCGTATAATTATCCCAAGTTATATTATGTTCTCTACAGTGTAAGATTATATGAGTATTATCTTTAGAGATATAGTCATTTTCTTCTTTAAAACCTAGAAATTCTATTTTCTTATTAAATTTTTTATTTGTTTGTTCTAATATGTTTGTTATTTCTTCAATTAATATATCTCTTTTTATTCCTCTTTTCATGGTTTTAGTATTTTATAAAGGATAGTATGTCAGATTTCTCCAACATACTATCTATTATTAATTTTATTTTAATTTTGCCTTTTGTTATTCAAGGGCTGCTCCTCTAGTATCTTCGTACTCTGAGACTGTAAGTTGCATACCAATATCAAAAATATCATGATAAACAACCACGAATTTCAAAGCTCTTTGATATCTAACCAAAACGTTAACCACCATTTTATTCTGCATTATTGTTAAACTTAAATATAAAATTAATATTTAAGATCAGACTATATCATTTTAATAAGTACATAGTCGTTGAGAGAAAATTTTTGTAAACTTTCTTTGCTGATTTATTTTATTATCTTCCAGCAATTCTCTTATTTTTCTTGGTAATGTAAAATCCAAGGCGCAATTATTTACGCTGAATTTGAACAGGGTTATTTGTCTCATCAATGATAATACGGTAATCATCAATATTATAAGACATTGGGAGAATAGTTGATTTGAACCAGTACTTTTAAATTATTAGTAATTATTAATAAGCAGACTATATCATCTAAATTATATTTCAAACTTAGTTATACATTTAGTCGTTGAGAACATCTATTTCGTTTAGATATTTTGCTGATTTGATTATCTTAACTGATAATAAGATTCTTTCCAGCATTTTAGTATAATTTTCCTATTTATAATATTGTAAATAGGCGACTACATAATTAATCGATAGTTCCAATCGCACTTTCCCATAGTTTTGGTGCAATTCTCCAGCCTATATACTGTTTAAGTAGTACAGGCATAGCTTTTGAGATACGAATAGCTAAACGAGAGTTACCTTCATCTGAAACAATATTATCCACACTTTGCTTAGTATAATTCGTTTTAGAGAATTATTTGGTAATTTCGCTAGACTATATCTTGAAAAATAATAAAATTTATTTATCTTTTATACTTAGTCGTTGAGAAAGGATTTATATTAGTAATCCTTTTTGCTGATTTTTATTTTTAATATAAATTCCAGCAGTTCATAAAAATTCAATTTCAATAAATTGGACAATTTTGTTTATCATTCATATTCCAAGCGTTAGTTTGATAATTCCAGAGTACAGTATTTACTCGTTTTGATAGCAGAAGTTGACGAGTTTTCTTATTAAACTCTGTCATAGGTCTTTGATACTGAACAATACCATTAGTTTGTCCAAGCACGGGAGCAAATTCTGCATTATTTCTACGGTTTCTAGCTACAGCTTCCCAGTAAACAACAGCAGGTGAGCAATAATATTTCCATCCAAATGTACCGGAGTCGATATCCCAAGGTGCAGACAGATAGAGTTTATATGAATCTTGTGCTATTTTAGTTGCATTATTAGCGATAGTCATATAATTTGTGCTCTGAACTGTTGATACTGGATAGAAATAGTTAGAATTGATAGCCATATTAGCCAAGTAATTCTGGAAACTTAGTGATGTATTTCCAAGGTCACATAATCCTTCAACCACATAGATTTCCTGAATGTTGATTTCGTCAAGTGCTTTCTTAAGATCCGATTCAGATACATCAAGAATATCTGTTTCAGTTGGATCTACGCCTAATTTTGCATAAACTTGATCTCCACCATTTTCTTGATATTCATAGTACTTATATGAACTTCCAGATCCAACTCGGTAAACATCTCCAACTGACATACCTATTGAGTTGTAAAGATCAGTCATTGAAGAAACTGTTTGTTTATAAGAACCTGCATTTGGGTCATTAGGATCAAGTTCTACCCATACTTTATCATCAGCTCCGTATCCATAGTAGTTCAATCCAAGCTCTCTCATATCGTCAGGGAGTTGAAGTTGAATCATACTTAGGAGTTCATTGAGTTCTGATACTTCCATATCTCCACGGCCGGTTACTTTACCTATATTAAAGAACTGTACTTCGTCAGAAATATTAGGATCAAGAACAGCGACTTCATAAAAATCTCGCTGTAGGATACTTTCTGACGGTTCTACTGTTCCTTTCTTAGTATAGGTATCTAGAACGGCCGATAGTACCATATAAGGAGAATCAGAGTTTTCGTTCAAAGCGGGGTTAGTTAATTCTTTGGTAACTACTGCATCATGATTAAAACGTCTAATTCTAACTCTCAGATCAGTATTAGAGTTATATTGATTAACTGCATAATATTTCTGTTCTTCGAAACCAGACCAAGCAGAAGCATTAATATCTATAAGTTTTTGATTAGGATTATCACTAGTCCAATCAGGTTCACAAATTACGATATACTGCTTTCCTAGTGGACATCTAGAATCTGAAGTATCTAGCATATCCTGTCCTAGGTAAAGTTCATAGAATACAACTGCCTTTGCTTTATCAGGATCAGTCGTTTCATTTTCAGGAACGATATTATTAGGATCTGTGAAGAATTTATAAGATGGAGAGAAGAATTTATTAGTTTCATTCATCTGATTTACTAAGTCAGGGAGAGTTCTTACATAGTAGTCATACTGAGGACCATCATCAGTTGTACGATTACCAAGAATACCTACTCCATTCAAATTAATTGACCATCCATCTTGATCATGTTCTGCATCATCTCCATCAATATCAAGAACAAATTTAACGACACCTTTATCAGCATCTCTAAATCCCTTCATTAAAGCACCATCTCTAAGGATATATGTACTATAATCAGTTTTAGTCATGGGTTTAGCGTAGTAGATATCGTTAGCTTTAGATGCTCTACAAACCAGCATAACATTAGAGCCAGCCAATCTATAAGCATTCATCCACATTGTTGCAGCTACATTTTTATCTCCTGTATTATTAGCATCATGATAAAGATTATTTAAGGATGCCATATAATCTTCTGTTAAGTCTCCTGAAGCATAAGTTTTTAAGAATTCAGATTGACTAGAAATCAATGTAGGAACTGCTGGGCCTGCATCAGAAATTAAAGTCACTCCGATAATTAAACTTTCACCTGCAGTAGGATTAAGAGCTGCGGTATGTACTCTCTCTATAACTTTTACATACGGTTCGAGAGTTTCAGTCCATTGTGCCATAATTTAAATATAATAATTAATTGTTTTGTTTTAACCAACTTCTACGAGATATACTGGATATTTATTTCTTATAAATTTTTCACATATTCCAGCTATTAAACCAACATCAGCGGTTCCATCAGATATAGTAGTTATAGAAATCTCATTATATCTACTTTTACTTTCTTCTGTTACTGCACTTGAGTTTGGTAGATTTCGTATTATGTTTTTTGTTATATCTTTTAGTTTATTATCTGCTATTGTATTTACTAGAAGTCTAAGTTCACCAGAATTTCTTGTTATAGCTACACTTATTGCTGATTTAAGAGAATCCGCCGTTTTAGGATCTCTTGTAAAATCGGAGCCTTCTTTAAAACCTGTTTTTTTAAGATCCTCTACTACTCTATCCATTAATCTATTGTCAACTGTTAACTTTCTGGAAATAGCCTCATCACCTTTTTTTATAGTACCAACTAAGGCTCCAAGAGCTGCTCCGACTAATGTTCCGGCGGCTACTACTCCAAGTCGTTTAGCAAATGGACTTAGAGTATTTAATTTTCGGAAAGTAGGGTTACTTCCTTCATATTTAATATTTTTAGCATCTTTTCCGGATAATGGTAAACTTAGGGTAGCTACGTTTCCACCAATTATAGCTCCTTTAACAGTATCAGATAATATACTAAAGTCTTTTCTTCTAAATGTAATCATATTATTATCATTTCTCTCGGAAAAGATTTTTTTAAATTTATAAGAGGTTGTCTTTTTTGGTTCTTTTACTTCTACCTCTTTTAAAGTTTTATTAACTCCTCCAAGTGCTTTAGTTAATTTATCCATTGCTTCTAGTTGTTCTTCTTGATATTTTTTATCAGAATTTTTTCTAGTAGCATTAATAGCAAGATTAGTTCCAGAAAATCCAGCAGTGGCAGTAGTAATTTTTGCCGTAGGGTTATTTTTATAAAACTCCTTTACATCTCTGATTATTTTCTTTGGTTTAAATTTTGCCATAATTTTTTATTAATTTTAATAGGAATAACCATCTCTTTGAGTCATATTTGTCTTCCAATCCTGTTTTTCTCTTCGTCTAGCCTGTCTCTGAGCATAATTAAGTCTTTTATTATACCATTCATTATTTTCAGCTTGTTTATTTCTATTTCGAAGAGCCATTCCACCTGCTAGAAGACCACCAACAACTAATCCAGTTTTTCCACCTTTACCCATTCTTCCGAGTAAACTACGACCTGCCTTATTCTTTCCGAAAGCTCCAGCAACAGCACCAACTGTTCCACCAAGAGCAGCACCACCAAGAGCAGCACCAGCTACAGAACCATATCCAGGAGCTTGTTTTGGTTTTTCAGCAAGAATATCTGAATCTTTCATTCTCTTAAGATTATCAGTATCGTCGTATTTAGTGAATAATTTTCTTTTTATAATCATTGTATTTCTTGATTTTTAGAATCTTGATATTTGAAAGCATCTTTATCTAGAGCCCGAGCTGTTTTATTTACTATTTTCTCTCCAGTTCCCCATGTTGCTCCTAAAACTGCAGCACCGACTGGAATACTACCTGCTAAGGCTGTTTTGGGGTTATCCATGATGAACTTACCTGCTTTTTGAGACCATACTGAACCTGAATGTTTTCCATATCTATTTAACTGATGACCGAATTTGTATACACCTTTTCGACCACCTCCGCCAGATAAATTAGAAAGTCCACCTAAAATTGTTTGTCCAGGAGTTTTAAATATCTGTGAATTTCTTACAGATTTAGAAGCGCCAGTAAGTAATCTTTTAACTGCCATTACTCCAGGGACTGCATAGTTTCTCTGAGTTAATGCCATCTGATCTTTATATTGAGCTTTTTCAGCAGAGTATCCGAGAGCCATGGGAGCAGAACCTAGAGCAGCCATCGTTATTAACGTTCCTTTATTTTTTTTTGCAGCTTCTCCTAAAACTTTTCCAGTACCTTTTACTGCTTTCATTATAGATCCAGCAGAATAGGTTTTTTCAAGAGGCATTCCATTTTTCTTCATATCTTTTTGAATTGCTTTATCAGTAAGATATGAAGCTCCTGCCATTGTAGCTCCCATCATAGTTCCACCAATCAGCTTATTTTTTCCTTTCCACACAATTTTACCAACATCTTTAGCGAGACCTTTAGCATTTCCTAAAGTTTTATTATTCTTAAGAGTTGCTGTAAGTTTTGCAAAATTTATTTGAGCAAACTGTTTTTGTCCCATTACATCTGCTGCTTGTTGTGCTGCTTGTGGATTATTTTTTGCGTTTTCTGCAATTTTATTTAAAGCTTTGGTCATCTTTCTATTTTGCTCCTCTGCCTGTGCTGCTTGTTCCTCAGCTTGTTTCATTTGATCAGAGCCTTGTTTTAGAGAAAGACCTGTACCAATAGCCCCTGCAGCATTTAAAGCCATTCCCCAAAAAAATTCTTTTTGTCTAAACTTAATCATAATCTAAATCCTCCTATAATTAAGTCTGCATATCTTGACCGGCAGTTTTAAGACCTTTTCCAAGACCTCTAGTAGCTGCAGAACCTAAGAGATAACCAGCTCCCATACCTAAAATACTTCCAAATGGTCCCCCTATCATTGTTCCAATAGTTCCTCCTAATTTAGTAGCTCCTAAAACACCACCAGCGATTCCGGCTACTTTATTATCAAGAGCTTTACCAACTCCTTCTGTAACTCCTCCAAGTGTATTTCCGGCAGCTTCAGTTAGTGCATTGTAACATTTTCTTTTTAATCTGTATCTTGCCATTTACCTCTTCCTCCACGATTTAATTCTTGATTTAATTTTCTCATTTCTTTTCCTAAATTACCGATTCCAGCTAATTCACGTTGAGAAGTATTCATTCTACCCAGTCTATCCATATCTGTATCATATTTTCTCCCTTTAGTGAAACCAAGAGCTGGGTTATTAGTATTTAATATCTTGGTTTGAGAAAATCTCTTTACAATCATCATGCATTAAGTAAATATATTTTATAACCTAATCCGAAGGGTAATATATTCAATGCATTAATAGCATCTTCGATAGATTTGAATTCTAAGACCAATGATCTTGATTTTTTATCATATTTGATAGCCTCTCCAAGCAATTCAGAAACTTCATAAGATAGATCAAAGGAAGGAGAGAATGAACCAGATAGATAGGGATATTGTTTATCACCGCCTTTACTCTTAAATTCTCTTTGCTCTAAAATTGATCCTGGAAATTCTGAATACTTCTTTTCTTTCTTTTTTCCACCTCTTCTTTCTTCAGGATTATCATTCCTAGGTCCAGAAGTGTCTCCTAAAGAAGTATTATTATTTCCTCCATTATTGTTATTATTCCAATTTGGATCACTATCTTTTGGCGCAAATATAGAATGACTTACGTTTAATTGCATATTTCCAAGACGTTTATCATATGTTTTACCTGGAAGTCTAACCTCATCTGGTAACTTTGCTTTGGCACCAATTTTTAGATACATTCTATATTTATCTTTTCCAAACATAGAAGTACTAATTACAAATCTTTCGATTACTACATTATTTCCTCTAAGAACAGGAATTAATGCACTAGTATCTATTACTCCGAATTTATTTCTATCAGAATATCGCATAAGTTTTACATAAAGACTTCTCATTGCATCATATTCTGTAAATTCTTTCTGTCTAAATTTAATCATGCCACAACTGATAAATTATATTTTGTAGCGAGAATTTCTATAATATCAAAAGCTATTCCTAAGTGATCAGTTTCTGCTGTGATTACTCTGGTTTCTTTATTAATATCAGTTATTCTCATTCTAAAAATATCTTTGATTAATTTTTGAGTATAATTGTATAATTCCTTATCCTGTACTTGAATTTGATAATATCCAGACTCATTTTTTATAAATGAAACTAAAACCATAGCCTTAGAATTAACTCTACTAACGCTATCTGCTTGCTCTGGAGTTATAATATTAGGCCGTAATCCTTGTTTCTTTAAATATTCAATAGCGTCCGGCATTAAATTTTGGATAAGGTATTTCTTCTTTCTAAAATTTATCATAACCCTTTATTTATAATTGTTGTTTCAGTATCAACCGGAACTTCATAATGATAATCTGGATTATTTCGTTCAAACTCTATATTCTGAACTATTTCTTCTAGGAATTTATATCTATCATCAATTACTTCATAGAAAAATAGTTCACATCTGAATTGACATTGATAAGAGAAATTTGAATTATCATCTTGTTGATATGTCTGGTTAAAATCTTCAGTTATTCCTCCCCATTTTATTGCAGCTGTCCATCTTTGTCCATATCTATCTGATGTTTTGAATTCACAGAAATTAGTAAGTAATGTGACATTCATATATCTATTTTTAAAGTCAAAGAATAATGGCATATCAGTACTTCTTAGATAAAATTCAACTGGTATTTTATGCTGCATTACTTTATCATCAGAATACTTAGGATGATTATCTTTCACTGGAGTCTGAAGAAATTGATAAACAACATGTGATGTTTTAGTTAATGTAGTTTCTTTATTAATTCTAACTAACTCTAAACCATAATCATCTAAAATTTTACGTAATTCTAGAATAAATTGATCTTGATAATCTACAGCTCTTATAACATAATCATTATATTTCCTTCTTAATGTAAATATTGTTTCAGATTCAGATTCAAGTGTAACATCATCTGAACTAATTATAATTTTAGGAAAATTTCTTATCTCATAACAGCTTGGTCTAGGTCCAATAGGTTGAAGATATATAAGATTTCCAGAGTAAAACAAGAAATTTATAAACTCAGGATTTTTATAATCTCCTTCCGAAACTACTATTGTTGTATAATTATAGTTTTGGATAACTCTAGATTCTGAGTCATTTACAATAACTATATTAATAGTATGTGGATCATAAGTTAATTTTCTTAACTTAAGTCCATTTAATGTAACATAAGTATTTTTAAATAATTTAGGAAGTCCTGTAGGGAGCATGTCAATTCTTTTTTCAGTACACGGTATTCCTAAAAGATCTGATAAACTTCCAGAAGTACTTCCTGGAGAATAAGTTAGAGTGAGAGTAGATCTTGAAGTATCCTCTACTATAGAGCTTATTTGTCCTTCTTTTACTTGAAAATACCTACATTTATTAGAAGAGAGTTTAAGACCTCTGTAAATTACATCACTCATAAAACTTATTTTAATATTTTAAAATTAATTTTCAGGGATTAACTTCTTCCTTAACTATTAGCTTTATTTTCTGCTGCTAAAAATGTACCAGCACCTAATGCAGCAGTTCCGGCGGCAGCAACACCTAATCCTTTACCTATTCCAATAGTGCCTCTTCCCACAGTAGAAGCTAAATTCTTAAAACCTTTGGCATTTTCTCCTGCTTTAAAAGCTCCTTTTGCTGCAGTCCAATTTGCCGCTGTTTTGGCGAATGGAGAAAATAATCCAAAATTTTTTCTTTTAAGCTTATAAGTTGCCATAATTATTTCATAATTTTTCCAAGTGCCTGCATACCTTTTTGATCAGCTTTTGCATTAAAAGCTTGTTTTGTCATCTGAGATCCTGTTTTCTTTAAAAGTGCATTATCAATTTGTTTAGCTCGTGCAACTCCAAAATCCTTAGCTCCAGACATCATCATTCTATCTCCAACTTTTCCTCCAACAGCTTTACCAGCTTTCATTAGTCCAGTATTAGTTTTAGCCATTATGTTAGCACCAAATGCACCTTTTTTAGCCCCAAGAATGGCTGCACCTGCTGCGAGGCCACCTAAAGCTAATTTTTTCCCAGTACTCATTCCGCCTTTATCATCAGAATATAATTTTCTCTTTAATCTAAATGTACTTGCCATAATTGTAAAAATTAAAAAGAGAAGGAACCTTAAGTCTATAAGACCTAGGGAATCCCTCTCTTTGTTTAAAATCATTTTATTCTTTAGGGATCTGAGAGTTTAACGATCCAAATGATTTTTATGGTTTAATTAGATACCGAATTTGAAAGTAACCTTCTGTACCAATTCAGGAGCCATATACTTAGTACCTTCCTGATAGTAGATACCAGAAGCCATCTGAGTTGGGTTATTGTAGTTACCAATAGTCGGAGTATCAGTCAAAGGCATATAGATACCACGTGCAAGCGGAGCCATCTGACCATCTTTTGTTTTGTGAATTGCATAGAAAGTACCTTCACCCGGAGCTTCAGCAATATCAGTAGAACGAAGTACAGGAATACCATTATACCAACCCAACAGGTCATTGATATAAGTCATCTTAGTATTACGTTCCCATTTACCAATCATTCCACCCTTCTGGAATTGATTAGATGCCATATTACCAGCTACATAGGCAGTAACATCAACACCCTTAACAGCTTTAGTTGCCAATGCACTTTCAACATTAATCAAGTAAGCATCGAACAAGTCAACTCTAGAACGATAATCCATGAACTGACCAGTCATAGCACCCTGAGTCAAATCCAAGTCAGCCATAACGTTACCATTATAACCTTCTTCCAAAGTAGAAACCAATTTATAGTTAATTACCTTAGTATACAATTCACGAAGCTTAGTGAACAAGAAAGTAGCCATATCAGAACCAGTTGCTTTCTTCATAGCACCTAAAGCAGCAATGTTATATTCAGCTACCAACATATCAGGTACAGTAGCCAAACCAAGCTGTTGCATCTTAGCGATAAATCTCTTATCATTAGCATGTGCATTAGAAGCACCAATAGTATTACAAGGAGTACCAGTAACATCTTCCTTACCTACAATAGTGATAGTTTCTGTAGCAGCATCACCAGCCAAAGCAGTAGCCAAAGTAAATTCTACACGACCATTCAAATAGTTGATAGTACCGTTAGAAATCTTACCGGCAACAGCCATGAAAGCACCCTGACCATTATCGATCAATTCGAATTTTTCAGTTGCAGTAGCAATCTTAACACGTACTGTACCAGGGATAATCTTACGACCAATCAAAGAAGAGTAGTCAGCATTAGTAGTCGGAGTAATATTCAAAGTAAAGTTACCCATAGCTTGAATATCCTGATAGTTATCCGGACCTAAGTTAGGAATAACAGAACGCATATCAGTTACACCCAAAACGTCGAACCAATAGAACAAACCATTAGGCTGATCAAAGTCACGTTCGATAGACATATAACCTGCGAATGAGCTTACATAAGAAGCTACAGAAGCATTGAAATACTGAGTAGACAGCAACGGAGTTTCTGCATAACCAGAGAAAGTCTTCTGCAGCAAATTACCTGCATTACCTAGACCAAACAAATCTTTCATTTCATCGTTACGAGAGAACATCTTAGCATATTCACGAGAACGAAGGTTAGCATCTTCTGCTGATACTGAGCTATTAATAAGAGCCTCCATCATTGAAGGAGTCTGCATCATTTGCAAATACTGTGTATTCATAATGTATATAATGTTTTTATTATTTTTAGTTTATGTAAAATGGTTTTTGAGGATAACCATAAACCTATCTATTTATATTTAATTACTTACGAAAACTATTTCCAGTCAACCATGATACTAGAGTATCATTTGTATCACTGAATTTCTTTTCTGAGAACTGAGCTTCCTGAAGATCTTGTTCTTGAGCCTGTGCAGGAGCTTGTTTTGCTTCCATAATTTGCTGAGCTGCTTCTTCTGCTACTGCTTGGATACTTTGAACTGCCTGAAGTGCTTTATCTTCAATAGCTTCAACACTAGTAGCACCACCTTGTGCAGGAGCAACACCTGCCGGAACTGCTACTTCCTGAGGAGCTACAGCATTAGGATCAGCTAAAGGAATTACAGGAGTATTAGGATCTACTTCTCCAGCAGGAACAGGAACTGCACCTACAACATCTGAGAAGAATTTATTAAGAATAGGATCTTCATAATCTCCTGAGAATTTCTTTTCTTCTCTATCAATAGAATGTTCTTCAAGTTTGTCAGCTTCTTCTTCTGATAATGGATGACATTCAATATCATCTTCACTCATAGTAGCCTTAGTAAATTCACCATTTTCCTTATCTTCTATAATTGCTTCTGTAGCTGAAATTGGAGTAATGATTTCTTTATCTGTTTCTACTTTCTTACCAGTTTCAATAGCTTTTTCTACTGGACAATGACCATCTTCTTCAGAGAATAGACGAACCATATATTCAGTAAATTCCTCACCTTCAGAGAAGAATTTAGTTTCTGCCTCATTACAGTAGATATCTTCAGAAAATTCTTTTTCTTCATGATTTTCAACTTTATCTTCTACTGCAATACTGTTCGTTAGATTATCGGCTTCTGCTTCTGAGATAGGATTAACATCAAGAACTTCTTCATCCATCTCAGCTTTAGTAAATTCGCCATTTTCTTTATCCTGTATAACTGCAGTCTTAGAATCGATAGGCGTAATAATTTCTTTATCTGTTTCTACTTGTTCGCCAGTTTGGATTGCGCTTTCAATTTCAGCAGAATCAGCCTCTTCAGAGAACAAACGAATCATATACTGAGTAAGTTCTTCATTTTCTGAGAAAAATTTAGTTTCTGCTTCGTCACACCAAACATCAGAGAATTCTTTTTCTTCTTCCTCATCTTCGTCTTCCTCTTCTTCAGAAACAACGATATGATCTGTCAACTCTTCTGCTTGATCTTCGCTTATCTTTTCAAGCTCCATTTCTTCACCTTCTAAACTAACTTTAGTAAATTCATCTTTATTTTTATCCTGTATAACTGCAGTCTTAGAATCGATAGGTGTAATAACTTCAGAATCTGTTTCAATCTCATCACCATTTTCAATAGCATCTTCAATAGCATCCTGAGTTGCACTAATACTATCTACAGATTCAGAGAAGAAACGACACATAAAGTCTGTATTATCAGCTTGGAATTCAGTTAAGTAAATAGTATGATCTGAAAATTCTGCTTGTTCAGGTTCTCCAAGTTGTTCATCTTCAACTACACCAAGACCATTCAAGAGATCGATAGCATATTCACGAGCGTCTTCGGGGTTATCAAAAATTCTAACTCCTGCTACTCCTTTTTCTGTTAAACTCTGAACTAATTCTTGAGCTGATGCTTCGTCATACTCTGGAGCATCTACAATAACATGATTTACTGGATCTACTCCTACTACAAACAACGGATCAAACTGTTCTGCTTCACTAAAATTCTTAGATTCTAGCTCAGTAACATCCATATCTTCACCATTAAACTCTACCTTTGCTTGATCACCTGTAGATTCTGATGTAACAACTACTTCATTTTCACCAGTTTTCTCTACTTTAAGATCACCTACTTTAGCTGTTTCTTCTGATTCAATAACTTCTGAGAATAATCTTTCACAAAATTCTTGATCTGAGAAAATTCTAAGAACTACGCTATTATCAGTACTTACAGAGAATTCTTTTTCTTCGCATTCTTCTACAGCTTCAGGACCTTCTTGTGCAGTAATTTCTACACTTTCTTCATGACCAGCTGCTGGATTTAAACCACCATCAGGAAGATTTGGTGCAATAACAGCACTACCATCCATATGATTTTCAACTTCCTCGTCAGCTGCACCTACCTGATTACCCGGAGTTACTCCATCCCCTTCCGGATGAAGATATCCCTCGATTTGTTCAGATTGTTCAGCTGGATACATATCATAAGTATCATCCTCATCAGAAGCCTTTTCAACGATAGTAACTTCGCCATTTTCCTTGTCTGTTACTGAAACTTTACCGTCACCGATATTTTCATATTTTACTTCTTCAGTATCAACAGAGCCATTAGCCTTAGCATCTTCAATATCTTTGGCTACTTGCTTTGCTAATTCTTCATCCTTATCCTCTACAGCTGAGAATAGGACTTCCATAAATCTTGTATTTTTCATACTGAGTTTTATAAATATTTTATTTCATTATATCAACTTGATTTCCTTGAATTTTGATTACTCCACGATCAATTAATATATCTATTATATTATCTGGAGCATCATCATATCTCTCTTCTAGGATCTTTGTAAATTCTTTAATTCCCATTGCAGAATTACCAAACTCTATCTTTAAGTCTCCAATAATTCCAGAATCTTTAATCCAATCCTCTACTTCTTCAGTGCTAGAGAACTCAACTTCTTTCATTTCTTCAAGTGGAAGAGAATGAGCTTTTTTAATTAGCATTATACCTTTCGGTCCTAAAGATCCTTTAGATTCTAACATATTAATTATGTCTTCCTTAGGTCCTTCTATTGGGTCTAAATCCAAAATCTTAGTCACTGATACGATTAACTTAGAGAATAATTTAGATTGTAAGAATGCAGTTTCAGGAATAGTAACTTTATTATCTTCATCAGTACTAGCAAAACCTTTTTCAACTAAATCTTCGGCGGAAATACCAAATGCCTTAACAACTTCTGATTCATTTAAAGTTTTGCCAGAAAATTCTTTTAATTTTACCTCAAATTCGTTCGACGGTTCTGAAAATTCTTTTTGTACAGCGGCATTATTATCTCCGCCGAATAACGAACGTCTTGAGAATCCTTTTTCTACTTCTTCAATTTTTGATACTTCGACTTGTACAGCTTCAGGAGTATTTTCAGGACTTGGTGTAACTTCTAAAACATTAAATCTATTTACAGCTCCACATTTAGGACATAAGAAGTTAGTTGTAGTGGCTAAAGTATCCATAATATAACCACAATCTCTACACTGAATTTTCTTATATTCTGCCTGAGTTACTCCACCTGAAAATAACTTGCGCCGTGGAGAAATCGAAGAAGAGAATAATTTACGTCTTTCTACTTTCATAATCTTTTTAACTGTTTTCTTCAGGGTTTTCTTCTTCTACTGGCTCTTCTTTCTTCGTACCATTCTTCGGCGCGAATATTTCCTCTAACATTGCATTAACAAAGTCAGAATAAGCAGCTTGAATTTTTTGATATCTTGCCTTAGATATTGCATTAGTTTTAGATACCTCAGACATAGCCATCTTATATGGTAAGAACAATTTTTGTACACTTATCAATGTATTTATAAAATTTATTTATAATTTAGACTATATCTTCTGTCTATTTTGACAGTTTATATACATAGTCGTTGAACAAATCACTTCTTTAGATTTATCTAAGTATGATTTGATGCTGATTTATCTCATTTAGATATTTCCAGCAATTCATATAAAAAACGCATATTATTTACGTACATTCTTACCTAAACTAGAAGCACCAAGTAATGTTCCTGGATTTTTTCCATTCATGATTTCTGGTGTAATCGACTTCATAATATCCAAAAGATCTGTAGTAAACAAAGACTTCATGATTTTAAGTGTTTCTGGATCTATTTTCTCTGGGCCGCCTTGCTGTTTTAGAAGTTGTTTGTAAGATAGAATCAATACACGAAATCTTTGACGAGTTGAATACTTTGATTCACGAATTCTATCTCTTAATGCAATTACTGAGAAATCTTTTTGAACAGGTTCTTTTGGCATCTTACTAATGGATTCTAAAACTTCTTCTACCATTCCATCTGCGGAGAAAACTTTTGCTTTTAACTTTGTAAATTTTCCATCAATCTTGGATGATTTTAACATATCTCCACATCCAAGAGAATTTAAATCAGAGAAAGCTTTTACTTTAAGTCCTTTAAATTCAAAATCCTTTGGAGTATATTCTATATCCGAAAAGTTTTTTTCTTCCCCATCAGATATTAGATTTCCTTCATCATCCCAAGTCTGTACTACTTGAGCTTGTTTCCAAGAAGGGTTCAAAGTAACATCTAATCCCTTGATACTTACTAATTTACGTAATGTATCTACTCCAGAAGTAGATGAATCCCAATATCCCAATTATTTAACTAATTTATAATTAATTGTAGACTATATTATCTAAGAAAATTTCTTAGTGTTTACTCTAGTCGTTGAGAAACTATTTTTATTAATAGTTTTTGCTGATTTAATTTATTATTTTTCCAGCAATTAAAAACATTTTCATGAATTAACTTTGAATTCATGCCTCAGATATTGTTTAAGGATAACTGCACTTACTCCAGGACGAACTCCGGCCTTTAATAAGTACTTTAATCTTTTTATGTTTTGTGCAGCCTCATCATCTGCTAAGGCTTCATCAAATAACTCTATTTCAGCATAACACCAAGAATCAGGCATAAGCTCTAATTTTGTTACATAAAATACAGGAGCAGCAGCCTCTGTACAAAGTAACATCATATCATCTTTACCCACAGTCTTAGATAATGCTGTTCCTGAGTTTTTTGCATTAGCCAAATTTCTTGCTCTGTGAGTTAAACCTCCCAACATATTCTTCGATTCAATAGAGCTTTTATAAGCATCACTATTGAGATAATCTTGAAGAACTTGTGCTGGAATATGACTCCCATCACTTGCTAAAATTTGGCTGCTTGTTGAAAATAATTTAACTCTACAGCGCATAATTAATTTTTTTTTATTTATATTTTATATAAACTTTTATAATCTATTAATGTATTTGGATCTATTCCATATTTTATTGTTTTATTTAAAAAATCAGATACTTTTTCATATGTATTTAATATATACGGAACTTCTAAAAGAATAATATCTCCATTACTATTTTTACAATAATCTCTAACGTCTGTATCTCGTTGAAACTGTTTGATAAAATCATCTTCTACCCAATTATAAAAATTTTTAAATTTATTGTAGTGTTGTTCTCCGTGATATTCAATCCAGTAAGTTTGATTATTTACTACTATAGAGAAATCTATTCGAACAGATTTAGTTTTATCTTTTCTAATATTATTTACAACTACTTCATCTAAATAACTTATTTGAAAATTTTTTAACCAGGTTATAATTAATAATTCTCCAGTAGATTTATTGATTATAGGATTTCCCATTTTTCTATGTATATGATCTACTGGGGACATTTTAAATACATCTCCAGTACAATTATCTAAAATAGTTATTGGAGTTACGTAATTGATATAATCATCTAAATATGTATATCTATCTCCATGTACTTTTCTTGCTTCTACCAAAAATTGACTATCTGTCTTTTTATGTTTAATAGCTCTTTTATAAGCTCCTAATATAAAATTATCTTTCTTTTCTACAATAAAATGTAAAAAATTAGTTTCCCAATTTCCTATTGTATCTCCAGTAAAAGGATTTATTTCATTTACAAATACAGAAAACTTACTAGTTTTATTTTTAATAAATTCACATGTATTCGTAAAATCATATTCATATTTATATTCTGAATATTCCCTTGATAAATTAAACTGTTCAATTAAATCACTTTTTATCATGAGAAAATCACAAACATAATTAGGATCTTCTCTTAATCTATTCTTTATGTATTCAGTAGTATGAAAATACTTATCTGAATAATAGTACTCTATTTTCTTATCTATCCAATATTCAGTATATAATTTACTTATTGGCAGTTTTAAAATCCATCTACACTCCCATTCTAGAAAATTAATCCCTAATCTATTTTCAATAGAGTGTTTTAATTTTGAAAAATTATTATACCAAATTCCTAGTTCAGGAACATAAAATAATTTAACTAACTTATTTCCTTCTTTTATTGTTAATACTATCTTATAATTTTCTGATAATTCTATTGGAACTGGTAAAAATTTATTATCAATTGACTCATTAGTTATCACATTATCTACATATTCAAATGAATCTATCCGTTCTACAATAAATTCATTCCCTCTCTTAGGTCTATTAATTTTATAAAGTTTTACTAAATTTTGTATAGTATTAGCAGAAACTTTATAAATATTTCCGATTTCTTTATAGGTTAAATGTTTTTTGATAAGATTTTCAATATCTTCTTTGCTAATATTTCTATCAACTAAAGATATATTTTTCTTTTCATATTCAATGCCTAATCTTTTTATTCTAAGTCTAGTTGCACCTTCTGTTAAGTTATATAATTTAGAAATTTCAGAAATAGTTAGTTTTTTATCAAAAAGAAGTATTTCTATATCTTCTTTAGATATTATAGTTTTTCTTTCTGAGATATCAATTCCAAATCTTTTTATAGCTTTATGAACAGCACTTTCACTTGTAATTCCATAATGATTAGCTATCTCTTTATATGTTAGTTTCTTATCAAATAATAAATACTCCAGTTCTTCTTTGTTCCAATCAATCTTTCTTTTCATTTATTCTACTTATAGCTTCCCAAGATATCAAACTCTAAATTTATTTAATTTTCATTAGTGGAAGAGTAACTCGCGACTTTTACTCTTCCTTAGTGATTTTGAATAAATGAAAATTAAATATAAATTCCACGATATCTCATCGTCTATTTATCTAGGTCGAGATGACACGGCTCAAACGTGCGACTTCTTGGTCCCAAACCAAGCGTTCTATCTACTGAACTACATCTCGAATCTATTCTATTTATTCTTCTTTCTTTTTTCATTCCATTTTCGAATAGCTATTTTCCCTGATACATATGCACCACCAATAGGAAGTGCTGCAATAGTTCCTGCGATAGCTGCTTGTTTTGTTTTTCCAGCTTTTGCAAGTTTGGCAGCAACAACTCCAGGAACAATATCAGATGTTCCAAGAATTATAGCTTCATCTGGGTGTTTCTTTACATACTCCACCACCTTCTTACCAGTTTCTTTAGGATGAGTTACTGTATGTTCAATAGATTTTCCTATTTCTTTAACTTTATCAGTAACTTTACTAAATCTTTTAACTCTCAACATAGTTTTTATTAGTTATTATTATTTTCTTTCGTTGAACTATCCTGACTCGAACAGGAAATCCCAGAACCAAAATCTGGTGTATTGCCAATTATACTATAGTTCAATCATTTCTCCATAAAATATATTTTTGGAGTTTCTGATATAATTTCAAATCCAAGTTTCTTATATAAATTTATCGCATTTATATTTTTCTTTGATACTGTAAGTTTATTAGCCCCAGAAGAATTTATCAAATCAGTTGCTATTCCTTTTCCTCTATACCCCGGAGAAACTTCTAGAGCAATAATAGTATCTTCTTCGCACGCTATATATCCCACCAACTCATCTTTGGCTGGGTTTATTAATAATTTTCCAGCCGTTTTTCCTGGTGTATTTCTTGCGTGCTTTAACATATTCTCCTGTGACTTATATTTTTCTATATTTTCTTTGGTCCAGGGAAGTTCTTTATATTTTTGTTTTCGTAGTATTATCATAAGCTCTAAAAACCTTATATGTGTAATAATAAATATAGAAAATTATGAAAAATTTAAAAGTAGGAGATAAAGTTAAATCTCGTAAAACAGGATTTTATGGAGTAGTAACTGATGTAGATATTACTCCTAATAAATTATTTGTTAAAGTTAAATTAATGTTAAACGATAGAGAAGTAGAAATTCCAAAAAGCGTTCTGGATTATGTTACTCCAGAAGAATGGGAATTTGTAAAACGTATGGAAGAAAGAGATTGAAATATATCTCTTTTCTTTTTTTTTCTGTTCCTAGGACTTGATCGAACAATAGACCACTTTCCTCTGGCCATCCTAGGAATTGATTATATATTATGGAAAAAGAATCTTAAAATATATTTTCCAACATGTTTTGAAGTTCTTTTTGTGACTCTTCTCTTGGATCCGCTGTTATTTTAGTAAGAGATTCGAGTTGTTTAGCTATTCCTGAAGAATATCCCATCTCTTCTCCTTCATCAATAGATAATTTTAAAGAATAAACACTAGAAGCTAAAGCATCCCATAAATCCTTGCTTCCTGGCTTAGAACCATCAGGATTATCAAATAATGGAGATATTGATGCTTTTTTAGGATGATCTACTTTACGTTTTGGACCAACATATCTTAAATCATATGCCTCTCTTTGTAATCTTTTATATTCAGGAATTTCAAGAAGTTCATTGTTTATTATATACTTCAAATAAAGAGCCGGTTCACAAGGAGTATTATCTGTAGAAATTCTCCCATTATTTCTAATTCCTTCTCTTTCACAATATTGAAGTATTTGTTTAGAAAAAGCTTGGTCAGCACTAACTATAATATTAAATTTCTTGTTAAGATCTTCTATAAACTGCTCTATGTGAAATAAACTCGTCTCTTGTCCTTCTAACCTAGATACACCTAAAACAAAATGACACTTAATTTTAGGAACTAAAGTACCATTTATATTTTCCCAATGATCAAAACTAACTGCTGCTATTCCAGTTGTATCATCTACTACACCTAAGTCAAGACCTAGCCATATAGGAGTACCTCTTGGAATAAGATTAATCATTTTTTCTACATGATTAATAATCCTATCTTCTTTATCATAAAAATCAACTGTAATAATTTCAGGAATTCTATTCTTTATTGTTGAACATTTAGATAAGTGTTCTATAGTACCTCCAAAAAAACTATCTGATGATCCTGTATTAATACCAGATTTATCTTGAAGAGCTTTAATCAAATCAGATTTAAATTCTCCAAATAATTGAATAGGTACATGTTCCACTCTATCAGGGTCTTGATCATCTTCTAATTTATAGTTCTCTTCTTTATCATTTTTATTTAATATTCTTGGAGGATATTTACCATCTCCAGTATAAACTGAGAAAGTTATTCCCCTTGAACGTTCGTACAGATTTTTTCTAACTTCATAATGAGAAGGTCTACAATCCCAAGTAAATTGAGGTTCTGCATTCTCAAGAAATATTTCAGTTGGACCACCTGCACCTCTACTAGAACTATCAATTATTAGATTTCCGGCTAATGTTAAACTTTCTTTTACATCAAAACGAGATGTAATACGAATATACGTACTATTTACACGTTCCATGGCTTTTTCTTCGTTAGGCCAAAAATTGACCTCAGACATAATTGCAAAAATCTTATAATATTAATATTTAAAATATTAAAATAGACTATATTATTTATTTCAGTACCTACTATAGTCGTTGAGAAAGGATTTTATTATTATATCCTTTTTGCTGATCTGATTTGATATCTTTCCAGCATTTTAAGGTATTTTCCTAGATAAAATTTATTTATTATCTAGGCCTCTATTTCAATTAAAGGTCTGTACCAAGTCCTCCAGCCAATCGTTCTATAATATACTTTTAATTATAGTTTAGAATATAAATTTAACCATTCTTATTCTGGTTAGTAAGTCTTTATTCGTTACACTAAAGAAATCTATTATCTTTAGTTCGGTATTAGAATTTTACTCCCTTCACCGAGTTTACTTACTTTAATTACTGTAAAATTTCTCTCACAGAAGGCAATTTTTTACCTCTAGGACCTGATGTTAGTATTCTTATATTATGTTTATGTGGTAAATTTCTAAAAAACGGACTTTGTTTTAAAACATCATCCAACATCCATCTTCGAAATTCAGCATTAGCTACATCTTCATCTCTATGGAATATAATGAAGCTAAGTGGTTTTTTACCTAATTTAAATGTTCTCCATGGATTAGATAAACAGCTTAATCTAGCTAGTGTATTTGCCATAGCTAATTTAGATACCGTAGATTTACCTATACCGCAAATTATTTAATATATTTATTTATATATTGCAGACTATATCATCTCTAGTTCTCTCATTCTAGAGTTATACATTTAGTCGTTGAGAAAGGATTTTATCATCCTTTTTGCTAATTAGATTTTATATTATCTTTCTAGCATTTTAGTATAATTATAAGCCACCGATATATTAATGGCTCCAGATAAACAGAGTAATGGTTTCGCTGTTGTTACTTCATTTGGAAAAATCATTTTTAATCCATCTTTCCAAAAAGGAAATATTACATCTCCATGATCAAAAAATTCCTGACTACCTAAATAATAATCATCAGAATATAATCTTTCTATCGTTGGAGGTCTGTGTGTAAATCCTTTGAGACGAAGAAATACCATTATCTTTTCATCTTCTGTTAATGATGTGTATTGATCCCTAAGATCTACTTTTGCTAAATCTTTTTCTATATTTTTAGTGGGATCAAAATGGTCTGTGAAATTAATCATAATTTTGATCCTTTCTCTTTTTATAATTTCTCAAAACCAGGAATATATAACCCATTATTTTCCCACCTAGCTTGTCCATTAGTTTTTACACGTTTAACCCACTCATTTTGTCCAGGTGCAGTAGGTGTTACTTCCAAAGATCTTGTTTTATGAGAATTATACCGTTTTAAATTCATTCTTTTAGCATCTAAACTACTAATTGAAGAATTTCCTCCTTTATTACTACTGCTGCTATTAATAACTTTCGGTTTCTGTAATTGATTAGGATTCCCAAATAAATCTCCTACAAACTCAACTTTCTTTCCTTTAGGACGTCTTTTAGTAAAATAACTTTTAGTTACATATCCATTACCATTAGGAGATATAAAAGAATTTTGAGCATCTTTAGTTACAGAGTGTAAATCTAATGCTGCATTCTTTGCTTGTGTTGCTATTTTAGAATTAGATAGTCCGGTAGCTTTTCTAGTAGTAGTTGTTATTATATTTTTCAATGGAGTTAAACTTGTTACATTAGTAATATTTGCAAACAATTTAAGTTTCATTCTAGTAAGACCTCCCCAATAAAAATCTTCTTCTGGGGTTGTCAAGACTCCATCATCCTTAAATCCAAGCTTCTCATAAATATGTCTAGCATCAGGAGATCTACCAGGCACTTCAAGAGTAACATATTTATAACCTTGAGACTTAGCAAATCTAATCAACTCTGTTAGAATAGCCTGAGAATATCCTTTACCTCTATAATCTTCATAAGTTTCAATCCACATTATATTTAATTCTTCTTTGGACTTTTCTATAAGATTTAATTCTGCTACTTTCTCAGAACCTAAGTAAATATCAAATGACGGTCTCTTATTACTCCATTCTCTAAGTCTCTTAATAAATTTTCCAAGAATATCTACAAAAGATTTAAATCTATTTATTGTGAGAGATTCTCCTGTTTTCTTACTTACAATTTTTATAGAATCTTGTAGAGTATCTAATTTACTAAATCTTTTTACTTTCATATTTATAATTTTATTTTATGTTGTGTGAGAGAGATTCGAACTCCCGAAAGCAAAGCTAATAGATTTACAGTCTATCCTCGTTAACCACTTGAGTATCACACAAACTTATTATTAATTAACTGGATAATAAAGATTTCGCTACATCAAATAAAATATAATCTTTCCAAAAGAATAAATCTGATTCATCTTTTTCTTTTCCAAAATGAATACGCACCTTATATTTACCTTCAAGTATACTAAAGGGAACTAATAGTATAATATCAAGTACATAATTATACAAGGCAAAGAAATCTACTTCACCTTTTTTATATAATCCAGATTTATTTTGAAGATTGTACGATAATGCTCCATCTTTATCAATATAGCCAGCAGTAGATTTAACCTGAATTTTATAAAGTATTCCTCCTATATCTGCAATTACATCATATCTATCTACTCCACAAGGTTTAGATGACATAATTCCAACTCTTGCTAATTGAAACATTGTCGCACATTCACCTACATATCCTAATAAATCTGAAGTTAATTTTCCATCAAATCTAGACAATTCAGTGGTACATTCCTTAGGAGGAGCTATCTTTACAGACTCTTCTACTTTTTCTTCTTTAGTAGATTTATCTTCTGGTTTTTTACCTTTGCTGAAACTAAGTGAATATTTCTTTGCACAATCTGAACAACAAAATCTTCCAGAACCAAAAGAACCATCATGCTCTTTACCACAATATTCACATTTTCTTAGTTTCTTTCTATCTGATACTTTTATCCCGTATCTATTTGCTGCTTTACGTATAGCTTCTCCAGTGCACCCATTAGCATATATAGCTGCAACTTCTTTATAAGATTTTCCTTCATGGATTAATAATCTTATTAATTCTTCTCTGTCATATTTTTCTTTTCCCATAATTAATTGTTTTTTTATTTTTCTTATCTTTAAAAACTTATATAGCTCTCCGTGGTAATTACGATATACCGACTTTCTGGTTAACAGCCAGACGCTCTGCCTCTGAGCTAACGGAGAATATAGTTCTAATACTATTAAGATTTAAAATTCTTACCTAATATTAAAACTATAAATTTAATTTATTTCTTATTTTTATAGTATTTGTTTCTATAAGATCTATCACTATTTTTATTCTTAGACTTATAAGTATCTAATTGAGAATCACAATTAGGACATATTAATCTAAGATTCTCTCTACAATTGTTATTTGCATGTCCATCTACATGATCTAGTATGAATGTAATGGGTTTATCATTCCAAGAGTCTTCCATTCCACATATAGCACATTTATGATCTTGTTCTTCTAAAATATGTTTTCTAACCCATCTCATATTTTCTTGACCTTGATAGGGCTCTGGATCCCTTAAATAGTCTTCATATTTTTTATGAGACTTATCATTAATACAACAATCATTACAACAATATTTTTGTGTTTTTTGCTTTGGAGTAAATTCTTTACCACAATTTTTACAAATAAATTTTTCCTTTTTAGAAATTCCTTTATTAAAAGTTTCACTAGAATTTATATCTCTTTTCTTAGGAAGCTCTATACCTAACTTTTTGGCTCTCTTTTTAATAGCACCTCCTGAGACTTCATACATTCTACCTATCTCTTCATAAGATAGCTTTTCTTCAAAGATTAACTTTTTTAATTCTTCCTTTGTTACATTACTTAACTTACCTTCGTTCATTTTGTGAATTCTAGGTTACATCCAATGAATCATAAACAACATCTTATTAATTCTCAGATTTTTATTAAGAGTAGGATCCCCGTCGAGACCCTAACTCATGTTTTCACAAAATGAATTAATAAGGAATCGATTCACATCGTTAACCTATCGTTCCTATACTACAATTGAATGTAAAATCTCATATTTCAAGATTAGTATAGGAAAATATTTTTATTCTATTCCATGTTCTTTTTGGAATAATCTCATAAAATCTGCCACTATTTTTTTTGATTCTTCACTCTCCATTTCATGATTTCCAGTCTCTTCTGCAATTTTTTTCAACTCAAGATCAGAGCCTTTAACGATTATTTGATTTTTCATATCTTCTAATTGTTGAATAAATTGCATAATCTTTTCCACAGCAATAAATGAATCTTGTAAAGTCATTTGTGAACTATCAAAGAGTCTCATTGGATCGAGTATATAATCAATACAAAGACAAAGTTTAGAAATCATATTGAGAATTAGAATAGGTCTTATACTCTGAAATACCTCAGAAACATATAATTCTAATATATGTCTAGACTTTGGATCTGCCACATTAACTAAAGTATTTGAGAGGCTTCCGAAATCAACATGAAGATCTATATTATATTCTTTATTATAACTAGTAAAGACTTCATTCAATTTATGAGTTAATTCTAGTGCTTTTTGTTCTTTTTGATTACTCGCAATAGCACTAGCATCCATAATAATATTGCGAGCCGTTTTAGGGAGTACTGGAGCTGACCCTATAATATTTTTTAGGTTTTTAGATACATCCTCTTCCGGCTGCAAAATCTCATAATCTCCCGGGTCATCAACAGCTCTCCCTTCTTTCCCTAAAATTTGTTTCTTAAATTCAGGGTCACTAAATGGGTTAACTGTTCCTATCATACATTTATTATTTTATAGTTCTCGCGCTTTACAACTATCAACCGTTTACTTTTTGCACCTAGTGCGATTAATCTTCGGTTGTAAAAATCTAGCGCGTTTGTTCTATAGAGGAGATTGATTACACTACCTCTATAGATTATTTCTTTTACTTCTTAGATCTCCATTTTTTAGCAAATTCTTCTTTTGTCATTTTTCCATCTGCTACTTTTACTCGATCTACTGCTAATTTTGTTTTAGTATCAAGACTACCACTATGTTTTCTAGCAAGCTTATTAAGTGCAACACCTGCTCTAGTACCAGCATAAGATCCTGCTGCACCTGAAACAGCGCCAATTCCGGCTCCAATAGCTGCACCCTTTTTACCACCAGCTACAGCACCTAATATACCGCCACCTATACCACTACCAATTGCTGCATACTTAGCTGCCTGTTTTCCGTATTTATGAGATTTTCCATCTTCATAAGCTTCAACAAATGCTTCGCGATCCTTCTTAGTAGTCAGAGCTTTATTCAACTTAATATTAATCTTATCACTAGTTGTAAGTTTTGGCTCATCATCTTCCTCTTTTTTTTTTATCAGAGAAATCCTTTTCTTCCAAACTTTCTGCATCTTCTGCAACACTAAAGGTTCTCTCTTCCTCATTTTCCAGTGTTACATCAGTAGTAGAGAAGTATCTCTCTTCTCCTGTCTCATCTTGTAGTAATGAGAATACTTTACGTCTAATATACATACTTAATTACTGTTTTTATTTGATTTATATTTAAAATATTTTTTAAGAGGTTTTATTACCTTCTTAATTCTATCACTCTTTCGTTTAGTTACCCCAAGTTTATCTGTTTCTTCTAAGGTATCTACACTAGAATCAAGAGGATCAAGAATATATCTTGTAATTACCTGACTTGATTTTTGATAAGTTACACCTTCAGGGGCAGCTTCTGAATAACCGGAAAATCTTTTAATTTTCATTTTATATACGGTCTTAGTGGATCAAATCCTTTCTCTTCTTGTTCTTTAGAATCTTCCACTCCTTCTGTAAATGTCTTTTCTTTAATCATAATCTTACAAGTTTGTTTTCATTGATACTGTTGGCGTAGGCTTTGATTTTGTTTTGTACAATCCTATATTATTTACTTCCTGCCTACTATTCTGAGCGTCAATTTTCTTTACTTTTAATTGATTATCTTTTTGAGCTTCATCCTTTTTCTGTTCTAGTTTCTGAGTTTGATTGACTTGCTTCATTTCTTGCATTCTTTCCTCAGCTTGCATTCTCTGTCGCATTCTCTGAGTTTCTAGGATTTGACGTTGAAGTCTCATTTGTTCTATTTGCAAGTCCTTAGAAGTCATTTCTTGTTTAGCTAGACCAATTTCTGGAGACTGTTCTGGAGTGGGATCATTAGAAGCAAATAATTTACGTTTAATTATCATCTTCTTTGAATAATTTTAACTGAGTCCAAGCTGTTCTCGTTGTGCCTGAAGTTTTTGATTAAGAAATTCTATATACTGCTTAATCGTATCTTCATTTATTAGAGATTCTGTACTTGGGTCAATATCTTTAAGTAAGTTTTGAATATAACTTAAATATGATTCTGGTTCAATTAATGGAGTTGCTTGTTCTAAAGTTTGGAGTGCATTAGATAAAACTCCAGAGATACCTTGAACTAAACCACTAACTGATTCAGCTTCATTTATCTGATTGTTATACTCTACAGTTGTTTTCTGGAATATATGAATTTGAACTAAACTTGGATCTAAATCTTCATTATATATTACCTTATAAATACTACAAACAAGATTTACTATTGAATCTTTTATTCCTGAAATTAATGATGTTACTCTTGAATTAGCTCTTTCTGACTGTTGAAGTACTGCAATGATATCTCTATAATCTTTTTATTATAGTTTAGAATATAAATTCAACTTTTTATAAGTTGGTAAGTCTTTATTCGTTATACCTTAATTAGATTAATCTAAGGCTTGGTATTACTAGTATTAATAGTTTCACCAAATTTACTTACTAATAATCTAAAGAATTGCTTCTCTAGACGGCCAATTTATTAACCACTTACTGCCAGATGTTCCATCTAATATAGTAGATGGTAATCCAAGAGGAGAAAGAACACTATTTCTTACATAATCAAGATTCTGTATAAGATCTAAAAGTTTGTCTGTTAATTTATCAAGTGGGAGTAGTGAAGTCCTTGAGGTAATGGTACTATTATAGTCAGGAAAAACCTTAACATTTTGAGTTAATGCAGACTCAATGAACGAGGTGACATCGAACTGAGATGTGATGAATGAAGACAACTCATTCGTATTGTTTGCAAGTTTCTGTAATCGAGCGCATAATTCGTTCATTGTCTCTAGAGGGACACTTTTCGAATATTAACAATTATTTAGTTAAACTAGACTATATCTTTAAGAATTTATATATAAACTCTCTCTTTGTATCTAGTCGTTGAGAAGGTAGTTTTTACTATCTTTTGCTGATTTATCTTTACTTGATCTTCCAGCAATTTACAAAGTTCCATTAGATTTTATTTATCTAATCCGACAAATTTTAATCGGTATTTAATCCCAATAATTGAGGCGATGAAAGATCTCTTAACGAAATAAGAGATATCAAAAGCTCTTTTATAACTAATTCTTTTATCTTCAAAATACTTGAATAAAATAACGGTTCAGAAGCCATAAATGATTCTTTCCTAAGAACTTTATTTCTATTTTCTGATCCCTTATTTCTTCCTAATTTTGGCTTTTCTGGTTTAGACTTTTCTTTCCATCCTTCTTCGAGATCATTTGTAAGTCGAAGTTTAGGATTACTTATATATATTACCTCAGTACTAGGAATTTCATATAGATTTCCATCATCTCCGATTGCTAAAAATATATCTTCTATATTTCCATCCTCGTTCTTTTTCTTCTTTATAACTACTGCATTTGGATTATTAAGTTCTTCTGTTCTAAATACAAGATGACCTTTTTCATCTCTTTGAGTTTGAAGCATACTATAATAACCTCCATAAAATACATAGTCATTTATATGGTCTCGTATATAATCAATTATTTTAATATCTTTTAAAAGAATCTCATTTAATCGAGTAGTTACAGCTTCATTATTTGTAGAATCTTCAGGATTTAATACAGAAACTATTTGTTGGGTATCTTGAGATATAAAATTAACTACATAATCTGAAAAGAAATTTGTAGCCATCTTTGTAATATCTAAAAGATAATATGACCTAAGCTCTGCCATTCTATCAAGATAACCGGATAACCTAGAAGAAGGCTGTGAATTACCAAGTAAGGGCGAATTTCTTTCATTATCTAAGAATCTTCCATTTCCAGTTCCTCCAATAACAGAATACCCTCTTCCCCCACCTTTACTAAATACATTTGAACGTACAATTTATTTTAATATATTTTATTAAATTTAGACTATATTATCTAAGTACCTACTATAGTCGTTGAACTCTATTTTTAATCGATAAATAGAGATGCTGATCTATATTTTATATTTTCCAGCATTTTAAGGTATTTTCTTAAGATTTTATTCTATCTTAAGCCTCTACTACATAATTAAAGGTATACGTGAATTTCCAAAACTAATTCCTGAAAATAACTTTTGAAATATTGTTTCTGATTTTTTCATATTTTATATAATTTTGAATAATCTATAATAGAGTTTATATCCTCTCCATTTAAAATTACTCGATTTAATAATTGTTCTACTTTTTCATAAGTGTTATATGTATACGGAATTTCTATAAGGATGATATTATTCTCTTTACAATATTTTCTAACTTCATTATCTCTATTTAATTGTTTAAGAAAACCTTCATCTGTTTTATGAAAATAATCTACTTTCTTATAATGTTGTAGTCCATTATACTCTATCCACAAACAACAATTATTATAATTAAAAACATAATCTATTCTAATGTTCCTATTATTTAATTTTATAGAATATTCCCTTGTATAATCAATTTGATTTGTTTCTAACCACTTTAATACATTTAATGCGCTTTTTCCTCCTAATTTATTACAATCAGGACATCCAGATCCATAAACATGATCATAGGCTGTTTGTTTAAAAAACTTTCCACACCTATTACAATAGATGTCTAATTTTTCAATGGTTTGTTACTTGGAGAAATTTCCATTACAACCGGATAGGTGTACTTTAATGGTACAGGTAATAATTTATCATTTTTAGACATGTTATTTAATTATCACTTCCCGAGATATCAATTATTACGTAACCTTACTTAGATTTAAAGTGAGAGGATAGAGTAGCTAATTCTATCCTTTTCACTATTAACATGTCTAAATAAGTCTTTGCGATATCTCATCGTTGACTTTTGTAGTCCTAAGGAGAATCGAACTCCTCTTTCGAGAATGAAAATCTCGCGTCCTAACCGATAGACGATAGGACCACATTTTTAATAAGACTTCAAAGCCTTATATATGTTAATATAAGAATTTAATCTTCACAATCTGTGTTGATTAAATTTGCTACGCAGAGATACATGGTTCGTGAGAATAGTGTATCTCATTTTTTATCATTAAGGTATGTAGTAGAATAAATCAGTATAAGTTTTTTACTACAATAAAACTTGGAACTTATACTAATTACCTATGTAAGGTAATTTTATTATTATTATTTGTCGTAAAAGGCAGTACAGTTTGTGAAAATAAGACAGTATTATTTTTATCACTTCAAAGCCTTATATATGATTTAAAAAATTAATTCTCATTTTTTATGAGGATTAAACTTGCTACATTAATTTTTGTAGTAACTTGCCAAGAGATACATAGTTCGTGAGAATAGTGTATCTCATTTTTTTATTATTAGAAATATATAATAAACTGAATATCATTCCTTACTACATCCTTAAAATGGAATAGGTATTCAATTATAGTAAAAGTAATTTAAAATTAAAGATAGTTTACTTCTTTTTCATAAATGTAGTATAAGCATTCTTACCATACTTAGACTCGTAATCCTTTACTATATTTTCAGCACGTTTCTTTGCTTTATTTCTATTATATAATCCAGATATAGTTGATCCAATCACAGCCCCTGTAGCAGCTGTTTTTAAATTACCCATTGCTAATCCAGGCAAACTCCCAACAAAACCACCAATAACTGCTCCTGCGGCTCCAATCTTATTATGAATGTTTTTATCGAATTTTGAAATTTGATATAATTTAGAATCCTGCATAAATTTATTAACACCATTCATAATAACCCATTCACCATCTTTATACAAATAAAGATAATCTCCAGATTTTGCTTTATAAAGAGTACTTCCATCTTCCAGATTGCTACCTGAGTTTGGATTTATATTGTTTTTATGCCACTCTATATCTGGTTGAGTTTGAGAAAATCTTTTAACTTTCATCATAATATTATTAAATCATCTAAAGCAAATCTTTTTATTCTTCTCTTATTTCTCCAGTCATTACATCAACACTATTACCTCCTCGCCGAACATCACCAAATATATAAACAGGACGAGTATAAGATGGATGTAATGGATGTCTGAGAACTACATTTCTAGATTTAATAATCTTTTCTGCTTTAACTAATTCTTGAAAAGCATCTTCTAGAGTCATACCTACATAAGGAGTTATAGATCTATCTTCAAGCCAGTTTTCATTGATTAGTTTAAATTCATAGGCTTCTTCCGACTCGGCCGCAACATTTACAAGAAGCGTTTTTCCAAGAGGTAATGAATAAACAATTACCATTCCAGAAACTTCAGGGATAAAACTATTATTTTCTTCAATTAGTATACCTTGCGCTTCATAGAATCTAGCGGCCGGATAAGAAGCCATAACCATAATATTTACAGCTTCAAGAGTTTTATTAAATTTCATATTTTATAATATTTATATTAAGTTCTATAGAGGAGATTGATTACACTACCTCTATAGATTATCTTTTTTATTTCTTTTTATGATCATATAACTTTTTAGCCCCGATCATCGCACCACTAGCTAAAGCAACTCCTCCAGCTATTTTACCAGCTTTTGTGTTCATTAATTTTTTAGCCCCATTCAGAATCTTCTTTGAGTCTTTTGTTGTTTTTTGAGCTACTTCTGCAACTTTTTGAGTTTTCTCAGCGGATTTCTTTACTGCCTCTGTAGAAACTTTCTTAGAACCTTTGGATGTCATCTTATCAACTACAACATCAGGCTTAGTTGACGTTGTTCTTACAGTAGTTGTTGTCTGACCACTTTTCTTAGAAGCAATTTTATGAGCAGTTACATTACCACCTTCTTTCTTAACAGTTATATCTCCTGCACCTTGATTTTTAATTTCAAGACCTCCCGGATTTGTCGCAACTGACTTTCTAGTTTTAGAGATATTCTTTACTTGTTGAGAAGCTTGACCTGCATTACGATTAGAAGACTCAACTGCTTTTTGTGCTTTCTGAGTAAGTTTCTGAGCTTCTTCCATTTTCTTCTCATCAACTAAATTAGCTGGATTAGAAACTATTTTAGCTGCTTTTTCTTGTGCCTTAGCTGCTTTATTTGCTTGCATCTCGGCATTGTGAATAGATCTAGCTAGTTTTCTATTCTGTTTTCTCTGTCTAGCACCGAATTCTCTTTGTTCTAATTCTTCTTCAGTTGGAATTGAAATACTAAAAATTCTTTCTTCAAGATTATCCAAAGTTACATCGGTCGTAGAAAAATACTTCTCTTCTCCTGTCTCACCGTCTTGTAGTAGTGAGAATACTTTTCTTCTTATGTACATAATAATTGTTTAAAGTGTTAATTATTTTACCTCCCCCCCCCTTGTTTAGAGAGAATTATTAAGAGGAAAAGAGGTTAGTATAGATATTAGACGTTTTTATTTTTACTACAATAATTATCTGTTTGAGCATGACAATTAGGACAAAGTATTTGAAGATTTTCTAAAGAATTATTAGTATTATCTCCATCTATATGATGAAGTTGTAATGGTGCAGGCTTTCCATTCCATTCAGTTATACCGCAACATTCACACTTTCGTTCTTTTACACCTTCATTAAATAGCTTTTTCCTTAAAGAATTAGTACATTTATATGATGAGTTTTTTACTAAAACTTCACTTAATGGAAATCCTTTATCTATTTTTCTAAATCTATCTCCTACATTCCATGCACCTCCTGTAAAATGAGATGTATCTAACTTTAAAGAATCGATTCTTTTATGAATTTCTCTATAAACGCTAGTATTAATTTTATTATTATCTATTCCAATTGATCTAGCGACTTCTGCTATTGATAAACTATCCTTTACATAATCTGAAAAAACACTATCATCTACAGAATTTATTATAATTTTAGGTTTATTCAAATTTTTTGACTCTTTTTTCTTAGGAGATTTTTTCTTAGGTGATAATCCAAAACTTTTAACTGCCCTATATATAGATGATGAAGATACTCCATAAATATTTCCAATCTCTTTATAACTCTTTCCTTCACCTAAATACTTCTCTAAATCTTTCTTATTATACTTAAAAGAGTATCCTTTATTAAAAGTTTCATTAAAATTTATATCTCTTTTCTTAGGAAGTTCTATACCTAATTTTTTAGCCTTCTTTTTAATAGCACTTCCAGAAACTTCATATCTCCTACCTATTTCTTCATAGGATAATTTTTCTCCAAAGATTAGTTTTTCTAATTCTTCTTTTGTTACATTACTTAATTTACTTTCATTCATTTATATAAAATCTAAGTTACATCCCATGAATCATAAACAACATCTTATTAATTCTATTTAAAGAGAGCCCCGTCGAGCTCTCTATATTTTATATAAATGAATTAATAAGGAATCGATTCACATCGTTAACTTATCGTACGGGAAGAGGGTCTCGAACCCTCATGCTAAATTAGCATAACTTTCTAAGAGTTACTTGTCTACCGATTCCAACATTCCCGTAAAAGCGTTAAAAACCTAACACTATAACTACTCAATTTCCTTTATTCTGAGATAAAAGTACTAGTGTAAAAATTTTCAAAATATCCGATTTTCATCGCTTCTAAAATTAATCTCTTAATGTTTATTTGCATGATAAGCGGCTAGAGCTTTTTCAGCATCTTCACGAGTATCATAGTGTGCATCCCAATATTCGGCCGGAGAAGTTTTCAGGCTAATAATTCTCCAGACACCATTTGAATCTTTTTGAACTACTCCAGATTTTCGTGCCTTCTCTGCTATAGCCTGAGGTACTTTTTCTCGGCCGGAATAATTCTTTTGCCTGAGGATAATCATAATTAATGGATGTTACCTAAAAAATCATTAAGAGTTTTTAATGCATCATTTCTAGAGTCCAAGTTAGAGTCTCCAGCTTCACGTGCTTCTGTTTCGATTGCTTCTTCAGCTGCTTCAGGAACTATTTCTACTTCTTCTACTGTTTTATCAATTTCCTGAGATGCTTTTTCATAACCTTCTTGAACTGCTGATGCTTCTTGAGCCGGTTTCTTTTCTATTTCGGCTCTTTCATGGCTATACTCTGGACTTCCAGGAGCTGCCGCAATATTCGCAATTTCTTCTTCATGCGAATAGGTTTTATTTCTAAGTATAATCATAATCTTTTTATGTATATATGGTTAATTTTTATTTTTCTTCCAACTTCCTAGTTTTATATAGGACCACCAAGAATAATGTTTTCTGGTTTTTAAGTATTCCAGGTCTTTATCATTTAAGTGTGCTTCTTCCTCAAGACTAATATCATGATAAGCATAACCAAAGCTAAATCCTGAAACTAGGAGACATAATAACCACTCCAAGAAATACCATACATAAAACCCGATGTAAGCCATTTCCTTCATTTGTGCTGTATGTATTTCTTCATGATTTAAGTCTTCTGGTTTTATATTAGCATTCTTTCTTACAAATAAAATTCCAAAGATATTTACTGCTTTATAACCTGGGAAAGGAATAATATTGTTTCTTATTATTTTCATAAAACTTATATTTAGTTTTAGTTGCGCCGGATAGATTTGCACTACCGATTTCCAAGTTATGAGCATGGCGAGATGACTACTTCTCTACGGCGCGATATTATATTATGTATTATTATTTTCCACCACGACGAAGGGCATATAGGAAATTCCTATATCCCATAAATTTCTACTGTCTTTTACTTTTGTTGATCTTTTCTCTTTTCATACATCATTTCATAGTACTCTTGAGGAAAAGTTCCAGTCATACAGATATAATTTCCTGTTTTAGCAGACTGAGTAAAATACCACTTAACCGCTCTTTTAAGAGGATTAAAGATTACTTTCTTAAAAATTGTTGTCATGATTAATTTAGTTTTTATTAGTTAAATTTAGTTGTAATTTATATTTATTTGTTTCCCCTGTGTGAATCGAACACACGTTATGGGATTAGAAATCCCAGGTTCTATCCGCTGAACTAAGGGGAAATTAACTAATAATCACTAAGTCGTTCTATAGAGCTAAACCAATAACTCTATAGATTATATTTTTATTCTTTATTTTTACTTTTTCGATATCTTTCTTTTCTATCACTATTTTTGTTTCTAGATTTATAAGTATCCAACTGAGAATCACAATTAGGACATATCAATCTAAGATTCTCTCTACAATTGTTATTAGCATGTCCATCTACATGATCTAATATAAAAGTAATAGGTTTACCGTTCCAAGAGTCTTCCATACCACAAATCTCACATTTATGATCTTGCTCTTCTAAGATATATTTTTTAGTCCACTTCATACATTCTTTTCCATAGTATGGTTCTGGATCTTTCAAATAATTCTCATATTTTTCTCTAGATTGACGCTCTTGTTGACACTTATTACAACAATAGAGTCCATAAGAAGTTTTCTTAGGAGTAAACTCTTTTCCACAATTCTTACAGATAGCCTTTTCCTTCTTAGAAACTCCTTTTCTAAATGTTTCACTAGAGTTTATTTTCCTTTTCTTAGGTAGCTCTATCCCTAACTTTTTAGCTCTTTTTACAATAGCATAACCAGAAACACTATATCTTCTACCTATCTCTTCATAGGATAGCTTTTCTTCGAAGATTAACTTCTCTAATTCTTCTTTTGTTACATTACTTAATTTACCTTCGTTCATTTTGTGAATAACTAAGTTACTTCCAGTGAATCGTAAACAATACATCTTATTAATTCTATTAAAGAGAGCCCCGTCGAGCTCTCTATCTTTCACAAAATGAATTAATAAGGAATCGATTCATATCGTTAACTTATCGCGGAGATGTAGAGTTCCGACCTCTAATCGTAAAACACGATCGATCTGCTTAGCAGGCAGTCCCTATTCCATTATAGGTTACTATCTCCGTTCCTATTATTTATCTTTCTTTCTAAGTTTCATTCCAGCTGCTATACCTGTTCCAATTAAACCAGCAGTCGTAGCTATTTTTCCAACTCTTCCTGTTCTTTTGGCGATATTTGCATCTTTATTAGATATTAAAGTTTTCTTAAGAGCTTTAACACCTGATTTATAGGCTTCATTATTTTTAGAGGTAGCTGCTTTATATACTTGATCTGCTTTCTTGACTTTTCTTTTGTGGAAAATTAGATCTAAAGCGCTTCCTGAATTAGTTTCACCACGAGCTACTTCTGCTTTAAAATTATTAGCTTTCCTGGTTGAATCAAGTTTCTTAATACCTTCTTTAAATGCTTTTTTTGCTTTCTTTGATTCCTGACTGGTTATATACTTCTTAGCCCCACGTTTTATTAAGTCTGTTGCTCCTACAGTTCCAGCTGTTCCGACTAGTGCAGTTCCAATAGCTTCTCCGACTTTCTTTGGAGTTTCATTGTCAGAATCAGAATATGTTTTATTTCGTAGTATTTTCATATTGATTTAATTTGTTTATAGTTTCCCAGTATTTTTTCTTGTCTTCTGAGAAATATTGTTCTTTTAATAATCTAATTGATGTAAGATTAGGGAACAGATTGTAGATATTCCCTGACTCTCTATTTAAATCCTTTGTTAATATTTCTTCAGTAAACCAAAAAACATCTTCAAAGTAATCCATCATAGTTTACCTTTCTATTAATCCAATCCGCAAGTATCTCTATAATTATTGCTGTAATGATATTCTAATTCAAACACTCCATGGATATTAACATAAGAATAGTATGTTAATAAATCTATATATTCCTTCTCATCTCTTATATTAGAATTATTCTCTTTTATTCTAAGTAAAAATCTAAATTCTCTATTTCTTCTTGCAAAGGAATAATAACTTTTTCCCTCTTCTTAAAAATATTAGAAAATAAATTATTCACGTTTTCTTTGTTTTATCAGTCTCTATTAACTTACCTTTCTTCTGATATTTCCCTAAAATTTCTTCCCAACTCCAAGAATATACTCTAGATGGAGTTTGTCTAGTTCCAGTTCTATAAGTTCCAATAAGTTTTTCTCTCCCCAAGACTTTAACTGCCGCTATAAATCTGAGCCGGAGTTCTTGTAGATACCAATATTCATCAGGGAGAACTAATACCTTCGGAGATTCTATTATTCCAGGTTTTACTAGTGAATCGGCTCTTCCCATTAGCGGCTTGTATATATAATAAGTAGCTCCTTCTATGTTCGTATCCTCTCCCGGAACTGCTGATATTCCTGAAAGTGCTGATCCTACATCTGGGTACAAATTAATTTTCGGTTTTATATATTCTCCATCTAAGTCTGGTCTTGATGATATATAGAACAGATCGGAGACACTTTTTGTTTTTCTCTTTATTATCATATGAACATAGTATTTTTACAAAGAACTAAAAAGAAGAGGTCGGAGCTAAGTCCCGGGATACAAAATTAAGTAACCTACTTAACCCATCTCCGCAGCAACTTTAGCGCCGAACCTAATCCCTGAAAACAATTATTATCTTAAAAAATATAATATCGATTTCTTAGTATAAAAGGAAGAATCTGTGTCCATTTATATGTGAGAAATAAACAAATTATTAACAACTATGAAAAAGAACTTACTTAGTAGAAAACTAATCGCTATTAGTAATATATGGATATGAAAAACAAAATTACCACGTTTTGGAAAGGAGGGAAGGACACAGATTCTCCTTATATTTCATGTATAAGGCTTATATTAAATTTAACCCTCAAAAGGTGGGTTATTTTTGATGTTTTTTACTACTTTTTACCCTAAAATGAGCCAAAATAACCCACTTTTATTTTTTATCTTCAAAATTGATAAAAATTCGGTAACTTATTTATGAAGACACAGGAGCTTCCCTTATATTACACCCCTTATCGCTACCGCTAGGGGTGTCTAAGGAAGAAACTTTGAATAAGATATATAGGAATAAACTCAGAAAATGAAGATATTTATAAAGATTTTATATTATTGATTTTCGCCTCCTCAAAGAGGCGAATCTAATCTAAATATTAAACAGAACTTTTTTAAATATATTTTATTATATTAGTATATGGTTAAAATTACTCTATTTAAAGTTCTGTTTTGCTTTTCTTATCCTTTCAAACTCTAATTAATGAAAAAGGGAGACTCCTTTGTCTTCACTTTTATGTAACTGGATTCTGTATTAAAAGAATTTATAATAATTAGATAATAAAAAAATTAAAATATAATTAATATGATAAAAAAATTAAATGATTACATTGTTCCTAGAGGAATAAGATTTATATCAGAATTAGGAACAAACTTTAGATTTTATAAATTCCCAGTAAAATGTATTATTAATAAACAACTCCCTGGGTGTGGATTTACTGAATATTGCTTAAGAGGACCTGAGAATGTTATACTTTGTTCTCCTAGAAAAATGTTGCTCAAAAATAAGAAAGACCAGCATGGTAGGGATGTTTATTTGGTTATAAACGAACTAGAAAAGGAAGTAACTATTGATAAGGATCTTTCTAAAATAGATAAATCTCAGATATTTATGGAAAAATTAGATGAGATGGTTAATGGAAAAGATACTGTTTATAATAGATTAATGAATGAAATAAAAGACTACCTAAATGAAAGAAAATATTTAGGAGATAAACCAGCCAAGATACTAGTAACATATGATTCTTATAGAATTGTAAAAGATATCCTAGAAAGTCTTGGTA